TAGAACAACCCGTCATACAATATTACTAATAAATGTATACGCGCCGCTGCCAAGCACTTCGACGATGTGGAGAGAATAGCGAATTCAAATTCGACTCCAAGTATCTCAAATCACTTTAAAACACACTCTTTTTGGTACTTCTGGGGGAGAAAATATTTAATTGTTTTGAATTTTGAAACTTACTAATGGGACAATTATCACTTCTTTCCAATAATATAAATATTATATATTATAATATTATAAATGAAAAATATCACAATAGGTTATCTTAATTATTGGGATGAAAAAAAAGATTTATTTTATGAAATTATTAAACATAATTTAAATGTAAATATAAAAAAAGTAAAATATACTGAAAATCCATTTTTTTTGATAGTATCAGTCTATGGGAAGATAAAAAAAGTAAAAAATATCAAAGCAAAATATAAAATATTTTATACTGGAGAAAATACAGATAGCGGGAATTTCGGACAATTCAATGATAAAAACTTATATGAAATTTTTGATTTAATAATTGGTTTTAAAAAACAAGATTTATCTAAAAAACAAATAAATTTTCCTTTATGGTTATATATCTGGTCTAGAGATAAAAAAATTTATAATTATAATGAGGAATATAATATTTTAAAAGATATTGAGAAAAATAATATAAAAAATTTAAAAAAAAAGAAAAATATGTTTGCAACTATGGTAAGCACCCATGATGATTGTAATAATATTAGAAGTAAAATATGCGATGAAGTCGGGAAATATGGGAAAATTATGTATCCTTCTAAATTTAGAAATAATACAAAAAAAATACCAAATACAGGTAACAGATGGAGTGATAAAATAAATTACATATCTAATAGCATATATAATATATGTCCCGAAAATTCAAAAGGTGAAGGTTATTTTACTGAAAAAATTTTTAATGCATTTGAAGCTGGCACAATACCTATTTATTGGGCTGTAAATTATCCTGAACCTGATATTATTAATAAAAATAGACTATTTATGGTAGATTTAGATAATATTTATAAAATTAATGATGTAATAATTAATAAAGATAAATATACTAAGGAACCTTTATGGGTAAATGGTTCCTGTAAATATCTTAAAAATCTTTATGATACTTTAATAGAAAATTTTAGAAAATTTATTTTAACTTGAATTTTATTAAACCTTTTTTAACATTAAAATGCTATTAAAATGCTATTAAAATTATATAAGATAATATTATATGATAATTTTTGTATCATTTTAAAGTTTCAAGGGTGTAAATTTATTATATAATATATACGTAATTTATAATATATATTATGGATAAAATTTGTGTAGTTTTTGTTTGTAATAATTATATTTTGATAAATTTTTAGAATCATGTAGACAACTTATAGAAATAGGTAAATACAAAGATGATATTTGCCTGATAATTGGAGATGATTTAAAGGATTATAATTTCAATGAAGATATTTTTAAAAATAATAATATAGAAATAAAATATTTTCCTGACTTAGATTTCGGTGAAAAATGGATGAAAATAAATAATACTATTAAAAATCAATTTAGAAGAAAAGTATGGGCAAAAAAATTTCAATTTCATAAATTTTATCTTTTTCACCAATATTTTAAAAAATGGGAATACATATTGTATATTGATTGTGGAATGAATATTTACAGTAATATACAACCAATACTTGATGAAAAAAAAGAGGGGGTATTATTTGCTAATAGAGACGGGGTTGATAATGAAACCAAATATGGTGGATTACCTTTATTTCATCAATTTCTTAAAAACGATAAAATTAAAGAACAAAATGAAATTTTTACTAAACTTAAAAATAATTATAATTTATATACACTTTCATTTCAAACAACATTATTACTATTCAATACAAATCTTATAAAAAAAAATACTATGAATGAATTAATTGCATTAAATAAAGAATACCCTATTTCAAGAAATAATGACCAAGGTATAATCGGACTTTATTTTTACAAAAAATGGAAACAATTAAAAAGGAAAAATGATAAAATATATTTTTACGATTTTGTTAAATGTGTTAATGAGCCTTATATAATGACCAAAAAAACAATAGGCAGATATAAACACATTGGTTATTTGAATGATAATTGAAAAAATTAATATTTACGTTGGAAAAAATATAATTTCTGAATATATAAATTAAAATATTTTTTATAAAATAAATTGAATAAATATCTTTAATAAATAAAGTTATTTATATAAAATGTCTCTGTGGGATAAATTACCTGCAGATATTATTCAACATATTTATGATTATGATTCAACATATAAAGATAAAATGGATGACAGTTTAAAATTTATTGAACATGCTTGTCCAACTTGTTGTTGTGATGGGGGTAAAAAAACTCGTTATAGGCATTATAGTGAACTTGATGATTTTTGGAATTGGGAATGGAGGCGTAGAAATGCTTGTCCAAAACATAATCCTGATGAATTCGATAAAAATGGAGTTCAAACTGAATATAACTGGATTGTTGAACACCATGAACTAGTATATCCTAATGTATTACAACACGATATAACCAACACTCGATTGTATTATTATGACCTATACAATACTTATTATAATTATGAAATAAGAACAGGGCGTGTGTGGTGGAACGGAACTATTGATTATAATATTATTATGTTAAGTTTATGGATGTTTTGCACTCGTAGTAAAGATATTTACCCAAGTCCTGTTAAAACTTATTCTCGTAAAAAACTAATTGGGACAAGATTTATGGATATGTCTCATGAACAGCGTCCTATAAAGGCTTAAATTTAGATTTTAACAAAATATAATTTAATATTCTTCATCACTAGAACAAAGATGATATTGTTTTTTTCGTCTTTTCTTTTTTTTTGCTTCTTTTTTTAAATGACATTCTGGAATTTCTCTCCACTTTAATTTTTTAATTTCCTTTCTAACTTTATTAATATCAATCTGTAATTTTTCAACAACTTCTATAAATGCAACTTCTCTCGATTGTCCTTTTGGTTTCCACAATAACTCTTCAGTCCACTGTTTTTTTCTATCACGTATATCCCCATAAATAGGTTTTTTGTTTTCTGTTTTTTTTGATTGATTATTACACATCTTACAATAATCGCAATTAGTTATTTTTGTTCTAGTGCATTGTGTATATAAATTATAATTTTTTTTAATACCAAAACATTTATTTTGAAAAATGTATCCATAAAATGGCAATATAATTTTTGTAGATTTTTTTGTTTTTGGTTCATTTATTTCTTTATAAATTTTTTTTATTAATCGAAAAGTTTTTTTATCATAATATTTTCCTTCTAATTTATCTTTTATCTGTGAAAAAATTTCTTCTGTTTGCATATAAAAAAATTTATCAATCACTTACTAAATAGGTTTCATAAATTATTTAGAACCTAGAGTATACCCCTTACCTGAGAAAGGAACAAAATCTTTAGTGGTTTTAAATTCATTAAGATTTTTAGTTCTGGAATTATCTTGTTGTTTAACATAATTATCTACTTTTACATTTTTAGGGGATGGTGGCTTAGGAGGCGGTTCAACATAATCGTATGGTTCATCAAAATCTAAGTTTACATCAGTATCAATAATTTTAATTATTTCAGCCGGTTGACAATCTACAACATCAATGCGAAAAGTTTTATTAATATCTTTATAGTTGATTACAATCGTTTCCCCCTTAGACACTATTGGATAATCCTTGCTCATAATTTGCTCAAGTATTACTTTTGGATTACTGAGATTTATAAATGCAGTTTCGTGGGGTTTCAACTTTAAATAACTACCTTGTGGGGGGTTTATATATTCTATAGAAACATGACTGCCTTCTTCAATACCTAGATCTTCCATTATATAATAAGGTACGTTAACCAATCCTTCTATCGCCGTAAATTCGTGAACGGCACATACTCTACCAAATTCACAAATAGGATTTACTATCTTGAAAAATAATGGATATTCTACATTATCCATTTCATTTATTTTATGAAGCATACTGGGCGGAAGAAGAATTTTATTACTATATTTCAAAAGTTTTTGGGTTTCGGGCGAAACAGAACTGCATGCATAACTGAAGCATGTAAGTCTGTCCATGATATATTTAATATTAATTTATATTTACAATTAATATTCAATTTTAATTATTATTAAACGTATTTTTAATTTCAGGTACGGTACATATTAATCTAGTACATGGGTCACCAAATATTAAATAAAACCAAAAATCATTAATAATAGTACCTTCATCATTCGCATCCCCGCCAATATTGTTTGGTATGAATTTTTTATGTAATATACTATTTTTAAATAATTCTCCTATTGTGTATGGCGTTGTTGCATTCATAATTATATTATTTAATTCACGTTGAATATACATTGGTGGTTTCCATGATTGTAATACGGTTGATGAAAAAACAGCAATAGCCCCTTTTTTTTCAAGAGATAATAATTTTTCAGCAAAAGCCATAAATGGTTCATCATAAGAACCAGATGAACATCCGACTAAACTCATTAAAAATAACTCATTTTCCATTTTTTTTTCAAGAGTTGAAATATGATTCGTATTTATATATGATGTACTTAACGATGTTTCATCTGCATGTCCTGTATATAATACAATACTACATCCTTCATTTAACTCGTTAATTATATCTTGCCTTAAGGGATCCCCCACTTTATCATTTTCTATGAATGGTCCATTTTTTACATTTCCTATACTTAATGGAACAAAATTATCATAAAACTCGCTATAAACGTAATCATTTTGTCTATATCTTTCCACTTCATATCTCAAATATTCACCATCGGACATATTGTCTAATCCATAATATTCTGGACTTCCTCCTTCATCAGAGCCTAATGAAACTACTTTTCTCATCCATAATTTGGATGTCTTGTTTATAATATTCAAATTAATGTTATTTTCATATGAAATAATTTTTTCTATTTGATTATTTATGTTCATTATTTTAATTTCATCATCAAACGTATCGTTAGTTATATAATATGATTTATCACCTGGTGATATTCTGCCTATTATTATATTATTATGCAAATAAATTTCTTGTACATTATTTATATCATCTATTTTTGGATATATACCATACCATATATCTGATGCTGCTAGTAAATTTTTAGTATTTTTACTAGACGTATTTTCACCTACTAATATACCGTCTTCATATGCAAAAGTAGGTATTAAATTATGGCTTGTAATTTCTTCATAATCCCCAAATAATACAACATATTTAATATCATAATTTTCATAAAAATAATCTATTTTATTTTTTATTTCTTCAACTGAATTTATAACTTGTGAATTATTAATCGGGTTATTATTTACTTCTAATTTAAATATTTCATATTCTTGTTCTCTGTATTTTTTTAATTTATTAACAGAATCTCTATATTTTTTATTATAAAGATATAAAACTCTTTTTTTATTATTACATACATTTAAATTTCCATTCATAAATGAATGTTTAACATTATAATATTTTATTGTATTAACGTTATTTTTAAATTCTAATGTAATATATTGACTTCCTATAATTCCCGTGTTATAGTCTGTATCATTCGAGAATATTATAACATTATTATTTGATGGTTGTTTATATCCAACATTACTTATATAAAAAGGGTTATTAATGTCTGTATAAGATTTTTTTGTTCTATAAAATCTGTACCTTTTTGTACTATCTAAATATAAATTATTAATTTTATTTATTTCATTTTCTTCAGATGTATAATAAAAATCAAAATACGGAAATGTTGATTTACCTTCGCCAACATAGATATCTATATAATTATCTTGGTTTTCAATAACGTGTACATTTCTTTCTATTTTATTTTCAATATTATTATTAATAAAACTATATGTAACTAAATATTCGCCAATAGTACTTGTATCTACATTACTGTTTATATTAACTTCTTTATCAATATTTAAATATATTCCTGGATCATTCCAATCTTTATTCTTATGTATTATTGATGGATTGGCTCCATATAAATAATATTTGGGTTGGATTTTTATATTATTTAAATTAAATATATCATTATAATTTCCAAATTCAATTGTGTTTAAATTATTATCTTGTAATTTCCAACTAATTTCATTTAAATATGTACCTACATTATTCCATTCCAATCTAAGACTATCACCATTGTCAATAGAAATATATATGTACTTATAAAATCCATCTTGTATTGTTAAATTTGAATATTCTTCATATAATATATCATTTTTTAAAATATTAACACTTGTATTATTATTCCATCCATCACCATAACTATCTTCCATAATAAATCTATAACATAAATTTAAATCAATATTTTCTTCATTTGAAGACATGATAATATCTTCAACTTCTAAATTAACATTATATATTTCATTGTATAAACTATGAGATTTTAAAACAATAATATATGTTTTATTATTTTCTAATTTATATTTTATTTCACCTTTTCCTGATATTAATTCTTGACCTTTTAAATATAATATCATATTTGTGTGTGGGTTGTCCAAACATATTTTATGACCATTTGCATTACCGTTACCAACTATTTTAATATATTTTATTCCTTTTTGTAAATTATTTCTCTCTATATCACCTGTTAATTGAATAGTTATATCATTATTTATATCTAATAATTCATAAAGGGGTGATAAATTCCCTATTTCACCTGTTCCCCATTCATCATTTACTCTTATATTGTATTGTAAACATAAATCATCTATTAAATTATCATTGTTAGTGTATATTTTTTTTAAAATACTTATAAATAAATAAATATTTATAAATGCGTCTGAATTTTTATATTCAGGATGAGTTAATACATCATATAGTAGACTTAAACTGAGAGAAATATTATCATCGTCACTTTTGAGTGATATATTTTTATTTCCGTCGTCAAATAAATCATAAATTAGTTTTGTAATTGTTAATTCATTATATGCACTATTATTATTAATAATTTCGTTTTCCATATCGATATAAAATCCATTTTGTTGATTTACACCCATTGTATCTTTGTAATATCTACTGCCAATTATTCCACTAATAGCGTTAGCCAATCCTTCACAAAAAGAGTTTCTTGAATCTAAAACATCATCTTGATAATGAGGACCAAAAATAGAATCACTTCTTGATATTGTATCTTCAAAATAATGAATCCATTCATGAACAATTATATTATAATCAAACTCATCAGTATCAACATTACTATATCCCAAAATGTATATTTCTGCGTTATTTGAATTAGAATGTTCAGAGTCTAAATAATATGAACAACTGGCTGTTTGTTTATTTGGGAAAGCACTCCAATGTATATCTAATTTTTCAAATAAAACATTATTATTAGAATTATATATTCTAAGTGTACATTCAGTTACTGTATCAAAAATAGAAAATGGTGCGGATTCTCTTTCAGAATCATACATGTTTAAGTTTTGATTCCATCCAGATTTTGCTATTTTAGTAATATTTAAATTATCATCGAGATCTATATAATCTGTTTCTATATAATATATGTTATCAGTGTTGTGTACATCATTTACATTAAATTCCGCATAATCTAATGTAGTTTTAGCATATGCTATAATTTTATAAGTACCATTATTTAAAATTTCTTCGCATACTCCTTCGTTATTGGTTGATGTAGTTTTAACTATATTATTAGAAGCATCAATAATTTTTACTACACAATGTCTTATTGGTTTTAATTGTATATTATTATAATCTAAGTGAACGTATGGTATATGATTTGTAGGAACATATTCATAAAACAAATTTACTTTTAAAGCGGATATTGTTTTATTTTCAGGTTCTGGCTGAGGCTCTGGCTGAGGCTCTGGTTCAGGTTCTGGCTGAGGTTCTGGCTGAGGTTCTGGCTGAGGCTCTGGTTCAGGCTCTGGTTCAGGCTCTGGTTCAGGCTCTGGTTCAGCAGAGTCTATAATTTGTAAACCAGTTAAGTGATTTATAAGTAATATTAAATCTTTTATATCTATTATTCCATCTCCGTTTATATCTCCTCTATAAAATTTATCTGTATTTGTAATTTTCTGTAGATTAATTAAATGATTTATAAGTAATATTAAATCTCGTATATCTATATTTCCATCTCCATTTATATCACCACGCATTAATTATAAATTAATCGTATATTAATTTATAATCATATAAAATAATATATTATAACATATTATTTTATCATTGTCACAATCTTATTCATCTACATCTCCTAAATGTTCTCCAAAATGCTTATCTATATATTCTACATCATGCTTATTTATTTCACCTGTTGTGCTTCCTATATTTGAAACATTACCAAGTAATTTACCAGACATCCCTAAATCAAATCCTTCATTTGCTGCATCAATAGTTTGTTTAACAACAGTCTCTCTTAAATTAGTGTCTATAATAACTAAATCACAATCACCCGAGCCTCCAATAACAGTACAATGTAATGGAAATGTTGGATTTATCGCAAGAGGTGTAGAATCATTACTTCCTAATCCTTGGATTTTAAATACTGAAACTTCAGTCGATTCTTGAAATCGAGGGTCATTTATATCAAATCGTTTAATTCCTTTTTCAAATAATATTTGAAATCCAGTAAAAGATTGATTTTTTACATCATTAATTAAAGAGTTTATACTCATTAAAGTTACATTGTTAGCGTCTTGAATTACTAGTTTCTCATGACCTGCTCCCGCAGAATTATCACTAGTAACCTGTACTAAACATTCTTTTCCTGTAAAATTAATAAGAAGACTGGGATGGTCCCTTTTTAACTCTTGCGATGATACTTTTTTTTTTGACTTTAATGTTCTATTCATTATATTTAAAGTTTATATTTTTTTTTTATCTAAAATTTTAATTTTGATAATAAATTTCCTAAATATATGATTTAAATATTTAGAAGATAAATATTATTATAAATAATAATTAGATATATATATATATATAATGGCATCGTCGAAACAATCATTCGATGGAAGTCCAAGTAACGGACCTAATAGTGCTAGACCTATAAAAATGAAAGATTTGGCAGCATTTAAATGGTTAATAATAAACATGTTTGGTCATGATTATATGCATGATTATTTAATTAATACGGGAAGATGCTCTAAATCTAAATCTATAATAGACCAAATTAATAAACTAGTTTCTATAATTGCAAACTATAAAAGAGAAAAAACTTCAAAAATAAGAACATTCTTTGGGGAGTTAGACATGGCTGGAGGGGGTAAAAAATTACAAAAAGGGGGAGCAGGTTTATCTGATGATGATGACCTATCTTCACCACTTATTAAATATATGAACTTAGATTCATCCGTAACTATATCTTATGTAGACGATATAGAAAGTTCTATTAATATACATACACAAATTTCTAATAAATTAGAAATTGATATAACTTCAGATTTATCTCCTTTTCCTGAATTGAAAGACGGTTCAAAACCTCAATTACACACGTGGTGGATTGATAATCGTGATGGTGAGCATAAAGAACTAGCAGAAAATATTTATTTAATTGTACAAGAAGAAATGTATATTGATACATTAATTGTACATGGAATGCAAAAAAACTTTGAGGTTTTATCTGAAATTTTAATAGGAAATATACTAAATGAACCTATTAAAAATATAATAGAACTTACAACTAGCGTTGGTAAGTTTTTAAATTATGAAAATAATCAATGGGAAGAAGAAGATGAACGTAGTTATACAAGTTCAATGGAGGAGATTCAACGTATGGATATAGATTTTAAATCAAGTGATGGTATTCTCGGAATTAAAGATTCTGATAGAGAATATGATAAACTTCCTATTGCGGGAGAAATAAAAAATCGCTTATCTGAAGTAACTTTTGCAAATGTCAATAAACAAATATTGGGTAATCTTCTTAAACTTAAAGAAAGAGGAGGTAGTGGTTCTTATAATATTAAAAATAAAAATTTATCAGATATAACAAGTTTACAGTTAATTTTAGATAGTTATGAAGTTGGTGAAAAAGAAGAGGAAACACAACTTCTACAAAATATGTCGGAAAAACCATTATATATAAGTGGTGGTGAAGATGATAGTTCGAATAGTGGTAGTACTATTAGTTCTGAGGAGAAACATGAATCTCAATCTGTATCAGACGATTCGGTTGATATTATTATATCAAATTCAGGTTTATTTGATTTTACAAAAAAGGTTATATTTGGAGAAATTTTAAAAATATGTACAACTTCATCTGCAACATTAAGTTTATTTGATGGTGCTACACTTAAGTGTCATTTATATGATATATCTTTAAATTCTATTAAAAAATTATCAACTTTATTTTATGGTATTTATAAGTCTACTATTATAGATGTTGACCATCCAACTTTTATTGATGAAAACAACTACTTTTTTGAAGATACTAGAAAACAACAACTCATGTTATTAATAAAGAATGTTAATGATATTTTTGAAATTATTGATTCGGATGATAGTATTAAAATACAATTTAATGCAATAATCGAACCTGTATTAATTGATATAAATCCTGTGTCATTTAAGGCGCTTTTTAGATTTGTTTTATTAAATTTCCATCCAGATAAAATTACTGGACTGTCCTCTGAAAATAATGATAAAATCACTAATATTTTTGCTGAAATATTAACTAATTTGTCTAACATTAGTAAATCGTTTGGTGGAGGAAAAACTATGAAAGGAGGAAAGAAGGATAAAGATAAAGATGTATCCGCATTTATAGGGTTAAATAAACTGTTAGGTAAAACAATTCTGGAAAATAGTTTATCATTAATGAATTGTGTAAACGGAAATAAAACCTTGGGATATTTTCCAAATATTAGGAAAATTTCAGGTACTGTTGATGGAAATTATAAAACTTTTTATAAAAACTATCCAGGAATTAAACCTAGGTTTGTGAATATTTTTAATGGCGAAGGAATATTTACAGAAATGGCATCTAAAGGTTACTACGATATAACTAGAAATTCTATAATATGGGATGCTATTTGTCCTACTTCATATTCTCCAGGAAAAGTAGAAAATGGTGCACCATTAGAATTTAGAAAACTATTAGCAAGACGTATTTTATTAAATATACAGGTTTTAATATTATATTTAAAATGTTCTCCTACTAATATATCAACATCTACACTATTAAATGGTCTTTATTTAAACATGGACAAAACTACAAGAAATTATGATACTGTAAAAAGTAGAGGTTTTTGGGGTAATGCTATGAAAAGTCATAAAGATGCAATAAAAAAATATATAAAATTTGAAGGAAATGATGGGGGTCTAGTTGAAATACAAGATTTCGTTAGAAAAAATAGAAGTAAATGGTTTGGATTTATGTTTGATTTTTATAAAAAGTCGCCTCCTACAATAAAAAATAAAACGTGGAACGAATTTACAACTCCACCATTGTGGTTGACAAATGGAAACTTTGACGATGCTTTACAATTTTCGTTTAACATTGTTCTCCAACATTTACTTCCTGAATTTATACTATATATGGGTGAACATGATATGTTTAATGGATCAGTAGGACGGATTGATTTTATTAAAAAAAATAACGAAGGTGTTAGTTCTGAGTTACCATTACCGACTCCATCTGTTACAGGAGATAAATCATATATTATAAGTAACGCATCAAAATTTATATTTCCTTCACAAAAAAAAGTAAATGATAAAAGATTTGGATTATTTAACTTATCTGGTCAAAATACCAGAGATTTGAATTATTGTCCTATCACATCTATTGCTGATAACCAACCTACATGTTCAGTAACTATAGACAAAACAGCAAATAGTGAAACATATCCTCGTTCACATGAATATGACTTAGAAATGTCTGTCGAGGCAGAAGATGCTATAGGACAAACATATTCATATGTAATAGAAATGACAAAAATTGGTTCTTCACGAACAAGTTATTACATATCTGCCGCATTATCAATGCCATTACATCCTTCTATACTTATTGGTGATAAAACTGAAATTAATGACCTTAAAGGTTCACCGTTAGGTGCAGTGTCAACATATTTTACATTATTAAAAAGTATGAGTAAAGAATTGAAAAAGGGTAGTTATTTGGCACAATTTTCAGGTTCACGTCTTCCACCGAGAGATATATTGCAAAAATTCTTTAAAACAAATATGGAAATGATAACAAAAATGAGTGTTAAAAAAAGTATTGGTGATTATGGTCAAGAGCATGTTGCTTCATGTAAATTTGGTTCAGGTATACCATCTGAAGTTATGGATCCTAATAATGGTTATGATAGGGTTCTTCCATATTCTGATGATGGTGATTCTTTAAGAATAATGTTAGCGAACGATAGGCCATCAGCATATAGAAATATATTTATGTTACTATTCTCAGAGGAAAATCATGTTAATAGTAGAGCAGTTGCCGGTTATTGGAATGAAAATCCAATATCATCTGGAGGGGGCGCGCTACCAACAAATTCATTAAAAAATACTATAGTTATATCGCCTGCTACGGTTTTACCCGAAGCATTACGTTCAGGAGATTCAGTATTTAATACATCTACTGATACAGATGCTGCTCTAGGATTGATAAAATCTGCCGAAGTTATAGACCAAAATAATAAGTTTAGACAGGAAGAAATTAGAAAAAAAATTCGTAATGTCGGTTATATTAAAGAAAGAAGAAGAAAAAGGAATAATGAATATGCATCTAGAAGAAGAAGTACCCGAGGTTTTACAAAATGGTTAAAAAATCAACCGCCTGTGGTACATGACCGATTATCTGAAGTTGGAACTTATATGAAAAAAAGTTTGATGGAAAAATTAAAATATATATATATAGGACCGGATAAAGGTAAGACTATTTCACCAAATAGTTCTGGAAATGGCTGGACAATGAGTGGAGGTAAAAAAAATAAACCAAAGAACAAAAAAAGAAAAAGAAAAACAAAAAAAAAGAAACGACGAAAAAATAAAACAAAAAGAAAATCAAAAAATAAAAAACGTAAATCTATAAAAAAAAGAAATAAAAAACGTCGTAATACAATAAAATTAAAATAATTTTATATTAAAATATTAATTTAATATAAATGCATCATTTTAATATAGTACAATTTTTAGTAACCATATGTTTATTTTATATTGAAGCATTAATTCATTTTAATATAGGAAAAAAAGGAAGTTTAGGTATTTCGTTTCCAAACTGGAAGCAAAATAAATTAATTATAGGTGTAATTGCTATATTTTCTTTTATATCATGTCTTTTAACGGCTTTAGTGCAAAATGTTGTAGATGAACTTAATAAAACCTAACCTGTCATTTTAGTAATAATCCATGTTGTACATGCTACACCTGCCGCCGCCCATATAGAAATATAATTTTTAGATAACTCAAATTGTAAATAATTTAAGAATTGACACACTGGAGAACCCATTGTAAAGAAATGTGTAAATACCCCCCACAAAGAGAATTCTGTACAAAAATACACATATGACTGCACTAGTAACCAGTGGACTATACATAAACTTATAACTGCAATGGTAAATTTTATCATTGGTTTCTTTTTTAAAACATCACAAATTTTATTTATGCCAATTTTATAATTCATTTTTATACTAACTTATACTACATTATTATAGTTAATATAAATCATCAATTTTATAATTCGTAAAATAAGTTAAGAATAATTGTTTATTATAATTATAATGTCTGAGTCAGTTTTAGAAAAAAATGATGAAACAATTAAAGTTGAGGCAAATAGTAAAGAATATTTAGAAACTATTATTAGCGAAACTAACTGTAAAAAAAAATTTAACGGTGCCTAAAAATAATGAACCTACTATTAATGAGATTGTTAATAAACCTAAAGAAAAAATTAAAAAAGTAATATTATGCGATAACCCTTTAATTTTTGCAATAGATAATTATTTGTCTGCTGATGAATGTAAACATTTTATTGAATTAAGTTCAGATAAACTTAAAAGAGCGGTTGTTTCTGGATCAAAGAAGGGTGATATATCTAACGGTCGAACTGGACAAAATCATTGGATTGAACATAATTTAACAGAAATTACATCTACAGTGGGAAAAAGAATTGAAGAATGTGTTGAACAACCACTTAAAAATGCAGAAAAATATCAAGTAATTTATTATAATAAAAATCAAGAATATAGAAGACATTACGACTCGTGGGAACACGATTACTCAGAAAAAACATTAAGATGTATACGTTATGGTGGGGCACGACTTTATACAGCATTATGTTATTTAAATGATGTAGAAGAAGGAGGTGGGACTAATTTTCCAAAATTAGATATAACTGTTAAAGCCAAAAAAGGTAGATTGCTTGTATTTCAAAATACATATAATGGGACTCATAATAGACATATACAATCAGAACATGCAGGTATGCCTGTAATTAAAGGTGAAAAATGGGCGTTTAATTTATGGTTTAGAGAGTGTCCAAGAACTATGTTGTATAAAGATTTTAATCCAGAATATTATAAAAATGGAGAAGATATTATTAAAGAAAGAATAAGACATCAAGTAGAAATAATACAAAACCAAAATGTATATGAAAAAAAATTTTATGATATATTAGAACAAAAATATATTTTAAAAGAAAACTTTATAAATGTTGAAAAAAAACATAAATGTGTTTGTGTTAAAAAAAATTTCATAGATGATGATGAAAATAAAAAAATTATTACTTTAACTAATTTTGAATCTAATACAGATAAACAGTCGTGTTGGATTAAAAAAGAACTATTACCTAGAATTACAAAAAAAATAGAAAACATAACGCGTATACCATCCGAATATTACGAAAACTTTAATGCTATAAAATATAATAAAAACTATGTTCATAATAAATTCCAAGATGCTTATGATTTAAAAACAGAAAGAGGATTTAAATATTGTCAAAAATTAGGTCAAAGAATATATTCTGTTGTGATATTTTTGAATGATAATACATATTATAAATTTCATAATATTGACGTTAATTATAATTCTCATGCAAATTCCATTTTAATATACAAAAATACACATGAAAAAAATAATCAACGTAATGAAAATATGGTCCATAGCATTGCAAATACTAGTAATAAATCATCAATTATATTAAATTTATATATACGAGAAAAATCAAGAAATGGTAAATCACTAATTAGCAACAAAACTTTAGTTACACGCGTAAATGACAATAATGAAAATAAGAATATTCAACTGAAAATTACAGAAAAAGAAGAAAGTGAAGATTACATGAAAACATATGATAAATTGTTCGAAGATTTAAATAAAAATAAAGTAAATGAATCTTGGAAACATAACAGTTTTAATTTCACACATAAACTAAAGATTGAAGATTTTGTTGAATTTTTGAAAAAAATTCAAACTGAAAAAAATAAATATGATAATAAATCTTTAATTAATCCTGAAATATTGACAAATAATTATAAATTTGATGAATATAATCCACTAGCATTAAATAATATTTTACGTGAAGGAGTTATTAACATATTTAGTAATTTATATAAAAATGCTATTAAAAGTAATATTTTTCCATTAGGTGATAGACAGTCAAATAGATATAAAGCACATAATGAGTCAGTTGCTAGAGTTTTGCATTATGAAATTTTACCAGTTATAGAAAAAATAACAAGTAAAAATTTAGAACCTACATATACTTATACTTCATTTTATGTAAAGGGTGCTGATTTACCATCGCATACAGATAGACCTGAATGTCAATTTACAGTATCTTTTATAGTCGATAAACCAGAAGGTTCTACATGGAATATTTATGTTGACCCAAAAAATCAACCAGTAAAAAATAAAGGTAGATGTAAATCATTAAGTGATAAAAAAGATTGTATACCAGTTGATTGTGAAGCAAATGGATTGATGATTTTCTGCGGTGAAGACCATGCTCATTTTAGAGAAAAACTTGAACATGACTACTATAATATACTGCTCCTTCATTATAGAGAAGTGAATTAATAATGTATATTTATTAATATTATAAAAAATATACTTAAAAAATAAGAAAGTAGTATTACATAAATCATGAGCGATGCTAATGAGACAACCCCAAACGTTGATAACGCCGAGTCCATTGTGGGCCGAGTAAAGTGGTTTAACAACCGCGCCGGTTTTGGTTTCGTAACCGTTCTCTCTGGAGAAAAAAAAAACGAAGATGTATTTGTCCATCATACAGGTATTATTGTTTCTTCTGAACAATATAAGTATCTAGTACAAGGAGAGTATGTTTCTTTTGTATTAAAGACCAGTGATAGTACTGAACATCCCTATCAGGCTGGTTCTGTTAAGGGTGTACTTCATGGTCCTTTGATGTGTGAAACTAGAAATTCCAATCGTACAACCAGAGAACAGGAGGGTAATGGAGATGGAAATAATAACTCCCGTCGCAGGCGCGTAAGACCTCGAGGTGGAGGTCCACGTGATAACAAAAATTCTGAAGATGGTCAATCATGGGTTTTAGATAGGAATACTACTGAAACGACTGATGAAACTACTCAAGATGCATAATTATAAAATTTATATATAAAAATAATTATATATAAATTGATTTAAAGATTACCTTGATAATGTAGAATATAAATGTCTCATTCTGAGAATACTGTTGTAGATACTCCTGTAGAGGAAAAAAGTCCTAATGAAGAAATTCATGTACAATTCATGGAAATTGTTCAAACGTTAAGCACTTTTAAGTCAACTGTTTCAATGTTGTCTTCTCAAATTAAAATCTTAGATAAAAATGTAAAGAAAAATATCAAAAGACTTGAGAAGGAGAATAAGAAAAATAAGAATAAGGGTAATCGTAAGGCATCTGGTTTTGCGGTTCCTACTAAAATTTCTAAGGACTTGTGTAAATTTATGGGAGTTAAGGAAGGCACTCAATTGGCTAGAACAGAGGTAACAAAATATATTATTCAATATATTAAAGATAATGATCTACCTGATAAGTCTAATAAAAAGATTATTAAACCAAATAAGAAACTTAAATCGCTTCTTAAACTCGAAAAGAATGATCAGGTAACTTATTTTAATTTGCAAAGATATATGAATAAGCACTTTGTAAAGTAAATTGTTTGAATTAAATTATACATAAATTGATATTAATTAATATATTTTTTTTATTAATTATAATAACTATGTGTACAGCAAGAAGAATTTTGGCTGAATTTCGTAGAGACTGGACCGAAGGTATTAGTATAAATAATAATTTCATTATTGACAATCATTATGAAATATATCAAAACTTACAAAATGGAATATATCCAGACGAATTAAATGTATATGTAATAAATGAAACATATACTAAAAACATTTTAGTTACTTTAGATTTCGCAAATTTAAATACTTATCCATTCAGACCACCAAAAGTTAAGATAAATACGGTTTATGATTATATTTCATTTTTAGGAACAATACCAACAGAATTAGTTCAAGAAGAACTTAATTTAACGTGTTTATGTTGTAATTCTATACTTTGTCGTTGGGGTCCTAATTATTCTATATTAAAAATTATTGAAGAATGTAATAATAATATTGATATGAAATTAAGGAGTGCAAATATAAAAATAGCAGAATTATGTGTCATAAAAAAATTCGGTCACTATTTACCTATTGCTGAATTTTTATAACAATATATATTATATGACAAATTTTATACCACATTATGATAGTATAACTTATGGAGCAGTCACTGGTACAATATTAACATTATCAATAGTATATGGTTTATATGCTGTTAATGCTAAACGCAGTTCTTTTATAGTTAGTTGTTTAGCCATATTATTAAGCGATCCATTATCACACGTCATGGGTGAAAATATTGCTAATAATCATCATGACCCTATAGGTCTTTTAGGTTTTTTAATGCATGCTTTATCACAACTTATCATTGTTTTAATTTTTGTTTACTCAAAAAATATAGAGTGGGGAATTAGAATAACTACTATTTTTTCAATTATTAATACAGGATTTTGGATTATGTATCAGCATAATAGTTTATTATACACAGTAGGAAGTTTAGTGGCTATTTTATTATCAACATATTTTGTTTATTTAGTTGAAAAAACATTAGGTTCACATAATTAAATTGAAAAATCTATATAATAACATAATTTCATTACTTATTAAATATGAAATTTTGTAACGGACCATATACTATTCAAAACGATGATATTAATTCTCATTTTAATAATTTTCCATTTGAACTAAGTGACTTCCAAAAATGGGCTATTTATTCTGTTGTTAATGGCAATGATACTATGGTATGTGCGCCTACCGGTAGTGGAAAAACATTACCAGCAGAATTTGCTATTAAACATTTTACTGATATGGGTAAAAAGGTTATTTATACTTCTCCCATTAAGGCCCTAAGTAATGAAAAGTTTTATAATTTTCAAAAAAAATTCCCAACGGTATCATTCGGCCTATTAACTGGTGACAATAAATTTAATCAAGAGGCTGATGTCATTATTTGTACTACAGAGATTTTACTTAATACATTACAAAAACAAAAATGTATTGAAAATTCTGTTGTGGAGAGAAATTCATTAAATCTAGATTTTGAAATAGATATCGAAAAAGAAGTAGGTTGTGTAGTATTTGATGAAATTCATTATATTAATGACCCTGATAGAGGTCATGTTTGGGAAAAATCTATAATGTTTCTCCCTAAAAATGTACCCTATTTGGGTCTTTCTGCAACTATAAACAAACCTCAAAAGTTGTGCGAATGGAATGAAAATCAACTTTTTGGAGCAAAAAGAAGTGAAATGTATCTTTGCTTATCTAACATAAGAAATGTACCATTATTTCATTATTCTTTTATGGCTTTACCACAGTCACAAATGAATTCTATCGCTACCAGTCATAAAGACCTTTTTGAAAAAATGACAAATAAACCTGTGTTATTGAAAGAACAAGATAAACCATTTATGGAGAGAAATTATTATAATATGACAAAACTTTTAAAATATAATTATGAACACAAAATACAACCCAATCAAACATTTGTATTTAATGAAATGGTAAATTATTTACATGTAAATAATTTACTTCCAGCACTTACATTTATATTTTCAAGGAAACAATGTTATGTTTGGGCTGGGAAAGTTCAACGTTCTTTGTTTGATGAAAATTCAAAGGTTCCGTCTATTATAGAACAAACTGCAACAAAAATTTTAATATCAAAATTGGATAATTGGAGAGAATATACTAAATTACCAGAATTTATTAACATCGTAAAACTCCTTAAAAAAGGTATTGCCGTTCATCATAGTGGTGTTACACCTGTATTTAGAGAAATGATTGAACTTCTTTACAATGAAGGAATGATTCGACTATTAATTGCAACAGAGACATTTGCAATTGGTATTAATATGGGTATTCGTTCAGTTATTTTCACAGGACTTACTAAGTTTGATGGTAGAGGATTTAGGTATCTTTATTCACATGAATATGGTCAGGCAGCAGGGCGTGCTGGACGCAGAGGTAAAGATGTTAAAGGATATATTTTCCACTTAAATAATTTATTTGATTTGCGAGATAACAATCCTAGTTTTGATGAATATAATAAACTTCTTAGTTGTACACCACAAACTTTAACATCTAAACTCAGCATTGATTTTAATTTACTTATAAGTTTAATGTATACAGGTAATAATGAATTTGAAGGTTTTATGAAAAATAGTATGTTGTCTAATGAAGTTGGTCAACAAGAATTGGCTATGAAGGGTCAATATGAACATTTAAAAGAAATGTATAATAAAAAAATATTAGGCTTTGAATATATAAAAACAAGCAAAGAAGCCTTAACTAGATATTATGAATTGCAAAATAGTATTGAATTTTCAAATAAAAAAAAAAGACGTATAATTCAAAGTGAAATGAATGAAATTTCTTCTGATAAATCATTTGAAAGGGATTATAAATATTTTATGGAATGGTTAGATATGTCAAATCAAATAATAAAATTAGAAAACGATATAAAAAATACAAAAAATTATTTCAATAGTGAAATTTCTCTCCATTTAGATATTTTGAAACATGAAAATTATATTAATGATGATTTTACTTTAACAGATAAGGGTAAAATATGCGCAAACGTTCATGAAATACATTCACAAGCAATGACAGATGCTATAAGTGATGGCGTTTTTAATGAATTATCATGTGAAGAAATTGTGTCAGTATTAAGTATATTTACTCCTATCAGATTAAGTGATGATGATAAATACCACAATGTTAGTAATATAAATTGCAATGAAAAAATTATTAATGCTATTAAAAGCATTAAAAAGAATTTAGATTATTGGTATGATATAGAAACTAAATATCAAACCAGTTTCTCACAAGATTATGATATACAGTATGATATGTCAGAATTTATGCTTAATTGGTGCTTAGCAGAAAATGAAGAGCAATGCAATAGAATTTATAATGAAGCCAAAACATATAATATTTATATTGGAGAGTTTGTGAAGGCAATATTGAAAATTAAAAATATGTGTAATGAATTAGAACAATCATGTATTATAACTGAAAATGTAGAATTACTCCATAAACTAAGTAAAATTCCTACAATGATTTTAAAATCAATTGCAACTAATCAATCGCTTTATTTATAAATTTGTTAAAAACTTGTGTAAAAATTTTCATTTGTTTGTTAGATTATAAATAGTATAAACATATTATTTATAATTAATGTATATGGGAAGACCTATAACAGATGAAGATATTGATATGATTGGGGAGCATATGGAAAATATGAAAAAATTAACAAAAACACAACTTTTTTTAGTTATTACACCATCTATTTTATTTACATCATGGATTTTATATAGGTATTATACTATTATTAATTATTACAACTAGGATTGGACCATTTCCAATTACATGTACCAGACAAACACTGAGGATGGTCATCCCTATCTTCACGTGTCAACATATTATGATAATAATAACCACCGCTACTCCAGGGAACACGAATCCAAGAATCATCAATTTCTTTAGATGAATAACCCCGAGTTGTATCTATATTTTGATTACAAGATACAGAAATAATTTGTAAAACTAAAAGAAAAAAAGAAATAAATCTCATATAACAATATTAATATTTATTACTTATATTGTTTATTTAAATACTTTTACATAGTTACCAATTCTAATCGTATTTTCTTTTTCAAATTAATTTCATCATTAAATAAATATATTTTAAATTGTTGCATTGTATGATTATCTCTATTAAATCGTGATGTATATCTATTAACCATATTAATTTCGGGCAAATATACCATATATTGATATAATGCATCGTTTCTAGTAATTTTATCAAATACAAAACCATTAAATTGTTTATTGTATAATTCGTCGTTTGTTGTACACAATGCTAGTAGATTACAATCATTTTGTACCTTCCTTATAGAGCGCATTGTTGTATTAATATACTCCAAATTCCCATTATTCGTCCAATAATAGTAGAACTTTGCACCATCTTCACTCATTTTATTTAAACCTAATTTTTCTTGAAGCACCATAATATTAAGTAAATCAACCAAACGTCTAATAGGACTCGTGATATGTACATAAGCATCAAAATCTAAGATTGCATGTCCTGACATGTTTTCAAATTTATTATATTGACTTCCAAAACTATTCCAATTTTTCACAAATTTCTTAATATCAGGCGTTATGTGTTCTGGAAGTTGTTTATGTTCTCTTAGTTTAGCAGACCTAAAAACACCGGCTTTAAAATTTTCAAGTTCTTTTGCACTTATATAGTTCATAGTAATCATTAAGTATGCTACAACATCATGACTTGTTTCAATATTATCCATATAACGAAATTGTCGTCTATTCATTTTTTTCACAATATCAAATAAATACTTATATTCTGGATAATTTTCTTGTTCATCTGTATCATATCTTAAATTTCTAGTCACTCTTATTACGGCATTATGGTATTCATGTGATACTATTTTATTTGTTTCTCTATCTACTGTTATTTCTAATGTAAATGCAAATCTAATATCCTTTTCAGTAAGACTACAAAGCGCATCAGATAATACTGAAGGAAGCATAGGTCGCTTTCTATCAGGTAAATAAATTGTTGTAATGCGTTGATTTAAAGAGTCCCATAAATCCAATACATCCATCCAGAAAGATACATTGGAAATATAGATACTTATTTTGTCTGTCGTTTCGTCTATGTTTTCCACACAAAACGCATCATCAAAATCTTTGCTTTTTTCAGGATCAATGCTGAAAATATTTTTGTCACGATGGTCTTTTAAATTATACTTTTGTAATATGTTTTCTATGTATTCATTTTCTGTTTTTTGCTTTAGTTTTTTTAATGCTTTTTTAGTAATATTTTGTATAGAAGCATATAAACTTTTACAATAAAGTTGATATTCATAAAAATTATCCAGAAAACCCACATCACCTAAGACATTTACGATTTGTCCTTCAGGATGTTTATTTTCCCAACTTTTAAATTTAAATACAATATATTTATTTTTATGTGCTTTAATAAAACCATGTTTAATTTTGTATGGGACTACAAATATTGGAAATCTTTTATCATCGGGTATACATTTATACAAAAATTTATCTTTTTTTTTACCAAAAGTTTTGTTATCATGCAAAACTAAAACTCCTGGTACAACTTTCATTGAACGAGCACATGAATGTAAAATGTTTATAATAGTAGTTGTTTCTGTCTCAAAAATTTCAAAAATATCTTGATTAAACATTTTATTTTTTATGGGATCTAAATTCTGAGGTACAGGTTTTGATGTTAATGTATATGCATCTACAACACTTACATCTTTATATTCCCTATCTTCTATTTTTAATTTATAAATAGTCATAAATTAAAAAGCGGGCGGATTTATATTATTTATCCTATATTTATATTAATCAATTTTTCTAGAAATTTTCTATAAATTTTTTAGCATTTATATTCATTTTTATAGTTTATTATACATTTTAATCATTAAATCATCTGTTTCTTCTATAGATATGCAAGAATCAGTAATACTTACTCCATATTGCAAATCTTGTTTTTTTCCAAATTCTAATTTTTGTTTGCCTTCATTAATATTTGATTCTATCATTACACCAATAACACTATTGGTTTTATTTGTTGGTAAAAATATTTTATCACATAAATATTCTAATACTTCACTTTGTTTTCTAAAATCTTTTCCACTATTTCCATGTGAACAATCTACCATTATATTTCCATTTATATTTTTGTTGTTTAAAATTTTTATTGTTTCTATTATATCTGGAATCTTATAATTTGGTCCATTTTTTCCACCCCTTAAAATAATATGACAATTAGGGTTACCTGAAGTATGACATATTGCACTCTTACCATTATATGTTGTTCCATAAAAGCAATGAGGATGTGCTGCTGAAATAACTGCCTCTGCTGCTACTTCAACATCTCCCGTTCTACTATTTTTAAAACCAACTGGAAAACTACATCCAGAAATCATTTGTCTATGAACCTGACTTTCTGTTGTTCTTGCACCAATTGCACCCCATGTGATTAAATCAGAAATATACTGTGGTGTATAGGTATCTAACACTTCATATCCACATGGCATACCTATATTATTTAAAAAATATAGAAGTTCTCTGGCTTTTAATAAACCTTTATTAATATTAAATGTATTATTTAAATCAGGGTCATTAATTAAACCTTTCCATCCTACAGTTGTTCGTGGTTTTTCAAAATAAACACGCATTACAATTAAAATCTTATCTTTTACTTTGTCACTTATTTCTTTTAATAATTTACCATAATATTTCGCTTGTTCTATATCATGAATAGAACATGGCCCAATAATACATAATTTTCTATTATCTGTACCGTTTAATATATTTGTTACTTCATTTCTTTTTTGAATTACAAAATTTTTTATTTCTTGACTAATAGGAACTTTTTTTAAAACTTCATTAGGAGTTATTAATGGATACATACCAATAATATTTTCATCTTTAATTTTTTTGTTATGAACAATAGTGTTTAAATATTTATCCGAAATAGATGTCATAATATATTATAATTTAACTTTGCTTTATATGTTTTTTTTATTATTATTAACTTTGTTATGTTTTGTCTCTGAAATTTTATCAAACATATCTCTTTTTACATTTTGCTGCTGCAACAATTTCAAAACTAAATCTGGTAAAATAGACAGAGAACTCATAAAAGTTCTATAACTAAACTTGCAAACGGATGAAAATTTTGTAAAACGTACTGTGTACCACCAATATGCTGGAATATAAACAATTTGTCCTGGTTTTAAATTAATATCTAATACTTTTATTTTTTCAAAATTTGTTTTATAATTGTCTTGAATATCCCATAAATCTAATGGAGATGAAAACTCAAAATTATCATAATCTTTATTTTCATATAAATATTTATTCTTGCTAGGAGGAACTAGTTTTATGTCTATCTCTCCAGACGTAACATAGTAATAATTTCTATAATTAACATTATATCTTAATGGAGTTTTTACATTCAGTTCGCCAGATAATAAATCATACTCACATTTTGACACCAAAGGTGGTCTTAAAAACCCATCATTGTATTGCATTTTTTTTATTATTCCTGTTTCTACTAAAAAATCATTATTTTTTTCACTAAAATATTTCTTACTTTCACCTTCTCGAAATATAGTTAATGCTTCTTTTAGCAGAAATGGAAGATAAAGTTCAGTATTATCGTCTTTATTATCTTTATCTCTTAAACTAACATCAAATGCCCCGTACTCATTTTCTAAATTTTCAATATTACATTCTGTCATAAGATTTTCATTAAAAAAATCAAAAACTACTGGTTGTCTTATATTGCATATTTCTTCTAATGTTTCCTTAGAAGGAGATTCTATTGTATAAACTTCTAAATCATTACTGCATTTTAAATGATAATTAATATGTAGGTAAAGAAAAAGAATTACTGAAAAAATAAATATAGATAAGATGTATTTTATCATTATAACTATTTAAGAAATCTTATTTTAATTTTTTCCGTAATATATTATAAATGGCAAAGCATGAAATGATAGATATTAATGATTTCAAAATAATTTTAAATAACATACCAAATGCAAAAACTACTATGGTAGAAGCATATATTAGTTCAGGTTATATTAATGAAAATGAAAGTAATGAAGGAATATCTCATTTACTAGAACATGTTTTAATTGATTCATGGGATAAATGTGGAAAAATGGGTTGTACTGATTATTGGAAAAAAAGGGGTGTTTTGACTAATGCATCTACAGGACAAACAACAGTCCAATACTATATTCATGGTTTAGAAAAAGACCATTTAGATATGATTGATTACATTACAAGCATAACATTAAAACCTAAAATAAGTAAATTTTTAATTAAAAAAGAAATAAAAGCAGTTTACAATGAACTTTTAATACATGCTGCTCATCCTATGATGGATTTATATCATATTTTAAATGGTATGTTATTTAGATTAGAAGGATTACAACTTCAAGATGATATTAAACTTCAAATAAAAAATTTAAAATCTTTTAATGTCGAAAATTTAAATTCATGGATAAAAAAATTTTATGGTTCTGGTAATATTATTTTTGTTATTTCAGGTAAATTTACAAAAAGTCGTGTAATAACACTTTTAAAAAAGAATTTGACTAAAGTAAATCCAATTAAAATTATTCCTAAGTATACAGATATTTTTAAACCAGGACTCTATGTGCAATTTTTAAAAAATATAAAAATAGACAATACAAATATGGTTTTGGCATTTCATTCACCTATTTATCAAAAAGACCCAGAAATTTTCTTTATTGATTTTTTTAAAGAATTTATTGGTAGTGGTGTTACTTCATTTATAATGAGTGAATTAAGAGAAAAGAAAAATTTAATTTATAATGTAACAGTTGATAATTACACTACTCCATATGGTACATATATTACAATAGAAGTATCAAGCAAAAATAAAAATATTGAAGACGTTATTTTTGGTATTATTAAAATTCTTAAAAATTTAGTAAGAGGTAAATTTTCAAATGAATATTTAAAATATGTAAAAAAATCATATATGATTGAACACCATGCTCAATGTAAGAATAATGAATATTTAAACAATTTTTATGGTGAACAATACATAAATCAGTTATATAATCCAACTGAAGAAATATTTATTTTAGAACCAGAAGATGTAACAAAAAATATTTTAGATATAGAAAAACTTAAGTTTGTACTTTTTTTAAAGAAATTAATAATTTTTTCAAATATGAAAATAGCATATCAAGGTAAAAGAGAAGTTAAAAATCTTCAATCTTTGGTGCTAAAAAGAATCTAATATAATTTTGGCTTTCTTCGTCATTGTCGTCATCTTCTTGATCCATTGCAAAATCTAAATCATATTGCAGTTTCATTGGATATTCTTTTCCAAAATGTAACTTTGTAATACCATTCAACTTTGAAAATGAAACCATTTTTAAAAGATAGTCCATAGCAAATGTAAGATTAACTTCTGTATCTTCTGCTATTGCATACATACAAATTTGTTCTTCTTCAATAATTGCACTCATTGTACCAAATTCTCCCGTTCCTTTAAATGTTATTGTTTCATTACATTTAACATTTAAATCTTTACCAAACATACTAAGTTGACTAATAAGATTTGATATGTCACTTGATCCCATTTCAATATCTGCGTCATATTCTACTTCAGGCACTTCAAGTAATGCACTGTCAATATCCATAAGTGATAATTCAAATTCTTTTGTAAATCCATTTTGTCCTTCTTGTGGGAAAAGTGTAATAATAAGTTTGTCTTCATTTAAGCATTTCATTCTAATATTATGATAATCTTCTTTACAATTAATAATTTTATGTATAATTTCACAATTGATACCTAGTCTAGACTCAGTATTATGATTATTAAATTCATCAAACCAATATGCTTTTATATTAAGTTCAAATAAACAAACATGTCCAGAATCCATTCCTTGTATATAAATACCTTTTTCTGAAACATGCATTTCTACATCAGTTGAAATATTTTTTAGATTTTTAAATATAAGAGAAATTTGTGCGATTTTTTGCTTGTTTGTTAATAGAATATCCATTGTAGTAATAATAATAAATTATTATTTATTATTATTTTCAATTTTTACTTTTCTTTTATTTCTAATGTGACATTCTTATCATTATTTTTATTTTCTTCTTTAGGTTTTTCTTCTTTAGGTTTTTCTTCTTTAGGTTTTTCTTCTTTAGGTTTTTCTTCTTTAGGTTTTTCTTCTTTAGGTTTTTCTTCTTTAGGTTTTTCTTCTTTAGGTTTTTTAGAAATTACCGGAGTTTTTTTAACAATTTTATTTTCAATATTCTGTAACTTTTTTTCTAAAACTCTAATATAATTCTTAAGTAATATCATTTGTTCTTTAAAATCTCCTTTAACTAAATCCAATTTTTTATCAAATTCTGTTTCCATAACATTTCTTTCTATATTTACATTACTGGATTCAATACTTTTTTCTACCATAATACTTTGTTCTAAATGTTCGGTTTTTCTTCTTATTTCAGCCATTTCACTTCTATTTTTCTTAATTGCTTCTACTATTTGAAGTGTTGTACTGTTTGTATTAGTTCTATTGACTCTATTATACAATCCTGCTGTACCTAACATGGCTTGTTTAGGATATTGTTTTGTAGGAATTCCACATGATTTTCCGCTCATTTATATTAAATGTTATAAAAAAATTTTTTCACGCACGCATATCCATTTTGATTTCATTATGATATTCATAATTTTGAATTAAAAAATCTTTAAATACATAATCATCTATATTTTGTTTTTTTTCTTTTATTTCTATTGTAGGTGATTCTTTGGGAACTCTCAATATCTGTTCTCTTAAAGACTCTATATGATTATCATAAATATGTGCATTTCCTACAAAATGTACTAACTCTCTTGCTTTTAAACCACAATGTTTTGCTAATAAATGTGTTAAAAATCCATATGACGCAATATTAAATGGTATTCCTAATCCTACGTCACCACTACGTTGATATAATACACACGTTAATGTTCCATCCTGAATGAAATATTGAGAAATAACATGACAAGGTGGTAAAGCCATTTCATTTATTTGCTCTGGGTTCCAAGCATTTATTATTAATCTTCTAGAAGAAATACCGGTTTCTTTAGAATAATTAATTCCATCTATAACATTTTGTAGTTGATCAATACCCTTACCAGAATAATTTGTATTACTATTAAAATATTTAGCATTATAAAACCTCCATTGATGACCATATACTGGACCTAAATCATTTTCAGGTAAGTGTATTAAACCTCTACTATCCAAAAATTCTCTACTGGCATTTCCATTCCATATTTTAACGTTTTGTTTTTGTAATGTTTCATTACTAGTGTCACCACTTACAAACCATAATAGTTCTTTTAAACAAGACTTCCATGCTAATTTTTTTGTTGTTATAAATGGTATCTTATTACCTCTTAAAGAAAACTTCATTTTTTCACCTATTAAAGCAATAGTATTACCATTTCTCCCCTTCTCAGGATATCCATAATCTATAATTTTTTTTACTAATCTTAAATATTGTTTCTCTCCACGTGACATAATAATTAATATTGTTTATTTTTTTTTAATTTCTTTTTATAAATCATATGGACGACGTGGAAACACCAAAAACAAAAAAGGATGGATTTTTAAATCATGTTTTTAATTTTGATACAGAAACTAAATCCAATCTAATGAATATTTTACAATATCTAGTTTTAGCAATAATACCAATGAGCATATACACTCATTTTGTAAATGATCTTATGGCTGAATATGATGAAAAAAAATCTAATATAGAACTTGTTGCAGAAGTTTTAGGACATTTAGTATTAACTCTTTTAGGATTATTTTTTATTGATAGAATTGTAACATATGTACCAACATATAGTGGACGTGCCCACGGCACATTTAACATATTTAGTGTTTTACTAATTATACTTATTCTTGCTTATGAAGCAAATACAAAGGTTGGAACAAAAATGAAACTGCTTATTGAACGTGTAAATGAATTATGGCATGGCAAAAAAGATAAAGATGATGATAAAAAAAATAAAAAGAATGGCGTAGTTAAGGTTTCACAGCCTATATCGAGAGGTGGTGCTCCTACACACCAGGCTAGTAGAGCCGATTATTTAAATTCTCATGATATGATGGTTTCGCCTACCCAAATGCTTCCTCCAGCACAAGAATCGCAGCAGGAAGCAAGCGGTGCCTCAAATGGAATGTATAACAACGGCGGATTCAATGGATTAGTAAATGCACAAGGACCTAATGCGACTGCTGAACCTATGGCTGCCAATGCTGCTTTAGGGGGGTTTGCAGGATTTTAATTCAATAAATTGAATAATAATATAAGTTTTTAAATATATTATTATCTAAAATGGCAAACATAAAATATAAATATTTACCTGTATCGGTATTCGATGTTGATAAAATAGGTAAAATCGGTATTAGAAGTAAACAAAATCATGCAGGCGAATCTAGTCGTTCTTCATATAGTCCATTTTCTCCACAAATTGCTGAATGGTGTATGGAATATTTTTTGAGAGATTCTACTACTTTATTTGACCCATTTGCTGGGTGGGGAGAAAGACATTTAGCAGCACATAATGCAGAAAAAGTTTATATAGGGTATGATATTTCACCCCATGCTATTGAATTTGCAAAAAAACATTATAATGTTCACAATATTTTAGCAAATACAAAAACAGAAGAAATACCACCCCATGATGGTTTAATAACTTGTCCTCCCTATTGGAACTTAGAAAAATATGGTTCAGATGAAGGGTTAGATAGATTGAAAAAATGGGAAGACTTTTTAAAAGATTATGAATTGGTTTGGCAACGTGTAACGAAAGAAGCATTACCCGGTGCAAAATATTGTATTATGGTAGGAGATTGGCGTAAAAAAAATATATTTTATGATTTTACATATCAAACAGAAAAAATAATGGAAAAATGTGGTATGAAACCATTTGATAAAGTAATTTTATCACAAAAAAAAATTTATCCTATAAAATTGCATGCTCCGCAGGCTAAAAGATTAGGATATACTGTTAAAGTTCATCAGACGTTATTAGTATATGAAAAAGTTTAAATTAATCATCATCATTGTCTTTGATCATAGCATCTTTTAATTCAATATAAGATGCTATTTTCTTTTTCAATGTTAACTTTTGTTTTAAAACATTTCCAGATGTATTTTCTGTTATACCGGCAAGCATATTTTGCCATTCATCTAATAACTTGGGGTCATCTCTATAATCAGGATGTAATTTTTCCCATTCACCTATTTTCGTAGTTTGTTTTAATTTAATAGTTGTAATTGTTTCATCCATTTTTTTACCATCTTCATCTTTTTTCCACATATTATCATCTTTAACATAAAACTGTAAACGTTTTTTATCACTACAATGAATTGGTCTTTCAGTTGGATCCATATCTTTTAATTGTTTCGTAAATATATTTGTCACTCCATCTACAAATCCATTTGTACTAGAATACTTTAAATCTTCTAAAGAAATTTTAAGATTATCAACAAAATCTGTCAAATTCATTGCATTTTTACATTCTTCATTTAAAAATAAATTAATTGTCATTTTATTATTATGACAATCATTATAAATATTTGTTTGAGGCTTTGATAATTCTTCTGTTATTTTTTTATTAAATTCTGTTTGGAATTTCATAAATTGTTTAAATAAATCTTTCAATTCATCTGGATTTTCTTGTTTTATATTTTGATTAAAATTTTTACTAGGTATGGTTTCACAAATATCATCATCATGCTCAGCAGTGTTACCATACATCATGCATTTTTTTTTGTGTTTGCTTAACCCACTACGAAACTTATATTTTCTCCCACATATACAAATATATTCTTTAGGTTTTGTAGGGGTTTTTTTTTGGAACTTTTTTTGGAACTTTTTGTTATCCATTTGTGACTCAATGTGTTTTCTCGTCTCAAGATGTCTTTTCCATTGACTTTTTCGTGACGTAATATAGTCACAGGTTTTACAGTGAAATTTTGGAACTTTTTTGATGTTATCCATGTTATCCTATATATGGATAACAAAAAAAAGTTCCTAAATCTATTTTTTTAAATAAAAAATTAGCATGGTAACAAATTATTTTTTTATTGTTTTGTAAATCCCTACAAGATGCTCTAAATAGTTTTTTCAGCTTTTTTTCGTAAAAACTTTTTTGCGATTTGCGATTTTGGACATTTTTTTTTTGTCCATTTTTCAATTTTCAGAAAAAGTTTTTGCTTTTTTTTAAGCTTTATAGAACCCTTTTTTAAGTATGAATTATTTAAAAGCATGAACCATGATAAACATATTACATATAGAGTATGTTTTGTTAGCATGTTGTAAGTAAACATCTTATTTTAGAAATAATTTAAAATAATTATCATATTAATAATTATATGAGTGAATTACAAATAGACCAATTATTGGGAGCATTAGAAAATGAAACAAATGAATCTATAATGGAATTAACGAACTCTAAAATAAAACAAATAAATAACGATGCCTTACAAAAAATTCAGATAAAAGGAAATAATTTGAAATTAATACATAAAAAATTAAAAGAATATAGAGTAATAAGAGATTTACGTGATTTACAATTAGGTTATTATATAAGGTGGATACCATTAAAAGATCCTAGTAATATTTATTTGACAAATGGAGGTATTATTATAGACATTGATATTCTAAAAAATGGAATACATATAAGAGTTAAAAATAATAGAAACCGAATTTTTCAAATAAAGTATGATGAGAGTGTCATATTTCAAAAACTTACGGTACAAGAAAAAATAATTTTGAGTGTATTAGACCATTTAGATAAATAATCTAACTATAATGTAATATGAAAAATTTGGCATTTGTTTTTGATTTAGATAAAACAATAGGATATTTTACTCAACTTGCAATATTTATGGAATCAATAGAAGACTATATAAAAAGACCATTAAAATTAAAAGAATTTTATAAATTATTAGATGTGTTTCCAAAATTATTTAGACCTGATATTTTTAAAATTTTTGAATACTTAAAAGACCTTAAAAAAAAACATCGTTATGTAAAAGTATTAATTTACACTAATAATATGGGTCCCAAGAATTGGGTTCATCATATAAGAAAATATATCGAACATAAATTAAAATATAAACTTTTTGATAGAACTATAGCAGCATGGAAAGTGGGAAAACTTGTATATGAAAAATGCAGAACAAGTCACGGAAAAAATGTACCTGATTTGATTAATTGTAGTATATTAAAAAAAAAAGATGTCATTTGTTTTTTAGATGACCAACAACATCCAAAAATGATACACAAACATGTGGACTATATTTATTTATATCCATACAAATTTGATTATATGTTTGCTTCTATGACTGATATTTTTTTAAAATCTAAATTAAATAAATTAATAAAAAAAGAACAAGTAAGAGATTTTAAAAATCATATTATATATTTTTCGAGAAATAGCGCTTTAGGTTATCGTTACTTAGAAAATACGCAAAAAAATCCTACAAATTATGATAACAAAGAAATTATTGTTTACTTGAAAAAATTTTTTAAAGATAATAAACGCTACACATTATCAAAGAAAAAGAAAAAGAAAAACAAAACGCGAAAAAATAAGCAATAATAATATGTTTTAAAATAAAATATATTATTATTATAAGTTTAATGCCAAAAACAGTTAAAAAATCTAAAAAATTTAAAAAAAAGAAAACAAAAAAAATATCCAGAAAAATCAAGATTTTGCGAAATTTTGAAGGGTCTAACATAGGAATTTTAAGCAAAAAAGTCAAAAATGGCAAAATTAATATAAATTTGAAAATAAAAAATGAGCCTTACAAAAAAGAAGTAAAGAAAAAATTCCAAAATTGGTTTTATTTTAAAGTTAGTAGTATAAAAGATAAAATGATTACATACAATATAAAAAACGTAAATAATTATGACGATGATTGGAAAGGATTTGATGTGTGTTATAGTTATGATAATGTTAATTGGAAAAGAACAAAAACTACTGTAAAAACGCTAAAAAAAAAAGCAAATATTGAATGGAATTTTAAATCAAGAAGTGAAAGTGTTTGGTTTGCATATTATCCACCATATCCTTTTTCAAAAGTAAAAGATATATATAAAAAGTCAAAAGTTATTGGTAGAAGTGAACAAGGTCGTCCAATTTATATGGAGAAATTTGGAAATGGTGAAACAAAAGTTTGGGTTATTTCAGGTCAACATCCTGGAGAAACTGTAAATATGTGGATGTTAGAGGGATTCATGAAAAGACTTTCGGAGAGAAAAAATTTATTAAATAAATTTACATTTTTTATAATACCTTGTTTAAATCCAGATGGTAAAGTATTAGGACATTGGTATACAAATGCAAAAGGTGTCAATTTAAATAGGGACTGGGGGCCTTTTAAATCAAAAGAAACAAATGCTATAAAAAAACAGTTTTTAAAACATGGATTTGATTTAGTGATAGATCTTCATGGAGATGAGGGTGCAAATCATCATTTTTTAGCACACAGTCCAAAGAAAAAACATCCACTTCATCAAATTATTAATAAAAAATTAAATGAAAAAAATAAAAAATTTCAAATGCAAAATTATTATGTGCAGAATGGTCATGATATGACTTTAGCAAATACGTTAGATGAATATACTATTGGTATTACTGTAGAGGCTGCAATGAAACATACACTTGGTAATCATAATACAATACAAGATGAGGCTATAAAAATTGGTAGAGATTTATTAGATAGTTTATAATATATATTTTTTTCTCTTGCGTGATTTTCTTCTGTGTGATTTTCTTCTGTGTGATTTTCTTCTGTGTGATTTTCTTCTGTGTGATTTTCTTCTGCGTGATTTTCTTCTGTGTGATTTTCTTCTGCGTGATTTTCTTTTTCTGCCGCCCTGAAACGGAAGTATATTATCCATATCTATTCTAACACGGCCGTCGCCAACATACCTAGGTCTCCGCATAGATTGTGGTTTATCACAATATTGTTTATCAACACCCTCCATTTTAGAATCTCCACTATTGTTTGACGGATAACAATAATTTTCCCAATCACATGCGCCTTTTACCCCTGCTTCACACCATCCTTTATGCTCACATTGTGTAAAACATGGTGTACCTTCATAAGTACTGTTATTATTTACTGTGCCATTTCTATTGCGTAATTGTAGCCTACGTACTGCATTACTTTTTACTATTCTTGCTCGTTCTTCTAGACTTATTCCAGCATCTACTGCCCCGGGGATAGGTACCTCTTTTGACCCTTCTCGTAAACCTTCAACAAAAGGCGTACCTCCTAAGGATTCAACTCTTAATACTTTCCCCTCAGCAACAGCCTCAGCAAGAGGTAGGTCATTTATATCACAACTTCTTGACCAAGAGCGATTTCCTCTTTTTCTTAGCGTTTGTTTACTGCATTCTTTGGTACTTGAATTAAATACACATCGAGGAGTATTATTATTTATACAACCATTGCAATCATTACTAAAAGTTCTACATACGGAACCTCCTCTTTTTTTACGAGAATTTCTTTTACGTAACTTTATTTTTCGAGTTTTTCTTTTTCTATAACCACCCCTAGGTGTTAGACGTTCAAACTCATTATCCATATCAGAATCAAAATCAGAATTAAGAGACCATTGACTTTTTGGGGTTATTTCTTGACTAAAATATGATTTTTCTGAGGGTTGTCTCAATGGTATAGGTCTTTTTTTTTCTGTTGCTCTATTATTATTCGTAGATGAATTGTTTGAAACTATATGTACTCTTTGAACTTTGGCAATAGGCGCATCTACGTCAGTTGGTCCATATACTTCATGTGCAACGGGGATATTCTTAATTTCATCAGGACGTATATATACATTTTCGGGATTTACATATAAATTATTAGATGGTCTTGCTACTCCAATTAAAGAAGAATGCATAAGTTTTGAACCATGATTATTTGAATCATCAATGGTTTTAACGTTACCTCTAACTGGACAATTATTAGTCCAGCCGTTTTTTCCAGAAGAACGCCCCTTAACTATATTTTTACTTCTACATTTTGGAGTTTTGTTGTTATTCCAAAGACAAGGAGTACCACGTCGTTTTTTATGGGAAACACATCTTGAACAATTTGTTATATTAGAACAAGTAGAGCCTCCCTTTTTTTTCCGCGATTTCATTTTTCTCGGTTTTCTTTTAACCATTATATATATATATATATAATTTACATTAAAAAAATATTTTCTGTATAAAAAATATTTTTTGAAATTTAATTTTTATAATTAATTAAACGTACATTCCAAATGGTACGCCTCCTTCTTTTGATTTTTTAATCAACTTATCAACTATATCTTGTGTTACAGTAAAAGGGAATTCAACAGTTATAATTTCTTTTTTATCGAAAAGTACCGAACCCTTTTTCATAAGTCTGTAAAGATTTAGTTTTGTATAAATAATCTCTAAACATCGTTTCAAGTTTCTTACGCCTTTTTCTTTGTCTGTAAGATTATTGCAAATATATGAAATTGTTTCTTGCGGGATAATAATTTGTTCTTTTTCGAAATTTACATTTTGTTCAATCTTAGGAATCAAATAATCGTTTGCAATAACCCATTTATCATCAGTTTTATATCCATCGGTTTGAATACGATACATTCTGTCTTTTAGAATAGGATTAACCTTAGATTCTTCATTATAACTAAAGATAAACATTGATTTACTTAAATCAAAATCAACATTTGCAAAATATTTGTCATGAAATTTATCATTCTGAGATGTATCAGTCATATGTGTCAAAATGCCCACAATTTCCTCACCCTTAGGAGTTTGACTAATTTTGTCTAACTCATCAAAGTAAAACACAGGATTCATACACTTACAGTTAATTAAAATATCTACGATTTTACCCCAGTGACTTCCTTCATATGTGTAAGAATGTCCTTCTAAGAAACTGCTGTCTGTAGCGCCTCCTAGTGCCAAAAATGCAAACGGCCTATTTAGGATTTTACTTACACCTTCTTTAATAAGTGTAGTTTTACCAGTACCGGGTGGACCTTTAACAGCAATTGCTGTCCCAATTGCATTAGGATTAGAAATCCATTGACCAATCATTTGTAGAATTTGAAGTTTTGCATCTTCTAGACCATATACGGCTTTATCTAGGATATTTTTTGCATTTTCTATAAATTCCTGACATTTTTCTTCGCCATCTGCCATAGAAATAGGAAGACTGCAATGTTTATTAAATGGTATTCTCATAAATGTGTCTACCCATTGCTTATTTTTGTAATATTCTCCAGAACTAGGGTCCATATATTCTAAAGTGTTTACTTTTTTCATAGCATATGATTTAAACTCTACAGGAATATCTGATTCAATCAATGAAATCCTGTAAGGTTTTTCTACATTTGAAAATTTATTTATATCTTTTAGTTTTGTTATGATTTTTTCTTGAACTCCCAATTCAAGAGTTTTAAAATATTTAAAATCGTTCATAACATTTTTTTCTCGAAGTAATTTTCTTAGTTCAAAGAAATTTTTCTTTTTCTTTCTTTCTTCTTTTTTCTTTTTCTTTTTTTCATCTTTCTTTTCTTTTACTTTAGCCAATTCATCGAATTTTTTTTGCAAAACTTCACTGCCTTCCTTTTTTGCATCAATAAGTTGTTTTAGTTCTCTTAAAAGAGCATCTTCTGTATCGTCTTTACTTTTCTTTTCAGAAGAATAGGGTTTTATATTTCTTGATAAAAGTCCTTTATGTATTTTTGCACCTTTATATTTTTTCTCTAATTCAACGTCATATTTTGCACGCATTCTTTTGCTTCTTTTGTGTACACGACTGACTTTACCTTTCTTAAAATCATCCCAGTCCTTAAGTTTAACAAGAACCTCATCATTTTTGTTATATTTTGTATTGTAAAATTCACCATCTTTTTTCAACTGTTTTTCTTGTTCTTCTGCTAATTCCATAAATTCTTCTTCTGAAATTTCGTCAATAGGTTTTTTTTTTAATTTTTCTAGACGAGATTTTTTTAATCTTTTATTTTTTTCATATTTTTTTTCTTCATCGCATTTTTCTTCTTCGCTATTTTCCGATTCTTCATTACTAGATTCCTCACTTTCATCATCTTCTTCCATATCATCATAATCTTCAAATTCATCATAACCCATACCTCCTTGTGGAACTGAAAATATAATATTAAATTTCATGTTATTTTTCATAAATTCTTCCATTTCATCTTCATCTAAATATTCATCCTCATCATATATTTCTTCTTCTTCTGTGTCATCATTACTATCATTATCTGTTTCTTTTTCACTTACTTCTTCATCATGAGAAGAAGATTCAGATTTATTATTACTTTTTTTATTTTGTTTCTTTTTTTTACATTTTTTCTTTTTAGATGTTTTATTTTTTTTATTTTTTTTTTTACTTTTATCCATTAAATTGTCTAATTTTTCTAATTGTTTTAATCTTTCTTTACCATTTTTTGAAGGAAATATTTTTTGCATAAGTCTTTGCATCTCGATTGTATTCATATCTTCAAGTTCATCTTTTTGGGGGTCATAATCGCTAGAAGAATCATCATCTGATTCTTGTTTTTTAGAATGTTTTTTCTTGTTTTTAGGAGAATTTGGATCACCTTTTTTGGGCATTATATTAAAATATACATATTTTTTTATATAATTTTATTAAATCAATTTTATTTTTTGTAAATTTTGTAATATGTTAGAAGATGAGGATTATTAAATTGAAAAACAATCTAAATAAATATTTATACAATATAAGTATGGCTAAAAAAAAGATTAACCCTTCAAAAATTATAGGTATACAATTTAGCGTATTATCTCCTGATGATATTCGCAATAGTTCGGTTGCAGAAATTACTTCAAGAGATACATACATAAATAATAAACCAGTCATCAATGGTCTATTTGATCCTAGAATGGGAGTTCTAGATCCCGGTTTGATTTGTCCAACTGATGGTCTAGATTATATGCAAACTCCGGGATATTTTGGACATATAAATTTAGCACGTCCAGTTTATTATATACAGTACTTATCGTCAATAATTAAAATTCTAAGATGTGTTTGTTTTAAATGTAGTAAATTAAAAATAAGCAAAGATAAATATGAATATTTGCTTAAAGAAGATTCAAAGAAAAGGTGGGAATCTATATTTAAGAGTGCAAGTAAAGTAAAAAGATGTGGCGAAGAAACAAGTGATGGATGTGGGTGCAAACAACCTAGAAAAATTTATAAAGAAGGATTGGGTAATATTTATGCAGAATGGGAAAATACAGATGGTATTGCAGACGAAGATGGTACCGTTAAAGATAAACTTACTATGAAATTAACACCCGAAATGGTTCTTAAAATTTTTAGAAGAATTAGTGATGAAGATGTTAATTTTATGGGATATAGTTCCCTGTGGTCACGACCAGACTGGTTTATTTGTCAAGTTTTGGCAGTACCACCTCCGGCGGTAAGACCATCGGTAAAACATGATTCTCAACAAAGAAGTGAAGATGATATTTCACATATAATAGTGAATATTATTAAGGCAAATAAAACACTTCAGGCTAAGATTGATAGTAATTCAGCAGAAAAAGTTATAGAAGATTGGACAACAGTATTACAGTATTATATTGCAACGATGATAGATAATCGTATTCCGGGTGTTGCGGCTGTTGCACAGAGAAGTGGTAGAGCATTGAAATCAATTAAGGAAAGACTTGTAGGTAAAACAGGAAGAGTAAGAGGTAATTTAATGGGAAAACGTGTTGATTTTTCAGCACGTTCAGTTATTACACCAGATGCAAGTCTTAAAATTGCTGAACTGGGTGTGCCTATGCCAATTGCTATGAATATTACATTTCCACAATGTGTAAATAAACGAAATCATAACTTTCTTTTGAAATTAGTTTTAAATGGTCCTAAAAAATATCCGGGAGCAAATATTTTAGAAAGAAAATCAGGAGAAACCATTTCTCTTAAATATATTGATAGAGATACTATTACATTGAACGAAGGAGACATAGTACATCGTCATCTTATGGACGGCGACCCTGTTTTATTTAACAGACAACCTACGTTGCACAGAATGAGTATGATGTGTCATGTTGTAAAAGTTATGAAAAAAGGAGCAACTTTTAGAATGAATGTTGCAGATACCAAGCCATATAATGCAGATTTTGACGGTGATGAAATGAATATGCATGGTCCACAAGATGAAGAAAGTCAAGCAGAATTAATGTATTTAGCAGCGGTTCCTCGTCAAATTATTTCACCTCAAAATAATCAATCTATTGTGGGTATTTTTCAAGATTCTCTATTAGGAAGTCATCGATTTACTAGAAGAGATATTAATTTTGATTCTAGACATGCAATGAATTTACTTATGTATTATAATAAAGTAGATAAATCACTTTTTGATGATAGAGACAAAAGAATTTCGAGTTTTGAGATATTGAGTCAAATTTTGCCTCCAATTTCAACAAGATTTTCAAATAAACTTTACGATGATGAAAATAAAAAAACTTCAAATAATATTATCGAGATTATTAATGGTGAATATATAAGAGGTTCTATTGATAAAAGTGTTTTTGGTTCAGGTTCTAAAGGTTTGATTCAAACAATATTTAATGATTTTAATCATAAAGAATCGGCAGATTTTATTGATAATATTCAGTCAATTGTAACCGAATATATGAAATTAAGTGCATATAGTGTAGGAATTAGTGATTTGATAGCAGATGCAAAAACAAATCAAAAAATTATTACTACTGTAAATGAGAAAAAGAGAGAAGTACAAAATCTAATTAATCAATTACATTTAGGTGTATTTGAAAATTCAACAGGAAAATCAAACGAAATAGAGTTTGAAACACGAGTAAATGCTTTATTGAATGAAGCATCTAGTAATGCTGGAAAAATAGGAAGAAAAAGTTTGGATGAAAATAATCGTTTTGTAATTATGGTAAATGCTGGTTCAAAAGGTAGTACAATTAATATCGCTCAAATGATATCTTGTTTGGGTCAACAAAATGTGGACGGAAAGAGAATTCCTAGAGGGTTTTCGGATAGAACACTACCACATTACACAAAGTATGATGACAGTCCAGAAGCCAGAGGTTTTGTTGAAAGTTCATTTATTCAAGGATTAACACCTGAAGAAGTTTACTTTCATGCAATGGGTGGTCGTGTTGGTTTGATTGATACGGCTGTTAAAACTAGTCAAACAGGATATATTCAAAGAAGGCTTATTAAGTCTATGGAAGATCTTAAAGTTTGTTATGATATGACTGTAAGGAATAATAAAAATAAGATTATTCAGTTTACTTATGGAGATGACCATATTAATCCAACAAAAACCGAAAATCAAAGTTTTCCATTGCATTTAATGTCATTAGAAGAAATATACAGTCACTTCCATATTCCTATGGATAAAAGTAATTCTCTCTTCAAGACAATTTATACAAAAGAAGCATCAAAAAGAGTTAAGAAACAACAGAAAAAACTTAACAAAAGATTAGTAACAATTCTGGAAAGATTTATAAATAAAAGAGATGATATTGTTAAACATGTTTTTAAGGGTGAGAAAAATATTGTACTACATATTCCAGTGCATTTTCATAGAATAATGAATAATATAGAAAAACAACTTTATATTCAAGGTGATTTTATAGTTGATATTACTCCATTAGAAGTATTAGAATTGGTAGAAGAAACATTTAAAAATTTGTCACAAACAGAGTTGATTAAACCAAATGAATTATTTGAATTAGCATGGTATTATTATTTAACTCCTAAAGAATTGCTTATTCTTCGCAAATTTAATAGAAAAGCACTTATATATTTAATGGAAGTTCTTGTTATGAATTATAATAAAGCAATTGTTCATCCTGGAGAAATGGTTGGAATGATTGCTGCTCAAAGTATTGGAGAACCCACAACGCAAATGACTCTAAACACATTTCATTTTGCTGGCGTAGCATCCAAATCTAATGTTACTAGGGGTGTACCTAGAATTGAAGAGATTTTGTCTCTTTCGGAAAATCCAAAACAACCATCTACTACAATTTATTTACATGAAGATGAACAAGAGAGTATCGATAAGGCTCAAGAAATAAAATATTCGCTTGAATATACATGTTTGAAAGATGTGACAAATGCTATTAGTATTTGTTTTGATCCAAATCCAGAAGATACATTAATAGATGAAGATAAGATTTTGTTAAAAGAATATAATGAATTTAAAAAGGTAATTGCTGATTGTGGGTTAGATGACGAATCAGTTGAAAAGTCAAAATGGGTTATCAGGATAGAATTGTCCAGGGAAAAAATGATGGACAGAAATATTACAATGGGTGATATTCATTTTGCATTGAATAATTCACTAAAAAATAGTGTAAGTTGTGTATTTAGTGATTTAAACGCGGATAATTTAATATTTAGAATTAGATTACATAATTCAAAGTCTATGATGGCAAGTAAACAAAAAGGATTAGACCAAACAGATGAAATATATATGTTAAAAAATTTACAAGATAATATATTGAATAATATAATTCTTAAGGGTATAAAAGGTATACCTAAGATTATAATTCGTAAGGTTAAAAATCAATTAATTAAAAAAGATGGAAATTATAAATCATCTGATATTTGGGTTCTAGATACTGTGGGTAAAAATTTAAAAGAAATTCTGGCAAAAGATGAAATTGATAGTAAAAGAACATACAGCAATGATATACAAGAAGTTTATAAAACTTTAGGAATAGAGGCTGCTAGAAAATGCGTTTTAACAGAATTAGAAGAGGCATTTTCAGATACAACTTATATTAATTACCATCATCTTTCTATGTTGTGTGATAGAATATGTGCAACAAAAAAGATGGTAAGTGTATTTAGACACGGTATTAATAATGATGATATAGGTCCTATAGCAAAGGCTAGTTTTGAGGAAACACCTGAAATGTTTTTGAGAGCGGCGAGACATGCAGAATTAGATTTAATGACTGGAGTTTCTTCAAATATTATGTGCGGACAAGAAGGTTACTTTGGTACAGGAGCATTTCAAGTGTTACTTAATATTGATGAAGTTAATAAGTTTGAATCACAAGAATTAGAAAAATCAATAGACGTTGATAATATGTTAAAGGTAGAAGACGAAACATCGTTTTGTTCGAAGAGTAATATTAAAATTACAGATAATAGTGGATTAATTTCTGGAACAAATACAGGAAACATGGTAGATGATTACGATATGGGATTCTAAGCAAAATATATTATATGTATATAAATTATATATGTTGCTACAAAAAATTTTTTTACAAATAAATGAAAAATATTCTATTACCAATAATGAAATAGAAGATTTATTTGAAGATGAAATAAATTCAAACGATATTGTTATATATAAAAATATATTAGATAGATATGAAAGTGTTTTACATAATAAATTTGAAGCCATATATAGAGAAGCAAAAACAATTAAAAATAAATTAACAAATTTAATAAAAAAATATAGATGGAATAATGCTGTTAATAGTAATATAGAACAAGACCTTTTTTTAAATAATATTGATGATTTTCATGAAAAGTTTGTAGTAACAATATTAGAAAATAATACTATTTATAAATTTCGAATTAGTGATATTGTAAATTTATGGGTATTATCATTACAAAATTGTGAGCAATTATTTGTTAAACCAATAGAATTAAAGAATCCATATACAAATATTATTTTTTCAAAATGTGCAATGTATAATATTTATATTAAATTGATAGATACAGGATTTATTGTACCAAATGTGATAACATCTCATGTTAGACATGAGATGGATATTAAAATGTTTTCTATACGTAATTTCCCTCAATTAAAAGAAAATGCAATATTATTGTTTATGAGGGAAAGTAGTTATATTGAAAAATATGAAGAAATACTCAATATGTTACATGATTTTAGAAAAGATATAGATTATTATACTATGGCTAGTTTATGTTCAGTAACAGTTAAAAAAGAAGCAGTAAAATTATTTAGTAATCATTTGTTTTTATATTTAGAATCAAAATATTCATGTAATCCACTTATAAAAGATGAAAGTAAAAATAGAGTAAAAGAAAAACTTAAAAATTTAATTGAAGAAAATCCACGTTTTGGATTTTCACGAATAGATGTTATACGTTATGTCCCTATAACCGAAAGATCCGAAGTAAGGAGAAGAGAAAGAGAGAGAGAAAGAAGAACAAGAATAGCCCCCCGTCTTATTCCTCCTCCACCACCACCACCTCGATTGGAATTAGCATCTAATACAGATACTTCAAATAGTCCACCACCTATACCCAATCATTTGAGGAGGAGGAGACGAAATGCTATAGCAGGTCGTCCACCTGTATTGCCTCCACCACCGCCTCCTATTGGAAATAGTATAGTACGTAACTATAATCCTTTAGACTCAAATGCTCCATTACCTTCTATAAACATTAATAATTATGTAACAAGAACAAATGATATACTTACTAGGACATTAACAAACGACAATACTAGATTATTATCTAGTGTTTTGTTTAATAGAAATGAAGAAGAAACAGAACCAGATTTAGAAGCAGGAACAATTGTCCCATCTACTGGAGTATCTAATAATGATTTAGAATCAACTAGTACACCTAGTTATTTGCAAAATTTATTAAATACAAGAACAAGAGATTTATTAGCACAAATAGATGAAGTTTTAGAAACCGAAAGTGATATTGAATTTGCTGTTTCCTTAGAAGTAGAAAATCCATTTGCTCCATCTAGAGAAATAACACGTACACCTCCGCCAGAAACTGATATGAGTGCAAATATATTATCAGAGCCGTTAATTCCAAATATAAATAGAATAAATACCGGGGAAATAATAGAAAGATTAAATACGGTAATAAATAATGAATTACAAAATTCAAATTCGCAATCAAATAATCAACAATCTACAACGCAAGAAACGTTAGTAGAAGAAATACCTGACAATTCTGAAATTGAAACACCACAAATTGATAATTCAGATAGTGAATGGGATTTTTAATAAGTTTAACTAAATAAATAATATAGTAAATTTAAAATATTATTTATTAAAATTTAAATAGTTTTTTTTCCTAATTTTGTAATCTTAGATTTTTTTTTTTTATATTTTTTTTTTTTTTTTTTTTTTTTTTTTTTTTCTTTTAACATTGGATGTGCCAATTCATAAATATTTTCAGTATTTACATAGTTATTTATTTGTTTTAATGTAATATTATCGAAGTATTTTTCTAATATTTCTTCTAGTACTACGATTTCATCTGGATTTATGTTATATTTTACATGTTGAAATGATAAAAATGATTTTGGTGTAAAAATATATTTTCTAATTTGTTGAAATCTTATTAGTTCATCACTTAGTTTTATATAATAATAAATCTTATTTTTTTCTTTACTATAAAGATTTTTTTTAGGTAATATTAGTCTACAAATTCCATTTTCTTCTCGTATTAAACAATGTTTCATCTTACTACAAGTATTTTTATCTAATGATATACATGTAATCATTTCATCATAGTCTGTTAAATTTTTTAATTTTAGTTTTTGGAAATTAACAATCTCATTCATAAGAGTTGAACATATTATTCTAATTTCATCCATTTTTTCAACATAAGTTAATACTGGATTATTTATAATATTTTTTAGTTTTTGTTTAATTTGTATATTTTTTTTAAAATTAATAATAATTTTAAATGTATTTCTAAAAATATTGTAAAAACTATTTTCAAGGATTAATTTTTTTACAATTAATTTTCTTTCAATATCAGTTTTTTTACTTTTCAATAATTTATCATCTAATAATAATTGGTTGTCTATATTGTGAGTGTGTTCAACTTCTATATCTTCATCACTTGATAACTGTTTTTCATATTTTTCTGGTATAATAGGAACAAACTGATTTGACGATGTTATAATTCCTACAATATGTTGTTTGTCAACAATTTTTTTAACAGGATTTGATTGTATTCTATTTTGTGATATTTGATACATATTTTTTAAAAATCTAAAAGTATCACTATAAGATTGATAATTTAAAGCATCAGATACAAATTGTATTTCCATATTTTTAATAAATCCTGATGATTTACATGGTAAATAAAATTCTTTACCGTCAGAAACAACATTAAGTCCAACCACTTGGTTATTATTATTGATAATTTGACGATTAATAGTATATTGAAAACTTTTTAATATTTTAATTATTGTATTTGCATTTAAATTTATGTAATATTTATAAGTATTTATACTATTTTTAGGATTACAGTTTTCTTTCATAGAAGTTTTAATATTTTTAATTATTTTATAAATCGAAGTTTTTTTAAGAGAAGTAAATGCTATTTTACTAAAAAACTTCTTTACATTAAAATCTTTTTTATTGTTTTTTCTAGTAAGTTTGCATAAAGGTTCGTAAAAATTATCCTTTGAATATACCATTAATGTTGGTTTATTTATACTAAAAAATTCATTTGAATTATGATGTGTGGGACATGTAAGTTGTATTTTGTCTGTAATATCATTATTACTGTTTTTAAATATTAACAAATTAATACCATCTCGAAATAAAACACCACCATTATTAATAGGTTTAGATATCAAGTCCCACAAATATGTATAATCTATTTTTACATTTGAATCTTTGATGTAATTTTTAAAATTAGTATAAGATGTTATTAGTTTTTTCTTTAATTTTTTATTGTTTGTAATACTTCTCAAAATAAAACTGTCTGGTATTTCACTAACAGCAATATTATTTTTAGGTTTAAAAACTTCTGGTAGAATTCCATTTTGAGCAGTAAGAAATTTATCAATAGTTAAATTTGACAGAAAATATTGTTTAAATTCACTTAAACTTTCTATTTGAGATGTCAATCTAGTATTATCTCCAGATTTATTATAAAATTTGTATACACTTGCAAGCATACATAAAAATGATTGATTTCTGTTTTTCTCTACACCCATGCGTAAAATACATGGTGTATTAACTTTTAATTTTTTATTTAAATTGCTCCCTCTTGACGAATAACATAGTTCAGCGTTGTTAAACCCTAAAAATGATTGTAAAGAAGGATTCATATAACCTAATTGACCATTTTTTAAAGGAAATTGCATTGTTGGGGTGTCTTCTATTTTTACAAATTTTTCTCTAACTATAGAATCTCGTTTTAAAGAAATAGAATCTTTAGTAGTGCTATTATCACTTACAGGTTGATTGCAAACGCCTAATAATTCTCGTCTTTCTTTTGCACTTGAAGGCCTATCTTGTAATGTACCTTTTATTGTTTCTAAATTTATGTTTCCTTTTTCATCTGTTTCAAATGTGGGTTTTTGATGAGGTTTATACATATGAGATAATTTAGGCGGTGATGTTGTAATTTTACCTGTTTTTGTATCTCTATAAGTTCCATCATTTAATTTTTCATATGTATCAGTTCCAGCATATTGAAAACAACATGGTACACATAATCCATCGGGATGTTTACTTTTATCTGTAAAACCAGGATACATTGGTCTATAAATAAGTTTTCTTGCTGGTTCTCCAGGAACAGTATTTTTAGCGTTTTCTCTATGAAAACGCTCATCTGTAAATTCGACAATTCTTTTACCCTTTGGAATTTTTTTTGCATTTTCAGGTATTAGTGCTTTCCACCCTCCACATTCACCATTATTAATTTGTTTAAGTGTCAAACTTCTACCTTTACCATTTTCATCTCGTACACACCAAAATCTGGGACAAATGTAATTGTACTTTTTCTCTCCAGAACCATATCTAATAAATTCATCATAAGATTGAACACCCGCTTCATTATCTTTTTGATCTATATATTGTTTTTCTTCATCGGTTATTAATACCGGTTGTTTTCTATATTGAAATGGGCAAGACCTAGTATACGATTTATATCCTGGTTCGTCTTTTTTTAAAAATAGTTTTGGGTCTTTTTCTCTCATTTTCAACATAAAAATATTTTTCGCTCCAGATAAAGCATATTTAGATAAATCTATATCTTCTTCGTCTCCACTATCATCATCTGCTCCACCTGATTGTCCTATTTTAAGAGAATCTTCTTCATCACTTTCTAAATCGTCATCTGAACTAATAGGATCTAAATCATCATCTTCTATTTCACTACCTATTTCTATATCATCCTCAAGACTTACAGATTTCTGTGGACTTACAGATTTCTGTGGACTTACAGATTTCTGTGGACTTCCACTAACACTACTTAATGAACTTCCTATACTAGAAAGAGAATCATCATCAGAATTATTTGATACAGAACTTAAAATATCATTACTTGCATCAGATACAGCATCGGCTATTTCACTAACTGGGGTCGTAACAGCATCTACTGCTTCACTAACTGGAGTCGTAACAGCATCTACTGCTTCACTAACTGGAGTCGTAACAGCATCTACTGCTTCACTAACTGGGGTCGTAACAGCATCTACTGCTTCTGTTACAGGTTTAGATACAGCATCGGCTATTTCACTAACTGGGGTCGTAACAGCATCTACTGCTTCTGTTACAGGTTTAGATACAGCATCGGCTATTTCACTAACTGGAGTCGTAACAGCGTCTACTACTTCACTAACTGGAGTCGTAACAGTATCTACTGCTTCTGTTACAGGTTTAGATACAGAGTCTACTACATCACTAATAGGTTCAGGTACAGCATCTACTACTTCTGTTACAGGTTTAGATACAGCATCTACTGCACTATCAGCACTACTTAATTCTATTTCTTCTTCTCGTTCACTATCTAATTCATCATCACTGTCTGCATCTTCCTTACTTTGTTGTAGAGATTTTGATAATCTAATATCTGTTGATAAGTCTTGTTCTTGTTGTTCTTTTAATAATTCTGCAAAATCTTTTGAGTCTTCATCATCGTCATCATCTTCAAACTCAGATAATTCATCTAAACTTTCATCCCGGTCCCCAAAAGTTATAGGGCCAGATTGTAAGTTTTCTTGACGTATATCTAGATTTTGCTGTTCATCTATATTTTTAAGTTTTTTCTTATCTTTTTTACACAAATATTGTACTTTTTCTAACAAATTAGGTTCAATGTCTATTTTTTTTAACAAAACAGAAACGGCATGTAAATAAATATCTAAAACTGGAACGTAATTAATATTATTAATATTTTGCATTATAATAGATAAATATGTTGCTTCTGGAAACATTTCATTAAAAATTACTGTTTCAAATCCTGGATTACTATCTACAATTCTATTTTTATTTCCATATGTTTCTGTTTTTATTTGAACTTCTTGACTCCATTGTTGTATGTATTTACGTGCTTTTGCTTCAGTGTCTATTTCTCTTTCAAAATTATTTATTAATAGTTTAATAATATTATCCATAGATTCAGCATTTTGTCTTTGAATGGTAATAAATGATAAAATACTATTCATTAAATGAAAACTTGAAACTCTTTTATATGTTAAATTTGTCATTCCAGAAGATTTACTTTTATTTTGCGATGAATTAACATTAAAAATAGGAGTAACACATCCAATTACATTATTAACATTAATTTTCTTAGAATTAGGTACAGAAAATTTATATGTCATATTGTTAATATAAATATTAGGTTTGTTAAAGTCTTGAAATTTAATATATTGATAACCTTTTTGTTTTAAAAAATTTCCTATTTTAATAAGAATCTTTTCATTAATGGTAATATTAATGAGTTCTGATATTTTTTCAATAGATAAAAGATTAGGGATATTAATTTTAATCTCTATGTTACCATTTTCATTTAATTCGCAAAAAATTTCATAATTAAAATCGTTAAAATTATATTTTATGAAAAATCCTAATGATTTTTTTTTAGATATTTTTTTTGAAACATCAATTAATTTTTTTTTCTTTAAATTTTCTTCTACATATATAAGAGGTACTTTTACACCTGATGTAGATATATTATTACCAGTGTATAATCTAAAAATATTTTCAAAACGATTACCTGGATTATATTTTATTAATTGTATATTGTTTGACGAATTAAATGTTTTGAAAATTACTTCTAATGGTATTTTAATTGGAAATAAAGGTTTAATAGTAAAATGTATATATTCGATACCTTTTTTAACATTTTCTAATGATTCTTTTGTAGAATCAAATATTTTATAAAGTAAATCAATACGTTTATTGTAAGACTTATAATATTTTTTTAAGTTAAGGTTATCTTTATCTTTGAGATTACCTTTATTTGATATTAATTGGTCTAATGTTGTGATATTATTTTTTTTAAAAAGTAATGGAAAATATAGTTTTAAAATGTAAGCATCGTCAAGACTATTATTTTTGGAAAATTCAATAGTGTTTTCACTCGTACATAAATAAATATTATTCTTGTGAATAGGTAAGAAATTAAATAAACTATTATTGTTTAATGTAGAAATAATGTTTTCTCCTTCTCTAGATAAATATTCATTATGTTTTAAAAGAAAAGGATTAGCGATATAAGGATAATTATTTTTTGTTGTAACATAATTTCCCAATGAATGTGTTTGAAAAAGTACACTATCCCAATTTATATCTAAATTAAATAATGAATCGTAAATATTATCTTCTTGTGGTTCAAAATTATTTAATTTATCATTTAATAAACTAAGATTTGTAGTTGATTTCACTAAATTTCTTAAAAAAAGATTAAGTTTATTAATAATTATATTATCTTGTTTATTATTATTTTTTAATGTTTGGTATATAGAATTAATATCAATATTAATATGTCTTAAATAAAATAAGTAAATTTCATTTAAAGAAATATCTATATCACTTATTTCATTAAATATTTTTTCTTTAATTCTAATTATAGTATCATCTAAATGTATAAATTTCTTAATATATTCTATTTCAATTCTATTTTCTTGAATGTATCTAAATTCATCTTCTGAAAATAAGTTTAATTGTTGATTAATGGTTGCAAAACTATCTTCACTCGATATATTTTTATTTCCGATGAAAATATATATTTTTTTTATTTGATTATTAACAACATGATTAATTTTAAATATAGGAAACATATATAAATATACAACAAATTAATATAATATAATTTACTAAAATGAATATTGTTGTTGCAACATGTAAAAATAGAGGTATAGGTATAAATAACAAACTACCATGGCGTATATCTTCTGATATGAATTTTTTTAAATATTTAACAATAGGAAATAAAAATAATGCAGTTGTAATGGGAAAAAATACATTTGAAAGTTTACCAAAACCTTTAAAAAATAGAGATAATATAGTTGTATCTACAACAATAAAGAAAAACCCAAATTTAATTATACATGATAATTTCAACTGTGTAAAAAATAATATATCTATGTATGATGATGTTTATTTAATAGGAGGAGAACAAGTGTATAATAATATGATAATCGATAATTATGTAGCAGGTATTTACCATACAAGAATAAAAGAAGAATATGATTGTGATACATTTTTTCCAGAAATACCAAAAAAATATGAAAAAATAAATACTATTAAATTTAAAGATAAAGATAAATTAACAAATCAGGAAATATTTTTTGATATAGATTTATTTATAAATGAACAATTTATAGGAGATAATCATTTAAATTATTATAGATTAAATGATAATTTAATGAAAGCATTAAATAAACTTAATTTAAATCATAATATTATTAATTATTTAAATTAACTTTATTTACGTTTGGTTTTTCTACGTTTATTTAATTTTTTTTTGTATTTTTTTTTTCTAGATTTTCTACCGGCCTGTTGAAGCATAGGATTTACAATATTCGCTCTTTTATTTGATAATCCTGGAGGCATTGATATATTTCGTCTTTGTATTTCTCTTTGTAAATTAGGAATAGTATTTAAAATATCGTCAACATTTACATCGTCTTTACTATTTACAATATTATTTAAGCATGTATCGTATTCTTGTTTATTTACAATATCACATACTTCCCATGCTAACTGATATTTTAAATTTTCAATATCCTTAGATGTTTGTTTCATCTTTTTTTGTTCTTGCTTTTTTTTTCTATTTTTTCTGCATTTTTTTGTAAAACAAATTTTTCCACCTTTTTTCCTACGACTTTTTCTTTTATTTTTTTTGTTATTTCTTTTTCTACGAGTTTTTCTTTTTCTTCTACTACCACCCATTTTTGCTTCTCCATGTTTTTCGGTAGAAAAATCAATGGCACTTTGAATTAATATATCATAATTTAAATAACGAGGTGTACCCGGTTGAGTTGTTTGCATTAATCTAAAAAATCTTTCTACAAAATCAAGTAAATCTGTTTGTGCTTTTGTAGCACTTTCCAATAAATCACCTGTTCTGTAGCCATCTCTTGGAACTGTTCCTTCAATGTTAGCAGCATTTTCTCTTCCGCGAGGTCCATATCTAGATTGTCGTATAATATGACTCCAGACATGTTCTCTTCCTTTTCTTTCTTCTTTATTTTCATATATAATTCCGCCATGTTTTTCATGATTTTTAAATATAAGTAAAAGTAAACACATAGCAAACTTAACAATATTAATATTCTCAGGATAGGTTTCTAAATTTAAAATATATAAAAGTTCGGGAGAACGCAAAGATGGAGAGATTTGTAACCAATCATGATAATCTTTAAAAAAGTATAAAAAAAGTTTGTAAATATCAACTAAATCTCCTTCTTCTATTACACCGATTCTATCAGCAGAATCTTTATCGCTAGTTTGTGCATCGGATTTAGAATTAGATAGTTCTTCAGGTGGAGATTCTAAAAATTCGGAAAATCTTTTTTGCCCTTCAAAAAAGTTTTTTACTCTTGTAATAATTTCTAATAAAAGTTTAAATTGCGATTGTAAATTAATTTGACGTTGATATGTGTTTTTTGCGGTTTTAATTCTATTCCACATATTTCTTTCTGTTTCAGAAGTATAGGATACATCACCAAATGGTGAACAATTTGGAAATATAATTATAACATTAGGTCCTTCTTTATTAATAATAAAGTTAACTATTTCTAAAATAGTTACATCTCTAGAGTTACCACCTTGATCGATTAAAATACTAGACAAATATTTATCTAATTGCCAATCTTCACCATTATGTATAAAAATACCAAATCCTCCCGGGTCTTCTTCACCACCCTCTCCAGAATGAATATCGCCACTTCTTTTTTGAAGTTCAACTTCAACTATTTCATTAAATATAGTATCGTTAGGAGTGTATAAAGATGTACTAGTTAAAAGTTCACCGAATCCGCGACTACCTTCCATGTTACTGGAATATGCACCTGCTAAATGACGTGTATTTGGATAAGATAATAATTGTAATCGTTTTCTACCATTAGTTAACATATCATATAAAAAATTAACATTTACTCTATCACTATCAAAATCAGAAAGAGCGGATTTTCCTGGAGAAACAATTCTTAAAATATAAGGTCTATTCCCTATAATTTCCGACTCTCCTATTTTTTTTCTATATTGATTATAGGTTAAAAATTTATCTTGTAATCGTTCACTACCTCCACCATGAGCCTGAACATATATAATTTTTGGTGTTTCCATATGTATATATTTTATTAAGAATATATTATATGTTGTTAAAAATCAATATATAATATTTAAAGGTCATAATATGGATTATCAGTAATTGTCATACCACAATATTTTTGTGGTTTTTTTTTATAATCTTTTGGTTCATAAATCCCCATAGATACAGCATTTTTTAAAATAAATTTAAAATTTTCCCAAAATTCTTTTTTGTGTCCAATAGATTCAGTAGCAATATGGCTAATTTCATGAAGAGCAACGAATGTTAAAGTATTTTCATCAATAAGTTTTGTTCCTTCTTTTGTAGTTGTCGTACAAAATGCCAATTTTTCACCTTTATTTTCTGAATATGCAGTATATTTACTTGTAGGAAGAGTTTCCATAATTTTTCTAGGATTAAATTTTTCTGTGAGTCTTTTTACATTTTCTCGCGTTGGATATTTTTCACCTAAATATTTTACTAATTTGGTTAATTTTCCAGTAACAGTTGCTAATAAATCCGCTACTAATTCTAATTTTGGTGTTTCTCTTACGCAATAAGTATTACCATCTTCATCACTAACTATGCATTTTAAATGAAACATTTCAGAGTCAAAATATATTTTTAAACAAAATGCTACTACAAAAATAATAATAATATATCCAAAAACATTAATATCTAATTTCATAATACTATATAGTGATATAAAACAAATTTCAAATTTAATATTTGTTTTATATAATTATTTACTGGTTACCACAACCAATTTCTAAGGGTCTGCGCTGCATATCAGGACTCATAGTTGTCTGATTCCAGGGACCAACATTCAACTGTGGGTTTGCTGGCTCACTTCTAAGTTGAAGGTTAGCATTTCTTAAACTCTGACCGACAGTATTAATTCCTACATGATGTCCTGCCTTAAGTAAACTTACATTTTTAAGGTCACCTGCCCCCATGGGGTTAAGTTTACTAAACTCACTGTTGTTATCACGCGGAAGGAGTTCACTTGGGTCTACAACCTGTTGTTTTGCGCAACTAGGAGGTAATCCGTATGTATCAGTGGATGTACCATTAGCGGAAGCATTTGCACTATTTTGTCCTAAAGGACCCGAAGGTACAAAGTTGTTTCCACCGGCAGCACACTGAATTTGACCGTCACTCATTTGTCCTTGTGCCATTGAAACATTTTCAGCGGCTTTTGCAGATTCACCTGCATTTTCCATACCACTCATAGGTAGAGAAAATCCTTTAGAGTAGAAATACAAGGCACATACAACGACAATACCTGCTAAAACCATTAAAGTCTGATTGTTCAAAAGTTTCTTAAGTGTCTTATTAATGTTCATTATATATTAATCTAAACATAAAATATTTTTAATTTTTATTGAATTAAATGAATTTTAATTATCATATTCTTCATTATCTTCCTCATCGCTACTATCAGCAACATCAATCATATATAAATCTTTAATTCTCTTAACTTCTAGATAGGCCTTAATTGCTTCATTTCTCGCTTTTTTTGCTTTTTCTCTTGCTTTCTTATAAATGTCTAAATAAACATCATTAGCATTCTTTAATTTTATAGATTCTGAATCAGAAACATCAATATCTATTTCTTGTAATTCATTTTCATTATTTTGATTTATGTTTTCTAAATTATATTTTTCTAAAGTATCGGGTTGTTGTATTGTATTTATTTTTTTGTTTATTTTTTCAGTTTCTAAAATATTTTTTGTTTCTTCTTTTTTTGATTTTTTTTCTAAAATAATTGTGTTTTCTTGAGTTTTTTCTAAATTATTACCAATTGAATTATCATCTTTTAAATTATTATTATCAAATTTTGAATATATGTTTTCTGTAATAAAAATATTATTCTTAATTGGCTTAACAGCATTTTTTTCCTTAATATCTGTAATATTATCAGATTCAGAATCTAAATTATCAGTATCAGAATTTATTAAATCTTGTTTTTTATCTTCTTCTTCTATATTTACTATATCTTTACTGGAATAATGATTATCGTCTACACAATTATCAATATCATTGTTATCTTCATTATAATCATTATGATTATCATCATTTACAACATTTTTTGTAGTATTTTCATTAATATTTTTTTCTAAAGATTTATTGGTTTTTATTAAACATTTACTGAAAATAGGTTTTTCATTTAGAATCATAAGTTGTCTTAAAAATATTTCTAAGTGAAAACTTTGTGATGAAAATTTGAGTCCTTTTATTTCTAAAATAGAAATCACATTCTTTTCATCGTCAATATTTTCTAAATGTAATTCATTTTCATTGTCATCATATATTTGTATATTTAACTTGTTTTGTGCTTTATTTTTATAAATAAATGTACGTATTAGATTATAATTGCTCTTATATGTTCTAATACTATCGTTCCAATTGTAGTCAATCTCATCTAAACTAGGGTTTTCATGAAACCAATTATCGCCATTTTCTAATATTAAACTTCTAACCTTATTTTGTAAACTGTTTAACCAGTTTATAAATATAATATTATCAGTATTGTCTTTTAAAAATAATAAGTCACAATAAACTTGTTTTGATGTTTTATGTATTCCTTTTTTTGTTTTACATTTAGGTGTTTGTATAATAATAGGTTTGGAATTTAGTTCTAATGCAGCGGAATATGTACCACCTTGTAGTGCTTTAGGGGTTTTTATTGTAATATTATCTATAGGATAGTTTTCATTAGGTAAAAACTCTGAATTCATTACATGAAATATATAAAATTAACTTTAAATTAAAAACGCATTAAAAATTTAATATTTTAATATGTATAAAATATAATTATTTAGATTATGGATATAAAACAAACATTAATAGACGAATGTATAAATGTATTACATAAAGAAGAGGTTAAAAAAGAATTTAAAGAATTAATGAAACCATTAATATCTATGTTAATTCAAGAAATTTATCCATATATATTTTTATCAATAATTTTTGTATTTATAAGTTTTTTACTAATTTTAGGAATATTTATTTTATTGTTGCGTAATAAACATTTTTTAAATAGAAAACTATAAAATATTTATATAGTATATAATGGCTAGAAAAACACGTAGAAGATCTCGTTCCCGTCGCCGTAGACGTCGCCGTCGAGGAGGTTCAGTTACTGGTGCTTTAAGAACTGCTTTATTGCCCTTTTTACTTTATAAAGGACAGAAGAAAATGCAAAAAAGAGTTTCCCGTAGAAAGCGTAGAAAAGGACGAAAAACTCGCCGTAAAAGCCGCAAATAAATATTGTAAAATAAGAATATAAATTTATATTATTATTTTATTATAATGAGCAACGAATTTCAGGACAATATTAAATCTTGGGTTAACATAGACAATCGTATTAAGCATTTACAACAACAAGTGAAAGAACTTAGATGTGAAAAAGGCAATTTAACAGATAATATTTTTACTTATGCAGAAGATAATAATTTAGAAAATGCTGTTATTCAAATAAGTGATGGAAAATTAAAATTTCAAAATGTTAAACAGTCTTCACCATTAACATATGGATTTTTAAAAGAATGTTTATTAGAATGTATGGATAATGAAGAACAAGTAAAGGAACTTATAGAATATATTAAAGGTAAAAGAACTTTTAGAACAAATTATGATATTAAAAGAACATATAAATAATTCGCTTAGAGACATGGTAACAAATATTAAATATATTTGTTACTATTTGTTAATGGAAAAAACAAATAAAAAACAAGGTGTGACTATAATGACAAATCAAAAATGGAAAAATTATGAACCAGATAAAAAAATGGTAGAACTTTTTTCATCACTTGAAGAATTAAAACAAAAAAGAAAAAAAGAACATTTTAAAAATTGGTTAAATTTAGATGTAAAATTAAATGAAAGTCATGCATTAAAAGTAAAAAATATTTTAGAGTATTTGATTGAAAATGTAAATACAGTAGTAGAAACTTGTGGTTTGTCAATAGGTAATGAAAAGGAACTTAGAGATAATATTGCAACAATGATATATAGAAGAAGTCAAGATGGAATGTGAATATGAAGAAGAATTTATTACAAAAGAAGAATATTTAAAAAATCTTGATTTACAGGATTTTTTAAATTGCGAGGAAACCAAAGATATTTTAGAAATGGAATGTTATAATAAATTTGAACTGGGATTAAAACTAAGTTTAATGAGAATTTTTGAAAATTGTGCAAAAACATATAGTTCAGAATCTTTTTTGTTTAATGATTATACCGGTGAAAAAAATAGTGATATATTTTCAGAGATAGTTTATGAGTTTATAATTAAAAAATACGATTTAACAATATTTTATGATAATCCTGGATTAGCGAAAAAACTATTAAATTAATTATAAAAAAAATTAATATTAAAAAAATTAATATTAAACAAAATAAATAATTAAAAATAACTAAAATATATATACAATGAGTTTTGGTAAACATTTCAAAGATAATGATTTTACTTTATATGAAAAAAATGGAGATATTTTTAGTTTGCATATGAAATTCGATAACTTTTTTAGAAATCAAAATTTACCCGCAATGATAGGAGGTTCCAAATCTAATCATAAAAATATTAATGAAGGTCTTTCAGTTCCGTTAGGTTTAGCAATTTTAAATAAAAATTCAAACACAGAAAGTTATCAAGATATTCATAATAGAAATACAGAAAATAGAAACTTAGAAGGAGGAGTAATAAAAGAAAGTTTATATAATAAACTTCTTAGTTTGTCAGATTCTAGAAATCAAAAAAAATCAAAAATGAAAACAAGAAAAAGAAGAAAATCAAAGCGTCGCAAAACTAGAAAAATTTAATTTTATTAAATAATTTATTAAATTACTTAATAAGATTGTTACTATAATATGTATTTAATGACACATCAATGTTTAATTTGTTTAAATGATTGTAAACATCCAGCCATATTAATGTTAAATTGTGAATGTCAGTATTATGTACATTATAGATGTTATAAGAAATGGTGGAAACAAAATAATAATTGCATAATTTGTTTAAAAGAAGCAGAAGAACCTTACTCTTATAATAGTTTTAATAGTAAAAATTCATATAAAGAACTTTTATTATTCAATCATAAAAATTTAAATGATAAAGTTAATTATTTAGATAATTATATTATTTTTAAAAACAAAAAAATACATGGTTTTATAATATCTAGTATTTTTATTAGTTTTTTTTACTTTAAAATTCCATTAGGTGCTTCAATATTATTAACTTTATTTTATTTTTTTTTTATAATCTTACCTTAAACTTGGCTCCAATTAGAATAATTAAAAGGAGATAATAAAATATCAGCAAGATTTTTCTTATAGTGTTCTGTTTTACTATTTAAATTTTTTTCTTCTTGAGTTAAAGGATACGGGACAGCGTTCTTCATTATATTTTGTTCTTCTTCTGTAATGGTTCGTTTTGAACCAAAACAGTTCACTCCAAATTTGACATTTTGGTTTTGAATAAATCCACCATTTATTCCCGGTCTACCACAATCATTTTTATGACCTTTTATTTTTTGTAATTTATCCCATGTTGTTTTTTGTGTTGGATAATACGCCATTTGATTAGAAGACCATCCATAATTACACCATTCGGCCCCACTTTTATAAGCATCCTCAATTTGTGAATATGTTGCTAATTTTGCACCATAAGCATTGCAAACTGCATGAGCATCTTCATATGTATACTTATTTCCAGGAATATTAAATACTTGATTAGACATACCACTTGGTTCTTTTTCTAAATTTTTTAAACCTAAGTCTTTTTCGAGATTATTTGCTAAACTATTTTTCTTTTTATCATCATAAGTTGTTTCAGGTTGTATTTGAATATCCACCTCAGGTGTACCTTTAAATAAATTTTTAACAGCGGTTTTCATATCTATTTGAAAAAAATATTGTATTCCATTAATAAGTACTAAAAATATAATTAATCCCCACATAATAATTTCAATTACTTTTAATCCACTTGATTGAGGTCCTTGAGAAGGCATTTCACCTGGACTATATCCTAAATAGGTAAAAATGAAAAAATAAATAATAATGATAACTGTTAATATAATGAGTACTGTAGGATTTGTTTTTACCAGTGAATCATTCATTGAATTATATATATGAGAAAATCCATCGCTTGAAGAAACATCTACGTCCATTAATATATTATATATATATATAATTTATTACATTTTTTGTTTTCTATAGAAAAAACAATAAGCATATGGTGATTTTAATTTATCTAAATTCGTAAATTCCTCAACTCGGGCATCATTAAATTCATACCATTTTTCATTTGCATTTTTAACATAAGCATAATAGTGTCCTCCTTGTGTTACACCACTATGATTACAAATTCCATATAAATCATATTTATAAGAATGTTTATCATATCCTATGACATATTTTGAAAGTTCCAAATTATTTAAAGGAAAATCAATAGGAGTTTTATCTTTTCTACCATTATTTGAAAATCTTTTTAAAGTTATTACTAAAATATCTGGTAAACTCCAAAACTGTATTTGTTTTGTTACTTTTTCTTTTTTCTTTGTTTCTTCGTTATAAATCATATTATCATCTGATAAACTTTCTTTTTGAGTAAAAAGGTCAAAACATGATAGTAAAGTTTTTTCTTTAGATATTGGTAACATAATATTAAAAAAAGGTTCAGGGATAATATTTTTATAATTACTATCAACAGATTCTATTTGAGAAACATGAATCCCATAAAACATATTTAAAAATTCACTGTATTCTTTTTTATACATATTTTTCATCATTTCATAACATTTTTCAGCCAATTCATCTGTATTTGTCAGTGCTTTTCCACTAATAACCATTTCAACTTCTCTACATATTGAATTATGAAAACAATCAAAAATAAACTGGAGAAATTCTGTTAAATCATTTTGTACAAAACCTGTAAAAATAATTCTATCTTTTATTCTTGCAACTTTTTGCATTGCATTGACAAATCCCCCGGGTGAAATAATACAATTTTCGCTCCACATTAATTTTCTTAAATTATCCCATTCACACAAAATTAGAGAATCGTGTTTTTTATTTAACCTATTTTTATATGTTTCTTCATCTAAAAATAAATTAAGTTCATAAGTATGAGAAATACATTGTAAACAACTATTCATAAAACAAGTGTTTCCTACATTAGCAAGACCAGTTAATCCTTCTCCTTCAAATTTATTAAATTCTGAATTTTTAGAATTTTGCGATTTAGAACGTAAATTTTCGTTCATATTTATTTAATTTAAGTAGTTTACATTTAAACACATTTTGTAATATATTAATAATGTCTTTAGAAAACAGGAGAAATACACGTCGTAATAGTAGAAGAACACGTAGAACAAATAATGAAGATATATTTGATTCTGAAACATTATTGATACATGAATATATAGGGTTAATGAGTTCAATAGTACGGTTAAATAGTAATCAAAATTTTGAAATCCAAAATAATGTTCATAGTATGTTAAGAAATTTAAATAATTTATTTGATAATTACTATAGATGGGGAAGAAATGAAAGAGGAAACAATAATCAAAATAGTACACAAAATCTTGATAATAATACAACAACAAATTCTAGAAATACTGTAAACACTAATAGAAATACAGAAGTTGTCTATAATTGGGGGTTTAATAATCCTACTTCTAGAACAAATTCACAATCTCCACTTACAGCGCCTACACGAACATGGTCTGATATAGTTTCTGGAAATAATAGAACTCAAGATACACCAACACAAAATACTTCTTCTAGAACTACAAGAACTAGACCTAGAAGTGATAGAACACTATTTGATTTTAATTTTACTAATAATAGACCTACGAATACTAATAGAATTATAAGACCATCTGCAAGAACAAATAATACATTTCAAACTTTTTTAAATAGTACATTAAATACTGCAAATTTTAGAGGATATACACTTAATAGAGAACAAATAAATCAACAAACCACAACAATGCGATGGAGAGAAATTAGTGAATCTACAGATCAAACTGTTTGTCCTATTAATCAAACAGAATTTACAGAAGATGAAATGATTAGTAGAATAAATTGTTGTGGTCATATTTTTTCAACAAACGCTATTAATAATTATTTACTTAATTATGATAATAGATGTCCTGTATGTAGAGTAAATTTATCTACAAATACAAGTGGACTCTCTAGTTCAACTAATGCAAATAGTACGAATACAATCGATACACCTAGTAGAACGCATGCAAGTAGTACAACAAATAATTCTGTTGAAGAACCTAATCAATCAAATACCTCAAATTTATCTGAATCCTTATCACAAGAAATTAATAATGCTGTAAACATCATGTCAAATGCAGTTGTCAATGAAATAACAAATAGTATTATAAATACATCAACTACGCCTGAACAAATAACAGCAGAATATTCATTATTTTTACCAAATACAACAAATACTACTACTTTAACTAATGCTACACAACCTAGAACTTTTTCATGGACACCTAATTCAGGATTCACGTTTCAAGGTGAAAACACAAATAGAACAACTAATGATAATACACATGTAAATAACACCCAAACATCAGAAAGTGATGCTTCTAGATATGTAACAACATATGTTGAAAGTGCTTTTTCTAGTACAGTTGGAAATAATGATTCAACAATAACTGAAAATAATAGCACTGAAAATAATAGTACTGAAAATAATAGCACTGAAGAACATTATGAAAGTGAAAATAGAGAAGAAAAAAATGAAGACCATTCATTATCCAACAGAAAATAAAAATTTTACGATAATTAAATATGAGATAATTAATAAGTATAATGTATATGTATTAATTATTACCAAAGAAACTTGTAATTGATTTTTGTCCTTTTTTACTATTATTACTAATTCTCAGAGAATCATTAAATACAATATCTTTTACCATGTCATCACGTAATTTTGTTTTCTTATCTTTCGACTTTTTATTATCACCCTTATATTTTATATTTACTTGTTTTAGTTTTTGTTGATAAATTTTATGTTTTTTTGTTTTTGTAAATGTGGTCATTTGTTCTAATACCAAATTAAATATTTGCATAACAGGTTTCATAATCTGATTTGTTATGTAAAAACTATAATCAGGCTTTAGATTATTCTTTTTAATAAAATCAGGATGTTCTATTCTATCTCCTTGTAATTTAACGGGTCCATTTGTTTTAATATAAACAAACGGTATTCTGGAACCCACAGAAGGTTTATTACCACTATCTCTTTTTCCCATTCTATCTGCCAAGACTTTATGAGCAATACCTTCTGGATTTTTATAAAAACCGTTTAATGATTTTGAAATAATTAACTTACTAATATCTATTTTTTCATCAACCATATTTTGTAAGTATTGTTTTACAAAATCAACTGCTTGATCTACTGTACCACCTTTCATCAAAATATCAACTACTTCACCATAACAATCTTTTACACATGGAGCATTATCTCTACGTTTCAATACAATTCCCATAGATTTCATTTTACATTTATTTGGATTAATTTCATAAAGCATACCAACATATCTCTTTTTTGATAGCAATAGAAATGGGTCAAAGGTTTTTTCATATTCCAAATCATGCGGACCTTTTAAGAACTTACTTGCCAACTCACCTGCTTCAATGGCTAACTCAATTGTTATTTCCAGTGCCTTTTTTCCAGTAATAGGTGTTCCATCTAGTTCTGTTAGGTTAAAGGAAAAGAACACAGAATCCGTATCTCCGTAAATATAAGTAGCATTTGATTTTACTCTTCCGTAATTTTTTGTATCTACTTCTATATCACCATAACATTCTTCTACGATTCTTTTTGCATATAGCAGAAGTTTTCTCCCTGTTGCTGTAGTTGAAGCAGCAATATCTGTATCGCAAAATGCACTCGTTTTTGCACCTGTTTGACCATAAAGTGAATTTGCAACAATTTTTTTACTTAACTGACGCTTATCAAATACATTTTTCATGAAATCATCATATGTATCTTCTATAGTTTCTATATCACAATTTTGAACGACCGTTGTATTTTTTGGATTAGAAATAGTTGTTTCTGTTTCTTTTTTACTAATAAGACCTGAATATGATTCTCCACTTTTTACTGTTACTGTTTTATACTTAATTAATTTTCTTGTGGCTTTTCTAGAAGCCAGTAATTCCTTTAAAACTGTAGGCATAATACCTTTTTCATTATCTGGGAACTGAGCATAACGACATGTTTTCCAACCAGATTTAATCTTTTCCGCGGCAGATTTTGGTGTTTTGCGGATATATTTATACGTGTCATATGTTACATCTACATATTTATAATTTTCTATATTATCGTAAATAAATTCTTCTTTTTTGTTTCTTTCACCTGTAATTTTAGTAAGTTTACCCTCCAAATTATATTCCTTTGTCCATACCTTACTGTCATGTGAAATATTTTCACTAATCATACAACTAGGATATAGAGATGAATAATCACACACAGCCACCGGATTATCAATATAAAGGCCGGGTTTTGGGTCTAATACAATAGCGCCTTCATATCCATCGTTGCCTCCTACTTTTGCAATGACTGGCATACACATTCCTTTTTTATCACATTCTTTTGCAATAAATGATAACAATTTTATCCCCTGACCACGCATGGCAACAAAATCAATGGGTACAGAACAAATATTAGCCTGTTCAGCCATTGCTGTAAATATATCATTTTTGAAAAGCAAATTATGAACTAAGTTACAATCCTGAAAACAATATTTGGCTACAATAGCCTTTTCATTGGGACCTTCATTTGAAAGTCTAAAAATATCTTGTGGTGAAACATCATCTTTTGCCAAACACCATCTAACTTTCTTTTTCTTATTTATGTCAATATTGCTATCGATTACAAATGTTTTTTCTTTAAAATCTATTTCTTCAATACGAAACTTTTTACCTCCACGATATTTGTCACTTGAATGTCCAATAACTTCAAAACAAACGTAGTGTCCTTTTTTAAGTCCCGTTAAGTTTTTAGATTTCACAATACATTTATCTTCTTGATTTGTATAATCATATAAACTATCTCCAATGAAATACGAAGCAACATAATCAAGTTTATAAGCAGGCAGATTTTCATTTTTTCTGAAATAATTATAAAGGTCAATTTGGATTCTACCGGGGATTTTTACATAAATCAACTCATATGTTCCACTTGCAACTGTTGTTGAAGTTTCTTTAATTTCACATTTTTCATTTTTATTACGTCCTAGAACTAAAAATTTATCTAAGACTTTTAATTCTTTTGCTCTTTCTAAAAGAAACTTCCAATCAAAACCAAAAATATTATATCCGATAATAACATCTGGATCTTCTTTTTGAATAAGTTTGGTCCACTCAAGCAAAACATTTTTTTCTTTTCTTTTCCAAACAATTTCACTATCAGGAACTTCTGGTGTATCAGAACATTCTCCCAATACAATCATATTATTATAGTATGGTTCGCGTTCTCCCAGATTAACAAACGTACTTCCAATAAAAGTACATTTATCTCCCTCTAATTTTGGAAGAAATTGATAAGGATGCATTTTCTTTTTATCATTCCATTCAAAGGCTTTGTCTAGAATTTCTAATTTCTTTCCCGCATCATACTTCATGCCTAATACATGAATTATAGTATTTTTCTTAAATTCAGCCGGAATATACAAATCCCAATCTCTATATGCGGATTTTTCATCGTCATCCATTGCTTCCCATTTTCTTTTTTCCCAATATTCATCTTTTCTGAAATCTTGACCTACTCGTCTTTCTAGTAAATCTCGTAATGGCAGTTTCATCAAAGTCTGAAGTTGTTGTATAAGTTCTTTTTTACTAGGTTTATCTTTCTTTGAATAAAGATAAACACGACTAATACCTTCTTGTTCTTTATATTTAAATGCCGCACACACTAAATCAATAAATAATTTTTTTTTTTTACTTTGTGTCATTTTAATAATTTTTTTTTTGTGAATTGTCCAATGCTGAATAATTTCACCAATTAGTTTTTTATACGTTTTTATAGCAACGGGAAAATCACCATGACTTGAAGATGCTTCAATATCATAACTCATAATTTTCATTGGAACTCCCGTTTCTTTTTCTAACAGAGGTTTAATGTTTTTATAATCAGTTCGATATTCAAATGTACAATTTGTATGTCTATTAGATTTTTTAACTTCTTTCGCGGTTTTATGAAATGTTATCCATCCAGATGGACTAATATTTTGAACATGAAAATATCTTAACAATGCTGGTAATGATGCTTCATACAATTGTAGATAATGTCCTGTTTGTTCAAAAAGTAAGCCTTTTTTACGTAGTTTTGTTTTTTTATAGTTTTTATTTTCTGTATACCACAATTTTTTGGCTTTATTAAAAGTAGTTTCATTTTTAAAAGAAAGTTTTAAAAAGGATAACTTTTTATGGTTGTTAAATCCATATAGTTTTTCTTTTTTTACTTTTTCAACACTAATCAAAGATTTTTCATTGTATTCTCCTATTTCACCTTTAATAAATTGTTTAAATAAAATAACTTCTCTTTCTTTCCATGAAGATGGAACTAAAACATAAAAGAATGGATAGAAATTTTCAACGTGAATACAACAAGTTTCTCGTTGTTCATTCATACCAAACATTTTAATAGCGAAGTTTTTAATATCTCCACCTTCATTTATAACGTCATCTTTATTATAAGTTTGAAAATCAAATAACCTGAACTCAGGTTGTGACATGTTTACTATTACTAATATGTTGTTTTTATTATTTTTCAATTTTATACTTAACACAAATAAAATTGAAGATAATTTATTAGGGTAAAATTCAATTACTAAACACACCGTAAAATAACAACAATGCCTAACGGTTGGAAGAAAAATGCAAGATATTTTAATCCTCTTGAAATGTCACACATTGAATATGTGCAAAAGAAAAAGAAATTTCGCAAATGGAAGAAAAAAGAAGGTGGGATAATGACTGGAAAACCATTTATCGATTCTGTATGTTGTTTTCCCCGGGATACTGATTGTCAAGATTTATTTTTCTGGCATAGTAATTCTCGTGATTTAGACATTTTACCTGATATTTTAAGTGAAAATGATAAAAGTATGTATTCATTATATATTTCAAAGCAATATATGAAAAAGTCTAATAATACATTTCGAAAGAGAGGAATGGGTAATCTGACAAGGCCAAGTCATTGGAGAAAGAGACAAAAAGAGAACCGTAATAAATATACACGTTACACTCGGAAACAGGATAAAGTTTATTATAATAATGATAATTATATTAAAACTGTTGCCAGAAAAGCACCCAAACCAGAAGTACAAAAGGATATATGTAGTATTTGTTGTGAAACTAAATCAATTAAAGAGTTATTTACAGTACATTGTAAGGCAAAGAAAATTGGTTCTTTTAAAAAGAATCAAGATAAAATTATTTGTAATGAATGCAGGTCAAAAGTAAATACTTGTCCATATTGTAGGAGTCATAAGTTGAAATATGTAAAATATAAGCGCGAGTGTCGTAAGTATTCTATTACATCAAGTGCGGTACAGCAGTGGGAGCGTAAAAAACAAAGTAAAATAATTTTATATAATATTAGTGAATTTGAATGGCGGAAACGAGCAAGGAAAAATATGTATCCTGATAAACTCTTATGGGTATATAATGGTGAAGTTACATTTAGAGAAAGTCTTAATAGTAGACATCGCAGTGATTTTTATCAACAACCTAGACCTCTGCCATTAAAACTTTATAAGTATTATCTTGATAGAGGTATTGAATATACTCATTTTAAAAATATTGATGATAAAGTGTATGAAACATATAATGAGATTCCAGAACCTATTGATATTGGTATCAGAGTTTAAATCACAAAATGAAAATATAACACAAAATAAGATGTGTTATTTAATATTTTTTTACTTAAAAATATATTGATATCTATACAATACAATGACAGTACTTAGATGTAAGATTTCCGATAAAACATTCCAGGGATTTGAAGTTCGAGTAGATATGGATTATATAAATACAAAAGAAGAAATTTGTAAACAAGTAAAATCTACATTAGTAACACATTTGGAGTGGTTTAAATTTGAAATTCTAGAAACTCAAGCCAAAGCAGTAAATTTTCATATACATGATTATGAAATAGGAGATATATTAATGATGGAAGAAAATCAAACTCTTTGGATTTGTAATCATTAACAAACTTTTTATAAAAAGTTTACAAAAAAAAACTTAAAAAACTTTAACAAACTTTTTTTTTTAAAAGTTCAATTATTCTTTTTTTTTGTAAAAATATAATATAATAAAATAATATATGTTTACATACTTGTATTCGTTAATTTGGGGGGTGAAAGAAACTAATTCATTGTGTCCTAATAGTTTTAATACTATGCCATCTGGTAAATTTCATAATTTTATTATTCAACGTGGTGATACAGATGATGATGAACCAACATGTACAATTTAGTTAATTAATATTAAACAATTAAACTAAAAATTTGAAATATATTAAATTAATATAAATATAATTCAATATAATATCCCATAATGAGTAATCAAATAATAACAAACGGTATTAATTTAATTAATATTAATAAAGATAATGCTTTAAAATTAGAATTAGAAATTAATTTACATAATAATAGAAACTTTTGGATTGATGTAGGAGATCAACTTTATGATTTTCATTCAAAAAATATTAATTTACCAATACAGGTTGATAATATTAAATTTAAATCATTAGAGGCTGTTCTTAAAAAATTGAATATTTCTTTTTAATAATATAAACATTATAACATTCATACTAACATAATGGCTGACTATTCGTTTATGAAATCAGGATTTGATAACTTAGAAAGTAAAGATGAAACACTAGAAAATATTGGAAGTATAGTTATGGTTTTTATGGAAAATGCAATTAAAAGTGCAGATATTTATGTAAAACATGCAAAAAGAACTCAGATTACACCAGAGGATATAAAGCGAGGATTAATGTTGGAGGTGTTTTTAATGAAACAAAGACCAAATATGGTAGAACAATGTGAAGAAATGAAACAAAAAATTCAAGAAATTATTGAAGAAGAAGAAGATGAAGAAGAAGAAGTAATTATAGATGGGGAAGAAGAAAAAGAAGATGAAGAATTTACAGAAAGTACTTGTCAATGTGCAATGTGTAATTGTTTCAATACAATATACACAAGATGGGAAAATTTTACACCAGAATTGCCTATAGAAATTGTACTTGCAAGACATATTAATAGTATGTAAATATTTATAACGTATTTAAAAAATACTGTATAAATAAAATAAATGGAAGATATTATATATTATGAGCAATATCATACTCATCCAGTAAATAAATTTATTCATTTTGTTTGTATTCCTTTTATAATTTTTTCAATATTGTCATTTACAAGTAATTTTTATTTTAAAATTACACATTTCAGAGATGATAGTGAAATTATTGTAATGACGGTAGATAAATTAATTGTACTTTTTTATAATACCTACTATATTAGTTATGGACCTAGAATAGGAACATACATGATGATATATAATAGTTTATTTTATTTGTCGAGTAAATATATTTCTGATTATTATTTAATTTCACATAAAAAGAATTTTCAAATTTTTTTTATAGCGTTTACATTACAATTTATAGGGCATTATATAGAAGGAAGTAGACCAGCGATGTTTATAGGATTAAAACAAACACTTTTACAAGCCCCGCTTTTTAATTTAAATTATATTTATCCTAGTTTACTTTCAAATTATTAAAATTATTATTTAAACAATATTTACATAAATAATAAAATGAGTAATGATGAATTACAACATGAAGAAATACATGAAAATAATGTAAAATTTAAATCGGTATATGAAGGAGAATATATGATTCAAAATTTGATTTCAAATGACAATAATTGTTCTGCACACTTTGAATATAATTATGGTAGATATGTTATTTTAAAATTATTAACTTATAATCCGAATCATAAATCACATTTTTTACTACATTCTATTGAAGGAGATAATAATATTGATTGTTTGGAAAAAATGTACGACCATATTTTTACATTAAAAACAACATTAAAAAAAAAAGATAATCCATATGTTATATATTCTATCGATTGGTTCTGTCCAGATACAAAAAAAATAGTTACATCTAGTTTTTATGGAGATACTATAGAACAAGTCTTAATGAAGTTTAATTATGGTAAACAAAAAAAATTAGTTATTTATAATATGAAACTAGTACCTAATTGTTAATATATTTACTTTATTTTAATTTAAAAATGTTAAAATAAAGTAATTTAAATGCAAACATGTGCAGGCGATGGTGAATGTTTATATTGTCCGGAATATGTAAATGAATTTAAAAAAAATCCGAAATTTTCATGTAAATATTTTTGTAAACCGGTAAGGTGTGGAAATTGGCCGAAATGTAAAGTAAAGAAACCAGAATGTGAAATTGAGTGTTGGGATGGTGTTTGTGTTATATGTAAAATAAATGAAAATAGTAGAAAAAAAATTAGGCCTAAAACAAGATAATTTATTCTCTTCTATGTGACTTTCTTCTGCGTGACTTTCTTCTGCGTGACTTTCTTCTGCGTGACTTTCTTCTGCGTGACTTTCTTCTGCGTGACTTTCTTCTGCGTGACTTTCTTCTGCGTGACTTTCTTCTACCGCCTTTTTTCATTAGATTTTTAACAAACGATTTCATATCAGCGGTTTCTCTTTTTCCTTCATAATCCATTTTTCTTTCACCTTCCTGAAATACTCTTAATGTAGGTACACCTTGAACATCTGTATCACAATCTACATCATCTAAATATTTTTGAGGTAAACTAACTAACATACCTTCTAAATTTTCATTTTTAAGTTCTTCTTCCAATTTTGACCATTTAGGTTTTAATTCATCACAATATTGACACCCATCTCTATATATTTTTACAAACGCAACTATATTTGGGCTTTTCATTTCTTTATTTAACGAACTAACTTTCGATGGGCTATCTACTTTAATTATTTTCATATAAATTAAGATGAGAAATTTATTTATTAGACTATATATATATATGAATAGTAAACTTGTTGTTATAAGTAGTATATTTATTTTAGGATTATTATTTTGTTTATCATATAAAAGTGAAGATTTAGTTGAAGGGTTTGACCTATCTTCACAATGTCCTAATATGCTTGTAAAAAAAGGTAATAAATTACATTTGATAAATACAAAAAAAGCAATGATTCCAGGAGTCAATCCAATTATTTTTGATAATTTAGAAGAATATTCTGAATATGTTGAGTGGGCTCAAAAAGTAGATCTTAAATGTCCTATATTGTATTATGAGCAGTCCTATGATACACAAAATAATCGTGGATACAGATTAGAAGGTGACCCTTTAAATAAAGATTTAGGATTTGCAGCAGACCCTTATTATAGAAAAGCCCAAGAGCGACTTCTTTTAGATTCAAATCGAGATGACCCACCTTTTAATGGAAATAATTTTGCTGGATTTGACCCAAATGATGAACGTATTGGGGTAAAAACTCCCTTAGATAATATTACCATGACTACAGAAGATGGTAGTCCAAATCCTATGGATGCTAATTGGAAAGGTCATAAATTTACACAAGAAGCCATAGATAACGGCGACTTTACTGGACGTACACGAAATGTATTAGACCAAGTTGATGATCCTGAAACTTATATGAAATAATTTAATTGAGATAATTTAATAATATATTTATATTTAATATTTAATTTAAATATAATTCCATATAATAAAAGTAATATGTCGGATATTATTTCAGCCTTTGCAGTGGGTATAAGTGAAACAGTTATAGGTCATCCATTTAATACAGCAAAAGTTTTGTTACAAAATAAAAAAAAATGGTTGGGGTTACCATTGAAACATTATTATAGAGGGGTAAAATATCCGCTTGCATCAGGTACTTTTTTTAATATGACAGTATTTCCTATAAAAGAAAGAACGTATAAATATACTAATAGTTATTTTTTATCTGGAGTAATTGCTGGTTTAATTGTTTCACCGCCAATGTTTTTTGTAGATACTTTTACAATAAAAAGACAAACAAATCAAAATGTATGTTTGTCAATGTTTAAAGGAAGTAAGGGATTTCAATCAACAATGACAAGAGAAATTGTTGCTTTATCAACTTATTTTGGCGTATATCATTGGATGAGAGATGATAAACAATATAATTCACTTATTTCTGGTGGGACGGCAGGTTTAGCAAATTGGACATTGAGTTATCCGATAGATGTAATACGTTCTAGGCAAATAGCACAACGAATTACAATAAAAGAAGCCATTAATATGAAAAATTTTTGGGGAGGTTTTTCTATAGCAGCAACCAGAGCAATTATAGTAAATGCTATAAGTTTTACTGTGTTTGAAAATTGTAAACAATATTTTGATGGTAAAATTTGAACTCTTAAGGATTTACTATATAATTTGAGTGCATTGAATATGCATGTGATATTTACCATCCTGAACTTGATGATGAACTTGAGTTATCATCATCACCATCTAATAATTTTATAAACTTTTTTATTTCATACATTTCTTCGAAAGTTCCTCTTCCTTTCATTTTTAGTATTTTCATTATAGAATTCATACCATTCTTTTTCTTAAATTGATCCATCATCATCACCACCAATGAGGCGGTTTGGAATTCTACCTGCATTTCCAATCCTTCTTTTATAGATGATTTTATTTCATCTAAATTTGATGGTAATGACTCACTAGCGTTATCCATATTCTCTTTCAATTCTTCCATCATTTCTTTAAATTTTTCCAGTTTTTCGTCTAATTTTGCTTGTCGTTTATTATCCATACCCTCTACAATATTTCCATCAAATCCCATACTAGACAATCCTTGTCCACTGAGTTTTAAAAGACCAAATACAAAGTATAATGCAACACAAAAAAGTGTAATATATCCTAAAGTATAAACTAGTTGTTTTGATTTCATTTATATATATATAAATTTAAAAAAAAATTAATATTAATTGAATCCTATTTGGATAAATAATTATGATTCATTTGTGTCTATATTAATAATATTTGATTTTTGATAAAGCAAATATTGTGAAATATTTCTTATGGCCGTTTTAGAAATCTTACGTTTTGTGCCTTTTTCTGTTATAAAACAAATATTATCCATGCATTTGGGGTCTTTATTTAAAGCATCTAGTAATTGAAAAAGTGAACCAAATTTATCAATTATTGCTCGAGAAGTTTTCACACTTATTCCGGGTATTTGACTTAAAATTATTTCACTAATATTTTCAGGTGTAATATTATCTTTTTTTACTTTTTTAATAACACTAACATAATTTGTTTCTGATTCTCTCTTTTTCTCTCCATCTCTATAATATGGAACTTTCTCTGTACTTCTGTTAAGTTTATCACAAACTCTCAAAATATATTCTGCCGTTTCAGTTAGGTCATTTGTTTTGTGTACAGAAAACCCCTTATAGTAGTTTAAACTAAAAATTGCACTATGAAGAGTATTTGCTTGTACCTTATATTTATTTGTCCATGTTGATAAATTACCTTCTATAAGATAAATAATATTATGATTATGGAGAGATAAATTTGAAAGGCGTAATGATTGTTCTACATAACGACCATCTTTAATAGAACTAGCCAAATCATTTAATGATTTCCTTTCTATGATAAGTATTTCATTATCATTGTCATCACAAATAATGAAATCACCAATATCTAAAACCTCAATAGTGATATCTATCTTTTTTAAATTAAATTGTTCTTTAAAAGCGGTAATAAGTTTGATTAACTTTTTTTCACGATTGTCTATTTTTAACTTCATATATTATGATTAATATATGAAATACTTAAATAAGTTATTTAATTTAATTATATTAAAAAAAAATAAGAAAATAATATATGAAGTCATCAAAAAACATAAAACAAACAATAAAAAATATATGGTTTACTGCTCATATGACTGGAATGTTTATTATACCATTTATATGGATAATTATACCAGAAGTAGTTTTCTTATATTTAGCAGTAATATTATCATGGAAATTAAATAATAATAAATGTATTTTATCTGAATTAGAGTTTTATTTTTTTAATGAAACCTTTTTAGGTAAAGGAAAAAAATGTTTTGTTCCTAAAAAGCATCGTAATATTCTATATATAAATACTATTCTTGGAACTATGTATTTTTTGATATCCAATAAACCGGCTTTTTTGAAACTTTTACCTGAATAAAATTCTAATTCAGATATATTATTATTTCATTAACTGATATAAAAACATTGTGACGATAATATTTATATGGCAGAAAAATCTATAATGCAAGATGGTGACGTACATCAAGAAGATGAGGAACTTATTTTTAATCCTTATAATGAAAGAAATAAAGAAATTACAGAAAGCGAGGTATGCGATATTTTAAAGAAATATGGCGTACCAGATAAAGTCCACAATATAAATTTATATAAACGCGCGTTTGTACATAAATCTTATTGCAAACGACCTAAAATAGAAAATGAAGAAAATGGTATTATAATTGCAGAACAGCCACAGAACTGTATGAAGTTGCGTACAAAATCAAATGAACGTTTAGAATTTTTAGGAGATGGTGTTTTAGAATGTATAACAAAGTATTATCTTTACAGACGATTTCCTAAAGAAAATGAAGGATTTATGACTGAAAAAAAGATAGCACTTGTAAAAAATGAATCTATAGGAAGAATGACTTATGAGATGGGACTTAACAAGTGGTATGTTATTTCAGCAAACGCAGAAGAAAAGAAAACTAGAACAAATTTAAAAAAATTAGGTTGTTTATTTGAAAGTTTTTTAGGAGCATTATTTTTAGATTTTAATAAGATTTCAATAAAAGATGATGATAATTGGTTTAATAACGTTTTTGTAACAGGACCAGGATTTCAAATTGCACAAATATTTGTAGAAAATATTTTTGAAAATCATGTTAATTGGATGGAGTTGATAGAAAATGATGATAATTATAAAAATATTCTTCAAGTTATGTTGCAAAAGGCATTTCAAGTAACACCGATTTATAGAGAAATTTCCACGTGGGACGAAGATGAAGGATATCACATGGGAGTTTATTTAGGTATTAACGTTAAGTCACATGAATTTGAACCTAATGATGAAAATATATTAAAAATAGAATATTTTATAAATAATAATAAACCTTTAGACAATATTAAAAATTTATTAATCGATGATGAAGAAAAAAAAATGGTAATATTTTTAGCACATGATAAACACAAAATTAAGAAAAAGGCCGAGCAATCTGCTTGCAAAATGGCTATAGATAAATTAAATTAAATTTTAAATTCAGTTTTATATTTTAATATGATTAAATAATTAAAATATAAAGTTTTTTTAGCATTAAAATTTATAGATGTCAGAAACTTTAATGTCAATGTTAAAGAAAAAAAAAGAACCTGTTAAAAAAAAGAAAATAGGAGTTAGAATACCAAAAAAAGGAGAAGTGGTAGTTGAAACTACTCTTGTAGATAAAACTGAGGATGCTCGTGATATGTCTAGTTTTAGAGAAAGACTTAAATTAAATAAAAATAAAACATACAAATCTTTAGTTAACGAAACACAAACAAAATCTGTAGATAGAGATTTGATGTCTAGACCACAATCAATACCTGAATTAGAAAGAGTTGATTTACCTCCAGATTTATCTGTAATTGCAGAAGAAGGTGAAGAAGATAGTGTAGCAGACTCTAATGCTGTATTGTCAACACAAGTTGAAGTAGAAAGAGATATTGAAGATATTTCTCGTCCGATAGAAACAAAAGTATCAAAAAAACCTAGTAAAATAACAAAAATAAAAAGTAGAATGACTTTACCAGGTGAAGCATCTATTGTAAAAACCAAAAAAACCAAAAAAACTAAAAAAACTAAAAAAACTCGTACAAAAAAACAAATAGAATCTGTTGAATTAGAAATACCTGCTTCTATGATTCAAGTTGATGATAAACCATTAGGTGAAAGATTGGCACCAAAAGAACCTAATATTTTTATTAAAGCGCCTGCATATTACATGAATAATCGTGAAATTTTTATTAATTTTTTAAATTCACTTTTTAAACCATATTCTGACCAATTAAAAGGGGAAAGTGGTGATATTAGTTGTGATAAAATAGCACAGGCAAAGAAAAATAGTTTTAGTTTAATGACACATCAAAAGATTGTTCGAGATTACATAAATATTTATAGTCCATATCGTGGACTTTTACTTTTTCACGGTTTAGGAGCAGGTAAAACATGTGCATCAGTTGGTATAGCAGAAGGATTAAAAGATTCAAAACAAGTTATAATTATGACACCTGCATCTTTAAGAATGAATTATGTAAGTGAAATGAAAATATGTGGGGATCCAATTTATAAAATAAATCAATATTGGGAATTTATTGAAACAAGCGGGAATTTACATATAGAAAAGGCATTAAGTGAAATACTTAATTTACCTGTTGAAGAAATTAGACGTAAAGGTGGTGCATGGATGGTAGACCAAAAACCACCAAACTTTGATACCTTAGAACCTCAACAGCAAAAAGATATTGATAATCAAATTAATAAAATGATACAAAAAAAATACAGATTTATAAATTATAATGGTATTAGAAATGATCATTTAGATAAATTAATTAAGGATAGTGAAGAAATGAGTGGTACATCCAATCCATTTGATAATAAAGTTATTATTATAGATGAAGCACATAATTTTGTAAGTAGAATTGTAAATAAAATACAAAAGAAAAAAGAAACACTTTCAACGAGGCTATATGAACTTATACTTGATGCTGAAAACGCTAGAATTATATTTTTAACAGGTACACCTATCATTAATTATCCTAATGAAATTGGAATACTTTTTAATATGTTAAGAGGATATATTAAAACATACTATATACCATTAAATACTAGTAAAACAAGTAAAAAAATAAATCAGAAAAAGGTAATGAGTATATTAAAAAAAGATAGATTAGTGGATTATATAGAATATAAACCATCTAATAATACTTTAGTAGTTACAAGAAATCCATTTGGATATATTAATAGAACAAGTAAGGATAAGTATAAGGGTGTTTCAAAAAACAATAAAGGAGAAAAAAGTGAAAGATATTTCCTTCGTAATTTGTCTCGAACACTGGGTGAACATGATATAGAAATGTTACATGATAATATAAAAATAGAGAAATTTAAGGCATTACCAGATAAATTAGATGATTTTAATCAATTATTTATTGATACGACAAAAGGTAAATTTGGTGAATTAAAAGAAATTAATTTGTTAAAAAGACGAATCTTAGGATTAACATCATATTTTAGAAGTGCACAGGAGTCATTACTACCCAGATATGATGAAAATACAGATTTGCATATAGTAAAAATACCGATGAGTAATTTTCAGTTAGGAGCATATGAAGATGCTAGAAATGCGGAGAGAAAAGAAGAAACAAGAAATGCGAGAAAAAGAAAAAAGGCAGGAGATTCTGGTATTTATGGTGAAACTACATCAACATATAGGATTTTTTCAAGAGCATTTTGCAACTTTGTTTTTCCTAATGAAATAGTGGAAGATGATGATGGAAAAGAAGTTTTATTAACACGTCCTATGCCAAAAGAAAATAAAAAAATTAAAGACCAAATTGAACAAAAAGAAGAGGAATCAAAAAAAGAGGCATCAAAAAAAGAAGACGCGGAAAAAGAAAAACCAACACTTATTATTAAAGGCGTTGACGAAGATATATTAGATGGTGAACGCGTACAAGATAGACTAGATAATATTGATGGTAGACATGATTTAGAAGAAGTAGATGTAATTAAAGAAAATATTAAGAAAAATACAAATAATAATTATCAAGAAAGAATAAATAAATCTCTAGAATTACTAGAAAAACATTCTGATAGATTTTTAACCAGAGAAGGATTAGAAAAATGCAGCCCAAAATTTTTAGAATTATTAGAAAATATAGTTAGTCCTGAACATCTAGGATTACATTTAATATATTCTCAATTTAGAACTCTTGAAGGTATAGGTATTTTTTCAATGATTTTAGAGGCAAATGGATTTACTAGATTTAAAATAAAAAAAAATTCGGCGGGTTTATGGGACTTAAATATGACAGAAGAAGATATGGGTAAACCAACATACGCTTTATATACTGGTACAGAAGATGCAGATGAAAAAGAAATAATACGTAATATTTTTAATGGTACGTGGGATTCTATACCTAGTTCATTGGCAACCTCACTAAGAAAAATGGCAGCAAATAACAATATGGGTGAGATGATTAAGGTAATTATGATTACTAGTAGTGGTTCTGAAGGTATTACATTAAGAAATACCAGATATGTACATATTGTAGAACCATATTGGCATCCTGTAAGGAGTGAACAAGTTATTGGACGTGCTAGACGTATTTGTAGTCATCAGGCTTTAGAAGAAGAATATAAAACAGTAGAAGTGTTTATGTATTTAATGACATTTACACAAATACAATTAGAAGGTAATCCAAAGGGTGAAACGGCAGCAGAAAAAAATCCATTAGTTTCAGTAGAGTTAAAACTAAAAGATAAAAGTAAATTGGAAAGTGAAAAAGCAATTGTTGAATATGGTTCTACCACCATTACAACAGATGAAGCATTATTTGAAATATCTAATATTAAGAAAAATATTACATCAGGTATATTAAGAGCAGTTAAAGAATCATCAATAGATTGTGCTATTCATGCAGGTTCAAATGCAAAAGAAGGTATTGCATGTTATTCATTTGGAAATGCTCCACCTTCAACATTTTCTTATAAACCGTCTTATGGTGCAGAAGAAAAAGAACAGATTTCTAAAATTAATAGAAAGCAAATAACATGGAAAGGACATAAAATTAAAATTCAGGGTATTGACCATGTTATTAAACGAACTAATAAAACTAATACAATGGTTGGAGAAATTTATGATTTAGATAGTTATATGGCATCTAAAAAAACTGGTATAAATCCAATATTAGTAGGAAGAACAGAGCCAAATCCTAAAAATCCTAAAAAAATAAGATATTTAAAGGTTGGGCATCCAGATTTTTAATCTTCATTATTTGATTCATCACTAGTTTGTTTATTAATACTTAACTTATTTAATAAATCTAATATTATTTTTTGATTTTTTAATATTAGTTTTTGATTTTCTATAATAATATCGGATTTATCTATAATTTCTTTATTTAACTGTTTATTAGTTGATTTATTTTGGGGTTCTTTTTTTTTTAATTTATTAAAAACATCAAAAGGTTCCATTGGTATTTCAAAACTAACCTTTTTCTTTTTTTTTTCAGACTCAATAATTTTAATATTAATATTTTCATTACTATTTTTAATTTCTTCAGGACTTTTATTTTTATTTATCCAGTTTTCTGCTTGTTTTTTATTTTCATTTGAATATTTTTGTGTAATCATTTGCAATTCTTTTTCTCTATCTGCTAATGTTTGATTCATTATAGTTTCTAGATTTTCAGGGGGCATTTCTGGTTCTTCTTCATCTTCAAATTTTATTTCATCTGGTTGTTTTAATTTAATCATATTATCAAAATCATTTTTTATTGTTTTTAATTTATCATCAAAAGTATTTTTTTTTTTTTTAAATAAGTCGTTATCATTAACTTCAGATATATTTGAAACATGTTTTAATTGATTTTCAAGAAAAAATTTATAACAATTGTCTAATATAATTTTATTTATTTCGGATAAACCGTTAAAATTTTGTTTTTTTAATTCATATTCACTACATTGATTATCTATTAAAGATACAAGTGTTTGAACATTAATGTTAAAATTATTTTCTGTTATAACACTTTGTAAAAGTTCATAAAGTAGTTCTTTATTTGAATTAGTGTTTACTGACATCAATAGTTATTTTAGTGTTTAATTTTTAAATAATAATATTTGTACAATTATTATTTAATATACTAATTAATATTTATTAGTGGTTAAAATACATTTTTCGTAATTTTTTCATATAATTATCTTTTATTCGTTTTTCTGTAAATTTTTTAAAATTATCTGTTTTAAGCATTTGAATAATAAAATATAAACTATACATACCACATTCACTATCGCTAAATTGATGACGTCTTTTACTAATATGTAATTCAAAGGGTCCAATATTTAATGCATTTGCTTGTTTTTTTACTTTATTAGCAAATTTATTAATTTGCTTAGGAATTTTCTCTCCATAACTGTCCAAATAATATATGTTTTTCTTTTTAATATTAATAAAAAGTGCAACCCAATGAGAGCCATCTTTGTCATGTTTATCTAAATTAAAAATAACACCTACTTTATATTTTTTTTTATCGATATTTTCTTTTAAACTAAATTTACATAATTCTTCCCAAACACATTCTCCATATGAAAGATGTTGGTCATAATCAATAGGTGATGGACCTATAAATTCAAAGCATTTATATGTATTTTCATATTGTTTCATAACTTCCATAATTTCTATACTAGATAACCATTCATCAGGTTTTTTTTTCCATTCTTCTGGAGCCCTTGGTGCAAAGGTATTTTTTTTTACATCCATAGAAATATCTTCACTTAAAACTTTATGACGTAGCCAACAACTTTCTTTTTTACACGTGTTTTTAAAAACATAACGTAAATTTTCCCATATTGTTTTAGGGTTATTACTTACAATTTTCATATCAGGATGTTTTGTATTCCATATTTTTTTTATTTTATGTAAACTTGCAGGTGTGTAACATGTAAAACCTAGAATATCTTTTTTATTTTTAGGTGCACATTTTTCTACTTTATATTTTGGTTTAGAATTTGGTTTACGATATCTAGTTTTTTGTTTTTTGGTTTTATTGTGTCTTTTTTTATAGGTCTTTCTTTTTCTAGATTTCTTTCTTTTATATGTTTTTCTTTTGGGCATATAAATTGTTTAGATTTTTCTTTTTCCAAACCTTTTATTCTAAATTTTGGGTCTTTTATATTAATATCTTTTTTTTTAGGATATTTAACTTTTTTTTTCTTTGTATTTTTAATGACTAAAGGTATACAATCTTTTATAGTTTTAATATGTTTTTTTGTTTCTCGAGCCATTATTTGATTTTTTTCACTTAATTTAAAATCAACTGTTAGTGGTCTTTTCTCTTTTTCTTTAAGATTTTTGTATTCTTCTTGTATCATATCTTTTTTATCTTGAAATTTATAGTATTTTATTAATTCATTACAATAACTATTGAATGAATTATCTACACATATATTTACTGAATTATTTCTTAATAACTCTTTTGTAGTATGGAGTATTCTTTTTCTATAAAATTGTATTTCATCTAGATTACTTTCGTTTACAATATTTTGTTTAGTATTATATTTATCTATAAAATTTTGATTAGTTAAATATAATAAATCTATTTTATCTTTAGAGTCCATATTATTCTTTAGTTTCTTTTTTTTTATTAGTTTTTTTACGCGTTTGTTCTTCTAAAAACGGTAAATCTTTAGTTTGAGCCCGTGTATGATTATTAAAAAGTTTATATCCTAAACCACATCTGTTAGGATTAAATGGAGAGAAATTTTGTTTTTGAAAAAGCAAATTGTTTTTTATTTGAACTTTATTATTTGTTTGTGTTAAATAACTATTATGAAACATATCGCTCTTTGTACCCGGAATATATTTACTTTGCGGTGCTTTTTGTAAAGGATGAACTGTATTTCTTAAAACAGTTTCAACATCAACATTTTTTGAAAATCCGCTAAAAGGTGCGGATTGACCTGGGTTAAATTGCTTATGTTGATCGTAAATAGGAAATCGCGTATTCTGAACAGATGAAGGATTATGATTATCTAACATAGGGAAAACTGTAGCATATGTATCTACAGGTCTTCCAAAATAATTTTGAGCCATCTGATGACTAGGTATATTTCTATTAGACATTCTATCACTTAATTCATTTACTCTATCGATTTGGCAATAATAAACATCATGAAGATTTGTTCCCATATATATAGCCTAACGAAAATAAACTTTATAGTCTAAACAAAAATAAGTTAAAAGAAAATTCCTAAATTACTCTATATGTGTGGTATTTTTTCACTATTGAACAATATAAAATACAGTCCTGAAATTATTAAAATGTATTTTTTAGAAGGACAAAATCGTGGACCAGAAAGTAGTACTTTAAAACATATTTCCACTCACGATATATGGTTAGGATTTCATCGGTTAGCAATTAATGGATACAATGATGAAAATGCTGAACAACCTTTTCATATTAATAATAAATGGTTGATGTGTAATGGAGAGATTTATAACCATAAACAATTATATAAATATTTAAATGTCACACCTAAAAGTGGTTCAGATTGTGAAGTTATTTTACATTGTTATGAAAAATTCGGAATCGAATATACTATGAAAATTTTGGATGGAGTTTTTGCATTTGTATTGGTAGACTTAGATAAAAATAAAATTTTTGCGGCAAGAGATTTGTTTGGTGTTAGACCACTTTTTTTAAACACATTTCAACAGTATAATGAAAAAGAAAGTTGTATTAGTTATGCATTAGCAAGCGAATTAAAATCTGTATGTGGATTTGATGAGTTTACAAATAATATAGAACAAGTTAAGCCTGGAAGTTTACTAACATTTACTGTTAATAATGGAAATGGAATTGTATTAGAATCGACAAAAAGAGTTAATCAAATACAACATTTTTGTAATATAACTCAACCTCAAAGTTATGATGATGTTTTAAAAAGTGTTTATTATAATTTAGAAATGGCAGTTATTAAAAGAGTTGAAAATACAGAAAGAGAAGTAGCATGTTTGCTATCAGGAGGATTAGATAGCAGTTTAATTGCAGCACTTGTAAAACGCCATTATAAAGGAGATTTGCATACATGGAGTATAGGTATGGAAGGCAGCGAAGATTTAAAATATGCTCAAATTGTAGCAGACCATATTGGTTCTATACATCATTCAATTGTTGTAACTGAAGAAGAGTTTTTAGGGTGTATACCAGAAGTTATAAAAACTATTGAAAGTTATGATACAACTACTGTAAGGGCTAGTGCTGGAAATTGGTTAATTAGTAAATATATAAGAGAAAATTCTGAGGCAAAGGTTATTTTTAATGGAGATGGTTCTGATGAAGTTATGGGAGGATATTTATATTTTTATATGGCTCCTAATGCATTAGAGTTTGATAAAGAATGTGTACGATTATTGGAAGATATTCATTATTATGATGTGTTACGTTCAGATAGAAGTATATCTTCACATGGATTAGAAGCGAGAACGCCATTTTTGGATCGACAATTTGTGGCCAATTATTTATCTATACATCCTGATTTGCGTCATCATAAACAAAATAATCAGTGTGAAAAGTATATTATGAGAAAAGCCACTGAATTATATGGGGATAATTTGTTACCCAAAGAAGTTTTATGGAGAACAAAGGAAGCATTTAGTGATGGTGTTAGCAAGCAAACTAAATCATGGTATGAAATTATACAAAGTCATATTGAAACCACACATTACGGACACATAAGTGAACGTGTAAAAACAAATGTTTTAGATAATATGAATCCATATAGATTCAATAAACCAAAAACATTAGAGCAACTTTATTATAGAGAAGTGTTTAGTAAATATTATAAATCTGCTAGTTGTCAGACACTTATTCCATATTTTTGGATGCCTAAATTTGTAGAAGCAACAGATGCATCTGCACGTGTATTAGATGTATATAAATCAACACAAAATACAAATAATTTGTAAAAAATAAAATATAACATTATTTTAAAATAATGAATTCAGATTGTTTGAAACAAAAAACAAAACAAGTATCATGTAAAAAATGTTTAGGAACTGGTTTTGTAAAATCACAAAAAAAAAAATATTGTTTTACTTGTAATGAAAATAAAAGATGTTATAAATGTGAAAATATACCTAGATTAGGTGTATATGATTATTGTAAAAATTGTGGTGGTATGGGATATAAAGAAATTAAAATTTCTAAAAAATCTTTATAAAATATATAATGAATTATCTTGATTATATATTTATAATTTTAACATTTGCATGGTACGGATTTTATACATTAACATTAATTAATTATTCAAATGCCGATTTATATTTTGAAAACTTTTCTTTTTATTATCAAGTATATGTGTGTTTATTGCTTATATTTTATTTTAATCCGTATATGAATGTTTCATTAACTAAAGTAAAAAAACAAATGATTTTTAGTGCAGCATTAATGCTTTTATTTTCAATAGGTATTTTTCCTATTTTTAATAAAATTAAAAACCATGTAATGTTTATAAAAGATAAAGTGGCGAATTATTAGCGTATTTCTTAATATTAACTGCTTTTAATCTATGTAATCTATCCATAGAACCTACCTTTGCCTCAACATTTGCTTGAGATTTAACCATAAAACCATTATTATATCTTTGACTTCTAGCAGTATTTAAAGGATTTTCTTCTACTGTTACCATAGATTTTGTGGTTGTGTCATTTTTTTCTAATTTATCAGTATTAAAAGTTTTTTGTTTTCTATTTGATGAATTTGGTTGGCCATAACCATCACTATTATAGAATTTATCTAAAGTTGTATTATACGCGGGTATAATATTAGTAGTCATGTGAAAATTGGCCAACTGTGTTTTTACTCCATTATGAAAACGGCTACGTAATGGTCGTCTACATGCATGTTTAGGCTGAGTAATACCAATATTAGTTTTAAATAAAACCATTTGAGGATTATGACTAGTACATACTCTGTTTTTCGTTTTTCTGCAAAACATTTATATATATTGATAATAAAAAATTATATACTAATAGAATCATGAATGAATCTTCTTTGATATTCTTTATCAATACTTATATCTACATTAACTAATTGGTTTTCTCTCCAACACTTCAAAAGTAAATTTGTCGGACTTTCTCTAAATTCAAAGCAATTTGTAATTCTGTTATCATTTAAAAAATATTTTATTCTATTATCAACCATAAATTGTGGTATTCTTGTATAAAGTCGAGGTTTATTAAATCCCATAATACCATTTATAAACAAATAAATTAATGTCAAAATAATTTTAATACGCATATAAGTATATTAAAATTAATAACTTAAAATAGTTTTACATAAGATTTAAACAATTGACAATCTATTATACTATGATTCATAGTTCTAGACGATTAGAATTTTTAATTAAATATAAAAATATGATGGTGAATAATATTGCTAATTTAAAAAAAGAAAATAAAGAACAAAACAAAATACAAGAATGTGAAAAACATTTAAAACCCGTAATTGAATATATTAAAACAAATTGTCAACACGATATTGAGATAGATTATATAGATTCTATGAAAAATGGTGATTATCATACAGAAATGATAAAATATTGTACAAAATGTGAATTAACTTTATAACCACCTAGCATGGTAACAATTTCCTTTTGTTTTACCTTTTTCTTGATGACAATGTATACAATTACCATTAACAAAATAATGATATCTACACGAACGTCTTTGTGAATATCCCCCACTTTTTACTATAAATTTATCACAACATTTTTTACAATATTTTTCTAATAAAACTTCTTTACTATAACTTCTTAAACACAAATTTCCCATTATTATATGTAATATAATGTATTTTAAATATTTATTAAACGTAAATATTTAAATAAAAATCTAATTAAAATTTTTGAATTGCTAACCATGGTATAACTTTTTTAGTTTCTTCTAATTTTGAATCTAATTCTTGCATTTTTGAAAAATGTGTAGACAAAAACATTTCAATAAAATTTTTACGACCTGTTGTATCAGTTGTTTTAGAATCGGCTTGCAATTCATTACATGTACCATCATTTGGGTCAAAAGTTGCTTTACCACTATTATTGTAATAATAATCTATTTTTTCTTCCGCAGTTATAGGTTCAACGCCATCAATTGGTTCAAAACTTATACTATTACTTTCTGGATTAATCCAATATTTAGTTCCTTTTGCTATAACAAGTTCCCTACACGAACCTTTTGTTTGACTAGCATCCCATGCCTTTTCTTGTTCTTTATGTTGTTCATTAGCATCAACTGCCGCTGTGGCACACATCTGGTTATCTGCTGGTTTTTCCCACTGAGTCGTTTCTGTGTAAGAGCCATCCGATTTTTTCTCAACATAGTAAGTTTGACCTGAAGTAGGGTCTGTAACTGCTTCAAAACAAGTATCACTTTTTGATGGTTCTACAGATTCCTCTACAGATTCAGCAGCACACATCTGGTTATCTGCTGGTTTTTCCCACTGTGTGGTTTCTGTGTAAGAGCCATCCGATTTTTTCTCAACATAGTAAGTTTGACCTGAAGTAGGGTCTGCAACTGCTTCAAAACAAGTTTTTTGGTCAATTAAAACAGGATCAGGTTCGGGTGATTGAATAAATTTTTGTTCAACAACAGGAACGGGTGCAGGGGTTGGGTCAGTTTGATGTGTTTCTGTTACTTTAATTTCTTGTGGTTTTTTTTTTAGATGAGGATTAACTTCTTTAGGTACACATTTTTTAATATTTGGTTTTTTAGTTCTTGAAACTTTGCAAATAACAGGATCTTTTCTATTTTTAATAATGCAATTAGTTTGGTCTTTTCTATTTTTATTTTTAATCAATCCGGATTTACCTCTATGGGGTCTTTTTACTTTATCAGCACAGAATTTTTTATCACTTTCAGAAAATGTTGATTCTGGCTGAGTTATAACAGCGGGTTGAATAGGTTCTTCTTCTTTAACAGAAACTATAGGAACTTCTGATACTTTTTGTGGAGTTACTAAATCTCTAGGTGATGGTCCGACACTGCCATCTTGTAACATTAATTGTTCTTTTTTTATAGCCTCTTTTGCCATATCACTTCCAGCACAACATTTACATTTAGGATCAGTTACCCCTTTTGCTTTACAATATCTACAAGTTACTTTACTTGCTGGTTTTTTACATGTAGATGGAATTTGTTTTTCTTCACTAGAAACTGCTGCGGCACTTGCTTCTCCAGGATAAAATCCTGTTTGTGCGGCTTGCTCATTTCTATAATTGGTATTATTTTTATCCCATTTTCTATCAGGATTGGTATCGTCGCCATAGCATGTTTTATTATATTTAGCCATCATATCGTTAGCATAGTCTTTACATCCTTCATTCTGACTTTTATCATTATGGAATTTACTTATTTTTCTTATTGCCTTAGAACGTTTGTTAGGACAATCTATACTTCCATCATTGTTTACATGTTTGGCTGCTTCACATTTTTGGTCTAATAACTCCGCCATTTTTGCTTGAGCGTCTCTTTCATCTTTTGCTGACATTTTTTCTTCTGGCGACCTAGTTCGCAGAGATAATCTTTCTGCTTCTTTTCTTTTTGCTTCCGATATTCTCTTTTTTGGGTTTTTTGTACCACCGTGTTTTCTAGTTCTTTTTTTTCTGTTATATTTGCTTCTTAATCTTTTCTTTGTATATTTATGTCTTAACATTTCGTATATAATATCTAGATATTTTAACTAAATATTATACTCTAAAATTTAATATTCGGATGGCATGGTTCTATTTCCACCACGAGAATTTAAGTAATCTGCCTGTTCTTTTGTAATGCAAGCACAACCACCTCCACCACTTACATTAGAAAAACTGCAACATTTTCCGCTAAATTCATTGTTAGCATACATAAAAAGTTGACCTTCCGGAAGAGGAACAGTTGGATTTAAAGAACCCCCGGACATTTCACTCATATCATGACGTTCTTCATATTTTTCGTTATGAACACCTTTGTTCATTGCATAATCTAAAGCGGCACCAGCAGTTTCCATACCTTCTTTTGTAAAGCATCCGCAAAACAAATGACAGCCTAAAATCATTCCAATAATAACAGAAATAACAATGCATTCAACACGCAATTTTACACCAAGTACTTTGATAAACATTATATACAATATTGATAGATAAAAATTAAAATGCTCTATTTAAATTATCTCTAATATCAATTATATTTTCAATTCCACTATTATAATCTTTTACTAAAATATTATAAACCTTAAAACTGTCACTATCTGTAATCAAATGATATAATTTATTAATATTAGTAATCTTATTTCCTTTAAATCCCAATGTACTTAAATTTCCTAAATCTTGATGTTTCATAAAAAGATTAGGACCACCAATTAAATCTTTATTGCTAAATGTATATTTTCTAATATTGTTTAAATCGGATGCATCTATTTCAACAGTAGCGATTACATTTTCTCCATTTATAAGTACATCATCAGGTTTTATATCCTTTAATTTTCTTTTCACTCCGTTAAAAAGTTTTATTTCAGTATCTCCAACTAAACCACTTTCCATATGTTTATGAATACCTTCAAACCCACTATTCATAGGTATATAATTCCATACTTTTAATTTCATCATATCTGCTGGTGTTAATTCATCCCAATCCATAAAAATGGTATTATTTATAATTATTCTTTTAGAACTTGTATTTAAACAATATATTATTGGTTCTGAATAATTTTCAATAAGAATTGCATGAGGGTGGTCTTCTATATTAATCCACCCTCTTTTTTCATAATAAACCTTATGAGTACCTGAAACAATAATATTATTTAATTCATACATATCTCTTTTATTATGACTTATCTTAAATATAGCATCTACTTTTGACTCATCAAATAAAATATCTCCAACATTTAGTTTAGATATTTCTTTATAACCATTTTTTGTTTTTATAAGAGTTGATTTGTCAAAACATCCAGGTTTTCCTGGTACCTTTTTACTAGGGTGAACTTTTAATATTTCAGACATTGCAACAACAATTAAAATAATAGGAACAGAAATTAAAACAAAAAACGCGCTACCTGCGGCAGCAGCAGGCCAAGTAAATGGTAATATCCATAATAATATAACAACTGCAGCAATAATAATTAATACTAAAATACAAATTTGCATAAATGCACCAACAAATGCTTTTAAAGTAAGATATGCACCATATACAGTCATCAGCCCTGCAACCATTGACCCATTTATTTTATTGAGTAAATCTTTTAATTTAATTAACATTTGTTGCATAGGAATCAATGTATTCATAACTCTAGCAATCATGTATTCAAAAATTAATGTAAGTTTTTGTCTTAAATATAACATCATTAAACGAACTTTGTTGACTGTATCCATTAAAACTTGGAAAAACTGTGTAAGCAAATCACTAATATAATAAAGCGGTTTTGTAAAAATATTTATAACTTGTGATAAAATTCCAGTAGTACATTGTATAAAATTTTCATTTGTATATTCTATTTGAGAAGTACCTTTTGGTGCATTAATATATCCAGCAAATGGCATAACATTAGGTTTACATCGTTCATTTACCCAATTTTGTCTTATAGGTTGAATATTACTTTCAATAAAATAAAAAGAAAATATAAGAAAAAAAGTTAGTAAAATAATAGAAGTAACGACTGCTGAACCGCCATATTTGTCTAAATATGATGTTTTTTTATATATTGTATGAAAATAGTCGCTAAATGTGTCATAAATATTGTCCATATATATATGACATATAAATAATTCAATTATTAATCTTCCCAATCCCAGAAAGTATGTTCACCTATTTTTATTTGATGGTCTGATGTTATTAAACAAACATATACATCATCGTATTGAGTAGTAGATTTTGCTCTCCAATAGTCTTGAACTTTCACATAATTTTTAAGAAATCTTTTATCGTTTTCTTTATTATTTTTATTAATAGGGCAAACATGATGTTCCCCCGTTACATATATCCAATCTAATAATTCTTTTGACCATATTTTATAGTAAGGATTTACAACATTACCTTTTAATTGTAAACAACCTAATACTTCACTGTTATTTTCTAAAATATCTCCTAATTTAATATTTTTCATTTCAATTATCTCTCCATTTAAAAGTTTAAGAGGGGTTTCAGGTTTAAAACATAAAGTTCTTAAAGTTTTGCCAATAGGTCCATTATTTACACTTCTACCAGTTAAAACAGCCCCTTGAATCATATACATAAATGTCATAATCATTCCCATTAATTTCATAACTAAATCTTTTGTTTTAATTATTAATTTTTGAAATTGTATAATAATGTTAATAAGCATACCGTATGTATCACCTATAAGGTTAGTTACCATATTTCTCATGTAATCAATAAATTTTCTTATAAACTGAATTCTTTCTAATAAAAATCCTCCTAATTCAGTTATCATGCCTAAAACATATTGAATTGGGTTCAAGAAAAATCCCATTAAATCTTTTTGAATGTTTCCAACACAATATGTAAAATTTTCCATGACATCACTACCAAAATAACTCGCAAAAGGCATAGCCATAGGATTGCATCTATATATAGGCCAATCTTCTTTGATTTCCTGCATTTTAACTGTTAATGCTGATGATGAATATAATGATACAAAAATAATTATAATTATAATAGATAATACAATATCTTGAAACTTCATAATAAATTATATTGTTATTATTATTTTTTAAATTTTGATTTAAATATTTTGTAATATTGAAACATAATATTTAAACAGTTAAATTTATCCTATAGTGATAAAGTCTGCTACTCCCAATCTTTTGGCTTCTTTTTTATGTTGACGTCTTTTTAAATTGGCAGCCATTGCATCAGAAATCATTTCTTTTGGCCGACTCATTTTTTTTTTATTATAATTTGCTACATCTTTACTTGTTAAACCTCCAAATTTACCACCTTTTCTGCGACGACGGGTTCTTCTGCGTAACTTTCTTTTTTTACTGTTTTTTCCACGACGACGTGTTTTTCTACGAGACTTTCTTCCACTAGACTTTTTTTTGCGAGATTTTCTGCGCTTTTTGGATTTACGACGACGACGTGTTCGTCTTTTTCTTCTGCGTGACTTTCTTCTTCCTCCAGTGTAGTCACTATTTGCAGCCGAATTTTCCTGAATATCCCCATCAAACTCACTATCAGCAGCACCTTTTAAAATATTACTAATACCACCCATTATTGACTCATTGCCTGAATCTCCCGCTTGGTCCATTTGGGGAACAGTTACATCATCTTTTCCACCACCAGCCATTTCTTTATTCATTTTGGACATTTCAGCATTGTTTTCTTTTTGATTTTCCATAGAACCCTTAATAGCACTATTTGCTGAAGTTTCACTAACTTCGGGTTTAGTAAACTTTATTGCAACTTCTCCTCCGCGTTGTAATCTTTTTTTAGATTTCATATATATATAATAAACAAATAAATATTTTAACGAAATATTAATATAGAAATTTAAATTTAAAGATACTATATGGATTTTTCAATAGATGAAAAAACTAGGTTGAATTTTGATAAAATGATGAAAGAAGAGGGTGTTAAAAATAATACTTCTAAAATTAGAGAGTTGAAACATAGTAAAAAAATCAGAGAACAAGTAACAGTAATGATGAATATAAAAAATAGATATTCTAGATTAGATAAACATATGATGGATTCTATGATTGATTCAAAATGCGGTTGGTTATTTGAACATTATACAAATATTTTTATAAAGTTAAAAAAAAATCAGTTAAGTTTGCAGATATTAGATAAATTTTTAGATACATTATCAGAAATAGAAGACGGTAATTTGGACCAACATGAAGGTTCTGTTAAGGTTGGACAATTATTAAAAGAACTTTATATTGATAGTGCGATGAAAAATAAAGAACAAATAGAAGAACGTGAAAAAAAACGTTCTAAACACTATAAAAAACCAAAGGTAAAACTATCATGGAAACAGTATAAAGACTTGCAACTAAATAACGAAGATTAAAATTGATTTTTTATTAATTTCATATTTATTTTAAATATAAGTATGAAATTAATAATTGTAGAATCACCTGCTAAATGCGGTAAAATAGAAAGTTTCTTAGGTTCAAATTATAAGTGTTTAGCAAGTTTCGGACATATTAGGGAAATTGCAAATGGTTTAAAAAGTATTGATGTAAAAAATAATTATGATGTTACTTTTAAAGCAACTCCATCTAAAAGTCAAAATATTAGTAATTTGCGTAAATGGATAGTAAAAGCAGACGAAGTTATTTTGGCTACAGATGATGATAGAGAAGGCGAAGCCATTGCGTGGCACATTTGTAAACTATTTAAACTTCCTATTTCTACAACAAAAAGGATTATATTTCATGAGATAACAAAAACAGCAATACAAAATGCAGTAAAAAATCCCATAACTGTAAATATGAATACGGTTCATGCTCAATTGGCTAGACAAGTATTGGATCTAATGGTAGGCTATAAGATTAGTCCTGTTTTGTGGAAACATATTTCTAGAAATTCAAAGTTAAGTGCAGGAAGGTGTCAAATACCTGCTTTAAAATTGGTATACGACCAACAAATGTTAATTAATGAACATCCCGGGAAGAAAGTTTATAGTACTATTGGAAATTTTACAGATAAAAATATTGATTTTGCTTTAAACAAAAATTATAATGATGAAGATGGTATTGTAGAATTTCTTGAAGAAAGTGGTGATTTTAGTCATAAGTACAATGTAACAGACCCTAGACAAGTAGTAAAAAAACCACCAGAACCATTTACAACTTCTACACTTCAACAAAAATCATCTAATCATTTTAGTTATTCGCCAAAACAAACAATGAGATTAGCACAAACACTTTATGAAGCAGGTTATATTACATATATGAGAACTGACAGTAAAACATATAGTAAAGAATTTGTAGATAATGGTAAGAAATTTATTGAAAAAAAATATGGTAAGAAATTTATCGGTAAACATTGTGATAATTTGATTACTGGAAACAAATCACCTAAAGTAAAAAAAACAAAGAAAACTATAAAGAAAACAAAAAAACCAAAGAAAGCAAAAAAAGAAGATTTGGCACAAGAAGCGCATGAGGCTATACGTCCAACAAAAATAGAAAAAACCGAGATTGATGAAGGTGGAAAAATCGGACCACAAGAAGTAAGATTGTATAATCTTATTTGGAAAAATACAGTTGAGAGTATGATGGAAAATGCTCTTTATGAGTCTATAACTGCTGAAATTAGTGCACCTGAAAAAAACAAGTATAGATATTCAATTGAACGAGTTTTATTTAAGGGATGGAAAATTCTAGAAAAAGATGATGAAGATTTAGAACTTTTTAACTATCTTAAAGGATTGAAAAAGGGCACTCTATTTGATTATCATAAAATTACAAGTAAAGTTACATTAAAAGATTTGAAAAAAAATTATACAGAGGCTAAATTGGTCCAAATGCTTGAAAAACGTGGAATAGGAAGACCTTCTACTTATTCTAGTTTAATATCAAAAATTCAAGATAGAAAATATGTGTTGAAACAAAATGTAAAAGGAAAAGAAATTCTTTGTACTGATTTTGAATTAGTGGGTGAAGAACTAACAGAGTTTGAAAATAAAAGAGTATTTGGAAACGAAAAAAATAAGTTAGTTATTCAAGAAACAGGTATAATTGTTATGGAGTTTTTGATGAAACATTTTGAAGAACTATTTAATTATGATTATACAAAAAATATGGAAAATAATTTAGATAAAATTAAAGAAGGTAATAAAATTTGGCATGAATTATGTAAAGAATGTGACATGCAGATAAGTGATTGTCAATCTAAAATTAAAACAGAAAAAGAAGAATATAAAATAGATGAAACTCATACATATATTATTGGTAAATATGGCCCAGTAATAAAGCAAACAATTTCAGAAGATGAAGTAGTATTTAAATCAGTAAAAAAAGATATTGATTTAAACAAATTGAAAAATGGTGAATATAGTTTAGAGGAAATCGTTGATGAAAATAAATTTACAAAAAATGTTTTAGGAAGATATGAAGACGAAGACGTTGTTCTTAAGAAAGGAAAATACGGTCTTTATACAAGTTTTAAGGGTAAAAATATTTCACTTAAATCTATACAAAAAGATGAATGTGAAATTACATTAGAGGATGTTATAGATGCTATTAAGAATGGTGGACCAACAAATAAAAGTATTATAAAAGAAATAGATGATGAGATTTCTATTAGAAAAGGGAAATATGGACCTTATGTATACTATAAAACAAAGAAAATGTCAAAACCAAAATTTGTTGGTTTAGGTAAACAAGATATTAATAGTTTTATTGATAAGTTTGATAGTTTAGATGAGTTAAAAAAATGGACAATCGAATTTAAGCCTAAAAAATTTACAAAAAAATATAATAAAAAAAATTAAAAACTTTGTTTTTGCAACCTACTAATTTCATGATTACGTAGTGCAGGTAAAAGTTCTGTCTGCCATCTCTCTGGAGGAATAATAAAAGCAAATTTGTTAAAATCTTTTCTTTTTAATTTAGAACCTACAGGTTTATCTACAACTTGATATAAATAATCAATAGGTTTAGTATTAACTAAATTGTTATGACGTGTTTGACTTTGTAAAATAGAAAATTTATGAAAATATTGTGCTACAACATCAATTTCATCTTTTGATACCTTATGGTCACCATCTGAATCCATAAAATCAAAACCAGCGTTATGTACTTGTGTGAGTTTTTTACTTGACTTACAACCCATTTATGTAATAAAAATTATATTAAGTTTTTAAATACTTTTAATTATTTTATTAGCATATAATGTTTATAAAATAATTTATTTTAGAAATATATATTAAGATGAAAAAAAGAAAAATGAAAGGAGGTGGTGATGTACCATCAGAAATATCTCAATTACAAAAAAGTGCATATAAAACAATGGATAATAAACTTTTTTTAAATTTTATATTTTGCATTGCTTTAATGGGATTTATATGGTTTTTTATTTCAACATTTTTAGTGAAACATATGTATAGCGAGGTTTTATGTTATAGTATGATGTTAGCATCTATTGTTTTTTCACTTATTTTAATGATATCTATAGGAGTAATAAGAATGCGAGGTGAAAATATTATAAAAAAATTTTTAAATATTACCATGTTTGTAATAACAAAATGTTTACCGGGTATTTTAATAGCAATACAACTTGTGTTGATGATATACATAATGAATCAAAATGCTTTGTATATGTTTACAACACAAAGTGAAGATAGACCAGACTATTTAGATATGTTTAATGGTAGTACTGCCCTTGGTTTAATTATACAAATGTGGATGTATAGAAATCATTTATTAAGAGTTATTTTCCCTAATGGTATGCCTATTTCACCTGCCGTGCTACCTGGATTTATTTTAGTAGGAATATTAACAAGTTGGTGTATTAGTCAATTATTTATTATTTTAAAATATCTTAAGGTGGATGGTTAAATTCTTTCATTCTCATTAAAAAATTTAAAAGTTAAACCATAAGTTTTATTTTCATGACTACACCATATACCTGATATTTTTATAAAAAATTTCACTACTTTGTATGTTGTATATTTTTGTATTTTAGAACTTTGTAATTTTATATTATAATTATTTAATTGTTCAAAAATTCTATATACTGGTTTATATTTTTGAAAATAATTTTTAAACTTTAATAATATATTTTTTTCTGTTTCATATATATTTTTAATTATTACCTTATTAAATTGTGTTTTTGAAATAGTACATTTAATCTTATTAAAATATTTCTCGATAAAAATATCTTTAAATAATAGTGAAAAGAATACACCATTTAATATAGAATATTCATCGCTATATATTAATTTATAAAAATCACTGTTTTGCATTATATTATTTTTTTGTTTTTGAAAACAAATTATATTATCTAAATTAATTTTATTTATAGGTAAAACTAAATTTAATGACATTATATATTATTTTAATAACATATTAAATTTAAGTGGTTATTTGAGTTAATAAAATTAATGATGTTAATTCTTCCAAAGATAAATCTTTATCAATTGTATTTATTAACTTCATACGATTGATAGCGTTTAAAAGTTCTTTTTCAAATTTATTTTTTTTAATTTCGATAAATTTTTCCCATAATAAACATATATTTTTATATTTTTCTTTATTATCATGTATTAATAAAGAAAATTCATTGTATTTATTATCCATTTATAGAATTAAATATTTTAGTATTTAAATATTTAAATATTTAATAATTTAATGAAATATTTATCTACACGTTTTGAAGATTATATTAATGAATGTAAAGGTAAAAATTTTCATAAAGAATTATTGAATGTATCGGAATATTTTAGTAGTAATTTATCAGAACAAAATAATTTAATTTTTTATGGACCATCGGGGGTTGGTAAGTATACTCAGGCTTTAAATTATATAAAAAAATTTAGTTCAACAGAATTAAGATTTGAACGTAAAATTAATTTAACATGTAATAAAAAAGATTACGTTTTTAAGGTTAGTGATGTCCATTTTGAAATAGATATGCAATTATTAGGTTGTAATGCAAAAATTTTATTTAATGAAATATACTACCATATACAAAATATATTAACCACGCGTGCAAATGGAACTGGTATTATATTATGTAAAAATTTTCATTATATTCATAATGAATTATTAGAAATTTTTTATAGTTACATACAAAATTTAAACTATAAAAATTTAAATATTATCTATGTTATTTTAACAGAACATGTATCATTTATTCCAAATAATATATTAGATAAATGTTTAATAATTCCTGTTAAAAAACCATCAAAAAGTAATTATATGAAAATAACAAATAATCAAAATATTAAAACAACAGAAAACATAAGTAATATAAAAAATATTTGTTCAAGAATTACAAATTTAGATAATATTAATATGCTAATATCAAAAAAAATTATTGATGATATAATAAATTATAAAGACATAGATTTTATGCAAATGAGAGAAAAACTATATAGTATATTTACTTACAATCTTGATATTTATGAATGTATTTATATTATAATAAAAAATTTGATTGAAAAAAAATTTATCACAAATGATAATTCTGAACCAATTTTTTTAAAACTTCATAAGTTTTTAAAACTATACAATAATAATTATAGACCCATTTATCATTTAGAGAGTTTTGTTTATTATTTATGTATAGTTATACATGGATTGTGATAGAGCATGTGAAATTTTACAAATATCAAGAAAACATACTCAAGAGTGTGTTAAAAAGGCTTATTTTAAGTTAGCCTTAAAATATCATCCAGATAAATATAAGGGTGAAGAAAATCCGGGAGAAAAGTTCAGAGAAATAAAAAAAGCATATGATTATTTAAATAGTGAATCTAAATATGATGAAAGTTATGTGCATAATATTTCTTATACAGATATATTTAAAAGTTTTATGAAACATTTCTCTCCAGAGAGTGATTTTGATGATGTTTTCTTAAACACAACCTTAAATGGATTGATAAATAATTATGATACAATATCATTAAAGGTTTTTGAGAAGTTAAGTAAGGAAAAAGCAAATCAAGTTTATAATATTATAAATAAGTTTGATACTATTTTAGGTATAGATGAAAATTTATTAGTAAAATTTCGCAATATATTAACAACAAAAATGAAGGATGATAACATAGTAATACTTAATCCTACGTTAGAGGATTTATTAAATGATAAAATATTTAAATTAGAGATTCAAAATAAAGAGTTTTATATTCCTCTTTGGCAAATACAACATGAATTATATTTTTCTCTCCATGAAGCAGATCTAATAGTTAAGTGTGAACCTGAACTATTAGATAATGTTTGGTTAGATGATAACAATAACATGTTTGTTAAAATACAAATACAAGTTAGTGAACTATGGAAAAAAGATTATGAATGGGTATGTGGAGAGAAAAAGATTTTAATAAAAGGCGAAGAGTTAAGATTAACAAAAGAAAAACAAATCATATGTAAAAAAGATTGTGGTATTTTAATGGTAAATAAAAAAAATATGTTTTGTCAAGAAAAAAGAAGTGATATTTATTTTGAAATTCAACTTATTTAGTAAATAAAAATTTATAATATAATAATATTATATTATGAGTTCACTAATAAATTATGATTCAACATCATCTAATAATTCAAATACATATGCGTCTGCTGCTGCTGCTCCTGCTTATGCGTCTGCTGGTGCATCTAAACAATCTAGCGCTCCAATGACAGACCCATTAAGTAGTTTATCTTGCTCAGAGTTTCCAAATATTGAATTATTAAGAAATAAAGATTGTCATGCAATAGTCAGAAATGAAACGGTATTGGAGTTAGTTATAAGACCAAATATTTTAAGAACTGGTCAAAGTGCAGGAAATATATTTAATGTTGAAATACCTTTGACAACTTTGAATAAGCAGAAAATACCATTAGGTATAGTAGAAAAAGGAGAACTTGTTAGAATTATTAAAGTAGATACCCGAACTCCGCAAGGAAATTTTGAAATGTGGGTACCTTTTACATCTGCTAGATGGAATACTGACGAACGAGACATAGATTTATTATTGGCATGGGCTAAAAGTTCTGATAGAGTATGTGGTAGTATGGGGCATGGACCAGATATTACTGGATGTACAGCACAATCATTATTAGCAGTTCAACATGACTTTAGACAAACTCGTGTATTAACTGCCCCATCTGTGCTTAGAAATTATCAGGGAATTCAATCTGGATTTACAAGTGCAATGGTTGGAAATAAAGGTACTATGGATTTTGCACAAAATCCACAATCTTTGTTAAATTATATTTCCCCAGATAAACATTTATTTCAATATATAGAGATTAAAACACAATATTTATTCGAATCGAATAATTTTCCATTTTACCCGCATCCAGTTGATTCATCAAAAAACTCTCGTCATACAACTGGTGCGGAATTGCTAAAATCCTTTATGATGCTGTTAAATGCAAATGGATTAATAATTGTAAATACAAAATTTATTTTAAATAATAATTGGGCAACGAGAAATCCACCACAAAATAAAGTACAACAATCAGGACATGCTCAAGTGGTAGCATATTACATGCGTGGACATATGCATTGTTTTGATATTATTGATACACAAATGGCTTCGAAAAATGCAAGTGTATTGATTTCAAGAGGAATAGGTAATAATTTTATTGAAGCATTAAATAATTGTTGTGATAATTTAAAGACAAATGGTAGTGGGTTGCTTCCTAGCAGAAGTTATAGTATAGTATGTAAAGTACCTACAATATTGATAGATAGTGTACCGCAAGATTTAAGTAGTGGTCATGTAATATCAAATAAAATAGTTGACGCAGTATTAAATACTTGTCAAAGAGCAGCAAAAAATATTACAGGATTAAAAATAAATGCGATAAATGCACAAAAAGATAGAAGTAACCCATATACCCAAGCAAGAAAACTTAGATTAAGTTTAACGGCAGATTCACCTCCTCGATTAGTAATATCTAGATTTAATTTGCAACAAGCATATGAAGAAGCACGAAAATTTTCTATTAATAAACTTACATTACCTAAATGTGGCGATAAACAAAATTTTCAATTATTATGGATTCAAGTAATGAATATGCAAAAAAGTTGTTTCCCTTCTGTTTATGCAGGGGGAAGTTTTAATGCTATAAATCCTTTAGTACATACAGAAGGAGAGTGGCATATATTATCAACATGTAATAAAACTGAAAGATTAGCATTGGGGTCATTACTTATGATTCAATCCAAACCTACAACTATGAGTATAGCAACTTTACAAAGAATTTATAATAATAATCAACAGTTACTAAACAATACGATTAATACATTTACTGTAAATAGAACTCGACCTATTCTTGAAATATATAGTGTTTGTACAAGTCTAGATTTTGCTCTTAAAGGTGTTTGTACAACGTTAATGAGTCAAAGTATGATACATCATATTAATCAGGGAACACGGTGTTTTTATTTAGGGGTTCGATTATGTAGTATTAATACTGATGGTACTTATAATTGGGGAGATTCTAATATTGGAGCAATTAAATGTTATTTACGTTGTGGATTTAAATTTATATTGAATAATGGTAATTTTTGGCCACTTCGTGAAGAGAGAGCCCAATTATTAAATTCTATAAATTTTGGTCAAGATTTAGTTGTTGCATTAAGTCAAAATAGTAGTATATTTCATGTTACTCCTGGAAGTGAAATGTTTGGTCAAACACAAAAAACAGTTGTATATGGACATATGTTTTGTGCTTTATGGCCTCAAGATGGGAATTCTAATCCTATAAATTTATCTCTACCATTCGCAACTCCTAATGTTGTTTCTATATTAGGTACATCAGAATTTTCAGAGGTTGCTATAAATAATGCTGTAACAAATTGGGCTTCAAAACTAAATTCGCCTGAGAAATTTTTTAAATTTTTAAAAAAACTTCAAGGTGGTTCCCCATCATATATTGAACAACTTTATAATCACTGGTCTACTGTACGAGAGATTATAGATAGGGATGTGCATAATGAAACTATTTTTATTTTAATGGATTTATTAAAATATTCCACAAAAGAAATAGAGCGTAAACAACAACCTCGTAGAGGAGGAAAAAAGAAATCACATAAAAGAAAAACAAAAAGAAGACGAAAAAAGAAATCACATAAAAGAAAAACAAAAAGAAGACGTAAAAAGAAATCACATAAAAGTAAAATAAAACGTAAACACAAAAGAAAACGAAAAACAAAAAAGAAAAACAAAAAATAAAGTAAAAAAAATCTGATTATATATTAGTTATGAATGCATATAATCCATTTGATAGTTCATATATAAAAAATTTAGAAGTAAGTAATCTTCAAAATTTTTTTGGAGTAGATAAATTAACAAGTATACCTAGCGATATTGTTGCAACTGTACAAGGTATTTTAACGACAAATTATATTGAATTAGGTAAAGACATCATAAATAATATTAGAACAAATAAACAATTACATGCAAAAGTAAAAGAATTAGGGTTTGAGTTATATACAGTAGTAGGGGAAGGTGCTTTATTTATAACAGAAGACAATGATGGTAAACTAAAATCTGTTATTGAAAGTACAAGTAATATAGGAAATTTAATGTTTATACCATTCAAAAATTTAGGAATCATTGTGTATGGATTGCTTATGACAGCATGTTCAGGATTTCCTCCATGCGCTTTAATTCATCGCGTATTAAAAACATCGAATAGATTTTTACAGGTGGCTACAAAAACATTAGAACTTTTTTTAAGGTTAGGTACAGGAAATTTAGAAGAATTTAATAATATGTTACAACTAATTATTGAAGCATTTGTTATGGTGCCAAAAACTATATCAAAATTATTAAAAATAATAATGATAGGAAGACAAATAGGAAAAGCATTAAGAGGTGAAGAAATAGAAGTAGATGAAGATTTTATGAGTGAAAATGGAGGTTTAATGGGAAAAATGGGATTAGATAAAGCCATGGGGGATATGTCATTACCCGGTATGGGTTCAAATGATAAAGATGGGAAAAAAGACGGTAAAAAAAGTAAAAAAAATAAAACAAAAAAGAAAAAGAAAAAGTAAAATCTAAATTTATATTAGATAGCAATGGAAATACCCATAGATTGGAAGTTTGTAGATAAATCAACGAAAGAATTTAGTTTTAAAGGAGAGAAAAAAAAAGCAAAAGTAGTGAGCGTTTATGATGGCGATACTGTAAAAGTAGTTTTTCCCCTTTTAGGTAAGTTATATAAATTTAACAGTAGAATCCAACATGTAGATACACCTGAAATTAGGACAAGAAACAAAAAAGAAAAAGAATATGGATTAAAAGTTAGAGATAAATTAAGAGAAAAAATTTTAAATAAAGTTGTTACCATTATTTGCGATGACTATGATAAATATGGTAGACTATTAATAGATATAGAAATAGAAAATGAATTAATAAGTGATTGGTTAATAAATAATGATTATGCGTTTAGATATGATGGTGGTACAAAAAAAAGTTGGGCAGAGCATTTGGAGAACAATGAGTAATTCAATAAAAAATTGATAAATTATGTTAATAACATATTTTAGTATGTTATTAATATGCCACAAAAAAAACATGTGAAACTTGATGTAATAAGTTATAGAAAAATTGTGCTAGACAGGGGTACAGTTGATATAAAGTTTAAAGGTATGGGAAGAATTTTTGCTGTTAATGAATATGAATGGAATGTTATTTTAAAAATTTTGCCACCAGAAGAACATCGTCTGCGCCTTGACACGCACCTTGTATACGCCCGAGACAAACCGCTTAGACTCTGGAAATTTGGAGAAACAAAAAATCATCCTCTTGTTGATAATGGTCTAGCATTTTGGTTAAATAACAAAACTCTTATAACAGGATATACATTGAAAAATAATCCCAAAATTTATAGACCTATATTTCAGGTTTATAAGGAAAAACTTAATTTTCAATTAAGAGAAGAAATAAGGTTTTATGCAAAATTTTATGTAGCACATAAACGACAAATGCTTTATAAAAAAACACTAATGAATATTGAAGCATTAAATATTATACCTGAATCAATTATAAATATGATTGCTCACTTAACATATGACTATAGTTATTATTTAAAATTGTAATAAGTTAAGTTAACATGGTTGATAATCTTCCTGAACCGTAACCTCTTTGAGGTCCGTTACTTTTATTTTTTGATCTTTTTAATTCTGTACTACCTTCACCATCTTCTTCTTCTATCAGATTATAAGTTTCTAAGAATTTATAATCTTCTTCAAGTAATTCATATGCTTTTTTTGCTACCGGTACAGAATTATAACTATAATTTTTTGTATTATTTAAAACACCATCTGGTTCTATATGTGCTATTATTGTGGGCCAATCATCTAATCCGTCAAATATATGTGTAGCATAAACAATACAAGCATTATTTTCGATTGATTCTTTTTTTAACCAATCTATAAACTTTACGCGCGTAATAATATCTAAATCCATAGTCATTTCATCGATTAATGCTATTTTAAACGGCTTTAGTAAACCTAAAAATAATCGTACTCTTCTTCTTTGACCACTAGATACTAGATGCATTCTCCATTCTAAATTAATACCTAATACTTTTTCTAATTCTTGTTTTCTTTCTTTATTTTCTTCTTGAACTTTCTTCATCATATCTTTAACTTTAATATCTGCTTGATATGCTATAGAATGACCAGCAAATGCTACAGACCTATTCCATGATTCACCTAAGAATGCCAATCCGTTACATTGGTCTTGAAAACTAGTTTTTCCATCTATAGTTATAGTACCTTCTTTAACCATATGCATTCCTGCCATTGTTCTTAACAAACAAGATTTTCCTGACCCATTTATTCCAACTAAAATACATCTATCGCCTCTATTTAAATGTAAGTTTACATTATTTAAAACATAATTATCACCTAATTTTAATTTCATATTTTCAATATTTACGAAACTCATTTTATTTACAAAACTCATTTATTATTATAGGTTTGTTATTTTTAAATATAAAAAATATAGTATTAATGTAAATGAAAAAAACTAGAAAGTTATTACCTAGATTGCGTAAAATATCAAAGAAAAACAAAAAACATCATTATAAATTAAAAGACCCTCATAAAAAAAGAATTTTGGCTATAAATGAAGGTGTTAGATATGAAATGAAATATAAAAATAGAACTATAAAACAAGCAGCAACAGCAAAAAAAGGACGCTTTAATATTTTAAGAATTTATAGAAGAAATAAACATATAAAAGATTGCAATAAAATAACACGTGATATGCGTTATATGGATAAAAAATATAAATTAGGAAAAACAAAAAATATTTGTGGTAAAACAAAAAAAAACTTTTCAAGAAAATCTCAAAAAGGGGGAAAAAGAAAAACAAAAAGAATAACAAAAAAGCAATTTCTTTATAATCCAAATAATCCTAAAAAATCATTTGATGTTTATATTGATAAAAATCCAAACGATACTATACCAATAAAATATACAACAGTTAAAGATGTAAAAATGACAATAAAAAAATTAGAAAAACTTTTTAAAACAAAAAAATATTCTCATAAAAGAATTTGGCAAGTAGGTATGATAATGAAAGTTAGATTAGAATCGATGTTAAAACATAAAAAATCAAAATATTCAAACGCTAAAAAAGTAAAAGAACGTTTTAATTTGGCTAATAAGTATTTTAAGTTTTTAGGTAAAAGAACAAAGAAAAAAACATTTCAAGAACGTAAATCTATGGTATTTTAAGTAATTGAAAAATAAAGACTAAATGAAAAAATTTTATATTAAATTTTAATTGTTTTATGTTAAAATTTAATTAATGTTTTGTTTTTTTTTTATTTTTTTAATTAGCATCCTCAACAGTCTTCTTCCTACGCCTCACAACCTTCTTCTTCTTAGGCTTTGGTGGAGATGGTGCTGCCGCAATCTCCTCCTCTTCTTCATCATCATCATCATCATCATGTGCTGCAACCTCCTCCTCTACCTCTTCACGAATCTGTTGCTGTTCACGGTCCTTCTCTTCCTTAGCAACTGTCTCGAGGAAGTCTTCATCATCGCTATCATCCTCAATCGCACAAACACCACTTCCAACAAGGCGAGTAGGTGGACGACTGTTCATCTGTAGCATCTGCCATGTAACTCCAAACTTACCTCCAACAAACCACAGTCCATTGCATCGAATAAGTCCCTTTACATGTGAACCCTTAGGAATAAAATCAATAGGAGTTGCACTATTATCCTGATTTGGAGCCTGATTTCCATCTCCCTCCTTACCGTATGCCGGTGGAAGATAAAGAGGATTCTTATTAGTATCATAAACCTCAACATTGTATCGACCCTCCCAGAAAGGAACCTTCAACTTAAGAGTAGGATTTCGACTAAGGTCTGGCTCACCTGACTCCTTATCCTTAGGAAACTTCAGAATTGGATACATAAGCGCATCAACAACATCATAAGTCATTTTCTTTCCAAACCACTTCTTAGAATTCTTAACAGCATCTTGCTTAATATTCTCCTCAAAAGACTTCATCTCATCAAGAAACGTTGCTTGAGTATCACTCTTATTAGGATCAAACTGTAGAGCCATATCATACTTGCAACGACCAGTGTTTTCATCCTTCCACTCATTTACACCCCATGTAAGCATATAAGGAATCTGAATAACGGGTGGTTGACCCTTATACTTAGTTCTCACAGACTTGCCTCCTCGGCTATCAACAACAGGCTCATCATAAGTGTGGGCGGACCCATCAAAATCTTTGGCTTTCGTAATCATACTAGTAGCGGACATCTTCAAATATAGTTTAATATCATTAGGAACTTTTTAAATCAATTTTCATATACTATAAAAAGTATTTGAAAAGTGAAAAATGATTAAGCAAAGATAATTAAAGTGTTGATGATATATATATAATAAATGAATACTGTACAAAACGATTCAATTGTTAAATTATTAACAAAAAAAAACAAAAAAATAAAATCAAGAAAAAAAAGGAAAAAAATTAGCTTCAAATCGTATATTAAAACTATATATATAGATACGGATAGGTTAATGCAAAAAAAAAGAAAAAAAGTTCAACAAGATGATTTTCAAATACTTCAATTTTCTCAATATTATGATATACTTACTAATAATTATAATGTAAAACAGTTAAAAGAAATATGTAAACATTATAAACAAAAAACATCTGGAAATAAAAAAGAACTTAACAATAATTGTTATAATTTCTTAAAATTATCTTACTATATTCAAAAAATTCAAAAAGTATTTAGAGGACATGTAGTAAGATATTTAAATAAATTACGCGGACCATCTATAAGAACAAGAAAATGTACAAATGAAACAGATTTTTTTACTTTAATGGATTTAAAAGATATTCCAGAAGAACAATTTATAAGTTATAAAGATAAGGATGGGTTTATTTATGGATTTGACATATGTTCTATATATAATATGGTTGTTGTTGAAAAAATGGAAAGAAAAAATCCATATAATAGAAATAAATTACCTGAAAATATAATTAATAATATTAATACAATTTCAAAATTAGGTAAATTATTAGGATATAAATTAAATATTGTTATAGACAATACAATAGATAATTTATCTCATGAGAAAAAAATAGAATTAGAAACTTTAAGTTTATTTCAAAAAATAGATGAATTAGGATTTATTACAAATCCTAAGTGGTTTTTAAGACTTAATAGAGGATTATTAAGAGTTTATTTAAATGAATTAATTGATATTTGGAATTATAGAGCGCAATTAACAACAGAAACAAAAAGAAAGGTTAACCCCTTACACGGAAATCCATTTTATGGTTATAATATTAATATTATTTTATCAAAAGAAAAATTGTCGATGCAAAAATATATTTTAGATATTATAAATATTTTTATAACACGCGGAGAAACAAGTGATGCACGTTCTTTAGGTGTTTATTATGTACTAGGAGCACTTACAATGGTTAGTCAAGATGCTGCAAATTCATTACCATGGTTGTATGACTCATTTGCAATTATAAATAACTAGTTCTTTTTTTTACAATGCATTGTGCAGTCAATTTTCTAAAATAAATATATCTTTCGGTAAATGACTTAAAAAGGAGTCAGATAACTATGGTATAAGATGGTAAAGAAAACATCGACCTCTAAGACGACTAAGGCTAAGGCCAACGTAAAGACTACTAAGTCTAAGACTTCTGATCCACCCACTCCAGTACAGGAAGTGGTTGCAGCAGAGGCTCCTGCAGACCCTACTCTTCAGGATCAGTTTACTCAACTTTTAGCGCAGTTGAGCGCACTCCGTTCTCAGTTAACTAGTGTAACCTCTCAGGTTCGTACTCTTTCGAAGAGAACTGAGCGCGAACTTAAGCAGGCTCACAAGGCTGGACGCAAGAAGCGTAAGTCTGGAAATCGTGCCCCTAGTGGATTTGTAAAGCCAACTAAGATTAGTTCTGAACTTGCTACTTTCCTTGGAAAGGAGAAGGGAACTGAGATGGCTCGCACTTCAGTAACTCGTGAGATTAATGCTTATATTCGTGAGCATAAACTTCAGGATCCTAAGAACGGTCGCCGCATTCTTGCTGATGCCAAACTTCGCAAACTTCTTAAACTCAAGAAGGACGACGAGTTGACCTACTTTAACCTTCAGCGTTACATGAGTCCTCACTTTGCTAAGGCTGGTAAGCCAGTAACGTCTGCATAATTAGTAAAAAATATAAAGACAATCAAAAAATAAGACAATCAAAAAATAAGAAAAACAAAAGAAAAAAAAGAAATAATGTAATAATGTAATAATGTAATAATTTAATAAAAATCATTTTTAAAATTTTTATTAAATATTAATAAATTCAAATACTTATATTATTCAACGTATAAAATTGATGTATTATAATAAATTAGATTATATTATTGTACTAACATAAAACTATGAATTCTGTTAGAAATAGTAAAGAAAATAAAACAAAAACTAATATAATATGCAATTATTGTAATAATAAAGTAAAAGATATTTGGGTAAATAAAACAAATACTATTATGTGTTGTCGTTATTGTTGGGGGAATCATCCTATAGTAGCAAGAGCCACACTGGGACGTCCATTTCCTTTAGATTCTGTTAAACCATTAGAGTGGCCTTAATACCTTTATGGTCGGTTTCATTTTCATTTCCAAATAAGTTAAAACTTTTCATTTTAATATCACCTTTAATAAAAATAAAATCTATACATTTATTTGGATTATCTGAAGGAAATGTTGCAAAGTTTTTTTTATGAATTAATTTACAACCATTTTTATATCCTATTTTTTTTAAATATTTAATAACATCAGATGTTGGTTTCGAGTTAAAATCGCCACACAAAATTACATTTTTGTTTTTTTCAAATGATTTAACTATTCTTTTAATTTCATTTAATCTTTTTTCTTTTTTTTTTAATGTTTGCCCGGGAGTTAAATGTATATTTACCAATACTAAATCTTTATTATTATATTTAAACTCTAAATATTGTATAGTTCTACCTAGACATTTACATTTTAATTTACAAGGAATTTTATTGTTTACTATTGTTAACATTCCAAAAAAAAACCATTGACCTGTAAATAAAATAGGACATAAAATACCTAAAATAATTAAAATAAATGGATGTTCAAAATATAATTTTTTTATTGACTCACCATAATTACTGTAAAAAATACTAATTAAATAAAGAAATTTATCCATAATTTTTTCAAATAAATAAATTACAAAATCCTTATAACGTGGAAAATATGTTTTTAATAAATTATTAAAATATTCTCTTTCTAAAAAAGACTCTTGTGTAGGAAAATATTTTAAATCTGAACCCTTTAAAAAATTATACATGTCTGTAAAAATATTTGAAAAAGGTAATGTTGCTTCTTGTAAACAAATAATATCTGTATTTTTTATCTCATTCTCTAGTCTTTTATTTATATTTACTAATCTATTTGACCAATTATCATGAATAAAATTAACATTCCATGAAATAATATTTAATTCCATTAATATCATAGTTTATAAAAAAATTTTAATTATAACATATTATTTTTTAAATAAATCTTTCTTTTTTTAAAATATTCATTAATTGTTGCTTATCAAATCTAGTATTTTTTATCATAAAATATTTATATTTACTAAGTTCATTATTATCAATCAAATATAATTGATATGTTTTATTTATTTCATCTATATCCATATGGTTTAAATGTTTGTTACTACACAACCAATTAAACCAACTTACTTTTATTTTTTTATTTTTTTTAAACCTTTCATGTAACTTATAATAATGAAATATATTTTTGTCATTTTTTAAATAATCATTTCCTGATAATGTACATAATAATTTAAACTCTTCATTTGTCATGTTAAGTTTATTAAGAATTTTTTTATAATTATACAAAACACAATTATGACTAATTAAACTTAAATACTTTATTACATTCATTGAACCATATGCAAATAAATCCATATCTTCACTCAAAACAGCATAAACTTTTCTTTTAATAACAAGACTTGCACAAAGTTTATCTGCTTCCCCTATTGCTTGTATCCATTTAATTCCATAACTATTCAATAAATTTTTAGTTAGTTCAATATCTCCACTCTTAATTTTTGTCAAGGTTCTTTTTAATTTATATAGTTGTTTTTGTTCATCTACTGTTAATGTATCTTTTTTAACTAATTCATCATAAATTATCCATTTATTATATCTATCTTCTCGTCTTTGTCTAATTTCTTCGTATTTTTCTTCACCCGGCTTACCATCAAATACAAATATCACATCTATATTATATATTCTAAATAATGAACACATTAAATAAAGATTCTCTATTAAAGCATCATTACACTTAAACCTATATAAATATATACTAGCATCGATGCATAATTTTTTTCCATATAATTGTGATAAATGTAGTTTTTCAGTTATATCATTACATTCTTGTTTTAAAAGTTTAGAAAGAAGTTTAACACCCATTTGTTATTTATATATAATAATTATTTAACTATTATAAATAATTTCAATTTTGTTATATAATATAATCACATATTGTCATTCTCATTGTTTGACATACCAATTTATTTTTCAAATCTTGACAATCTGTAATTTTAGTTTCCATTAACTCTATATCTGACAAAAATTTCTTTGACTTATATTTTTTTTTTATAAACTTAAATAATTTATTAAATAAAATTTCACTACTATCAAATTTTAAAATATTAGAGTTATTATTATAACACCAAACAAAAAAATCATCGTCAAATGTTAAAAATATAGTTTTTAAAATATAGTAACTAAACATATTTGTTTTCTCTTTAAATAAAATATTTCTATAACTATAACTTATTTTATCATCTAACCATAAGTGTTTGTACTTTAAATTCATAAAATCTAATATTTTTACACATTGAAACAAAGAAAATATTTTTTCTATATGAATACAGAATTCAGAATATAATATAAAACCATCTACATCAGATTTATCTTTTAAAAAAGAATAACTGCAAAAACAACAATTTATAATATTTGCCCAAAATTCTGCATAAGTTTCACTTATTAATAGTTCACTATTAATCTTAAAAATAGAATTAACATTTTTTTTTAATTTTTCATAATTTATCAAAGAAAAATCTAAACATAACGAATGAAATAACTCATGTATTAATGTTTTTTTCCATTCTTCATGTCTATAAATTAAGAGTTCACCTTGAGTAGAACATGCAAAAGTAACTGCACTATTACAATGCTCTGGTCCCAAAATTTCTATATCAGCATTTGGTAATTTCTTTTTTTCAGGTGTTAAATATAAATAAATATCCAAAGATTTTACTTTTTCATTTTTTCTATATAAATTACAAAATCTTACTATTTTTAATGCATGTAGTAAAATTTTTTCTATTTTTTTTAAGTTATTGAATTCATTTTTTTTTAAAAAAGCATAATTTATAGTTACGTTTAAATTTTGTATTGTTGTTTGCAATTTCATAATACCTTTAATATTGTTTTTAATAAAATTATAACATTTTTTATCAACTAAACTACCAGTTAATAATTCTTGTTTTGATATTTGATTTAAATTAACTATTTCTTTTACTTCAAATTTAATTTTATTTTTTTTCGATAAAAAATTAACATATTTATCAGTAATCAAAATATCTTGATATAATATGTTTAAAATATTATTATAAATTTTTTGGTTTTTTTTTGTTCTTTCTTTAAAAAATAAATCTATTTCGTTTATAAAAAAATCAATAAGTTTTTCACTTTTTTTTGTAAAAGACATAATATATATATATATATATTTATAAACATATTATTTAAACAATTTATTATATTTAGTTTTTACCCTTACTTAATCTATTTCTAATCCTCATTGTATCATAAAATACAATATTTGGCGGTCTTTCTGCCTTACTTTTTCTTGACATAACATAATGCGTCAACTTAGCATCTTTTGTTTCTAACAAAACTCTTTTAGATAAGTCATCTTGTTGATATTTGGCTGTTTGACCCTTTTCCATTATTTTTTCATTATTATTACTATCAAAGAAATCATCATCTATTACAACAGTTTTTGGTCTAAATTTTTTACCACTTACTTTACCTGTTTTACCTCCAGCAGTTTTCGCTTTCTTTGGATCGTCCATTATTTGTGAACCAGAATCAATTGCAAATAATCTGTAATAATCTGGATTGTTATTCTTGAATTTATTACCCTGATAATAATGTTCAACTGATGCCCATTTTAATTTATCTAACTCAAAAAGGGGTTGAATTCTATCACCTTCACGAGGTTTCATATAAAAATTAGACAAAATCTTTCTCCAATCTTTTATTTTTGCTAACTCATTAAATTCCATTAAACGCTCTTCAGAAATTTTTTCACCTGTACCCTTACCGGGTTTTTTATTTGCCGATTTTGAATGAAACAAAAATTCAATATTTTCATCATACAAATCACTATCTTGTGGAGTAGGAGTTGGTTCCATTTCTACTTCGTCAACACTTTGTGCCATCCCTAGTTTTTCTTTTACTTCTTCAATTTTTGTTTGTTTTTGCTCAGATTTTTTACTCATTTCTTCTAAAAAATCTTCTTTTCCTTCACTAGGTTGTTTAGAAACATCAACTGTTTCACCTATAAGTTTTGCAAATTTAGGTATATAATTATAAATTGTCTTTCCTGATGATTTCATACACTGTTCCACAAGCATATTTTTTAACTTATAAGGAATTTCATGAAATCTGAGAATACCTTTCTTTTTATATTTAATCAACTTATAATGGTTACCAGTATGTTCTGCTATAATATAATATTTAGGTTTAAAATAACCTTTTGATTCAATAGAATGAGATACAAAAGAACCACAATTAACTACTTGTGAATACTTACCCTTTTTATAGAATTCACTCGACAATACTATAATTTTTGTATTAATTAATTCTTCTAATGTTGGTACAGCCCATGCGTCTGCCCAAAAATCACAACTAAGCATAAATGCTTTTAAATCGTCTAAATTTTTTATATTTTTCATCCATTGAACATCTTTAATATTTTTTTTAACATATGTTAATTCATTTTCAAATTTAGTTAATTTTGTTTTAACCATAGAATGATTACTTTTTACGGTTTTGGCTTCTGTTCGTAAACTTTTTGATTTGGTACCATCTTTTTCTCTTTTTATTTTTGATTTAAATGATTTAAATTTTGTAGCCAAATCTTTTTTTTTACTTTTTAAAGTTGGAATTTGTCTGCGTAAATCTTTATATTCAGCCATATACATATCATATGTTGTTTTATAGTTTTCAAATTGTTCTTGATTTACATTGTCTGCTAAAAATTGTCTAAGATTATCAACCGTAGCATTTATACCAATACTTTTGAATGCATTTCTTACAACATAAAAAAAACAATTTCCATCCCCCTTAACATTTTCAATATCATAATTATTGTTTTGCATAAATTGTTGAATCCATTGTGATTCACCTTTTTCAGGATTTTTATATGCTTTCATAATTTTTTTATTTTCCTTATCAGATTCTCCTTTTTGTAAAAAATCATCATCATCAACATTATCTTCAATATCTAATTCTACCAATAATCTAGATGGATTCTTTGTTTCATCTGTTTCTTCTTTACTCTTTTCTTCTTGTTCTAAATCATCATCATCTAAATCATCATCTAAATCATCATCTTTTTCATCATCTCCAGAATCATAATCTTGTACCATATTTTCATTTACCATACATTTTTCAAGATATGCTTTGTCTACAAATGTATATAAAAGAGGACCTTCAACTTTAGAAATATTTAAATCACCATCATTATCAAGTAATGTTTCATAATCTATACTCGCAAATTCATAAACTCCTATTTGATATATTTTACTAACTTCGTCCACAATCAAATAAACAGGTACATACAAAACATTATTTTTCGAAAAATCATATTTTACATCACCTATTGCTATAACTACATCAACATTTAATAAATTAATTTGAAACATTGTTACCTCCTTACCCTTGTCATTTTCATCTATATTTTTAAGTTCTGGATAAGTTATTTTATCATTTATTTGTGATAAAACCATTATACTTTATTCTAATATAATAAATTTACTTAAGTACTTATCATTTTTAATTTCATTTATATAAAACCAAAGTCTTTTTCGTTTCTCTACTAATTCAGAATTTTCATCATCTAATTCAAATGCGATAATATCATCTATAAGAGAACATTTCTTTTTTTTTCTTCTATTTATATCATAATAAATTGCAATATGATATAATTCTTTTAATGTAAACGTGTCATTATAATAAAATTGTTGAGTAATAAATTTGTTTGCTAAGTCTTCATCGTCCCATAAGTCTTCAACAAAATCTACATTAATTTTATCATTCTCAATATTAACATTTTCAATAAGATTTTCATATGTTACATTAGTTTTTTCTTTTAATTCTAATTCTGAATTAAGAAGTTTTATTTCTAAATTATGTACTGGCATATTACATAATTTAGTTAATATGTATTTAAATAACTATTTATTAGTTATTTACACTGTATCACAAATATCCATAATATTAAATAAAATTTTATTATTTAAACTAGGAAAATCCTTTGGTTTTAGGTTTGATAATAAATTTATTTTTTCGCTAATAAAGTTATATTTATCTAATAATTTGTAATTTTCATCAAAATTAGATATTATTATTTTAATATTTTGAACTATTTCATCAACGTGATTATACTTATTTTCTTGTAATATTAATTTATTTATTTTATCTACAAAATTTAAAATTATATCAATTATTTCATTTTTATCAATAATATTATAATTAGAACACAAAACAAAAAATTTACTTAGAGATTTACGATTCTCATTTTCTTTATTATATTCACAAAACAAATTATAATCCTGACCTGCATCAACATAGTTAATATTATTAAATAAATCATTGAAACTTTTAAATTTATTTACACAAATATCCTTCATTACAGGATATTCTTTAATAATATCATAATATAAACGTGCATATAATGCAGACCAAAATTTATTTTTGCTTCCTATATCAAAAATAGAATTTCCTATTTTTTCTAGATTTGTTTCATTGTTCCCTTCTATGTTTTTTGTTATACATAAAATATTATCATATTGTTCCAAATAGTTTTTTTCAGTTAATTTATTTAAATAACTTCTAATTTTATCAAATTGTACTTCAATTCCTGTTTCATGTTTTTGTAACTCTGTTTTTTTAAAATTTTTATGTAAATTCCATTCTTCTTTTTTTTTATGAATACATCTATTTTTTTTAAAAATAGGAGTTTTTATGTAATTAGGAGCACCAACTTTTGATGCTATTTTATTTATATTTTTTATAGTAAAAATATCAAGTTCAGGTATTGTATAAAATTCTTTTATTTTATTAAACTCATTTAATGTGTACTGATAGTCTGCAAGAATACTCATTGTAATAGATTATTGTTTCGTTTTTTTTTTATATCATTTTAAACTAACATTTAATTTAAAGCAACTTAAAAATAAATTTTAATTATATACCATTATGACTACAGATTCTGAAATGAAAGATGATAATTATATAATTAAAGGGTGGGAAGATGAAAAAGTTAATTTAAATACAAACTTATTGAGAGGCATATATGCATTTGGGTTTGAAAAACCCAGTCCAATTCAAAGTCAAGCCTTATTACCTATGATATCTTCAAAAAATAGAGATGTTATTGCACAAGCACAGTCTGGTACTGGAAAAACAGGTGCATTTACTATTAGTATATTACAAAAATTAAGTTTAATTAATTATAAAAATTTTGAGGGAATTTTCTCTTTAATTCTTGCACCAACGCATGAACTAGCATCGCAATCTATGAAAGTTTTGAAAGTTTTAAGCAAATTTATGAAACCAGAAATAAATATAGAATTACTGGTAGGGGGTACATCTATAGAGCAAAATAAACAAAATCTATTAAATAATAATCCAAAAATAGTTGTAGGAACACCGGGAAGAATTCAAGATATGTTACGTAGAAAATATTTGAAAGTTCAAAATACAGAATTAATTGTTATTGATGAAGCAGATGAAATGTTCTCATCTGGATTTCAAGAACAAATTTTTAAAATATTTCAATTCATGCCTCAAAAAGTGCAAATTGGTCTTTTTAGTGCAACAATGGATAATGATTTAGAAGAATTATCTAAAAAATTTATGAGAAATCCTAAAAAAATTTTAGTAAAAGCACAGCAATTAACTTTACAAGGAATTGCACAATATTTTATAAATTTAAATGATGATATGCAAAAATATGAGACTTTAAAAGATTTATTTGGTACTATAAACATTTCACAGGCTATTATTTATTGCAATTCAACAAAAAGGGTTGATGATTTGGAAGAAGCAATGAAAGAAGATGACTTTCCTGTACGTAAAATTCATGGTAAAATGACAGGAAATGAAAGAAAAGAAACGTACAAAGAATTTAAAGATGGTGGATGTAGAGTTCTAATTACAAGTGATTTATTTGCACGTGGTATAGATGTACAACAAGTTAGTATTGTTATTAATTTTGATATACCCAAAAATGAACATACTTATTTACATCGCATAGGACGTTCTGGTAGATGGGGACGTAAGGGGGTAGCCATTAATTTTCAAACTAAATATGATATTACTAGATTAAAAAAGTTTGAAGAATTTTATAGTACACAAATAGTAGAAATGCCGGCTAATTATATGGAACATCTCAATCTGTAATTCTACGTTTAAATAAAACACAATTTTTCTATATAGGATATAAATGTCAAATATAGAAAAATATTATACAGATTTTAAATTACCAATTGAACTTATAAAAGAAAAAAATCAAATTTCGAAAGTTTTAAAAGATGATTTAGAATTAATTAAAAATAATGATGAAAATAATATAAATCCGACTGTATATCAAAGACTTTTTAAACCTAAAACTCAAGTAGGAAAAGATTGTTTAAATATTTGGACAAAATATTATTCTAAAGATAAAAAATTTATAAAAGATAGTCAAAAACTATATCAAAATATAAATGTTATTAATTTTGATGGAAAAGTTATTGATGATATGATGACAGTTTGGCGTGACTTTAAAGAACAAAATAATTTTTATGAAAAATATCAATATTTAGATTGGTCAAAATTCTTATTTTTAAATAAATCAGTCCTTTTTCTCTCCCTCATGAGTTTTTATAATTTATCATCTCCAGTTTTAAACTTAATAGCCCCTGTATTTATATTAATAGTGCCTTTTTTTGTGTTAAAAATAATGAAAATGCCAATAACCTGGGAAACTTATTATAACATTTTAGTCGCAAATTTAAAACATCATGCATTAGGTAAATTATTAATGTCATTTAATGAAGTTTCTATGGGACAAAAAGTTTATATAATTTTTTGTTTAGGGCTTTATTTTTACAATATATATCAAAATATTATTTTATGCTACAGATTTTATAAAAATACTTATACAGTAATAAATAATTTTGAATTAACAAATGAATATTTAGATTATACAATACATAAAATTAAATTAACTCTTACATTAACTCAAAAGTTAAAAACATACAAAAACTTTAATAACCAATTGAATGAATATTTAGAAAAATTAGAGAAATATAAAGATTGCATAAAAAATCTACCATCTAATAATGGTATACAAAAATTTATTCAAATTGGTAAACTAATGAAAGAATTTTACATATTTTATGATAGTGATGAAGTAGAAAAAATTATGAATTGGAGTTTTGGATTTCATGGATATATAGATAATATTTTAGGAATAAATAAAAATATTATAACAAAAACAATTAAGCCTTGTCATATTAATAATAAAATTAATTTCAGTGTTAAAAATATTTGGCATCCTTGTATAGAAAAACCAGTAAAAAATTCTATAAATTTAAAAAAAAATATAATTATTACAGGTCCAAATGCTGCTGGAAAAACTACACTAATTAAGGCATCGATTATTAATTTATTACTAACTCAACAAATAGGATATGGATATTTTGATACATGTAAAACAGGATTTTTCGATTTTATTCATTGTTATTTAAATATTCCAGATACATGTTCAAGAGATAGTTTATTTCAAGCAGAAGCCAGAAGATGTAAAAATATTTTAGATTCCATTATTAAAAATCCTGATAAAAAACACTTTTGTATTTTTGATGAACTTTATTCTGGTACAAATCCATATGAAGCAATTAGTAGTGCATACTCATACTTAAAACATATATCTAATAATAAAAATGTGAAATTCTTATTAACTACACATTACTTAAAACTATGCGATTTATTAAAATCAAATACAAAAATTGTAAACAAAAGTATGCTAACTAAAATTAAAGATAATCACCCAACATATTTATATAAATTAGAAAATGGTGTATCAGATTTAAAAGGAGGTGTTAGTGTATTAAAAAATTTAGATTACCCAGATTATATTCTAGATGAAACTATGAGTATTCTAAAAAAATTAAATTAAGTTCGTTTATTTGATTATTTTTTAATATTAAGGAAAATTAATAATAATGGATAGAGGTCTATTAATCAGTATAGGAGTTACTATTTTAGCAGTAGGATTAGTTTTTGTTTATTTTAGAAATAAAGTATCAGGAATAGAAAAAAAAGTTGAATTAATGTTTAATTTAATTCAAAGTTATGAAGGTTCGCAAAATATGGCTCAAACTCAACAACCAGTTATGACCATGCCAGAAAATGTATATGAAAATAATTATAATCAAACAGAAGATGTAAAAACAGATTTAATTGAAGTAAGTGATGATGATAGCGATGAAGTAAGTGATAGTGAGGATGAAAGTGATGAAGATGAAACATTGAGTTTCAGTACTACTGATGTACAACTTGATGAAAATGATATTAAAACTATAGAATTAGATAATTCTGAAAATCAAGAAAATAAAAATGAAGATAGTTTAGACGAAATAGATGATTCAGAAGATGAACAAGAAAAAGAATTAGAAGAAATAGATACAGAAGATATGTTGGAATTAACCGAAAATGATTATAAAAAAAAAACTGTAGTAGAATTAAAACAAATTGCAGAAAATAAAGGTCTCCAAAATTACAGGTCTTTAAAAAAAGCTCCTTTAATTCAGTTATTAATGAGTCAGTAGGATTTTTTGTAATTAAAGTTGATATAGAATTACCCTTTTTACTAGAATTTTTTCAACAAAATTTATTAACATTACCTTTTTTTTAAATAAATAATTAATAATTATTTTATTTATTTAATATAAATGAGTTGGGCAACATGTTATTCAGGTTCTAATAATATACATTTTAATGTTCCTCCTATGATGAGTGATGGAAGAATATTTACTATGTTTAATGCACCATCTGCTAACACACAATTAAAAGAAGGGTTAAATATAACAAATAATTACGATTATAGACAATGGCTTATTAAAAATGGTAATACGATTCGTGAAAAAAATTCTGCTATGGCAAAAAATGAAAGCAGTGAATGTGTTGAAGCCGGTAAAAAAATGAAAACAAATGACAAATATGTTTATCAAAGTTGTTTGGATAATTCTAGACCCTTTGGTTATGAAACAAGTGATCTTAAAAATATGTATTTATCGAGGAATCAGTTGCAAAGTCGTGTCAACAGTCATATTTTAACGCAAGAACAATTGCTTTTAGCGAGAGCATCAAATTGTGGTGCCGGAGAAGCAAATTCTGCCGGTCCTATGAAATCATGTCAATCTAATAAATTTAAATAAAAATAAAAACTTAAACATTTTTAAATACTTAATATAATGAAAATATTAAGTATTGATGTAGGAATGAAAAATTTGGCTTTTTGTTTATTTTACATAAAAGATAGTATGGAATTTGAAATATTAAAATGGGATGTTTTAAATTTATGTGAAGAAAAAGAATATTTATGTAAAGAATTAAAAAAAGATGGTAAACAATGCAACAAAAAAGCAAAATATTTCAAAAAAGGTAAATATTATTGTAAAACTCATGCTAAAAATAAAAAATATCAAATACCCGATTCAAAGTGTAATAAATATAATATTAAAAAAAAAAATGTAATTGATTTAAGAAAATTAGTAAAAAATTTTAAAATAGAAACAAAAAAGAAACCATTAAAAAAAGATTTACTCAATATTTTAACAGATTATTTTGATAGCAAATTTTTTGATATAGTTTCAAAAACTAAAACAAAAGATATGAATTTAGTTTCTTATGGACGTAATATGAGAAAACTTTTTAATAAAACTTTAGAAAAAGAAGACATTGATATTGTTTGTGTCGAAAATCAAATAGGACCTTTAGCATTAAGAATGAAAACTTTACAAGGAATGATTATGCAACATTTTATAGAACTTGAAGTACCTTTAGTTGAAGAAGTATCTGCAACTAATAAATTAAAAGATTTTTTGGATTTAAAAAAAACAACGTATTCTGAAAGAAAAAAATTAAGTATTAAATATACTGAAGATATATTAGTTAATAATAATAATTTGCATAAATGGATAAAAGTTTTTAGTGAACATAAAAAAAAAGATGATTTAGCAGATAGTTTTTTACAAGGTCGGTGGTATTTAAAGAACAGTATTTTAAAAAACAATAAATAATTAAATATTATATTAAATAATTAATATTTAATGCGGATTACTTAAAATTAAAAGTTCTAGTTAAAACATAAGAATGCAAGAGATTAATCTTAATATATCTGAACCCCAACTTAATGTAATTGATAATAATGATAAAAGTACAATTAAAATATCTGTATCAGAACCAAATATAGGTAGCAAAAGTGTAAATTTTGGCCCCGGAGCAGAAATGTTAATGAACCCAAATAAACAAAAATCCGCATCACCTAAGAGTGATATTAATATTACTGATTTAAATAATTTAGATAGTATTAATTTAGATGAAGTAGTGCCAAAAAAGAAACGACCTAGTTTTACAGATATAGGTAGTAATTTATTTTCAAGACCGTCTGATAATAAATCGTCTAGTGATACATTAAAACCAATAAATATTAAAACTCCTAATATTCGAGCAACACCTTTAAATATGGCAACAGAACCAGAGAAAAAAGAAACTCCTGATGGTTTTAAAACATTTAATGAAATTCCAGTAAATCCAACACTCGTTCCAGAAGGACCAAAAATGACTCATGAAGAAATATTAAGAGAAAAATTAGGTTATTTAAGAAAATTAGAGGCTTTAGAAAAGAAAGGTATTGCTCTAACAAAAAAATATACAATGGAATCTCCTTTAGCAGAAATGAAAGGAGAATATGAAATGATAAAGGCAGATAAAGAAAAGAAAAACAGTGTTAAATTTCAACAAAAGATTTTACTAGCATGTGTATCTGGATTAGAATTTTTAAATAATAAATTTGACCCTTTTGATATTAAACTAGACGGCTGGAGCGAAGCAGTAAACGAAAATGTAGATGAATATGATGAAGTATTTGGTGAACTTCATGAAAAGTACGGCGGAAAAACTAAAATGGCACCCGAATTAAAACTTCTTTTCATGCTTGGAGGTAGTGCGGCCATGTTACATATGACAAATACAATGTTTAAATCTTCCATGCCGGGTATGGATGATATTATGAGGCAAAATCCTGAACTTATGCAACAATTTCAAAATGCAGCAATGAATACTATGTCCCAACAAAATCCTGGATTTTCGGGATTTATGAATGGTGTTATGGGTGGAGGTCCATCTATGATGGCAGCACCAATGATGCAACCACAAATGTCACCACCAATGGGTTCACCACCAGGACCATCTGATGAAATGCGGAGAAATCCTCCTAGAATGACTAGAAATATAAGACCAGATGTTAGTGTTAGTAGAATGTCAACAAGGATGAACGATGCTGTTAATGTTCGAGATAATTATGAAAAGATTAATAAAAGCAGGCGTCCTGAAATGAAAGGACCTAGTGAATTAGAGGATATTTTATCTGGACTAAAAACAAAAAAAATTAATATTAAATCAGATGAAAAAAGTGTTGTTAGTATAAGTGAATTAGAAGATATGAAAGATAGTCTTGAAAAACCAAAGAAATCACGCCGTAAGAAACCAAAGTCGGAGAGAAATGCAATTAGTTTAAATTTTAATTAAGTAATTTATTGCAAATTTTTATATATTTAAAATATATTTTTTTGTAAATATATTTTAAATGGTGCTTGGAACAATATTGTATGAAGGAATTGATTTAACTTATCACGTTCTTAAATTAGGTTATTATGGTGCATCATCTGCATATAGTTATTTCTGGGGAGAGAAAAAAGAAATGACACCAGAAGAAATGCAACAAATGATTGAAGAATTACAAAGTAAAATAGAAAAAATGGAAACGGAGCAAAAAATTATGGAAAAACAATCAACTACGAAAGCATTTAGTCAAGAAGAAATAGAAAAATTAAAATTGGCTTTAACATTTAGAAAATAATTATTTTTTATACATCCATAATTTTTTTATATTTTTGAATAGAATAGTTTGATACAACTTGTTCCATAAAATAAATTCCATTCCAAAACGTAAGTAAAGCAGTACAAAATACTAAGTACTTTTTATACCCTAAAAACAAAATATAATTGTTGTTATAACATATAACAGTTAAAACACTGTGAGAAATACACCCAGGTGCTCTAATCCATAAATTTAAATTATTATTTATTTTTTTTTGTGTTAATTTTTTTAAACAATTATTTCTTGTAAAAAATAAATTAATATAATTTATACCTCCAGGTAATCCTGTTAAAAAAAATAATCCATGATTTAATAATAACCCAGAGTTCATACATATTCCTATTGGTAATGCTACACCACACATTAAAATATGATGCAACCAATCATCAAATAGTAATTTATTATAATAATTGATTATATGGTAACTATGTAGTGAAAATGTTATTATAGAAGGAACATAGTTAACTGAATATTTATTTAAATTATTTAAATCAGTATACGTATATCTAACGTCATCTAAACATCCATAACTAATAAATAAATTACTTATACCATGAAGTAAATAATAGTTTCCTTTACTATACTTATTTAAAAATTTATCTACAGAACAAAAAAATGTGGTTAAAAATATATAAAATAACACACCATGAATGAATTGCATATATATATATATAATATCTAAATAATATTTTATATATATTTATTTAATATTTTCTTTTCTTAGTTTTTTTTTTCTTTTTTTTTTTACGACGCGTTTTTTTCCCACCATATGTCCTTTTTTTTCCTTTAAATTTATTCCTAGTTATTTTTCTTAGTTTTTCTGTTTTTTTCTTTTCACCTATTTTTCTCTCCATATGTGTTTTTTTTAATGACTTACTAATTCTATTACCACGAGAATACCTTTTTTTTTCTATTTGTTTAGATAAATTACTTATATGATTTTTTAATTTCCGCATTCTACTGGGACATCCTGAACCAGAATTCTGTATCAAAGTTCCTAACTTATTCATATATTTACCACTACTTTCAGGTTCAATATCTTTTGTTACTTCCAATCTTAAATCAACATGTACTTCTAAATCAAAAACCAAAGGATTATTTTTTTTATTGAATCTAGGTAATTCTGTAAATTTAAAATTTAATCCATCTTTTTGTCTAATAATAGAAGCATCAATAATTTTAAATAGTTGACCTTTTGAGGGACTAACTAACTTTTGTATGTCTAAATGTTTATCATCTGTAAATTTTGCTATTATAAATGTAGGGAAAAAAGTTAATTTACTTTCTTTTTTACTAGTTCCTGAATTTAAATTATCATAATTTTGTTGATTATACCGTCTTTCTATTGGGACAGTAATTCTATCTAATGATTTTGAACCTATAGGTACGTTAACATTTACACTTATACCATTAACATTTACCGTTACTAGTTTACCTCCCTTTGCATCTTTAGGGAGAGAAAATTCTAGTTTTTTGTTTTCACCAGTTCCCTTAATAATTGGCTTAAAAGATTTGGTATTGGAGAGAAAAGAGTTATTAACAATTTTTTGTACCTCTTTATTTACCTTATTTTTCATCCTTTTTTGTAATCCATGACCTGATTGACCTTTTGCAACAAATTCAGGATATAAGGGCTCATTATTATTCCCTAACTTAAAGTAATTATCAAAAAGTTGGCTTCCTTTTTTTTCTAAATCCCTTAATAATTTATTTGTATTTCTAGAATTATAACTTTTATATGCTTGTAAGTAATTTTTTAAAATATTCATTGGTATAAATGGTGCACTACATTTATATACACTTAATTGGGGTATCAATGTTATAATTTTAACACCGTCTTTTTCTTGTGGTATAGATTCAACATTGTTAATAACTTGATTATTTTTAACATTTGGAGAAATAAATTCTAAATCGTATAATTTAACTATTTTACCATAATAACGTTTATTATTTTCTACTGTTATGACTGCTATTTTGCCGTTATTAGGGTCATTTTTATTTCTGGGGGTGTATCTAATATAATCTCCTGGTCGCAATTTTCTGTCTGGAACATCTATTGAAAAATCTGGGAAATTTTTTCTTGTTAAGTTAAATAGTGCATTTCCAGAAAAATTTGTTTTATATTTAAATGTTATCCGGTAAAGAACATTTCCAGGAGGACAATTCTGTGGTTTATATGATTTTTTTATTGATGCGCTTGTTGACATAGATATAAATTGGAGAGAAATTTATACACGCAACATAAAACTATTTAAATTTCTTAAATGTTCTCTTTTTTGCTCTTTTTTACGTGCTTTTTCTAAAACTTCATTTGCTTTTTTAATTTCTTCTTGAGAAACATCACCATCTTTATCTAAATCTAATAAATGTTCATATTTTCTATATTTTTTAGGAATAATACAGAATTGACTTTCCTCATTAAAAAGGTGACTAGTTAATACAGTAAATATTGCTGTTAATGCTAAAGCAATCAAAATATCACGCGAACCCATCCATGATATAGCAAAAATAAGGATTTGTCTTCCAGCACTATTTTTTAAATATTCTTCTTGTGATTTGCTTAACTCAATAGTAATATATTTTGAACCAATATTTAACATAATCATTACAATACCAGCAAAAAATTTACTATTATTTAAATAACCTAAATAAGAACCTAAACTTGATATCATCTCTTAATATTTACATATATTCTTTTTTATTTTAGAAAAATTAATATTTCTCTCCAACTGAGGTATTGTATTTGTTCTAAATAAAACAAATATAATAATATTTTATTCTTGATTTGATTGAACTTTATAACCACCGTTAGTATGTTCATCTAATTGTTTTGTAGATGCAATATTATTTTTTTCTGCACTTGTTTTCATTTTTCTGTCTAAATCAATTTGACATGGAGATGAAAATTTCATTGGGGACCATTTGGTTAATTTAGGAATAAATCCTTCTTTTATTTCAACATATTCTCTTTTAGAAGAAATAAAAAGTATAACAATAAAAGCGATTATTATACCACTTGTTACACCAAACTGATTTGTTAAATAAACACATAAAAATAATAATAAAGCCATGAAATATTTATTGAATGAAAGATTAAGCAAAAATTCTGGTTGTTTATAAAATAAGCAAAGTAATAATGCTAATAATACATATTCTGTATATTGATTCATATATATATAAATTCGCAATATATTTTTTAGAAATCAGTTTATTAATTTCAAATTAAAATCTATATTTTTTATAAGTATGGCCACAACACTAGGATTTTCAACATTCGACGATACAGACAATAGTATATCTAAATCAACCTTTAAAAAAAATAAAACCTTGAAAAGAAAAAGTAAAAAGGTTGCAAAATTCCTAAAAAGTATGGATGATGATGATGATAATTTAGCAGATTTTGATTCGTCTTTTAATCCCCCAGCACAACCTGAACTAACAAGACAGCCTAATGCGGTTGTTGAAAATAAAAATAGCACTGATGAAGCAGTGTCACCTGAAGCATTTACAAAAATTAATGAAGAGCAAGCATCTAATATGAATTATCAAAATTACTACAATACTTATGTACCCTATTTTAATAATGCTACCAATAATGCCAATCTTCATGGGTCTAAAGATGAATTAATGAAAAAATTAAATTATATGATACATCTTTTGGAAGAAAATAAAGAAGAAAAAACAAGTAATGTCACAGAAGAATTAGTACTTTATATGTTTTTAGGAGTTTTTGTAATTTTTACGGTTGATAGTTTTGCAAGAGCAGGAAAATATGTAAGATAAATATATAATTTAAAATTTAATATATATATTTAAAATTTCGTTTATTTACTAAAAAATATTAAATATTATAAAATTATAATGACAGATAATAAAGTCATAAATACTTCCAAAGATTTAGATGAAAAAAATATTAAAGAAACTCTTAAATTAATTTTTTCTTCAATATCTAATAAGTTTGTAAATTGTAAACATTTATTTTCAGAAGATTATATTAACATTACAAAAGTGGGTGATATGACTACTTTAAATATTTGGATTGATATTGTGGAAACTCCTGATTTTATTAAAAATCTAGAGTGTGAGCCATTGGAATATTTTAAACTTAGTATTAATAATGATTTAGCATATGTAATTTTTTCTCTTAAGACAGAATTTAAAAATGACCAAAATAATACGGAATATAAATTATCTTCGGGACATTTGGCTATTCTTAAAAAAATAGATAATTTATGGAAATTAGAATGTTTACAGGAGAGTTCAAGACGTCCAACTAATAATGCACCTCGAATATGTATAGATTCTTCACATATAAAAACAGCAATTGAAGGAAAAAAAAATAATACGCAACAAGATGTAAGTAATACAAATGTTAAGATTTCATCCAATAATTAATTATTAAATTAATATTTTATATAAACAAATTAAAGATTGTTTTTTTATTATTTTTATAATGACTAGTATTAGTGTAAATACTGAAGAAGTTATTACTGACCAAATTAGAAATAGTATTTCTAGTATGGTAAACTATTTAGATAGTGGTAATGTGGAAAAAGCATCTGAATATGTTTCAAATGATGTTGTTTTTGTCAGACCAACTGGAAATCCTCTTACAAAGAATCAATGGATTGCTATGTTTAATAGCGACGATGTTAGTTTACTTTCAAATAAAATGGTAGATTTTTATAAGGTTGATGTTAGTCCTTCAAATGATTGGGCTCTTGTTTGTTATTCTACACATGCAAAATTTACCTACAAGGGTGTAGAGAACAATGATATTTCGGTATTTACTGTTTTAATGAAAAGAGTTAATAATACATGGCTAATGTCACACTTACAACGTTCTGCTGGCCGTTTACCAACTGATTCAATGCCAGTTTTCAACTAATTTTAACTTTTAAATTAATAATAAATTTAAATTATTAATTTAACTTATTAATTCTGCTCATGTATTGTATTAATAACAAACTATTCTATTTGAAATTCAATACCATTTGCCGTAACATCTTTCATTGCACTTAATATATGTGGTGATACATCAGTACAAGCAAATTTTTCTATTTGATGAAAATACTGATTTACAACCATAAAATTATCTTTATACATTTTTTTCATTTTACTTATAAATGGAATAAAATATGGTATCCATCCAAATAATATATTAGATATAAAACTACTAGACATATTTTCTACTAAAAAACTATCACTATCATCTTGTAGTGAAACATTTGTATCAAACCAAAATCCGTTCACTATTATTGCTTTCGATGTAATTTCATTTAAATTAAAATATGATAGTAATTCTTCTAATACGGTAAAAAAATTTGAGTTAATTATTGGTATAGTAGGTTTTTTAAATATAATTTCACCTTTATTTGTATTAAATTTAAAATCTTCAGACGTTTCATTTTTAGTTATTTCATTTAAACGTTCGTTACTATTTATTGATTTAAATCTCGCCTTTTTATTTAAAGTAAAAAATTTATCTTTTAATAAAAAAAGTTGCTCTATTTTTTTTGTCGAATCTATTATAGGTAAATCTTGTAATATATATTCAATTGATATATAAACATTTTCATGTGTTAATTGTCTTATTTTATTTAAAATAATATTTTTATTTTTTTTATCTTGACCACCTATAAAGACAATATTTACTATATGTAAAATTTCTTTATTTTTTTTCAATAAACTATTATGTTTTGCAACTTGATTGTAAAGACAGTTATTTATGGATTTATCTAAATAAACATTTGGCGTCATAGAACCTAAAAATAAAATAAATAAAGAATTCATTTCTTTCATTTCGTTTTTTAATGCTTCTATAGAATCATCATCAGCATCACTTTCATCCGTATCATTTTCATCAGTATCACTGTCATCTTCACTTTCTTTAAATAAAAAATTTTTTTTTTTTAATTCTTCTGCTATTATATTTAATTGTTCTATTTCAGTTACACTTTTTGTTGCCATATATATATTAATTATATTAATTAATTATCATTACATCTGTGCTTTTAAAAGGTCTTAAAGCAAAATTATAAAAATAATAACTAGTAGTTATTTTTTCTTTATAACTATATCGTTTTAAAATATTTTTAATAATAATATTGTTGTTTGAAATGTTTTCTATAAATAACTTTTCACAATTAATTTCTTTTCTTATTAAACTAAGAGTTGACAAAAAACTTAAACAAAATATTGGCTCTTTTGTTTCATAAAAACTTGCTATTAATTCAACACTTCGTTTACCATCGTAGTAGGTGTAATTATTTCTAAAAATAAAAAAATCGAATGGTTCTTTATAAATCATAGTAACTCCAATATAAATTATTTTTTTTTTAAGTAAATGCAAAATATGAGTTATATTAGGAAAAATAACACACTTAAAATTAGATTTATCGAGTCGTTTAAAAACATCATGAAATAAATCAAAATTTTCACTTCCGATAAGTACAGTATTTATTTCTGACTGATCAAATTTTATTTTTGTTGGCCATTTTTCAATATCAAAATAATAATTATAATAATTTGTTAATGGTACAATAGCATTTTTTACACCTTCCCGTTTAAATAAAAATATACAATTTTTATGTTTTTCTCTATGTTTCACATAGTGTGTATAAATGATTTTGGGTGCTATGCCTTTTTTTCGATGTTTTTGATGTACACAAAGAAAATCAACATAATAAAGATGAAAAATACTATTATCTAATTTACAATGTAATGGACGCGTTGTCATTGTTGCAATAATTTTATTATTTTTTTCAATAAAAGAAAAATAACTTTTATCATTATGATTTTTAAAATAATCAACTACGCCATTTTTTGGTGGTTTATAATTTTCTTGTTTATGCGGCATATAATTATTTCTAATAAAAAATTCACTCAGTGCTTTTTTTTGGGTTGGAACTTTAAAAAAATCAAAGAAAAATACTGTTTCATCATAATATTTATTTTTTTCTGGTTTATTATGCTGTATTATGCCAGGCGGAAACATCCAGTAATAAAGATTATGAAAATGAAATACAGGTTGTTTGGACCAAAATGGATATTTTAATTTAAAATAAGCAATAATCAATACTATTAATATAATAATACTTAAAATATAGTATAATAACATTAAAACTATTATACTATAACATTTCCTATTTGTTTTTTTAACATATTATACAACATTTGTATTGTTTAACTAAAACAGGTTGAAACTCGCCGCTTATAAAATGATGTTCATAACGATATTCAAATAGTCAGTCATGGTAATTATGTGGAAGGGTAACAAAAAGACGTTTAACTTTTCTTCCAGCAACTCTTTCTGCGTCACCTACGTGAGGGGCATATCCACTTTCAAATAGTTCTAAAAAGGCTCTAATGTACAGTTTTTCACGTTGTCCAGAAACACTCAACATATATAATTCCTGTTTACCAGAAGCAAATCTTTCTACTAAACTAAAAAAATTTACCCTTAACTCTTTTTGAAATTTTTCTTTATCTTTATTCCATCGACTTTCATAAATATCACTTAAATCGTTCCAAGTAGGAATAATTTGATTACTATTGGCATCATTTTGAATTAATGACTCGCGAACTTCACGTTCAACATCTGTAGGTTTAGTTGAAGATTCAATACTACTGTTCCAATTTTCCATTATAATATTTTAATAAGAAAAATTTTAAAATATTATACGAATTTAAAATAAAATAATTTGCTAAATATTTTACTCTGGTTTATATAAAATATAAATATATTGATACTCATACATAGTTCTAACCAAATCTATTTTTCCCTTTAAAATAAAACCTGTTTGTTTTGCAATAGAAAGTATTTTTTTTTGTGTTTCCATGTGCAATGTATGAATATTTTTTCTAACATGACCAGAACTGTCATCTTTAAATGTTTCAACAAATTCTCCCTTGTCATTAGATTTATCAAAATCAAAATTTGCTTTATATTGAAAATCTTTAAATTTAACTAAAGAATTTGTAATTCTTTTTTTTGCATATTTTTGAGCAGAAACAATATGCAAAGGGTCAGCAGAATTAATAATGGGGTCGAATTTATCACGATTTACTAAATGCAATACAATATGTCCTCCTGGTTTTAACCAGTTATAACAATTATCAATAAAGGTTTTTTTATCTTTAATATAGTAAATTGTAAAATATAAACAACTAATAGCATCAATAGAAGAAGGTTGATATAAAACAGCATCTAAAACATTTCCTTTTTTAAATTTAGATTTTGGATATTTTTTTTTGGCCAATTCAATCATTGAATTTGAAGAATCTACCCCACTAGCATCAAATCCTTTTTTGGTAAATAAATTTACATGGTGACCTCTACCACATCCTACATCAACCAAAACCTTATTTTTTTTTGGTTTCAAAATGTGAGTTAGTTCATCTATTTCATAATCATTTTTTGCCGGGTCGTAAACTAAATCATCATAAATATCACAATAAAAATCATCATATAAATTTTCGTTTTTATAAACTTTAAATTTTTCCATCTGTGTAAATCCTTCTGGAAATGGATGATAATAATTTACATAATTTAAAATTATAAAAAGAACACCTAAAAATATAAGTAATCTTATCCAAATATTAATTTTAGAAATGGCTTTTATAGATTTTTTAATTATTTTTGTAACTTGTTTCATTTATATGTATTAATGTTATATTTTTTATGTGAAAATTAAATATAAATGAATGATAATGATATAAATGATGTTCGTAAATTAAAAGACTTTAGAGGTATCACATTTTCAAAATTTAAAAAAAGCGATGCAAAAAAAGAATTACTAAATAATTTAATGAATAGTAAAATAGAACAATCTTGTTATTGGTGTGCTGAATTTATTTGTAGCGGACATTTTATTGATGTTTGGGATATAATTTTTGAATTTTGCTCAAAATATATTCATTTGGGTAATCCTAAATTGCCTTATTATTTAAATTTAAGACTAGATGATTTTAGAAATATAATTAATAATGGATATCAAGATAATATAATTAAAATAAGAAATAATGACAAGGTGAGAAAACTATTTGCAGAAATCATGTGTGTTTTATGTACATCAAATAAAAAAAATGCTTTAGAAAATATAAAAGTCCAAAAAGAAGATTTAAGTATGATGAAAATTACACATAAACTCAAGGCTGATTCTATAAATTATGCAAAAATAGTTTTTAAAGAAGAGGACCCCAAAGAATTATTTGTGGCTATCAATGAATTTGCATGGAATATTTCAAAAACAAAAAAAAATGCTAGAATGGCTTGTTATTGGATAGAATGGATACTTAATTTTGAAACTTTAGTTAAAAAAGAAAATAAAAAATACTGTGGTGCACGAAGAGTTATTAACGTAGAAAATAAATACCAAACTGATATAGTTTGGATATTATGGGATTGTCTTTGTTATGAAGCAAATTCAAGAAATTCAAGTATGATTAAATTAATACAAAATTTACAAGAACTTTTTTGTTTAAAATACAAACCTGGAATTAAAAAAAAACGAAAATTTTTATTATATTATGCAATTAATTTATTAACTGAAACAATCAACAATAAAATTCCTATTATTGAAAATACTAATTTAGTGGATTCTATTTCAAAAAAAATTAACATTATTTACAAACAAATAAAAAAAAATGAAATTAGACCACAAACAGATTATTTATTTAATAATTCAATGACAAATAATAATTTAGAAAAAACTGTAAAAAAATTAGATAAAATGAATGCAATTACAATGAAAGGTATAATTCCAAGAAATTAATATAATATTTATAATTTTAAAATATATATAAATATTATAATGCCTAATCCTTCGAATAAAAGACTTAGAAGAGCAATGTATGGACAATCTCCATCTGCTGACGGTTCAACTATTACAATTGAAAATGGTGCAGGTGAAGGTAAAGATTTAACAATTGGTGCTGGTTCAGTATTTAATTTAGGAGGTGTCAATAGATTTGGAAGTTATCCAACTAATGGTATGAGTATGGGATTTTTAAGAAATCTTTCCAAATACAACAATGGAACAACACATGATAAATGTGATACTTCTAATAACAGAACTGTAAATGTGTTTTCTGGTAATACTTTGGCAGATTCTGATGAATTTGCTTTAAGAATTACAACAGATTTCGTAGTAATTTCTGAAAGTAATACTTTTGATTTAAGTACCCCTATGGTTTTGGGTGCAACTTTACCTGTAGGAACAACTGTTCAACAGGTTGTTTCTGGTAATACTATCACATCTACATTAAGAGCAGAGTTGAAAAATAATGACACTAAAATTGTTCTTTCAACAGACTACTCAGTAGGTGGAAGTGCCCAAGATTTAAATATAACAGATAATTTAACTATTGATCCACTTGGTGTAAATGTTACTGTTCCTGCAAATGTATTAACTAAATTAACCACCGCTGATATTAGAACAAAAAATACATCCGGTTTTGTTGATGGTGATATATGTAAAGCAATGGGTACAGGAAATTGTGGTACTGGTATTGACTTAAACTGTAGCAACTTTGGAAATATTAATGGTATTAATAGAATGACTCTCGATGGTAACCATGTTGTTGCAATCGAAATTTGGCAGAGAGATTTCAATCTTTCCCCTATGAATAGACAATTACATGTATTAGTTGCTGGAGATCACTCAACACAAGGTGGTGCTGTTGCAGGTAAAAGATTAACTATTGCTGTTAAAAATAGTTCTACAGTAAGTTCTAGACGCCACACTATTACATTGACAAGTGGAATTGCTAATTTAGTATCACCTGTATCCGCTGGAACTCTTATTCGTCAAACAAGAACAGTTGGTACAACCAGTGTTACAGTTGAGGGTGTATTGGTTGAAGAATTATCAAATGGAGATACACAGATGGTAGTAGATACAAAATCTAATGAAAGTTTTGTTATGGGAAATGCTGCCGCATCTGAAACACTTGTTATTGACCCCAATGGTGTTAATATTTCTTTAGAAAGTAAACCTGATAGAAAAAGAGTAACATTTGCATTAAATAATGTTATGCAACTTGGAGCATCTGTTACTGCTGGTCCCAGTATTATTCTTCAACAAACGCCTGTGTCAACAGGAACAACTGTGAATGGTGTTTTAGTAGAAGACATAGATAATCTAGACTCTACAATTGTAGTTGATTGCGATAGTTCTGATAGTTTTGATACTAGTGCAGACTTAACTCTCACTGGTTCTCTTGTAGGTACATCTCCAGGTGATACTGCAATTTCTAACTTGCAATCAGTAAGTGAAACAGATATAGGTAATGTAATTGCATATTTAAGTTCTGTTTCCAAGACAAGTGAAACAAGTTTTGCAGGAATGTATAATGGTGTTCCAAGTGCTTTAGTTATGACATCTAATTTACCAACATCTACGGAAGCAGTATTTGGTCAAGACCCATCTGGTAATTCATTACAAAGTACCAATCCTGGCACCGCTACTGCCCCTGGTCCAGGATATACACCTGCTATGCCTGCTGAATTTACAAGATTTACATTTAGAACTGGTTCTGAACTAACAACTGGAACAGACTATGTTGATGCGGTTGGTAAGAAAATGTTTGAAGTAATTACAGGAACCGATGTCGGAAAAAATAAACAATTATACGTTAAATTACACTTGGCTTAAATTTATAAACTTTAGTAAAAAAAAAATATAATTGTATATTATAAAATGAGTAATCCTGGAAATAAAAGACGTCATAGAGCATTAGCAGGTGCTTCCCCATCATCCGATAGATCAGCAGTACCAGCAACTATTAGTGGTGTAGCAAATCCATTTAGTTTGGACCACAGAGGGGTCAGTGTTCAAAGAACAAAAGGTTCTGTTATTAACAATGGAGGAAATATGATGCAAGGAACTTTCCCTACTGTTGGAGTTGCCCTCCCATTTTTAATGAAATTAGGAATGTGCTGCAGAGATGGAAAAGTACCTACACCCCTTGCACCTAAAGATTAAATTTAATATTTTAAAAATGATAATTTTAATATAATATTATAATTTCTTTTTTTCTCATTATACTACATAATGGCCAGAAAAAGCCGTAGAAGATCTAGAACCAGAAAGCGCAGACGTTCCCGTCGTGGAGGTATGGGACACCCCGTTAAAAGACGCAGAACCAGAAAACGCAGACGTTCCCGCCGTCGCCGTCGTTAAGTTATTTTTAAATAAAAAAATTTTATAAATATTTTGTATATGATTAAAAAATATTTATTAATTGGAATTATAATTTTAGCATTAGATTCTGTTTACTTAAATTTAACAAAAAACTTATTTTCAAAACAAATAAAATTAGTACAAAAAGAACAATTTACGTTGAATATTTATTCTGCAATTTTATGTTATATTTTACTAACTTTAGGGATTTCTTATTTTGTTATAGAAAAAAATTTATCATATAAAGAAGCGTTTTTTCTAGGATTTATCATTTATGGTATTTTTGATACTACTACTATGAGTATTTTTAACGATTGGAATCCATTATTAGCATTACTAGATACATGTTGGGGAGGAGTTTTATTTACTTTAGTATTATTTATCTACAATAAAATAAATAACTTTTTATAAATATTATATATGCTAAATAGTATTTACTACTTGAATAAAGAAAAAAAAATATCTAAAATAGTAAATATAAAAATAAAAAAAAACATAAATACAAAAATAAAAAAAGATGATTTTGGATTTATTATGTTAAGACATGTAAGATGTAAAAAATCAAATAAATTATGGATTCATAGTATTAATTGTATTAGGAAATTTTATCCTCATAATAAAATTATGATAATAGATGATAATAGTAATTATAAATTTGTAACAAAAAAAAATTTCTATAATACATTTGTTATAAATAGCAATTATAAAGGTAGAGGTGAATTATTACCATATTACTATTATATACATCATAAATTATTTAATAACGCTATTATTATTCACGATAGTGTATTTATAAATTCTTATATTGATATGAAATTCGAAGATTATAAATTTATATGGAATTTTAATCATGCTTCTGACCAATTAGAAGATGAATTAAAAATGATTAAATCATTTAACAACAAAAATTTAGTAAAGTTATATCATAATAAAAGTTTGTGGAATGGATGTTTTGGAGGAATGTCTATTATTTCACATGATTATCTAGTAGAGGTTAATAATAAATACGATATTGGTAAATTATTAAAATACGTTAAAACAAGATATAATAGATGTTCTTTTGAAAGAGTTATTGCTTGTTTACTTAAAAAAGAAAATAAAAAAAGTGATACATTATTGGGAAATATTCATAAATATTGTAATTGGGGAATTAAGTTTAGAGATATAGATAAATATCAACATTTACCTATAATAAAAGTATGGTTAGGCAGATAATATTTTTATATTGTTTGAAGTCTATTTCTATTTGGTTTAAATTCTTTTATCTCATTATTGTTAGATAATTTTATATTTTTAACTACATTATTTGTTTTTTTTTCTTGTTCATTAATTAAATTTAACTTAAAATTATATTTAACTAATTCACGCATTTTTTCTATTTCTAATAAACGCAGACGTTTATTTTCTTGTTTTATAAAACATTTTAATATTTTTAACATTATCATACTAATATTGTTATTTAACATTTGAAAAATTTTAATAATACCACCCGTTACACCTAATATTTCAATAGTTGTATTTGTATCTAGAGTTCTATATAACCAGTAATCTCCTAATGCAGCAACTAATAAACTATTTGTAATTATTAAAACCCAAACAATTATTAACTCAAATTTTCGTTTTAATTTTGGATTTACATCATAATTTGGAATTTTTTTTTCATCTATAAACAGATCTTCAAAATAAAGAGGTTTAGATGCAGTATAGTAAACTATTTTTGGAAAATTCCAAAACAAAATAAATGCCGATAAAAATAAAAATAATGGTATATAAATATAGTTTTGAAAGTTTTCGTATATTAATGCTGCCGGAGCAAAAACCAATGGAATAAAATATCTTTTTATTTTAATTTTTTTACAGCATATTTTACAATTATCACAACATGTTTTACTATTATCTTTACAGCACATATACTCATTAATATGCATTTTTCTCTAATTTATTTATGTAAATTTTATACGTAAATAAATTATTTAGTTCGGTAATAAACCAATGCTTGATATGATTTTTTAAAATTATATTTCTCTCCAATTGTTTTTGTTATTTTAAAACTTTTATTTGTATTAATTAAATTTTTCCATTTTAATTTTCTAACAGGAGAGAAATCTTCACCGTCCAATTTATAATCAGTTGCATTAATAGTTATTAATGCACAAACATGATTTCTTTCAATATCTCTTATAGCAACTGAATCTAATTCATATTTATATTTACCTGAAGTGATTGTTAATGGTTTTTCAAAATCGCTTACACTATAAGTTTTATTTAAAGGGTCATCAAATATTTCAATAATAATCATATGTGGAATTTTTTCCATTGATTTTATATCTTCACTTAAATTATCCAGTGCTTCTTTATTATGAGTTATTCTGTATGTATGTAATGGAAACGGCGTTAAAGAACCATGTCCAAAATTTTCAAGATATGTTAATATAGAAAAATAAAACTGAATAGGATTACCTGCTTCTTTACTAGGTTTATATCTATATTTTTTTGGTAATGCTTCAAAAACACTTTGTACAACATCGTTAGTATCTATTAATTTAGCATATCCTCCTACATCTTGTGTTCCCAATAAAGATGCCGTAATAAATCTATTTAATATCCAAAATGCTTTATGTATTTTATTATTAAAATTTTTTAATTTTGTTTTTGTTTGAAGTTTACCAGTTATCATTGCTTCTCTGAAAAAACGCAAAAATTTTCTACCTTTATCACTTAAAAAGAAAATAGCAAAAAATGTATTCATCCAACAATTACTATCAGTCTGAGCAGGTCCAATAATATGACGAGGTACAATTTTTTTTGTACTACTTAAATTATGTAATAAATATTTTTGTGCTTCTTTTGATTTCCAATCATAACATAATTCTTCCCCTGAGTCTGTTACTATTGTAATTTGTAATAAATTACAATCAATATTAACAAACATATCTTTATGTGGTGTTTGAGATATTAATGATTGAATCTTTTGATTAACCGTTGGAGCATATGATTTTTTTAAAGTTTTAGATAATTCTGCAATTCTTGATTTTGTTACTTTTGTTTTAGTTTGCGCAATAGATACAGTTTTACTTTTTCTTATAGCAGATTTAGATTGTTTTTTTGTTATTTTTTTTGTTTTACTTTTTTTGGTTTTGTTTTGTGAACGTTTTGAAAAGTTCTTTTTAGTTTTACTTTCTTCAGGAACACTAAATATGGTTGAAAGCATTTTTGTTATTTTTTCTTTAGGGTCACACTCACTAGTTAAAGCATTCCATTTATAACCTTTAGGACACCTTTTTCCTGTACGAGCAATACTTTTACTAGGTGTTTTAAAAGTAACTTTTTTAGTTTTGTTTTGTGAAATTTTTGAAAAGTTCTTTTTTGTTTTAGATAAATCACTTTTTAATGAAGGTTTCAAACTTTCTAAATTTTCTGATAAAATTTCATCCATTATTGTTCTTTCTTTTGTTAAAACTTTTGACGGTAAAGTTAATTTACCTTTTTTAGTAACTTTTTTTGTTTTTGTTTTTGTTTTATTTTTTGTTTTATTTTTTGTTAATTTTAATGTAGTATTTTTAGAAAAAAGATTATCACCTTTTTTTGATTTAATTGTTTTTGATTTAATTGTTTTTGATTTAATTGTTTTAGAGATATTTTTATTAATAGATTCGCATTCTTTAGTTTCTTTATTTCTACGAAAACCTTTTTGACATTTTTTTCTTGTAACACATTTACAACCCTTTTTTTTTAAAATATATCCTTCTGGACATTCAGGTTTTAATGACATAAAATATATATTTTATTTAGATTTTAATATTTATAATTTGTATATGAGTATATTTAATACAAATAAATCAGCAAGTATATTAAAACCTATAACACCTGACCCTTCAAAAAATTCATTTACAGAACAAATTTCAAAAAGTGTATCTAAAAACCCTACTATTGCAGAAACATTATCGTCAAAACTTTCTGGTATAAAATCTATAGGACAAACATTTAGTCCATCTCAACAAACCACCTCATCAACTTCTATATCATCTGTAACACCTAATGATGGTGGAGTCATGATTATTAAAATATTGTTAATAGTTTTAATTATTGTATTTTTAGCATATAATTTGTATCTTTACTTTTACGAAAAAACTGATATTTTCAGAAAGTTTTTTGGAATTACACTTTTTAAAACAGGGGAAGGTACAAAAAATACGGTGGAAAACACAGGAAAAGGTGCTGAAGAAGTTTTAAATGCTACAAAAAAAGCAGGTAAAGGAGTTGGCCAAGCAGTATCTGATGCCGGAAAAAATATGGAAGAAAGTTCTTCTTTAAAAAAAGCCATTGAAAAACCCAAACAAAAGGAAGAAAAAATAATAGAAGACGATTCAACTGAAAGTAACATACAACACAAAAAAACAACAGGCTATTGTTATATTGGTAGTGACAGAGGTTACAGAACATGTGTAAAAATGACAGAAGATGACGAATGTAAATCTAAAAAAATATACCCAACTAAAGACATTTGCATTAACCCTAATTTAAGAAAATAATTAAATAATTTAAAAATGATATTAATTAAGTATAAAATATTTAATTAATATATAATGAGTTTACTTTCAATGATAACATCATCAAAAAGAATTGAAAATGGGTTATTATGGAGTAGTATTTTTTCGATATCGACTTTACCATTAGGTTTTTGTAGTTACAAATTTCTACTTCCTAAATTAAATTTTGATGATAATAGTAAAAGAATTTTAAATGAAGAAATTATGAAAATGTTATTTACAACATCTGCTTTAATAGGATTTTTATATGGATTTAATACTAAAAGAACATTATTAAGTTATTTATGATTCAAATTTTTATTTTGACAATACTCTTAAATTTAGTTTTTCTTTAGTACTTAATTTATCTATCTTTAATTTGTAGTCTTGTAATTTAGATTTGATTATATTTTTTTCTTCTACCAATTCTTTAGTTTGTAAATTTAATATTTTTAAATCTGGCAATATTTCTAATTCAAGCGCATTTGCCAATGCGTTTAAATGTTTTATATTCCTATGAGCACCTGTAATACGCGACACTTCAATAAAATCTTTACTACGACTTAAACGTTTAAGTTCAAAATAAGGAGTTTCATTTTCGGGAATAAATTCCATTGGGTCCATAAATTCTGTTTGCGAATTCACTAATTCTGACATTATAATTTAATATTATATTTTATTTTTTTCATATAATATTAATTTTAAAGTGATGATGAGAAAAACCATCTAAGCGAAAAATAAGGAGGGAAAATTCTCATATCATCATCTGCTGTTAAATTAGGACCAGACTTTACCATATTCTCAATATCAACCCCAGACAAAGCATAACTATGATATCTTAAATTAGACAAAAATCCTGAAAATCCCCCTTTTTGACTAATATATACATTTCCATAATTTTGTTTTGGTACAGACCTAAATTCATGTCTGTTAACTATAGTTCCATTAATATATGTGTCCATATGTTTTCCTTTAGTACGCATATTTACTAAAATCCATTTATTCATTGGAATATCATCAATTTCTATTTCTTCAATTACATTATTAAATGTATTCATAACAAAAATCAAAGAATTCTTTGTTTCATGTAAGTAAAGACCTGGTGCATTATTTGGAAATGCCATGTCTGTAACATTCACCCCATCAAAGGTTTGTTTCATACCAATATTATCATCAGAACCTTTATTAAAAATATGCTTTCTTCTTCCCGTTTTATAAACCAAATCATCAATAAATAACCACACAGACCAAGTAAATTCTAATCCTTCTCTTTCATTAACAGACCTTAATATAGGTTTTGAACCAAATGTTTTTGGATCCTGATGAATAGTTTGTTTCTTTTTTCCACTTTTTAATCCATTTACTAAAATAGGATTTTTTTCAGGAGAAGTTAAATATCCTAAAACTATTGTACCTAATCTTAATGCGTAAACAAAAATAATCAATACTAATATGAAAAAACATACCTTAGCAACTAATGTATTTGAGTACAAAAAATCTGTTGTACCTGATACGACTTTATTATTCCTAAATTGGCCAAACATACCTCCTGCTTTATTAGAAGCCGCTCCAACTGCTTCTCCTAAACTTGCCATAGGACTATTATAATTACTTGCAAAACTACCGTAAGACATACTTATATATTATAAATAATATAATTAGATTTCAAATCCATATTTTTCTTCATTATCTTTCATAAATGACAATTTAACTTTGTATTTATTTAACATATCTGTTAAAGCATTGCCACCTGGCCCTTCTCTGTATATTTCATACGCTTCACGAGGATTAATTGTTCTAGAAAAATATCTAAATTTAGATGTAGCGCCAGAAAATCCACCATCTGGTGTTAGTACTACTTCTGAATCTTTGTCTAATTTTGGTACACCACTCAATACATTAGTGTTAACTAATTTACCATCAATATATGTATCGACTGTTCTATTATTAACAGCAATTATTACACTGCACCATTTTTGAATTGGTATATTTTGAATAGACCAACTATCAATATTTACAGCACTTGTTGCAGAAGATGTTGACATTGAAATATCTAAATCATTTGTAGATGGTGCTAAAGAAAGTGATGGTGATACTAAACCTGTTTTTTCATTTGTTCTTCTAAATATCACCTTTGGTTTGCTATATTTGTATTGCCAGTTATCTACATATACCCATACAGAAAATGTGTAGTTAACACTTTCAAGATTTCCTGGAAGAGTTGAGGTAATCTTTCTTGCAGTTTTTGCGCTACCCCCCATTGATAAACTTTGATTTGTATTGTCTGCAAAAACATATGTCCATACAAGATAGAGAATTACAACTACAATAACTCCTAAAAGAATTGTTTTAAATTCCATAATATAATATTATGTTAGAAATTTATCTAAACAATTGGTGGATTATTATTTTTTAAAACATTGTAATTAATTGCTATTCGTTCTTTTGTCATCATTCTAGGGAAATATAAAACATTACACACACCACCTCCTATTCCATTATCATCACCAATACTTACATTATCTAAACTCATATAAGGTACTACATTTTTAACTGAGGCAACCAATTTTGAATTCATAAATACATCCAATATGCCACTATCATAATTTATTACGATATTATTCCATCTTTGTAAAGGAAAATCTTTAATTTTATAAATTACAGGTTCTTTATTTAATCCATTATTCATGGTTATTTTAAGTGAATTATCTAATCCATTATATGATATATTTGGTTTTTCACCATAATCTAAAATAGTTGTATGTTTTCTATATGCTGTTCCAAAATTAGGAGGCTGTGCTCTTATGAAAAACCATGCACTTATTGCATAATTATAATTATATTGAATATCATAACCTGATAATTTTAAATCATCATGTCGTCCTAAATATTTTTTTTTTTTTAAATAAACAGGTTCTCTTAGCAAAACCTTACCAGTTTGTATTTTTTTTATTTGAGAATATTCTTTTTTAAGATTTTCTAAATATATCTTTCCTTCACTTATATTATGTTCTAAATCGAATATTTTTCCAGATTGTTGTTGAATTAATCTAATTGTTTCAGTTATAGCCTCTTTACATCCAATTTTATCTTTAGTATCTGTTGCATTATCACACATTTCACTACTTCTATAACCATAATTTATTAAAAAGTTAACCAATTCTTCTTCATTTTTTGGGTCATTAAGATTTTTACTGTTTATTTGTTTCCAGCCTGCTTCTGGTATTCTTTTTCCATTTTCAGCATGGCAATTCTTTTTTAATGTTTTAACTTGTTTTTCCATTTGTTCTATACCTTCTTCAGTATCTTTAATTTTATTTTTAACAATTATTTTTTTATCATCTTTGTCAGTTGTAGTTGTATATATATATTTGTAAAATATTGGAACAACTATTACTAATGCAATAAAAACTATTTCAAATGCTAAAATATAATATACAGTTTGTGGAGTATGTCTTAATTCATTATATAAGAATTTTACCGTATCAAAGAAAATACAAGGTATTATAAATATCAAATAAAACAAAACATTAATCAATGGATTATTTTTTAAAATATTTTTAAAATTAACAGAAGACATCAATCCCCTATATATCAAAAACATTCCTGATAATATAGTACCTATCATAATCATAACAGATCCTGAAACATTAAATAAAATATTCTTACTTACTAAAAATGCAAATGCTGCCAATATTCCCATTGCGACACCTACACTAATTAAAACATAAAGATATCTAGAAGAGTTTTTAAATAACCAATTATCTTTTTCTAAATTGGTTCCTGTATCTGGATATTGACTGGAGAGATTTTTCGTAAATTTAACAAAAAATATTGCCAAACAAACAAAACCCAATGCTACTAACATAAAATTAATAATATATGAATAATCCGCTATCTGTTCAGGATAACCATTCGTATATATATATAATGTTAAACTTGCAAATAAAGCAATAAATAATAAGACAAAAGAAAATTGCATATTATTACTATTACTATCCCATGCACCAAATTTAGAATAACCCCAACTTTCACGTGTTCCTGGCATTATTGGAAAAACAAACCATAACAATTGTAAAAGCAACTTAATAGGAAATACTACAATAGTCAATACTACATATTTTACTAGTGAAAATGCTCTGTTATATCCATCAGGAAATTCACCATTTTCTCTATAGTAATTTACTCCATATCCTATTATAAAAAGTATTGATAATATTAATAATGCTAAAGGGGTATAAATTATTGCTGATGTGATACCTTTTAAAATTGTACTCATTTATATTTTATTAACATTAAATAAAATATAAATTATCTATTAACTTAAAATATATAATAATATGATTATAAGAAATTTTTTGATGTTTTATTTGCATGACAATTATTACAAAGTGCTGCTAAATTAGAAACTTCATTTGTACCGCCAAATTGTAAATCTATTTTATGATCCACTTGAAATGTATGTGTTAATTGTTGATTGCACATATTACACTTCCAACTCTGTTGAGATGCTACATATTTTTTTTTTGTTTCACTAACACTTCTTTTAGTATTTGTATATCGTGAATTAATTGGATTAGGCATTTGAGGTTGAATTTTATATGATATATTAGATTGTTGCCCTAATTCATTAACTTTATCACGTGCATTAGTAAAATCAAAAATAGGTGTTAACATATCACGAGTATTATTATCAACAGGCATATATTTTATTAAATCTGTAGCATGTTTTACTAAATTTTTTGTTTCATTTGGGTTTTTATTTATAAATAAATAAATACTTAATCCAACAAATGCAAATGTTGCCATTCGAAAATACTTTTTACCCTTTAATATATATTCGGTAAATTTTCCATCATAATACGTATTGGCAACTAAAAATGCAGTAATTACAAATATTAAAAAGTTAATTTTCATATATATACTTAAAATATATATAAAAGTGGTAATAATAGTTAATTATTAAAATTTATGCCTTTTTGTAAATCATTCCTAAACGATGATGTTTTCTTCCTTTATAAGTCTTACCCTTGTACTTAAAAGAAGCCAATCCTTTCTTTTTAGCATTTAACATAAGTTTAAAGTATTGATTAAGACCACGTTTCTTTCCCTTCTTTCTAGTTCTTTTCTTTTTGCGGGTTCTCTTTCTAGATTTCTTTCCCTTTCTGCGTCTTTTTCCACCGAGAAGTGAACCAACAGCGGGTTCACTATCTGCAGCAGGGACAACAGCATCTTCAACTTCAGGGGCAGGTTCTTCATCACCTCCGCCGCGCTGACGTCTTTTTCTAGAACGACTTCTTCTACGTGTTCGTTTAGCCATTATATATTTAACTTATATTTTTATTTTAACGAACAAATATCCTAAATCATCTTTTATAAAAATACAGAATAGATAATATTAATAATATAAAAATTCCACCTTCAATATATTTTTTTCTTGTTTTTACTAATTTTTTATTTTTCATTTCTTTTGGTTTATATTCTTCATAATATTTTTCTAAATCTTCATAAAATCCAGTTTCATGTTTTTTTAACTTTTTATTAATTTTATTAAAAATAAAATGAATCCATTTCATAAATGACATTCTAGAACTTAAATAAGGAGTAACAGGATATTTGTCTAAAAGTTCTAAAAATGTATTACCAATAGGATCCATTGGAACAAATACTGGTAAATTCTGTATAAAATCATAATATTTTTTAATACTTACATCATTTGGATGTTTTGGATAAGTAATTGCGATAGTTTGTAAAGTAAATTTTAAATGTGGCAGCCATACATTAGGGTTTAATCCCATTATATAGCAAATGATATAAAAACATAATTATTTAAACATATATATGATAAAATCAAAAGATTATTATGAATCGCTGTACTGTAATAATTGCGGTAAAAGAGGACATACATACAATCAATGTTCTAAACCAATTACAAGTATAGGAATTGTTGCTATTAATAAAGAATATAACAATATCAAATTTTTAATTATATGTAGAAAAGATAGTCTAGGTTATGTAGAATTTTTAAGAGGTAAATACAATTTAACTGATAAAAATTATATACAAAATTTAATTAATGAAATGACTATAACAGAAAAAAAGAGTGTGTTAAATAATGATTTTCCAGATTTATGGAATGAACTATGGGGTAAATTTAGTCATAATCAATATAAACAAGAAGAAAAATTATCAAAAGATAAATTTTCTCAACTGAAAAAAGGGGTAAATGATTTGTATACTAATGAATTATTTACACTCGAAAAACTAATTGAAAATAGTATAACAAATTGGGAAGAACCCGAATGGGGATTTCCAAAAGGACGTAGAAATTATAATGAAACAGATATTAATTGTGCATTAAGAGAATTTCAAGAAGAAACAGGATATAATAAAAAAGATATTCAAATTATTGCAAATATTAAACCAATACAAGAAGTTTTTACAGGCTCAAATTATAAATCATATAAACATAAGTATTTTTTAGGATATATTGATAATTTAAAAAAATCTACAAATTTTCAAAAAAGTGAAGTTAGTCAATTAAAATGGCTATCTTTAGAAGATTGTTTAAAAAAAATAAGACCATATAATTTAGAAAGAATTGAAATAATAAATAATATAAATAAAGTTTTACATAAATATAGTTTAATCTCATAATATATTATTATGGAAGAACCAAACAGAAAGAAAGAATGGACCCAAAAGCCATTTAAAATAGAAAATGATGAATTACGGGAAAGAGGAATTGTAGATAGTAAATATAGATTAATTGGAAAAAATGGGTCTAAATTAAGAATAGCAAAAAACAACTATAATGGTGAAATAAAAATGATTTACAAAAATAAAAACTGGCAAGAAGAATATCAAAGATTTTTTAATAATTTAGATGATAAATGGGCTCGATTATATTCATTTTCGAAACCCGTTACAAGTGAAAAATGTAATGAACAGAAAATAGAATTTTGTAGAAAAAAAGGTAAAGTATGTAATCCTAATACAGGTAGATGTAATAATCCAAAAAAAAAGAAAACAAAAAAGAACTTTTTAAAAAGTTCACAAAACAAAACAAAAAAAAGTAAAACTAAAAAAACTCGAATAAGAGAAGATTTATTGTCTGAAACTCCTTCTTTAGAAGAAGTACAGAAACAAAGTATTAAACTTCCAGAAAGCAAAGACGTTAGTAGTTTACAAAGACAAATGTCTATTGATTCTTTAGAAAAAGATTCTTTAGAAGTTGAATCTAAAAGTAAAAAACAACCTAGTGTTAAAACTGTAATATCTAGAGCAGAACCTACTATGGATGAAGATAATACAAAACTAGAAGAAGAAAAAGAAATAGCCAGATTTTCGGAGGATGAATCTTTTGAAGCAGATAGCAAAACTGTAAGTATAAGTAAACAACAATTTAGAGAACAATTCAATACTGAATGTCAACAATTAATTGATTCTTTAAAAGACGGATTACATAAACTATCTATTCAAAGTAAAGAATATCAAAAATTATTAAAATGTACATCTAATAAAAATCGTGAACAAATTAATGAATATAAAAAAATAGATAAGTTATTATATCCTCATTTAGATGACCCTAATTTTGCATTTAAAATAGCCCGTAAAAAAGAATTTAGAGATGTTGAAATTCCAGAAAAATCCAGAGAACAACTTGATAATATAGAAGATGAGGCAAATAAATTATGTAATCCGAATTTAGATTTTGAATTAGATCCACATCAAAAATTTATAAGAAATTTTTTATCCTTCCAAAGTCCTTATAATAGTGTTTTATTGTTTCATGGATTAGGTACTGGAAAAACATGTTCATCAATTTCAGTTTGTGAAGAAATGAGAATATATTATCAGCAAATCGGTTCTAATAAAAAAATAATGATTATAGCAAGTCCAGTTGTTCAAGAAAATTACAAATTACAATTATTTGATGAACGAAAATTAAAATTAATAAATGGGTTATGGAATTTAAAAGCATGTACAGGTAATAAATTCATTAAAGAAGTTAATCCGATGAATACCAAAGGATTATCTAGAGAAAGAGTAGTTAAACAAATAAAAAAAATAATACGTCAATCATACGAATTTTTAGGATACACTGAATTTGCCAATAAAATACATAAATTAATTAAAAAGATTTCTGGAAATGATAATAAAAAAATACAGTTAAGACAAAGGAGAATTATTGAGAAAGAATTTTCTGATAGATTACTAGTTATTGATGAAGTTCATAATATAAGATCAAATGATATTAAACGACGAACAACAAAAAATATGTTAGATTTAGTTAGTTATGCAAAAAATATGAAGTTACTTTTACTTACTGCAACCCCAATGTTTAATGAAGCAACTGAAATTGTTTGGTTGGCAAATTTAATGAATTTAAATGATAAAAGATTTCCTATTGAAATTAAAGATATTTTTGATAAAAATGGTAACTTTATAAAAGATAATCCAAATATGGGAAAAGATTTACTTGTTCAAAAATTAAATGGTTATGTATCTTACGTCTCTGGAGAGAATCCATTCACATTTCCATTTAGAATATTTCCATATGAATTTAATAGTCCTAATTCAATTAAAATACTAAAAAATACAGAATGGGAATACCCTAGTGAACAAATTAATGGAATAAAAATAGAAAAAGAAGAAAAAATAAATTATTTAGATGTTTACGTAAATAAATTACAAGATTTTCAAAATAAAGCATACAATTATATTATTGAAAAATTAAAAGAAAAATATCCTCTTTTACAAGAAAAAAAACAAGGAATTCAATATACAATGATGGACGGACCATTACAAATTCTTAATATAGCATATCCACATGAAGAATTATTAGACGATGATTACTTAAATAAAGATATTGAAAAAGAATTATATGGTAAGAAAGGATTAAGAAGAGTTATGAAATATAATAAAACTACAAAAAAAGAATTTGAATATAAACCATCAACATTAGAAAAATTTGGAAGAATATTTACTTCAGATGGAGAAGAACCTTTACTTAAAAAATACAGTGCAAAAATACATAAGTTTATACAAAAAGTGAAAGAAAGCGACGGTATTTGTTTAATCTATTCAAATTTTATTGGAGGTGGTTGTGTACCAATTGCACTCGCATTAGAAGAAATAGGAATTTATAGATTAAATTCAAGTCGTTCTTTATTTAAAAACAAACCTCAACAGCCATATAAAATTAATGGAAATAATGCAAAATATATTATGATTACGGGCGACAAAAAACTTTCACCTAATAATAAAGAAGAATTAAAAGCAGCAACTGACCCTAATAATCTTAATGGAGAGAAAGTAAAAGTTATTATTATCTCAAAAGCAGGTTCAGAAGGATTAGATTTTAAAAATATTAGACAAGTTCACATATTAGAACCTTGGTATAATTTAAATAGAGCAGACCAAACTATAGGAAGAGGAGTAAGAAAAAAAAGTCATTGTCAATTACCGTTTAATCAAAGAACAGTTGAAGTTTATTTACATGCATCTGATTTACAAGAAAGTCAAATAGAAAGTATTGATTTATATATGTATCGTATTGCTGAAAATAAAGCAATTAAAATTGGACAGGTTACAAGATTATTAAAAGAAAATGCTATTGACTGCTTATTAAATAAAAATCAACAACAAGTGAATTCTAGTAATATAGGTAAAAATATTACTTTACAATTATCCAATAGAAAAACTATGGATTATCAAATAGGTCACAAAGATAATAGTTTAATATGCGACTTTATGGAATGTAATTACAGTTGCAAGCCCAGTAATGAATTATCTGAAGAGATAGGAATTGAAACATATAATCAAAATTATATAATTATGAATATTGAAAAAATTTTAAATAAAATTAAATTATTATTCAAAGAGCATTATATATATGAAAAATCTGAACTAATAAGAAGAATCACATCTATGAAGTCTTATTCTTTAGAACAAATAAATACTGCTCTTGATATTTTAATAAATGATAAAAATGAATTCTTAACTGATATGTTAGGTAGAAATGGAAGATTGGTTAATATAGATAAATATTACATGTTTCAACCAATCGAAATAGAGGAAAATAAAAAATTAACTTTATATCAAATGAAACATCCTATTAATTATAATAGAGAACATTTATTTATTTCATCGAAAAATTTAATTAAAAAAAAAACAACACATATAGAGAAAAAAAGCAAATATTTGGAGTTTTATAATTTTTATGAAAATTATACTATACTTTTAGAAAAAAATACTAAAAACAAAAAAAATTGGATTGAGTCTGCAGGAAATACTATTGATAATTTATCAAAATACAATGATATTCCTAGAGAAATTCTTATTGTACTTGCAGTTGAACATATTTTTGAATTATATGGTACTGTAGAAAAAATTAAATTATTAAATGAAATAGAAAAAATAAAAGTAAATTTAGATGAAATTGACAAAGATATTTTACCAGAATATAACCCAGAATTCTTAATATTATTTCAACAAATTATAGATAAATATTTATTACAACATGATGGTATTAAAATTATTGCTTTGGTTGATTATAATAAAGAAATATGGAGAGGAGGTTATGGTTTTATTAAATTAAATACTGATATGACTCCTTCACAATGGACAACAGATGTATCAGGATTAAATACTAAATTTGTAGAATTAATGGACGAAAGATTTAAAATTAATATTGATAAAATTAATAATTTTATTGGATTTTTAACTAATTCAAAGAGCAAAATTGTATTTAAAGTAAAATCTATAGCCTCTAGTGAACATAAAAGAATTAATAAAGGTCAACAATTGCCTACAAGTGGAGAAAATAGAAGTGTTACTGTGAGAAGACTAAACAATGTTTTAAGTATATTAAATCCTGAAAAAGTAAAATACATTATGGATGATACAAATTCAAATATAGATAAGGTTTATGACGAATCCTTTGATAATTCTATTAATGATATGGAATTAGCAGTTGAATTAGAATTAATATTAAGATATTTAGAATTAAATCAACTAAATAATAGAAAATGGTTTTTCAGTACTTTAGAAGATAAATTAAATGATGTTGAAAATATAAAAGTAGAATAATAAAATTGAAAATAAATAAAAATAAAGAATAAAATATATAGTAAATAAATGAGTGCTACATTAAAAGAAAAAACAAAACGAAGAGGAGGTAAATCTATTTACAATAAAAATATGTTAACTAGAAGATTAGTATTACCTTTTTCAAATATAGGTAATAATTTAATTAATATCATAAAAGAAAAACTAGAAAATGATTTATACAATAAATGTTGTGAAGAAGGATATATAAAAACCGATTCTATTAGAATTGTATCATATTCATCAGGAACTATTATAGGTAATGATGTTAGTTTTGATGTACTTTTTGAATGTTTAGTATGTCGTCCTATTGAAGGACAAATTATTAAATGTAAAGTATCGAATGTTACAAGAGCAGGTATTAGAGCAATATATTTCAAAGAGAAAAAGTCTCCTATTACAATATTTGTAGCCAGAGACCATCATTATGATAATAAATATTTCTCAACAATTAAAGAAGATGATATTATACAAATAAAAGTAATTGGTATAAGATTTGAATTAAATGACGAAACAATTTCAGTAATTGCGGAACTTAAACAACAAAAACAAAGATTAACAAAAATTAAACTCAAAGAATAATTGTTTTAATATTTACTTAAAAATAAATATTAATTTTATTTAAAATGGATACAAACTATAAACTTAAATTAAAAAATAAAATAGAAAAATTGAGTAAAATACATCAATTAAAAGTATTAGAAACTATTATCAAAAATGATATAAAATATAGTGAAAATAGGAACGGTATTTTTTTAAATATGGTTAATTTAAATGATAAAACAATTAAAGATATTGAATCAGTATTAGAATATATTCAAAAACAAGAAAAAACATTAAAAGATGTAGAACATGTAAAAAATGAACTTAATAAAGATTATTTTTCAAATAGTAATAAAGAAACACCTACATATTTATCAAATGAGCATTAAACAAGATAAAATTAAAGAACTTATTAATGAAAACAATAATTTTTGTTTTGATAGTAAAAATATTATTAAATTTAATTTACTATCAAAAATATCACGTGAAATAACTAAAGAAAAAATATATGAAAAAGTAAAAGAAAAAAAACAAGAAGATTTTTTTATACCAAATACAGGTGACAACTTATTTTGGTGTTGGTATATATTTAAAAATGGAGTTGAAGATTATAATATTCTTCCAAATAAATATTTTATTATTGAAAAAAACAGAAAAATAGATTGGATACCTTTTTTAAGAGAAAATAAAAAAGTTTTTAAACCATTAAAATATAAATTATCTAATTTAGAAACTAATTTAGTTAATGAACCTAACATGCATATCACAACATTAGAAACTATATGTTTTTTAAATTCTATAAATTTTGTTGTTATAAAAAACAAAATGATATACAAAAACATTCAAGAAGATTGTGAAGATAATGATGCGATTATATTAAAATATTATTCTGAACAAAAAAAATACGGAATATTTTTAAATAAAAAAGAAAATTTTTTAGAAAAAATAGAAAAAGATTTATTTAGAGTTCAAAATATAGAAAAACCATTAAAAAGTATTGGAACATATAAAGTAAAAGATTTACAAGATATTGCAGAAAAATTAAATATTCCACTAATATCTGAAATTACAAGTAAAAAAAAAACAAAAAAACTACTCTATAGTGATATACAAGAACTATTAGTTTAAAATTGAAATATATATAAAATAATATGTCATAATTTATATATATATGGAATTATCAAAAAATAATGAAATTAGTCCACAAGAAAGATTAAATGAATATATTGGTATTTATATTGCTGACAAAAGAAATAATCAAGATGAATTAGAAGTTCGTTTTGGTACAAAATATTATAACACTATAACCAAAATACATTTTGAAAATATTATTGCAAAAATTAAATCTTTAGGATTTAAACCTCATATACCAGAGGGTGAGTCTTATTTGAATATACAAAATGAATACGCCGACCCAAAATCAGGAAAAATGAGATTATCAAACATCAGAACAACTATTAATGGTGTACATAATATACAAAAATATTGTAAAGAAAATAATCTTATTTCTGATAATTTACCTATTGGTACTGAATTTTTACAAAAATTTTCAAAACGAAATAATGATAATAATTTACGACCTATTGATTTTCATGATTTTCATTTTAGGGTAAATTATAAAACAGAAAGAAAATTAAAAAGTAATAGACAAGAAGTAATATCTTTATTACAGAATTGGAAAGACACAAAAAAAGTTTTTAGATACATAAAAAGATTTACTTTCTTTCATTATGATTTTCCTTTTAAAATAGATTGTAGTATTGTTAAAACTTCAAATAAAAAAAGAGACTACATTTCAGCATACAATATAGAAGAATCTAACGTATTTAATAACCCAGAAAATTATGAAATAGAAATAGAATTATTAAATAGTCGAGCAAAATTTATTTATTCTAGAATTGATGGTATGTCTGACCAAGATTTACTTTTACATCAACTTAGAAAAGGAATCCAAATTATTTTATCAGGATGGCAAAAAACAAATTTTCCTGTATCTTATCAAGAAATTAGAAATACTCAAAAAGAATATTTATCTCTTATACATAAATCATCTGAAGAAAAATCTTATCGAGATAAACGTATAAGTACAAGAGATTTTTTAGGACCTTCTTCTATTAGTTTGGAAACACAAAATATTATACCATCACAAGAAGATTCAAATATACCTAATATTAATATGCCTTATACCGTAACAGATAAGGCAGACGGTTCTAGAAAACTTTTGTTTATTAATAAAAAAGGCAAAATATTTATGATTGATACGAATATGAATTTCCAGTTTACAGGTAGTATAACAAAACACAATAAATATTTTAACTCTATTTTAGATGGAGAGCATGTATTAAATGATAAAGAAGGAAATTTTATTAACTTATATCTTTGTTTTGATATTTACATGATAAATAATAATTATGTTAAACAACATCCTTTTTATAAAAGTAAGATAGAAGAAGACGATGAAGAAACATATAGATTAGAATTAATGTATAAATTTGTACAAGGTCTTGATTCTATTTGCATTAGTCGTAATTATTCTACACCTTTATCTATTAAAGAAAAAAAGTTTTACTCTAATTTAAATTCAAACATATATGCTGAATGTAAAAAAATATTAGATGGTGTTAATGATGATACACTTTTTAACTACGAAACAGATGGATTAATTTTTACTCCTAGTGATAAAAGTGTAGGTTCAGATGTTTCAAATAAATTAACTGCATCTAGGAAAATTACATGGAATTACTCTTTAAAATGGAAACCCTCAGAATTCAACACTATTGACTTTTTAGTAACAACATTAAAAGATGAATCTAAAAATGATGTTGTCAGTAATTTATATCAAGATGGCATTAGTTTATCATCACAAAATCAAATTAAACAATACAAAACAATTATTTTAAGAGTTGGTTTTGATGAAAACAAACATGGATTTGTAAATCCTCTTCAAGATGTTATAGACGAAAATTTTCCTGAAACCATATATGGCGATAAAAGAAGTGAATATAAACCTATGCCTTTTATTCCATATGATCCTAGTCCTAACTTTCCTATTTATAAATGTAATATTTTATTAGATAATCAAAGTGAGTCAAAATATATGATGACAGAAGACAAAAAGCAAATTTTTGAAGATAATACTATTGTAGAATTTAAATTTAAAAAAACAAATGATAAATATTGGCAATGGGTTCCTATTAGGGTCCGTCATGATAAAACTGCTGACTATAGAAAGGGTAACAGAAATTTTGGAAATGCTTATCATGTTGCTGAAAGTGTTTGGAGGTCTATTCATAATCCTATAACTGAAAAAATGATAACCACTGGTTTAGATATACCAGACGTTGTTGACGAAAATGTTTATTATAATAGAACTAGTAATAAAACATTTACTAGAGGACTAAGAGATTTTCATAATAAATATGTTAAACGTAAGTTAATAACTGATGTTAGTAAAAAAGGAGATACACTTATTGATATGACTGTAGGTAAGGCTGGAGATTTATCAAAATGGATAGATGCTAAACTTAGTTTTGTTTTTGGAGTAGATGTTTCAAAAGATAATATTGAAAATAGAATTGACGGTGCTTGTGCACGTTATTTGAAAATGCATAAAAAATATAGTAGTTTACCTAGAGCATTATTCGCACATGCAAATAGTTCATTAAATATTTCATCAGGTGAAGCATTCTTTAGTGATAAAGGAAAACAAATTATTAATGCCTTAAACGGTGTTGGAACAAAAGATAACAAAAAGTTAGGTAACGGTGTTTACAGACAATTTGGTAGATATCGTGATGGATTTGACGTTGTATCTAATATGTTTTCCATTCACTATTTCTTTGAAAATACAACAACGTTTAATAATTTCTTACAAAATGTTTCTGAGAATTGTAAAGTTGGAGGATACTTTATTGGTTGTTGTTATGATGGCAAAAAAATATTTAAAAGACTTCAAAGCAAAGAACCTAATCAAAGTATATTCTTAATGAGTAAAGAAAAAACTAAAATGTGGGATATCAAAAAATTATATGATAATGAAGAATTTTTAGACGATGAATCATCTTTAGGTTATAAAATAGATGTATATCAAGAATCTATTAATAAAACATTTAGTGAATATTTGGTTAACTTTGATTATTTAACTCAAGCACTCGAAACATACGGATTTATTCCTGTACCAGCGGATGATGTTAGAAGAATGGGATTTCAGAAATCTATTGGAAGTTTTGAAAATATGTTTACAACGATGAAAGAAGAAATATCAATGAGAAAATTAAATAAAACAAATATTGGAAAAGCACTTACTATGAACCAAAATGAAAAAACTATTTCATACTTAAATAATTACTTTATTTATAAGAAAATAAGAAGTCCTAATGCAAAAGATGTATCAAAAATGATGACTTCTGCGGAAAATGCACAAAAACTAGGAGAACCAGATGAAGTTTCAAAGGAAAGTTTACCAGAAAAACGACGTGTTAAAAAATATGCTAAGAAGATTGTCTTACCTAGTAAGTAAATTAATAATAAATAATAAATTTATATCAATTATTATAATATTTTTCCAGTTTTTTGTACTGAAACATTATTTCATCAGCCTTTTTGTTATTTGTCATAAACCACGATGGCTTGACTCCGAGCCCCCCAACACTGCCATGTTTGGTACTCTCAAAACTCCATTTCAGACACTATAGGCGTAAACTTAGTATTCGACTTTTTCACAATTTCTTTATTTTTCAAATCAGTTTTTTTATCCATAATACTATTAACTTTACTTATAAAATTAATAATATTATCAAATTTTAAAAGTTTTTTGCCAATTACAAATATAAGATTCATAGTCATCGCCTGTTTTTAAATGTCTAGGAATTTTTAACTTTAATTTTTTAAAAGCATTATTAATCTCTTTTTTTTCAACATAATATAAATTAAATTTCTTTTGTATATTATGTTTCTTTTTTTTTAAATTTAATATTTTTATAGCCCGCTTAGGACCATTTCCTATAATATAAACCTTATCTATTTTTATATTATAATGTCTACAAATTCCAGCAGAAATATCATACATACTTAACATACCAATGCCTTTTATATTTTTAAAAATAGTATATACTTTAATTATTATTTCTTCAAAATTTTTATTCTTAAAATTTTTTAGTTTTATTTTATGTTTGTTTTTTTTTAAAACTGTTTTCCATCTACAATGTGATAATGCTTCATCATATATGCAATTATTATTATTACACATTTATTTTAATAATAATATACAAATTTTAAAGTTTTTCAATTTTAAATATTTATACTACAAGAATTACACAATTTCTTAGGAACAATAGATTTAATTTCTTGATAAGTAATTGTTTCTTTTTTCAATAATAATTTTGCTATTTTTATCATATAAGATTTATGTGCTTCTAATATTTCTATTGTTTGTTTTTCTATATTATCTACTATTTCTTTACAATTTTCCATCATATTTTCTGATATATTTTCACCTATAATACCCATAACATCTGGATTTAATGCGCCTATTTTAGTATTCATCCCCCACCTTAAACTATAATTTTTTATTAATGATGAAATTTTTTCAATATCATCACTAGCACCGGTCGAAACATTATTATATATAATTTTCTCTCCACAACGTCCTCCCAAAAGAACAGAAATTCTACACAAAACTTCTTCATATATCATTAATTTCTTATTTGTAGCCTTTTGTTGACTAAATCCTAATGCTGCTTCTCCTCTAGGTATAATACTTACTTTAACAGGTTGTTCTGTATGTTTTAATAAATAACCCATTAAACAATGTCCTGCTTCATGATATGATACACGTGCACGTTCTTTTCTAGTCATCATTCGTTCACGTTTTTCTCTCCCGATAATAACTTCATCAATTGCCTTTTGTATATCTTCTTCATTAATATTATTATCACTGTTTTTATTTTGAATAGCATTAATTTTTGATTGATTTGCTATATTTGCTATATCTGCACCAGATACACCAGCGGTTCTATCTGATAACACTTCAAAAGACAAATCTTTGGGCAATATCATATCTTTAAAATATAATTTATACATTTCCATTCGTTCATCTTTGTTTGGTAAATCAAAATAAACTTTTTTGTCAAATCTACCTGATCTAGTTAATGCAGAATCTAATATTTTTACTAAGTTTGTAGCAGCAAATATAATAATATCTGTAGAATCATCAAAACCATCCATTTCTACTAGTAATTGATTTACAGTACTGGCTCTTTCAGAATTATTATCAAATCCACGTTGACGACCGACTGCATCTATTTCATCAATAAATACAATGCATCTTTCTTTTTCTTTTGCCTTTTTAAATAAACCTCTTACTCTAGATGCTCCTACACCAACATATTTTTCTATAAATTCTGAACCACTTGCAATCAATAATGGTATATCTAATTCTTTGGATATGGCTTTTATTAAAAGAGTTTTACCTGTACCTGGTGGCCCTGCTAATAAAATACCTTTTGGTAGTTTTACCTTCCATTTTAAATATTTTTCTTTATTTTTAATAAAATCCATGTAATATTTTATTTCTTCTTTAACACTTTCTAACCCAACAACTTTTTCTAATGCACAATCATCTTTACTTGTATCTACAAATTCCCAATTTTTATTTATCTCTCCACTCATTTTACTTTTAAAAAGTAAAAAAAGAAATAGAATCATTAAAATAGTTCCTAATCCATTTGATTTATTAGGGTCATCTACTATAGTTTGATTTGTTGCATTACCTGCAATATTTGTAATATTTTCTAATATAACATGACTAATATTTTGCGTTGCATTCATAATTTCACTCGATAACATAATTAATATATTTTATCGAATTATCTTTATTTAAATTATAAATAATATAAATATACTTTTATAATAAATATATGACTTATTTTATATTACCAATTATTAATAAAAATATAACTCCCGAGTTAATTAAACTAAAATTTGACGATATTGACTTTCAACAAAAAAGTATCAACCCTAGTCTACAAAAATATTTAACATATGTTAAAAATCTTATAGGTAATAACTTATATGAATGGGATAATATAAAAAAATACACAAATCCATATGAATTTATACATACCCCCGTACCTAAACTTAATTTATCTGTTTCAAAAGTAAAACCCATTTCACGAGCATTTTTTAAATTAATAGAAATTTACAATACATTTAATATATTTCAAAATATGCCTACAAATATTAATACATTTCATTTAGCAGAAGGCCCGGGAGGTTTTATAGAAGCAACCACATATATTAGAAAAAATAATTTATTAGATAACTATTATGGTATTAGTTTAATAAATAATGAAGATAAAAAAATTCCTAATTGGAAAAAAATAGATACTCTTTTAAAAAAATATACAAATATCCATATTACATATGGTGCAGATGGTACAGGAAATTTATATAATTCTGAAAATCTTAAATATTGCATAGATAATTACAAGAATTCTATGGAAATAATAACGGGAGATGGTGGATTTGATTTCTCTAGTAATTTTGACAAACAAGAATCTAATGCATTTAGATTAATACTAACTCAAGTATTTTACGCATTATCTCTTCAAAAATTTAATGGTCATTTTATTTTAAAAATGTTTGATTTATTTACAGAAAATAGTATTCAAATTATATATTTATTAAGTTGTTTTTATAAAAAAGTTATTATATCAAAACCAAATACAAGTAGAAGAGCCAATTCGGAAAAATATATTATTTGTAAAAATTTTAAATATACAGATACAAGTTTTATTAATCAAAAATTAGTAAATATAATTAAAATTTTGGAAACCTTTGACTTTAATAAACATAAAATAGTTAGCGTACTAGATTTACCTTTACAATATGTATATAAAAATTCTATAATTGAAATTAATTCTTTTTTAGGAAATTTACAAATAGAAAATATAAACACAACTATTAAACTTATTCATAATAAAGACAAATCGGATAAATTATATAATTTAAAAAACGGTAATATAAATAAATGTATTAAATGGTGTACGAAAAATTTTATACAATATAACAAAATAGATAATAGACAAAATATTTTTTTAGCCGATAAATAAAAAAAAATTAGTATATTTAATATACATATGAATCCAGATTTAATGTATTTGTATAACATGACAAAATTAGCATCAAAAGAATTAAATGATTTACACAAAAAAATAACACAATCATATAAAAAGAAAAATAAAACACAAAAAAAAAGGAAAGGAAAAAAAAACAAAACACAAAAAAAACGCGTATAATTTTTTATTATACAAATAAAAAATATTTAGATATATTATAATGCCTAGAAGGGTCAGAAGACGTAGGTCAAACTGTGCAGGTAAAAAAAGAAAAACTTGTAAAAGTCGTAGATATAAGAAACATTGCCGTATGACACGCAGAGGTAAAAGAAGCAGAGCAATGTGCCGTTCTCGTAGAAACCGCACTCGTCGCTTGCGTAGACGCGGTGTCCGTTCTCCTTAAATATTTAGCGATTTTACAATTCTAAAAAATTTAATATGAGTCTAATATTTAAAATCATATTAAAACTTTTCATTAATTAAAGCAATAGTTACTTCTTCTTTTACATTTGTTGCTAATTTTCCTTTTATTCTTCTATTTATCTCTGGAAAAGGTATACTTACCTTTACATCTTTGTCTTCATTAATATACTCCTTAAAAAGTAACATTAATTTTTTTATAGGTTCATATGTCATATTTAATCCAAAACCACTTAATTGTTTCATTACATTTTTTACTTCTTCTTGACGCTGTTCTCGAGTTCTATATTGTGGTTCTTTTTTTGCTTTTTTCTCTCTTTTTTTATTTTTTTTATTATTTTTCATTTATTAAATACAATAATAAATTTTTAAATAAAAAAAATATTTATATATTTATGTTTATGTTTAATATATTAATTATTGAAAACAAGGTTGAGAAATATATTCAATAAAACAATTGCTAACTTTTTTAATAAATCTATAGTCCATCTTAACTACCATATTATCAATTGCATCTGTATCATTAATATTTTTCATATTTTTCATAAATTCAACAAAGCAACTATGAACTAATACATTAATATTACCATTTATCATTAGAGTTCTAAATTTATCTACAATTGTGCCATCCAGTAGTTCTTTTTTTTGAGTATAATATTTACACAAATTATAATAAATTATATAGGGAAATACAAAACATATACCATGACTATCACCTCCTTGAAAATTTGCACCCCAATAATTATAATGCTTATCTTTTTTGTAATTCAATATGTTATTGTGTTTCATATTGAAATAATCAGTAAATCTTTTCAAAAATATGAAATCAATAACATTATTATATTTAAATATCTTACATCTTGTTTTTGTTTTTATAATATGAAATTCTTTTGAATCTTTCATATCATATCCATGTGAATTAATATAGTAAAGATCATATTTTTCTTTATTTGGCATAAAAATCATTGTAGTTCCGTGTACTGCTTCATCTTCCTCGCACCTTTCTGTATTATAATTGTAAATACAAACATTTACAAATATTAATTTTTTCTTTTCCATTTGTTCTATTAAATAATCTTCAAACATATCATCTATTACTTCTTTGTTAAATAAATATTGTACTGTAACATTTTCTATAATTTCATTCATTCTTAAAATATTATTTAAATAAGGAATAATATGCATAAAATCTATATTTATTTCTGCATAAACTATTTTATTTCTCATATAAGAACTTGATTCTTGATTTTTCATTTTTTGTAATGTTTTCAAACAATCATGTCTATTATCAGTATCAGAATCAGAGAATCCCATATCATATGCTTTTTTCAAAGTATATGATATCTTATTTTTATTTTTCATACATTGGTAAAGTTGCTTTATCATTTTGGTTGGTGTGTGTTTGTTATCTTTATTATTGTTGTGTTTAAAATACTTTTAATATTAAAAATTAATCAATTTTATATGCTAACAATCTTTTCTTTATTAATAATTTCGGTAAATTCAACTTCTTCTACTATTTCTGGAGTCTTAAATACAAACCAATTGTCACTATGTTCATTATATTCTAATGAATCTCCATTATAATTATAAACACTTTCATCAGCATTTATAGCATAATATGTATTTGGTAAAAGACCCGCATTATTAATTATTACAGTTTGTATCATTCCTAATTTATGAAGTGGATTTGTTACAAAATAACAATATTTTTCAAATTTATAATTATATCCTATTTTTGCTATATAATTTTCTTCGGATTCACCTTCATTATTGGTAGCAATCATAGTAAAATTTGTTGATGGATTTAGTTCAGCAAGACCAGTTATATAAAATGTATTTCCCACATAATCACCTACTATAGGCGATAAAGTATAGTTAACAGGTAATGCTCCTATTCCTGTAGATATATTTTCGCTATTTGTTAGTAAATCATTTTCTTCAATTACGGTATAAATAGTTCTAAAATCATAAAAATTACCAAAAAAATAAAAACCACTAGATTCTACATCACCAATATTTTTTATACTTATAGTTATTGTATTTGTTATATCATTATAATTACTAGGTTCAACTATAGAAAAATTTACTAACGGAGGCTCGGGTTCAGGTTCAGGTTGTGGTTCTGGTTCTGGTTCTGGTTCTGGTTCTGGTTCTGGCTCTGGTTCAGGTTCAGGTTCTGGTTCAGGTTCTGGTTCAGGTTCTGGTTCAGGTTCAGGTTCAGGTTCAGGTTCTGGTTCTGGTTCTGGTTCTGGTTCTGGTTCTGGTTCTGGTTCTGGTTCTGGTTCTGGCTGAGGCTCTGGTTCAGGCTGAGGCTCTGGTTCAGGCTCTGGTTCTGGTTGTGGCTCTGGTTCTGGTTGTGGCTCTGGTTCAGGCTGTGGTTCAGGCTCTGGCTCAGGCTCTGGCTCAGGCTCTGGCTCAGGCTCTGGTTCAGGCTCTGGTTCTGGTTGTGGCTCTGGTTCTGGCTCTGGTTCGGGTTCTGGTTCGGGTTCAGGCTGTGGTTCAGGCTCTGGTTCGGGTTCAGGCTGTGGTTCAGGCTCTGGTTCTGGCTCTGGTTCGGGTTCAGGTTGAGGTTCAGGTTCAGGTTCAGGCTCTGGTTCTGGCTCTTCTACATTAATAATATTAATTGACGCTGTATTTTCTATAAATATATTATCGTTATTTCCATCATACGAATAAAATAGTATATTTTCATTAATATAATTTATACTTCTATCTGTTATTTTATTTGGTATATATATTAATCTCCAATTGCTATTTATTAATTCTATTTTTGCAATACCATAATTATATGTTTTTTCTAATACATAATTTAAACTATTGTTAAAAGAATAATGTATTTCTTGATTATCTTTTATATCTAATCTAGGTAATGTATATATTAATTTTTGATTTTCATAAACATTTAAATTTAAATCAAGAGATTCAATTAAATCATTTACTGGAATGACATTAATATTAATATTTGCAGCATTACTTGTTAAACCATCTTCATCAATTACTTTTATTTTAAAATTATCAATACCATTAAAATTTTCATTAGGTATGTACCTTATATATTTGTAATCTGCAATTTCTAATATACCATTAGATGCATAAGAAATAATATCAATTATATAAGTATCTTCTAAAAATGGATCATTGATATCATTGACCAAAAATTCAACAATATTTACAAATAATATTTCATCTTCATTTACATAAAAATCTATATCTGATAATGTAGGTTGAATAGGTATATTATAAATAGTAATATTAAAAGTATTATTAGTATACTTATTTGACTCATTTCCATCGTATGAAGTAAAATTTATTATTTCATTAACATTAGTTGCAATATTATAAGGTTCATATATTTGATTTGGAGTATATTCTAATAACCAATTCTCACCATTATTTAAAATAACAACATTACCATATTCAAAATCTTTTGATAATTTATTTAAATCATCATCAAAAAAATATACTATAGGCATATCATCGTTCAAATCCCTAGGTGGTAAATTGTAATACAATTTTGCATTTTCATGTATTGCAAATTTTGCATTTATAGAAGATATATCATCTTCAACGTTTTGTACTTTAAATATAAATGTTGAAGGTCTTGATTCTAACCCTGTTTTATCAATGACTTTAAATTGTGCAATATCATTTCCAAAAAAATTTGGATTTGGATTATAAGTAATAATGTTATCATTTATTTCTATAAAACCATTTTGTGGGTAACTTACAATTTTAATAGTATATGTATCTTCAAAAAATCTATCATCTGCATCAAAAATAAAATATTTTAAATCAAATTGTTTAATTTCATCTTCTACTGCATGAAAAATAACAAGAGGTACTAAATAAGGTACACCAGTACCTTCAGGCTCTGGTTCAGGCTCTGGCTCGGGTTCTGGCTCTGGTTCAGGTTCTGGCTCTGGTTCAGGTTCTGGCTCTGGTTCAGGTTCTGGCTCGGGTTCAGGTTCAGGCTCTGGTTCAGGCTCTGGTTGAGGCTCTGGTTCTGGTTCAGGTTCAGGCTCTGGTTCTGGTTGTGGTTCTGGCTCTGGTTCAGGCTCTGGCTCTGGCTCTGGCTCTGGCTCTGGCTGTGGTTCAGGTTCAGGCTCTGGCTCGGGCTGAGGCTCTGGTTCTGGCTCTGGCTCTGGTTCTGGCTCTGGCTCGGGCTGAGGCTCTGGCTCAGGCTCTGGTTCAGGTTGAGGCTCTGGCTCAGGCTCTGGTTCAGGTTGAGGTTCTGGTTCAGGTTCAGGTTCGGGTTGAGGTTCAGGTTCAGGTTCTGGTTCTGGTTGAGGCTCTGGCTCAGGTTCTGGTTCGGGTTGAGGTTCAGGTTCAGGCTCTGGTTCTGGTTGTGGATATGGTCTTTCAGGTCTAGACGATGTTGTTTCTTGAGTATAAATACATATATTATCAATAAAAATACACTCATTTTTTGTACCTACTTTGGAAGATATAATAAATGTATAATCGTCACTACCTACAAAATGAGTATTAATATCCTCAAAACTAGCATTTGTATATAGTCCATGAGTATAAAAACTTGCACCATTTGATGGGTCCCAATGTATATAAACACTTCCTTCTCTAGTTTCACCATCATATAAAATATTACCTTGAATACTATCAAGTTGTTGTGAATTTCCTTCATTATTTGTAACAATTCTAAACTCGGAAAATTGTTCTCTACTTACATCATCATAAAAATCAACTTGAAATGAAATATTATTTGTTACATCATTTTCATTTATCATACCATTTTCACCATCACCCAATAATCCCATACTAGCATTACCATAATTTACTGAAAATCCATATCGTGGTAAAACACCATCAAAATGATTACCTAATTTATAATCAAATGTTATTGTAAAACCAATAGATGAATCAACAATAGGTGGTATAGAAAAACTAGATACATTATTTGAAGAAAAATATTCTGTCATATGTAATGAGTTATTACGAACAGATGTAAATAAACCATTTATTACTGTATTATCATTTAAATTAATTGTACCGTTATCAAAATTATTAAAATCTTGACAATAAAATGTTATTGGAGGTTCAGGTTCGGGTTCAGGTTCTGGTTCTGGTTCAGGTTGCGGCTCTGGCTCTGGCTCTGGCTCTGGCTCTGGCTCTGGCTCTGGTTCTGGCTCTGGTTGTGGTTCAGGTTCTGGCTCTGGCTCTGGTTCGGGTTCAGGTTCAGGTTGCGGCTCTGGTTCAGGTTCAGGTTCTGGCTCAGGTTCTGGCTCAGGTTCTGGCTCAGGTTCTGGCTCAGGTTCTGGCTCTCGGGCTCAGGTTCGGGCTCGGGTTCGGGCTCTGGTTCTGGTTCTGGTTGAGGTTCAGGTTCAGGTTCAGGTTCAGGTTCAGGTTCAGGTTCAGGTTCAGGTTCAGGTTGAGGTTCTGGTTCTGGTTCTGGTTCAGGTTGAGGTTCAGGTTCAGGAGGAGGTGGTATTAATTCACATGTTTGTTTAATTCCATTTTTTGTAAATGTTTTGCATTTATTACTGTCTTCTTTAATATTTTTATTATTATCAATAGGAAGACCATATTTAGAACACTCTTCACCATTAATACAATTATATGTATTATTACATTGACCTCTTTGCCCTTTCATAGTTGTTTGATATTTAAGTCTTTTTAATCTCGCTCGTGAAGAAACAGAACCTGTTTTTGTAAATTTTGGGTTAGAATACTTTCTAACTGTTTGAGGAATATTTTTTATATTATATGTAATATCTGTTAATGATATCGGAGTTATATTATATATCATAAGACTAGGGTCATCAATCATGCCTTCTACACTTCCTATTTTATAGTAGTTTTCACAATTTGTTCCGTTTACTTTATTTTCATTTAATACTCCTGCAGAATGTTGTTCATATAACATACCATTTTTTTGTAGATAATTTTTATAAGTTGTATCATTAATAAATCTGACACCAGTTTTTCCAACCAATCTATCTGTTATTATTTGAATAGGACAATCACATGCATTAAATGTTTCTTTAATTATTTTTTCATTTTCTTTACATACTCCATTTGGTCTATTATCGTCAAAATTTTCATTATCATTTTGACCACCACCACAACTATAATTTTTTCGTGTATGATTATAAGGCATTCTAAAGGGTGTAGGCTTTGTTTTATTTTGTAATTTTTGTTGAACTGTTGATGAACTACATGTTGTTCCCGATATCCTATTAGTATTAAGGTGAAAACTAGGATTATTTAAATTTTGTATAATTTCTGTTCTTGGATTTTGTTTTTCTTTAACAAATTTATTATTAAATATAGGTACTGATTTAAATAAGGCTTCTCCTTCTGTAAAATTTTCACCGCTACAATTACATATATTTTTTTTATTATGGACTGATGCGTGTGGCCTATATTTATTTTCACTCATATATAATATATAATTAAAATTATTTGATGATTTAAATTATATTAAAATTATTAAATTAATTAAATTTCATTCTCAATTCTTTACGTTCGCCCTGCTTAACTGATGTAAACAAATTAAATATTTGTGATGTATTTGGTGTTCTATATACAAATCTAGTAAATTGTGGAAATGTTAAAGGATTCCCTGAAGGATCTACGGCAAATGTAGTTTCTAATGTTCTTGAAATAGGAGAACTAGTTAAACCATTAATATTTATATCAAATCCTGTTGGATTACCAGTGGCGTGGTCACCTTCTATCAATATTTGTAAATTATCACCTGTTCCAAAAGAAGCATTCCATATTTCGATAGCCATAATTCTATTATTATTATAATTTGCTTTGTTACCTTTATTAATTAAACCAAAGTGACAAGTTTTATATAAATTCTGACCACAATTTGCAGAACCCATTGCAATACAAATATCATTATCAACAAAACCATAAGTAAATTGGTCTTTAACTATTTCAATAGTAAACATATTATTAGTAGTAATATTCGTTGTAAAATTTTTACTACTACAATCACAACACTTACCAATTTTCTCAACATATGGTTTTTTTGCATAATTTCCTCTAACTCTGCGACGTGCACTGTCTTGAGGGTTGTTTATTTCTGGATTATTATTATTATATAATGATTTAACACCCAAAAATCGTTTTTTGCCTCCAAAATATACACCATTACATGTATTACCAGTAACTTGTGACATACCAGAAGAACATTTTGATTGACCTCTAATTGCTTCTAATTTCAATCTTTCTAGTCTTGTCCCACAATCAACTGAACCTTGTTTATAAAATTTCTTATTATTTAACCTATCAACTACAGTTCCACCGGTACAAATAGGGTCAGTTTTCTCTCCGCCATAACCATATTTATAAATTCCTGACTGATTTCCTTGATTTGTAACATATGCAAGAGATTTTGTTACTGTTGTTTTTCTTCTATTATTAAGCAATTCTCTATACGAATAAGAATATGTTTGTCTTTTTTGATTACCAACATAACTTAATCCACTATTTTGTTGTCCAGCAGTATTTGGTTGCATACCACTACGAATTAAAGGCTTTGCTGTTCTTGCAAAATTTCCACTTTTACTTTTACTAACATCTTGATTTAAATTATATTTAATATTATTTAGATTGCTATTTGGTAAACTTCCATTATTGGCTGGACATGAGTTAACCCCTAAAGTATTATTATCACATTGACTGTAATTGTCTTTATATATAAGAGTATGAGTTGAGCACTGTCTGTTATTAGTAAGATTCATTTCTGTTTCTTTTCTAACAACTTGAATAGGTTGTCTTAAATCTGTTTTATTTACTCTAGATTCTCTTAAATCTTCTCCATCACATGCATATTTTGGTAAACACTGTGACTGCTCTACTAATTTAGGTTGTACATTTTTTTTTGACTGTTCAGTTTTAATAAAATTATATGTTCCATTCATTTTATGTAATCTTTTGTCATTATCAGATAAAGTATTAGGATCTATAAAATTTCCATTTGACATTTATATTACATTTAGAAAAAATAACTCTATATTTATATGAACAAATTAAATTTGTTTTTAATTCTTATTTCATCTATTATATTTAGTTTACTAACTAAAGTTGTAGAAGGAGCCTGTAATTATAATTTTGATGAAAATACTTCTAAGGGTAAAGAACAAAAAAAATTATTTTGTAATAACTCACAAATTGGCTCAACACAATTACGGCAAAAAAATTTTTTAACTAAAATGGGTAATTTAGTATCTTTAGCAACAAAAACCCAAAAACAAGTATTTTTAAATCAAAAAAATATTGCACAAAATCAAAAAAATAATAAAGCATTAAAAACTGCAATGGACCCGGATGGGGAAGAAGATACAAGCGATGCTTGTAAACAATACCCTGAAGCCTGTTAATTTTTATATCATATTAATATAATGAAAACTATTATCATTATATTAAATATTTTATTGATATCATTAATTTTGTGGAGTTTTTTAAACTCTAGAGTAGTTGAATATTTTTCAGGTTGTCCTGCTGGTCAAAATAATGCTGTCACAAAACAATCATCAGAATTAAGTCAAAATGAATCACAATTAAATAAACTACAGGCACAATATGGACAACTTAGTGCTATGTCGCAAATGCAAAGTATGTTAATAAAAGCAAACAGTCAAAATTCTAAATCTGTATCAAAAGATATGATGAAAGAAAAAGGTGAAAAAGAAAAAGAATTAAATGATTTAGATAAAGGCTTTAATGGAGGAGGAAATATAAGTGGTGGTAGTGAAAGTTTAAATAAATTGGGAAAAATTATGGCAGAAAGTCCATCAATTTCTTAAAAGTTCAATACCATCATTTTCTCCTTCTTGATAATCATCATCAGTATCATATTCATCATTTTCTCCATTATATTCGCGGTCATCTATAATAATATTAAGTGGATTATTATCCATTGACGCAACACCTGTATTTAATTTACTATTTATATTTTCAATACACTTATTATGATATTTTAAAAATAAATAATTCATTTTATAACTAAATAATTGATATAAAAATACAGATACAATAGCAAATTGATATATATTAGAAATACCCATACCTACAGTAAGTAACCAGTATAGATTATAATAAAAGAAATTAACAATAAAATGCTTTCTCATCGAATAAAGCAATTCTTTGATATTGGTTACATAAATACTTACTCTTAATAAATATATTACTAAAAATATTTGATTCTCAATATATATTGATAAATTTAAATAGAATAAATCTTTATACGTTGAATCATAATCCATTGCTTCTAATGCATGAGTGCTATTCCATCCAGGCATAGATTTAATAATACTTTTATCTTCATAATCTACTACAAACATAACAAAGGATATAGGTAATGATATAATCATTTGAAAATATAACAGTTTTAATGATTTATTAAAAATAATAAAAATATTTTCCGACTCAATATCATTACTATTTAAAATAATATATTCTTCATTACATTCCATACATTTTGAAAATCCTGGAGCATTAATATCCTGATATCTCCATCTTCTAAGACATTCTCGATGAACATATTTAGAAGTACCACTACATCTACAAGGAGAAATTAGAAGTTCTAAATTATCTTCTTCTTCTAAACATATTCTACACTGATAAGTTTCTTGTATTTGTTCTTCATATATATTGTTTTCATTTTGAGTTAATTGTTGTTTTTCTTCATTCATTATTAAATAAATATATATATATATATATTTAATGGCAGGCTTTTTTGACAAATTATCTGGTGGTATTGGGGATTTAGAAAAAAAATTCTTAGGCCCTACATACAATTATGCAAAACAAATTAAAACTCCAAAAGAAATAGGTATGAGTAGTGATGGAAATATGGGGGCTCTAGCAAAAGATGTTGCTGGCCTTATTGCTTTTACTGAAATTTTAGTTGCAGGAGGAGGTTCTGCAAGTCGAGTAGACGGTCCTTTAGGAAATAGATTTTATTTAAAAACAGGTGGTCAATGCACTGCTCCAGATGGAAATAAAGTAGATAGATATGTTTATATCCATAATAAACCAACAGGTTCTATTCCTTTTATTTCTGATGTATCAGGTGCTAGTTTTCCTGAATTTAGAGGGTTAGTACCCGGTACTATAGAAAATGTAGGAGCAATAAATCCTGTTGCTATTTTTGGAGGATTTATGCAAGGTGCTAATCCTAAATGTAGAAAATTAAATTTACCTAGTGATAATGGTATTAGAGGTGTTTATGTTGCTGATGCTGATATTGCAAATTTAGACCCATGTATTTTTGGAGGTACAAATCCAGTGGATAAGACGAAAACTCGCACTGGATGTGCTAAAGATGGATTTACTAATATGAATAATACTTTCATAGAATTAAAGGAATTAATGGATGAATCTAAATTAAGTAAAAAAAAAATGGCAAACTTATATAATTTAGGATTTGGGTTTTTAATTATTTATTTAATGTATCATCTTATGAAAAAACATAACTAAATAACTATAATTGCTAATAAATAAAACATTGTTCCTAAAATTATATGCATCCATTTTGTTAGTTTTTGATTAAGGCCTAAATAGTTTATTATTTCATTATGAGGTGAACTATCACTAGGATTGTACATTCCCCAAAATATAGCAGCACACATTAATAATGCTGATACTATGATTCTTAACATATAATGTTATGTTAAGAATTAAAATACTATTATTTAACGTCTTTTTCTCTTAGACTTTCTTTTGGACTTTCTTCTAGACTTTCTCTTAGACTTTCTCTTAGATTTCAACATATTAGCGGCCCCTAAAGCACCTAAAAGTAAAAGTTCATGATGTCCGCCTCTTTTTCTTCTACGTTTGCCACCTGACATTGAGCAACCACATCCACCACGTTGTTTGCGTCTTCTAGTTCTCTTTTTTTTACGTGATTTTCTTCTGCGTGTTCTTCTTCTACGTGATTTTCTTTTTTTTCCCATACCTACTAAATTTCTACTGTTTTTTTGATTATGTAAAGATTTAAATGCTGCACGTCTATCTTCTACTGAAGATGTATTGTATGCTTTTGTATCTGCAACTAATTGAGCATGTTTAGAGGCATTTCTTTTCATTCTCTGAATACGCATCCCAGGTGTTTCATGATCTTGATCTTTTCCAAAAAGCCCTGTACCTCCCGTTTGCATTGGCATATTATACATATTACCTTCATTTTTTTTTCTATTCATTGCATTTTTAAAATCCATTGCTCCCAATTTACTTAATGCTACTCCTTCATGTGCTTTTGTATATGCATTATTTGCATGTGCTTTATTTTCTACAACACCTCTTTTAAATTTATCCATAAATGATTCAGTCATATATATATTTTAAAGAAAATATATATATATTTAAAATTTAAGCAACTTAACGTCTGCGACGGCGGCGAGTGCGACGGCGACGCTTCGTGCGTCTGCGGCTTTTTCTTCCACGACGGGATTTTCTGCTTTTTCTTCTGCGTGAACGTCTTTTTTTTAATCTACGTCCACCTGCCTGAAGTTTACCTACAAGGGTTTCTAAAGTAGAACTAGCGTTCTTAAGTAAATTCATTGCCTCACCGGCCATTGCTTTATCTGCGACTGTATCTCCTGACATTATACAATATAATTAGATTAAAATATTAATAAATTATATTATTCAAAATTTACAAGATTTAAAACTTAAATCTTTTGTATAATTCCAACGCAGCCAAACCTCCTAAAACTTGTGCAACAACATATGGGGCAAGTTCTTTCATAGAATGTTTTCCAGCCATAGCCAACATAACTGAAACAGCAGGGTTAAAGTGACCACCAGAATGCTTACCAATTACCATAATAGCAACAGTAAGACCCAGACCAATAGCGACAGCATCACCTGTGGCTAATATAACGTAAAGAAAGAACATAGTTCCTAAAAATTCTGCTAAAAGTTTCTTAAGCATTATAAATTACTATTAGAAAATTTATAATGATTTTTAATTAGTATTAGTTAATTTAAAATAAATTTACTGAGCAGATACATTAAGATTATTTCTTTCAAAAATAGATCTAAAGTAAATAACATCACTTGAATCTCCCCTGACGCCAGCAGCAGGTTTAGCAGCCTGAAGACCTTGACTATTTTCAGCACCAAACAATTGTGCTCTTCTTCCAAGAGTTTGACCATCTCTTCCATTTTCAACATGTGAATTATATCCTCTAAATGTTCTTTCAAATTTATTGGAAGTATTTCCAGAATTTCCCGCTTTATTCGATTTTGTTCTTTCTTGAATTCTTCTTTTTCTAACTAATGCACTGTCAAAAACTGCAGTTGGTCCTGGTTTTGATGTACCTCCAACAATACGAGTACAATCATTTGACTGTGAACCAAATTCTACTGATGCATGTCGAGAAGTTGTTCTAAATGTTTGACCCTTTTTGCAAATTTTATTAGTAGTTCTATCTGGCTGGGCATCAGATACTAATCTAAATGAATTACGAAATATATTCAGGTTTAAATTACTCATTATATAATATAATTTAATATTAAAAAATTATATAATTAAATTATCTTTATCCAAATGTTGTCTCAGAATCATACTTAATATATAAAAATCCATCTTTATCCTGATGTTTATCATATACTACTCCTAAAGTTTGAGATACAGGTACAATTTTATCATTTATAAACAAATATATTGCCATTGATGAATCTAATTTTAGTCTTTTTCTTATAACATACATAAAATTACCCATTGTTAGATCATCCGGACAAAGATATTTTTTTCTATCTATTTTTTGAATTTTTTTTGTTAAGCGTTCACAAATAACGGGAACTCTTGTTGGATATTTTTCCATTATAGATTTTGATTGTTCTACTCTTTTTTCAAATGACGATTGTTCTTTAAAAGTTTCATTTGTTATAATTTTATTATTTTCATAATTTCTATACTGTGATTTGGCAAAACTAATTAAACTATCCATTTATATAATATATTTACTAAAATTTTAAATATATTATAATCTACATAACGTCTTCTAGTTCTTTTTTTTCTGTTTATATTTTACAATTATTTTGCTCGGGCTCTCATTTTACGTCTTTTTCGTTGTAATCTTCTAACGCGTTTTTTTCGCCATTTCCACCTCATTTTTGCAGTTGATTTCTTAAAAGGACATCCATGACCCATATATAATAAATTGAATATTTAATTTAAAGTCATTTCTCTAAATTAAATATAACAATGACTACAGAACAACCACACTTTATACTTATCGACGGAAGTTACTTTATCTTTTTCAGATTTTATGCTATTTCAAACTGGTTTAAACTTGCTAAAAAAGACCAAATTATTGATAAAGATAATTTGCCTGAAAACAATACAGAATTTGTAGAAAAATTTAAAAAAACTTTTCAAACAAAACTTCTAGAAATACCCAAAAAACTTAAAATTAAAAATCCTATTATTTTGGTAGGGCGTGATTGTCCTAGAGAAACAATATGGAGAATGAAACATCTAGAAACATATAAAGCCAATCGTGTATATGACGACACATTTCTAGGAGGACCTTTCTTTAAAATGGCATATAATGACAATCTTTTTCAAAAAGGTGGGGCAAAAGAAGTTTTTAAATTTCCAGAATTAGAAGCAGACGATTGTCTTGCTATCTTAACAAAAGATATATTAAACAAATATCCACAATCCAATATTACAATTATTACAAGTGATATGGACTATTTACAATTGGCACAAACAAATGTTCATCTTTATGACCTTAAATTTAAAAAACTTACTGAAAGAAAATCTAGTTTTAATGATGCAAAAAAAGACCTTTTTGTAAAAATTCTTACTGGTGATAAAAGTGATAATATTTCAGGAGTTTTTAAAAAATGCGGGCCTAAAACAGCATGTAAATATTATGATGATGAAGAACTTTTCAAAACAAAATTAGAAAAAGTGGAAGGTACAATGGAGAGATATTTACTAAATAAAAAAATAATTGATTTTAATGAAATACCTCAAGAATTAGTTGATGCTTTTAAAACAAAATATAATATTTTATAATTCATCAAAAGGATTTTTAGGTTTAGAAAGTATTTCTACGTTTTTTTCTAATTCAATTATGCGATTATTTTGCTCTTTTGCAATTTTAAGTAAACATTCAAACTTATCTTTTAAATTACGTATACCATATCCTGTAAATGTTTCATATTCGTTATAATATTTTGAAGTTTCTTGTAATTTTTCAAATTTAACTATATTATCAGACAAAGTATCTGTTGGTGCTTTTTTTTCAGCCAATAAAAGTTCATCTATTTGTAATTTAATATTTGTTAAAACTTGCATTTTGTCCATTATATATAAATTGATAAAATATTTAATATTATTACTTTGTAATATTAAATATGGAAGAAAAACAAGAAGTTAGTTTAGAATTAAAAGTTAAAAATAATATTGAACTAAAAAAAGAATTACAAAATAATATTTTTGCTTATCAAAGATTTATTGTTAAAAATAAAAAAAAAATTAAAGAAATAGAAAAATTTCTTTGGAAAAATTGCAATCATGAATGGATAGATTTAGATGATGGTGATTATTACAGTAGAATTAAATATCATTGTAAACACTGTAAAGTATACAGACATTCTTATATGTATACCTAATCTAACGGATTTAATTTACAATTATTTAATAACACTATACTTTATATGGAAAAATTACTAGGTTGGTTAAAACAAAATAATGTTAATATAGATAATTTAAAAATAATAAACCAACAAAATAAAGAAAGAGGTGTCGTATCTGCAAAAAATATTACTCAAGGAAATTTTGTTTTTTTAATACCTCAACACTTAATAATTACAAATAAAACCGCAGATTCTATTCTAGAAATATGTAACTTAAATAATACATTTTCCGATAAATCAGAAACAGAGTTAAATATTATTAAAATTACGGTATTTATGTTGTTTGCAGAAGAATTTGATGGAATAATGCAAGATGTAGATTGGACACCTTACTTCGATACTCTTCCTGAAACACTTGAACATATACCTATTTTTTGGGATAAAGAACTAGATTTTTTAAAGGGAAGTTATTTAGTAGAAAGAATCAAGGAGAGAAAAAGATTTATACGTGAAGAATATAGAATTCTAAAAAGAGTTGTACCTGATTTTGACCAATTTAATTTATATGAATATCAACGTATGAGGTCATTAGTATCTTCTAGAAATTTTAAACTAACAATGCATAATGATGTTGTTAGTGCTATGGTACCATTTGCAGATATGTTAAATCATAGTAATACATGTCAAACTCGTTGGTCTTATAATAACGAACTTAAAAGTTATCAAATGTTAGCAAAAACAAATATTTCTGTTGGGGATGAAATTTTGGATAGTTATGGTATTAAACCTATGGATAATTATTTTATGTTTTATGGTTTTGTGTTACCATATAGTGAAGTAAGATTATACTTAAAATTAAGAGATTTTAAAGGATACATTAATGGCGATATAAACTCATCACAGTTTATAAGTTTATTAAATTTTTTTAGAAGCAAGCAAAATAAAAATTATTATATAAATCATTATCAAAACAAAGATAATGAACTAGTATGTTTTGAACAAATATTTAAAATTTTAAAACAAGTTAAAAAAAAATATCCACATACAAAAAGATATTATGATAACCATAAAAATACTAGTAATCAAAATAAAAAAAATGCTTATACAATAATAGCAGGTGAATTAAATTTAATAGATACTCTTCTTGAAAAAATAATAATTATTGTTAAATATTTAAATAATAGAAAAGTTGATTTAAAATACTCTGATGTTGAAAAATATATTTTAGATAATATTACTCGACAGTAATATCAATATTTTTATAATATTTCCACAAAAATAAAATAATAAATTGTGTTAAAAATGGCATAACAGCCGAACCCATCATAATATAATCATTATTCAAAATACCATAAATAATGTAAAGTAAACTAGCCAAAGTATCCATGAAAAAAAAGACAGGATTTAAATCTCTAACTTTTTTTGTTTTTATTATTTGATATAATTGAGGTATAGCAGCCAATGCTGCTAATGAAATTGCGGTATATCCTAATATTTTTATAGACATAATTAAAAATATTAAGAAATTAACAGTTAAGTCGTTTTTTACAAATATGTCTGTATCCCCAACGAACTGGTGGATTAGGAGGTATTTTCCCTGCTGGACCCCACCACATTGGTTTCACAGTTTTAATAATTATATGACGTTTTTGTTTTTCAGTAAAAAGTGAAATTAAAACACCTATTAAAATAACTATCATTAAAAGTAAAAATAAATTCATTTATTATTATTATATATTTTATTCTGATTCTGATTCTAATATTTTTTCGGCTGTTATATAACCAGTAATTAAAGCAGGGACACTTGTAGAACCTCCCCATGGTTCCTTTAATATTGAGATATCTCCAATATACAAATTATTTACGTTATTAACTTTATGATCTGAATCAACTACTTCTCCTTCTTGACAACTTCCATGATAATGGTAAATACTCTGATAACCGTTATTAGGATCTTCTATTGCTGCCAATGCATAAGCATTAATAGTAATATCAAGTCCACCCATATCTAATTTATATCCTAAATCAGAACTTGTTAAAATTTCATGATTTTTTTGCATAGAATCTATTATATAGTTTTTTAATTCTGATGCACTTTTTCCATTTGAATCTCCTTCAAAATGATTTAAAGTTACTATAGGTTCATTATTATCATTTAATGTAATTGTACCTTTATCATTAATGTGTTTACTATGAGCATTTGCCAATATCAATCTTGAATTATAACCGGGTATAATAGAATAATATGTTTGCCATTCTAAATCAGAATGTCTTGTTTGTATATGTTGCAATACTTCCATAGTTTTAAATCCTAAGTCACTTAATTCAGTAGTTTCTTGTGTTACGGTTGATTCTCCCAAAGAATCTTTATAAATTCCTCTTAATCTACAATTTCTTGAAGTACTCGAATTGTTTGAACCGTCTGGAAATAATCTATAACCATATTGACTTCCATGTCGGCCCAAAAGTGTCGAAGTTAAGTCTTTTGGCTTGGTAAATAATGATATCCAATGGCCACCACCATTCCAGAAATTTCCCATGTCATAAACATAATAAAAGCATTGACTGGTTGAAAGAGATATAGAAGAATTTCCTGTAGGACGTATTCCTGAAACTGCTTGTTGAATCTGAGAATCTGATAATTTACTATGTCTAAAAATCCTATACATTTTTTTTGGACTACTTGAACTATTGTAACTAGAACTATCTAAATTTTCATAACCTTCATCATTAGAAGTTGTATCAAATATTTTAAAATTAGAATCACCAACCCCGCTTAACGCTCGTATATTAGTAATATCAGAATCAGAATAATATAATGTAGAATCTGGAGGAGTTGTTGTTGTTGTAGTTGTTTCTTTTTTATATATAGTTACCATACCCGCATGGTCATATAATTTTTCTCCTACAGGTAAATCTATTGTTTTATTGGGACCTACATCACTTTTAAGTAGTAATACAGGAGTTTGAATAGCACCCAAACATAATATAAATTTATTTCCATAATAATTATTTCCACTAGAATCTGTACAATATTCTATTGTAGTATTATTAGTATTAAATACTAAATTATTAACTTCAGTATTAGTTAAAATTGTTATATTATCTTTAATACTACCATTATCATATAAAATATCACCTACAACTATTCTGTTTGCTGAAAAATATCCAGTTGGGGTGTTTGAATATATTTTATTATTATACCAATCAACATCTGAATATTTTTTTCCACCATCATTATTTGTTTTATTTATTTCATTTTTTAAATTTATATAAGAATCACCTAATGTAGATGATTCTGTAGAGTAATCATACTCATGGGGAGATAATAAATTTTCAACAATGTTAAAGTAATTAGAACCACCATTGTCACCTCTCCAATTTTTATACATTTGTGCACTTTTGTCTACTATATTATCAATATATTGTAACCCAAAATGTAAAGTACCTCCTCCAACTCCTTTTCCTAATGACAATGGTTTATCAGTTCCCAAAGTTCCACCATATCCAAATCCCGAAACATTTTGCCAATTAAATGAATTTCTATATGTTGTATTACCTAATTGTTGTTGTTGTTCACTATACTCATCTAATCCGTCTCCTTTTTCAATAAGCAATATTTTTTTATCAGGATTGGCTTCATTTAATTTATATGTTGTCATTATACCTGCTGGACCTGCTCCAATTACAACATAATCATAATTTGTTGGTTCAGGCTCAGGTTCTGGTTCAGGCTCAGGTTGAGGTTCAGGTTCAGGTTCAGGTTCAGGCTCAGGTTGAGGTTCAGGTTCAGGTTCAGGTTCAGGTTCAGGTTGAGGTTCTGGTTCAGGTTGAGGCTCTGGCTCTGGTTCTGGTTGAGGTTCTGGTTCAGGTTGAGGCTCTGGCTCTGGTTCAGGCTCAGGTTCAGGTTGAGGTTCAGGTTCAGGTTGAGGTTCAGGTTCAGGTTGAGGTTCAGGTTCAGGTTGAGGTTCTGGTTCTGGCTCTGGCTCAGGCTCTGGCTCTGGCTCTGGTTCAGGTTCAGGCTCAGGCTCTGGTTCAGGCTCTGGCTGTGGTTCAGGCTCTGGCTGTGGTTCTGGTTCAGGCTCAGGTTCAGGCTGTGGTTCTGGTTCAGGCTGTGGCTCTGGTTCAGGCTGTGGCTCTGGTTCAGGCTGTGGCTCTGGTTCAGGCTGTGGCTCTGGTTCAGGTTCAGGCTGTGGCTCTGGTTCAGGTTCAGGTTCTGGTTCTGGCTCTGGCTCTGGCTCTGGTTCTGGCTCTGGCTCTGGCTGTGGTTCTGGTTCGGGTTCTGGTTCTGGCTCTGGCTCTGGCTGTGGTTCTGGTTCGGGTTCTGGTTCGGGTTGAGGTATGATTTGTATACCAACTAAATGATTTATAAGTAATATTAAATCTCTAATATCTATTATACCATCATTATTAATATCTGTTCTATTAAACCTCTCAGAATCATTGCTAATTATTTGTATTCCAACTAATGATTTATAAGTAATATTAAATCTCTAATATCTATTTGATTATCATTATTAACATTTCCTTTAACTAAATTCACATTTCTTTTAGTCATTTGTAATATATATACATATAATTTTGAAATAAATAATTATTTATATATTTTAAGTTATATAATTCAAAATATATAAAGTACATCAAATAAATACATTGGTTGAATAAAATAATTCACCCCACATATATATTGATACAGCATCTTTTTTAATATAACCTTCTAATTCTACAATAGTATTTACATTTTCCGCACAATATTCTTGTATATTTATAGGCATATAATTTGTTTCTGAAGATGTTGATTCAATACCATAAAATCCTCCTTCTAAATCTATATATTTTATTAAACCCGTAATTGTAAGTACATCTTTTTCAGAATCTTTTAAATTTGTATATTCATTTATTAATTCTTGTGAAAATATTGATGGTTGTTGTATTGTTTGTATACCAACTAAATGATTTATAAGTAATATTAAATCTCTAATATCTATAATACCATCATTATTAATATCTGATCTATTGAACTGCTCAGAATTATTGGTGATTATTTGTATTCCAACTAAATGATTTATAAGTAATATTAAATCTCTAATATCTATTTCACCATCATTATTAGTATCACCTATTTTTTGAATATTAACTATATTATTTTTTTGTTCAGGTTCAGGCTCTGGCTCTGGCTCTGGCTCTGTCTCAGGTTCAGGCTCAGGCTCTGGCTCTGGATCTGGTAATAATGGATATTCATCTTCTATATATGATTTAGGTTCAGACTCTGGTTCAGGTTGAGGTTCAGGTTCAGGCTCAGGTTCAGGCTCTGGTTCAGGTTCTGGCTCTGGTTCTGGTTGAGGTTCAGGTTCTGGCTCTGGTTCTGGTTGAGGTTCAGGTTCTGGCTCTGGTTCTGGTTGAGGTTCAGGTTCTGGCTCTGGTTCTGGTTGAGGTTCAGGTTCTGGCTCTGGTTCTGGTTGAGGTTCATCTATGTTTAAAGTAGATAAATCATTGTACAATTCTACAGACGTGGGATTTTGATTATACTTAGGATTTATACCAATTATACATGAATCGTTTGTATATGGATTTCTCACATATGATACATCTATAATACCAGTTTCCATAAATAGAACTACTTGAACATAAATACCATTAGAACTAGTATCTCCATATTTTTTTATATTATTAAATGTAATAATAATCTTTTCGTCATCTATAAATGAATATACATTTCCATTTATTTCTGGATTTAAATCCATAAACAAAAAAGAAATTCTAGCAATTGTCCACCAATCAGTAAAAGAATATGAATCATCTTCAATATCAAATGTTATAAATCCATTTGAACAAACATAGATATTAGTATAATTTTTATTAAAAAACTGAAAAGATGTATTTATATTACGCGTTAATATTTTTTTAAATTTATATTTTTTAATATATTTAATTTGTCTATTATAACATGAACCACAATGCCGATATTTTTTACTTAATTTTCTAGATATTTCTTGAGAATCATCATCTGAAAAATTAATAACATCCCAATCTTGCTGAATATTATAAGGATAATAACCATTATTATTACTAATTGATATAGTATATCCATATTTTGAGTTAGCAGGAGTAAATTTAATTGTTTTATAAAGTAAATCAAAATTATTAGTATCTGAAAACTGTTCAATTAAAAATGATTTACCAAATGGAATTTCAAAATAACTACCTAAAGAAAATTTCATATTTGGACTACTATTCATTATCCAAGGAGAATCATAATTTACTCCAAATCCAGCATCTTCTAATAAAGATACCGATAAAGATGTTAAAAAATTGTAATCTGATTCAAAATAACCTGTTTGGACTTCACTAGATAATGTAGGATAGAATTTATTATTAATTATTCTTAATTCGTCTCCTTCTTCAAAATGTGCTAGTGCTGTACCTGAACCACCATCATCTTCTACTGGTATAAAATTTTCTATTTCATTGACATTAAAAGTATTATTAATTATATGTAGTTTTTCAATATTTTCATTTAACAAATTTCTATATTCTCTCCCAGAATTTTCACTAGTGTAATAAGGATGACCTTCAATATTTGTTAAATACTGACTAGTATTTCCGGTTTCAAAAGAATTTGTTATACAAACTAAACCTAAACAATGAAAAACTTCATGTAATAAAACACCTTTATTTAAACTTACATTTTTTGTTGAAAAATAAGTATTTGTTTCTGGATTCTTATTATCATTAAATTTAGCACCCGTATCTTGCTGATTATCTGGATTTAACCATATATACCCTGTATCCCATGATGCTGACCCTAATACATTATCTCCTATTAATGAATTATCCCATCGTACATTTATTGTATATCCTGATTGACCATTTAGTCTATATTTATGTGTTCCATTTAATATACCTTTTATATTTTGTGTTCCTTTAAGAAGGTTCAATACCCAATCAATATCTTCTTGAAGTGAATTTCTTGCATTACTCGTGTCAATATTATTAATAATTACAATATTATCTATATCATTAAATAAATCAGGTTCGGTAAATTCTTCAACTAAAAATGGCCCTGCATCTCCCCAATTTCCAGTTTTAAAAGGAAAAATTTGATTAGGAATGTAAGTTATTGTCCATGATATTTCACTATTATAATTTCCTCCGTACCATCTAAGTCTTATAGTATCTCCAATATTTGCTGAAAAATTTTCTGAGTAACTATATCCATCATCTATTGTAATTTGTTGTAGAACAACTGTACTATTAACAATTACATCAACAGATGCACCATTCCATCCATCACCATATGAATCTGATAAATTAAAAGAAAAATTTAACATATATATATTAATTAATATTATTAGTTATTATATAATATTTTTAATAATATTAATTTACTTTGCTATAATTCTAGGCGCTATATTCATTGTTATCAATTCTTGAAATAAAAGTTTGCATGAATATGGTAATAAAATTCTATTGAAATTTGTTCTATTATTGCAACTTCTACACAAATGTATTTTCTTTTCATTATTGAAAATTGCAAACATACCGCACTTTTTACAACTATATACTTCAAACTTATCACTGGCATAATAAATTCTATCTTTTGTAAATCTACTAGCTCCATGTGATATCATACAATCTCTTTCCATTTCTCCAAAACGTAATCCACCATCTCTACTTCTTCCTTCAGCTGGTTGTCTAGTTAATACAACCATAGAACCAAAACTTCTACTATGCATCTTATCTTTTACCATGTGTTTCAATCTTTGATAAAATGCTGGACCAATAAATATTTCTGTTTCACATTGTTCACCTGTCATACCATTATAAAGAATTTCATTCCCATGTTTCTCCATACCTAAATTTAACAACATATCACAAATCTTTTTTATAGATAATTCACCAAAACTAGTACCATCTCCAAATAAACCCATATTTAGTAGAACTTTCCCTAAAAGTGTTTCCTTTAATTGGGCTATAGTCATTCTACTAGGAATAGCATGGGGATTAATTATTATATCTGGCCGAAGCCCATTTGCTGTTGCTGGCATATCCGCTTCTGAAAATATATTTCCAATAGTTCCTTTCTGTCCATGTCTAGAACTAAATTTATCTCCGATTGTGGGTACACGATATGTTCGAGTTCTTATTTTTGCAAAAGTATAACCTTCACCATTTCTATTCATATAATTTTTATCAATATAACATTCTTCATTTGTTCTAAAAATACGACTCATATCTTTATATTTAATAATCTTTGTATGATCATTTCTATTTTCTTTAATAGGAACAATTTTTCCCATAATTATATCATTATTTTCTAGTAATGTATTTTCTGGTACAACACCCTTATCATTTAGTTTATTATAATTAGCAAATTTCATTCCTTTAGTCTTTTTTCTATCGGCTTTACACCTAATTTCTTCATCCCCATGAATTTTCTTATCTTCATCTTTTTCGGTATGATAAATTGTGGCCGAAAACAATCCTCTATCTAATGAACCTTTATTAAACAAAATACTATCTTCTTGGTTAAATCCAGAATATGTCATAATTGCTACTATTACATTCGTTCCTGATGGAATTTTATTTAATTTAATCATATTCATCAAACGTGTATCAACAAGAGGTCGCATTGTATATGTTTGAACATAAGCCGTTTTGTCCATTCTATTTTGAAAATTCGTTGTATACATTCCCATCGCTTGTTTGCCCATAGCACATTGATACGTATTCCTGGGAGATTGATTATGTTCTGGAAAAGGAATACAACTAGCAAGAATTCCAAAAATACTTGATGGATGAATTTCTGTATGCGTATATTTATATATACTTTTTGTTTTATCAATTAAATCTTTTGAGGACATAGCAATTAAACTAGAATCTTGTTCTGATGGATCAATATATTCAATAGCACTTTCTTTAATTTTATGATTTACCATAAAATCTTCCCAAATTAATTCTTCTTTCATAATTTGTTTTTGAATTTTTTTAGTAAATAAGATTTTTCTATTTTTTACTTTAAACACTGGTCTTGTTACTCTACCTGCACTATTATTAATTAAAATTTCTTTTTCTTTAAAATTAAACACTACACTTGTATATGGATTAATAATACTTTGATATTTTTTTTTCTTTAAAAATTTGTAAAATTTATAGGGTTTATCTACAACTCCAACCCATGAACCATTCACAATAATTTTAACAAAACTATAAAGTTCTTCTTGTGTCTTATCTTCAAGATTAATTAAGTATTTTTTCATAATATCATATATAGGTTGTGTCAAACTAGGTATAGTAATATGTGCCAGATATGCTAAATTTTTAACAACTCCAATACTTTGTCCCTCTGGACTTTCTGCACAACAAATATAACCCCATTGAGTATTATGTAATTTCCTAGGAGGAATCAACTTTCCACTTTTATCAATAGGTGTATTGATTCTCCTCAAATGACTCAACGTGGAAATATATGTTAATCTATTTAAAACTTGAGCAACACCCACTTTATTAGAATTTGTATTTTTAATTCCAAAATCACCTGTAGCAAGTGCTCTTTTAATACCATTTTCAATAGTAGTAGATTTCACAATTTTATAAATATTTGTTGGATTAATAATATTTAAATAATTAAATGTAGAACGCCACGAACCATTATTTATTTCTCTAATAGTTTGCTTTTGCATATCTTTTACCAATTTATTGAAATAATTTCTAAAAAGATTATTTAAAAGAGAACCAGTTAAATCTATTCTTTTATTTTTATAACTATCTCTATCATCACAAATCCTCTTACCTAAACTAGTTTTTAATAATTTATTTATCATAAGACCCATAAAATATATTTTTTTTGTTTTTGTATTGCAATGTGGAAATAAATCATTAGTCAAAACATTAATAGTAAATTCCTTTTTTTTTTGAAATCCCTTTTCAGGAGTCATATTTATTGGAGTAAACATTGCATTATTAGTTATAAAAATTATTGCTTCTTCTTGTGTTAGGATTTTTTGACTATCTATTATAGATGCCTTCAATGAATAAAGCAAATCTTTATTATTTTTATTATTAATATCCAAAAGAATAATCTTACAAATATCTATATCTGATATAATCCCTAATGCTCTAAAAACTGTAAATATAGGAATAGGATTTTTTATTCTCGGTATATGAATATACATAGGATGCCCCATCCCATTATTTTTACTAGCAATAGTTAAATTAATTTGTTTTGGAGAAATACATTTATCATCGGGTACTGATTTAACTTCTGCTAGCCATGACCATTTATTGGTATTCTTCTTTATACAAAAACACATAATGTTGTTCTCAGCTGCTCTTTCTTGTCCCAGACAAGTTTTTTCACTTCCATTAATTATAAAATAACCCCCGCCATCCATAGAGCATTCGCCTGTTATTTGGGGACTTAAATGATTGTATTGTTTTAAAACACAAATAGAAGATTTTAACATGATTGGCATTTTTCCTATATGAATTCTAGGAAGACGTTTTTGCAAATTTTCTATTTTTTGCAAATTCTCTCCACTCCTTTTAATAATTTGTATATTAATATCTAGTGTCATTGGTGAAGCGTATGTAAAATTTCTCAAACGCGCTTCTTGAGGAAACATAATTTTTGTTGCACCATTATTTTCATGAATTTGTGGTCTATAAATCTGAAAATTACTAAATGTAATTATAATTTCAAGACTATATAAACCTGTTTCTGGGTCCTTATCATGTTCAGAATGAATAACAACAGGATTAAACATATTAATAGTTTTTTCTAACTGAATATTTACAAAATAATTATATGACTCAATCTGATGTTGAACTAACCTTTCCAAATGTTTTCCATGAAAATAACTCTCTATGAGTTTCCATATTGTTTCTTTTTCCATTAGATTATTAAATTTCATGTTTACAATGAATTAAACTTCAATTTATTTTTAAATGGGTTTTTTAAAATATTTTTATAATTTATATATGACAAAAAAAAGTAAGAGTTATAATACCTACAATAATGTAAAGAAGAAAAAATATAAAAAATCAAAAACATTTAATAATTGTAGAGAATTATTAAAAAAAGAAAATATTATAAAATTTGATATAATTAATCCACTTATTATTCAATATTATAAAGAAAAAAACATAAAAATAAAAGTTGATGATAAAGAAAAAGAAATGAATAATGTTAAAAATAAATTCAGTAAATTCAATGAAATTATTAAAAAAGAATTAGATAAAAAAAAAGAAATTACTAATGATACTAAAGACATTATAGTGTACAAACCTCCAGACACTTCAAAATTTACCAAAAATCAAAAACCATATGTAAATTTAAGAGATTTTCTAGAAAAAATAAATAAACAAGGGGTTTCTAGTAAATGTATTAATAGTAATGAAATATTTAAACCAAAATTAATTATAAAACCTAGAAATAGATACCATAAAAGAAGATTGCAGTACAAAAATAAATGGGATAATATAAATACAAAAATACCTCCTCCTCCACCAAAAATAGTAAAAGAAAAAGTTAATATAGAACGAGAAATAAATAATATTGAAGAACTTTTACAGTTAATAAATGATTATCCTATAAAACCTACTGTTGAATATAATATTAATATGAATGCTATTCATAATATTAAAGAACCATTAACAGAATTAAATTCTATGATTGGCATGCATAAATTAAAAGAAAACGTAGTTGACCAAATACTTTATTTTATCCAAGAACTACATAAAATATCAAATTCTAATACAAGTGATTTTATGCATACAGTTATTTATGGTCCACCTGGTACAGGTAAAACTGAAACAGCAAAAATAATGGGGAAAATTTTTAGTGGTTTAGGGGTATTAAAACAAAACAAATTTAGAAAAGTTACTCGTGCAGATTTAATTGCAGGATATTTAGGACAAACTGCACTTAAAACTCAAGATGTTATTAAAAGTTGTCTTGGGGGTGTTTTATTTATAGATGAAGCATATGCTTTAGGTAATATTGAAAAACGAGATAGTTTTGCAAAGGAATGCATTGATACATTATGTGAAGGGCTAAGTGATCATAAAGATGATTTAATGGTAATTATTGCTGGTTATAAAGTTGAATTAGAAAAATGTTTTTTTGCTTATAATAGCGGGTTAACATCTAGATTTACATGGAGATTTAAAACAGATGATTATAATTATAAAGAACTTTTTTTGATTTTTAAAAAAAAAGTTAGTGATATTAACTGGAAACTACATGAAAATATTAAAGAATGTTGGTTTGAAAATAAAAAGGATGATTTTAAATATTACGGTAGAGATATTGAAACATTTTTATCGAAAGCAAAAATTTGCCATTCAAAAAGAGTTTTTTGCCTACCTAAAGAAAGAAAAACTATCCTAACAAAAAAAGATTTAGATAAGGCCTTTGTACTTTTTAAAGATAATTCAACTACTGATGAAGATATTAAAATTAAAAAAGATATATTGCATCATATGTATGTGTAGAATTTAAATTAAAATTTTCTGCAATTAAGTTAATGAGTAAAAAAATATCGATTAATCCAGAGTTTTTTAAATTGTCAGGAGCAAAAAAAGAAAAAAAGAAAAAAAAGAAACCTAGTTTTCGTGAAAGTCAATTAAAACCAAATGATGTTAAAAAAAAATTAATTGCAAGAATAAAAGAACATCAACAAAAAGAAAAAGATAGAGAAATTGTAGAAAGAAAAAAACAAAAAAGAAATGAAGATAATAAATTTAGAAATGAATTCAAAGATACTATGGATTATTTAGAAGAACTTAACAAAAAAAAGAAAAAAAAGAAAAGAAAAAATAAAACATTAAAAAATAAACATCAAAATGTAGATGTTAAACCAATGATAAATTTAAAACAAAATAATATACAACCCAAACATATATATAATTCTTCAAATTTAAAACCCTCCCCACCTTATGGTAGTTTAAAAAATGGTACAAAACCTACATATCGTCAATGGAGAAAAACACTAAAAAAAACAGATTTTAAAATAGAAAATAATTCTGAAATTAATAATGAGACCAACAATGAAAATATTACTTTTGAAAATAATGAAATAGAAAAATTTGACTTTTCAGATAGAAAACAAAAATTAGAAATGGTTAAAAATAAATTAAAAATTCATGAACCAAAAAAACGAAAAGTTAAAACAAGACGCATTAGAAGAAAAATTACATTGGGTAAAGATAAAGGTAAAGTTGGAGTTTTAGTTAAAAATAAAAAAACAAGAAAAAATATTAAAAATGAAATAAACATTTTAAAAAAAAAACCTATTACTGAAATAAAAGAATATCTTAGAAAACATAATTTAATAAAAATAGGAAGTTCTGCCCCTGACAATATTTGTAGGGGAACATATGAGAGCGCTTTTTTAAGTGGAGATGTACATAATAAAAATGCTGATATACTTTTACATAATTGGAACAAAGAAGAAGATAACTAAATATATATTATGAATCAAGTTAAACATTTTATGACTATTAATGGTAGTGATAAAATGCCCAAGTCAAAAAAAAATGAAAAAAAAGATAATAGAATGGTAGCAGATTATTTTGAAAATCTGGCAAAATATATTGAAAAATATGGAGAGAAAACTATTTTACTTTGGCAATGTGGTTCTTTTTATGAAATTTATTCAACACAAGACACCAAAACAAAAGAATTTTTATATCCACAATTCAATGATTTTTTAAATATAACCCATATGAGAGATGCTGGTAAAAATTTAAATTATACTACAAATGGTATAGAATATCCTGTTAAAATGGCTGGATTTACCGCTTCAGATTATTATCTAGAAAAATATACAACTATTTTAGTAGATGAAGGATACACTGTACCCGTTTGGTATGAATCTGGTTCAATAGGCAATAAAAAAGAAAGAAGAGAATTACATATTTTCTCTCCAGGAACAAACTTTTGTGAAAACAAAAAAGAAGATACAAATGTTATTGCTTGTTACTCTATTTTAAAAAATGATAAAGGATTTATTAATAAAAATCCAACAATTAATTTTGGATGTTCGTGTGTAGATATTTTTACAGGTAATGTGAAACTATTTGAGCATTATGTTTCTAGACAAAATATTCATAATCCAAATGTATTTGATGAATTAGAAAGATTTAATTCTATTTATAATCCAACTGAAACTATTATTTTACATAATTATCAAGATAAGCAAAAAATAGATAATATTATACAATTTGCAAGTTTACAAACAAAATCTGTTCATATTATTAGTTGTTTAGAAGACGGCGAACAATCTAAATTAGCAAATAGATGTGAACAACAAACTTATCAAAAACAAATTATTACAAATTTTTATGATAATATTCCTGATTATGATACTTTTATTGAAAGTTCTCAACTTGTTATGTATCCTAATGCATGTAAAAGTCTTTGTTTTCTTTTAGACTTTATTTTTCAGCATAATCCTAATCTGACACATAAACTTCATATTCCTCAATTTGATAATATAACAAAAAGACTTTTCTGCGGCAATCATTCCCTTGTACAATTAAATATTGTAAATTCTAATAATGTAAAAGGACAATTTTCTAGTGTAGTACGATTAATAAACAAATGTGTAACGCCTATGGGAAGACGATGTTTTAAAGATAAACTTTTACATCCTGTTACTGATATTAAGTATTTAACAACCCAATATGACATGATAGAACATATACTAGAAAACTATGATAGTTATATTTATTTACGCAAAACATTTATTAACATTAAAGACATAGAACATTTGTATCGAAAAATTATTTTTAGCAAAATAACTCCATATGATTTATATCAGTTTATTGAAAATTTATACACTATAATGAATATTAATGAAGCAATTAAAAAAGATAAAAAAATGCAATCATATATAAAAAAAAATATTGGGGAAAATATTGAGTCTACATGTAAAAAATTAGTAAGTGTTTTGGAGAGAAATTTAAATAAAGAAATTTGCATGACACTTATAAATAACAAATTTGAAATAAACTTTTTTAATTCCAAGGTAAGTGATTTGTTAGATAAAACTCATAAAGAATTTCTAGATGTGGAAGAAGAATTAAATAAGGTAATTAATATGTTTACAAATATAATTCACGAAAGAGATTCAAAAGCCAAAGATCCTATAAAATTGCATAAAACAGAGAAAAGTGGTATGTATTTATATGCAACAAATAAAAGATGTAAAATATTAGAAACGGGATTAATAGAAAAAAATGATTCAAAATATTTAAATATTAAATTTACATCTGGAAGTGCAAATGGAAGTAGTAATAAAAAAATTATGGGTTCTACAATGACACAACTTTATAATAAATATATTCAAAAGCAATCTAATCTTACTGAAGTATTAAAAAATGTATTTTCTAATTTTGTACGAGATTTGGTTAAATATGATACAGAAATGCAAAATTTTGTTACATATATTTCACAATTAGATATGTTAGTTACAAAAGCCTATATTAGTAAAAAATATAATTATTGTAAACCTGAAATAAATAAAAAAGCCAAAAAATCATTTTTTACAGCAAAAGATATTCGTCACCCTATTATTGAAAGGCTTTTAATGCAAAATGGTAACGAAATTTATGTACCAAATGATATAGGTTTAGGGTCTAATCAAGACGGAATGATTATTTTTGGAACAAATGGCGTAGGTAAATCATCCATTAATAGGTCAGTAGGTATTAGTATTGTTATGGCTCAATCTGGAATGTATGTACCATGTAGTGAGTTTATTTATAAACCTTATACATCGATTTATACAAGAATTTTAGGAAATGATAATATTTTTAAAGGTTTAAGTACCTTTGCAGTTGAAATGTGTGAATTAGCCACGATTTTAAATAATTGTGATAAAAACAGTTTAGTATTAGGAGATGAAGTTTGTTCCGGAACAGAAACTTCAAGCGCTGTTTCTATTTTTGCACAAACATTAATAGAATTACAAAAGAAAAAGGCAACTCATGTTTTTGCCACACATTTCCATGAAATAACAAAAATGGAAGAAATAAAAAAGTTAAAAAAATTAGATATCAAACATATGTCTGTAAAATGTGATGGAGAAGGAGTTTTATATTATACAAGAAAATTAGAAAAAGGTCCAGGAGCAGAAATGTATGGATTAGAAGTATGCAAATCTTTTCATTTTGAAGATAGTTTTTTGAAAAAAGCACATAATTTAAGAAGAAAATATGATAAAAATCAAGAAAGTACATTAAAATCAAAAAAATCAAGATATAACGCAAAAAAATTAAAAGGTAAGTGTGAATTTTGTGAAAAAGAAGGAGTAGATATACATCATTTAGAACCACAAGAAAAAGCAGACGTAGATAATTATATTAAAACATTTCATAAAAATCATGCGGCAAATTTAGTAAACATATGTAAAAAATGTCATTTAGATTTTACAAAAAATAAAATTATTCATAGAAAAACTAAAACAACTGAGGGATATAAATTAGTTCCCCAATAATTTGCGTTATTTTAGGAATAAATTATTTTTAAAGTTTTTTTACATATTTTATTTTTATCTTAATAAAATATATAAACATGGCAAGAAAAAGTCGTAGAAAATCAAGACGCCGTTCAAGACGCCGCAGAGGTGGTATGAGCACTGACAACGCCGAATTTAAGGCTAAAATGGATAATGTTGCTACACAGGCAAATAAAACAATTATGGATGCAAACAAAGCAATGGCTAGTGCTAATAAAGCCAAACATGATGCATCCAACATGGCACGTGCTGCACGTGTTTCTGGTATACCTTCTATTTGCAAAAACCCATTCATGAAAGATAGTGCAAAATGTAAGAAGGCCGCTGCTAAGGTTGCCGAAGATGCCAAAGTTCTTAAGGGTACTTCTGAAAGTATTAAAGAACGCGCTAACAAACTTAAGGCTTCAGGTCTTTCAAAACTTGGCGGTAGAAAACGCCGTAAGAGCCGTAAGAGCCGTAAGAGCCGTAAGAGCCGTAAGAGCCGTAAAAGTCGCAAGTCACGCAAGAGCCGCAAATCTCGCCGTTCTCGCAAGGGTGGACGCCGCTCCAGAAAGTCCCGTCGTTCTCGCTCCCGTAAACGCTCTCGCTCCCGCAGACGCAGAGGTGGGCGCCGTTCCAGAAAGTCCCGTCGCTCTCGTTCCCGCAAACGCTCTCGCTCCCGCAGGCGTCGCAGACGTTAATTAATATAAATATTTAATAAAATTTAAAATCATTATTCAATATATATGAGTAATGATTTAGCAAAATCTACAATATATTTTGCATATGAAAACATAATGGCAATATTTTTTGTAGTTACAATGATATCTGTTATAACTATTTACATTATTGTGAACAATATTTCATTTAAAGAAAAAAAAACAAAAGTTGATAAGGTTATTACTATAGAAAATTTTACAAGCACAGAATTAAAACAAGAAGCAGGAAATGATGCTAGAAATGATTCTACATGCAGCAGACTTAAATTTAAAGATTCATGTGTCGCTGGAGGAAATTGTGTTTGGGTAACAGCAAAACAATCAGGTAAACTAGTTGAAAAATGTGTTTCTGCAAATCCAAATATTGATAATACTGCACCAGGAAGCGATGGACCAGAAAAAAAATGTTTTAAAGAAAATGGAAAATTAGTTCCATGGGAAGAATTTTATTATTTAGATGGTAGTAAAACTATAAAAAAACCTATAGGTATTAAATTTTGTTAAATATAATTATAAAACTATTTAAAATTATATTTTTTAGTAAATAAATAATGAGCAAAGAAAACGATATCGCTATAGGAATTGATTTGGGAACAACATATTCTTGTGTAGGTGTATGGAAAAATAATGGTGTTGAGATTATTGCAAATGATCAGGGTAATAGAACAACACCGTCGTATGTAGCATTTACTGATACAGAAAGATTAATTGGAAATGCTGCAAAAAATCAAATTTCTATGAATCCAGAAAATACTGTATTTGATGCTAAAAGATTAATTGGAAGAAAATTTGACGATGCACAAATTAAAGCAGATATGAAGCATTGGTCATTTAATGTGACTAGTGATAATAATGGAAACCCTCTTATAAATGTTGATTATAAAGATGAAAAAAAAACTATGAAACCTGAGGAAATTTCAGCAATGATATTAACAAAAATGAAACAAATATCAGAAACTTTTCTGGGAAAAACAGTGACTTCTGCTGTAATAACAGTACCTGCTTATTTTAATGATGCTCAAAGACAAGCAACTAAAGATGCAGGGGCTATAGCAGGACTTAAGGTTTTGAGAATTATTAATGAACCAACCGCAGCTGCAATTGCATACGGATTGGATAAAGGAATGGATGAAGAGCAAAAAGTTTTAATTTTCGATTTGGGCGGAGGAACATTTGATGTATCTTTATTATCAATTGATGAAGGTATATTTGAAGTTTTAGCAACAGCCGGTAATACACATTTAGGAGGAGAAGATTTTGATAACAGAATGGTAGATTATTTTATAACTGAAATAAAAAGGAAAAATCGTATAGATATTTCAGAAAATAAACGAGCATTAAGAAAATTACGAACCGCATGTGAAAGAGCAAAGCGTACTTTATCAACAAGTACACAAGCATTTATAGAAATCGACTCATTAGCAGAGGGACAAGATTTTAGTTCTACAATTACTAGAGCAAGATTTAATGATATAAATATGGATTATTTTAGAAAATGTATAGAACCGGTTGAAAAAGTATTAAAGGACTCAAAAATAAGTAAAAATAATGTTGATAAAATTGTATTAGTTGGCGGCTCAACTAGAATACCAAAAATTCAAGAAATGTTATCATCGTATTTTAATAATAAAGCATTATGTAAAGATATCAATCCTGATGAAGCAGTTGCATATGGTGCAACTGTGCAAGCAGCAATTTTATCAGGAGTACAATCTAATAAGATTGATGATATGTTACTATTAGATGTAGCTCCATTATCTTTGGGTATTGAAACAGCTGGAGGAGTTATGACAAATCTAATATCTAGAAATACAACTATTCCTACAAAGAAAAGCCAAACATTTTCAACATATGCTGATAATCAACCGGGTGTTTTGATACAAGTATTTGAAGGTGAACGTAAATTTACGAAAGATAATAATTTATTAGGAAAATTTCAATTGGATGGTATACCGCCAATGCCTAGAGGAGTACCACAAATAGAAGTAACTTATGATATAGATGCAAATGGTATTTTGATAGTATCTGCTGTTGAAAAAAGCACAGGAAAAGAGCATAAAATAACTATTACAAATGATAAGGGTAGATTAAGTAAAGAAGAAGTTGAAAAGATGGTTGCAGATGCCGAAAAATTTAAAGAAGAAGATGAAAGGAATGCTGCAAAAATAGAAGCAAAAAGTAAATTAGAAAATTATTGTTACTCTGTAAAAAATTCAGTAAATGATGAAAAATTAAAAGATAAAATATCTGATGAAGATAAAACAACTATTACTGAAACCATAGAATCTAATCTAAACTGGTTAAATGAAAATCAAAATGAAGAAAAAGAAATTTATGATGAAAAATATTCAGAGGTTGAAAAAATAGTTACACCAATTATGACAAAAATTTATCAACAGGCCGCACCGCAAGGAGGAATGCCGGGAGGAATGCCGGGAGGAATGCCGGGAGGAATGCCGGGAGGAATGCCGGGAGAAGAATCAAATATAAGTATTGAAGAAGTAGATTAAATAATATTTAGACAATTAAATTATTTTTAATAAAATTGATTTAATCATAATATTTATAAGTATAATATATATATATATTATGATTATTCCAGTTAAATGCTTCACATGTGGTAAAGTTTTGGCAGATAAATACTTATATTATCAAAAAGAGGTTAGAAAAATTAAAGTATCTAAAAATATTGATAATGAAAAAGTAATTTATTTAGATGAAGATAAAATCAAAAAAACCCCTGAAGGTTTAGTACTAGACCAACTAAAACTATATAAAATTTGTTGTCGTCGTCATATGTTGACCCATGTTGATATAGAATAATTTATAAAATTTTAGATAATAGTAAAATTTTATAAAATTTTAAATTTTTTAAATATATATATTTTATATATGCCTAGAAAAACACGAAAAAAAAGAACACCAAAAAAAAGATTTAGAAAAAATAATAAAAAAACTTTATCGCGTAGAAAATTAAAATATTATAAAAAAAAATTCAAAAAATTTACAAAAAAATACAGAAAAAAAATGAAAGGAGGAAGCAAATTTACATATGGATGTAAAAATCCTCAAAATATGGGGAAACTTATTACAGGATATGCTAATAACACGAATCCTTTTTTACCTGATCCAAAATTATTAAACTCAAATTTACGTGTTCATAATTTACAAAAAGGAGGAGGTGTAATGTATGATTTTGGTTTAGGAGATTTATTATTAAATTATCAAAAAGCAACAGATTTTGGTAAAAATCTTTGGCACAGATATAAAGGAAATAAAAAAGAAGTCTCTGCTGATACTACACATCAACCTGAGTTAAGAAAAAATATTCCATATGAACATACAACTGGCGATCTTCCTGAATTTTACTCACTTTCTGCTACAAAAGCAGCAAAAAATACAATTGTATAAATAATTTCTTTTTTTCACAATATATATTAAATGAAATTATTAAATGTTTTTAAACAAATGTGTACACCTGCACAAATTTATTTTGGTATCTCTTTTTTATCTATTTTATCAATGATGATGCAAAATATACAAGATCCTAATTCTTATTGTTGTGGTTTAGTAAGAGCAGAAAGTCCTGTAAATAATATAGTTTATTTTGTATTTAAAATAGTGTATGTTTTTATTTGGACATATTTACTAAATTTATTATGTAAAAAAGGTTACAAAACAATGTCATGGGTTGTATTGTTGTTACCATTAATTGGTATGTTTATTTTAGTTGGATTGGTTTTAATTTCTCTCCAAAGACTTTAATTTATAATTTATAAATAATAAATTATAGATTACTTTGTTTTAAAAAAATGATATGAATATATTATAAATGAATCATTCAGAAATATCCTGGAAAATTATTGATAAATTTTTTAATGATAATGAACATATATTAGTTAAACATCATATAGATTCTTATAATAACTTTTTTTCTACAGGAATTAAAGAAATATTTAAAGATAGAAATCCTATACGTTTTTTTAAGGAAATTGATAAAGAAACTCAAGAATATAAATATGAATGTGAATTATATTTAGGTGGAATAAACTGTGACAAAATTTATTATGGTAAACCAATAATTTATGATGAAACAGTCGATGAAATAGATAGAGCACATTATATGTACCCAAATGAAGCACGTTTAAGAAATATGACATATGGGTTCACAATACATTATGATGTTGATGTTAAATTTAAAATACTTATTGAGAAAAATGACGGATCAACAGGAATGGATAAATTTGTAGTTCATGAAGATATCATTGTATTAGAAAAAATATTTTTGGGTAGATTTCCTATTATGTTACAATCAAACATGTGTTTATTAAAAGGTCTTGAACCCAATGCCCGCTTTTATATGGGTGAATGTAAAAATGACCCAGGAGGATATTTTATTATTGACGGAAAAGAAAAAGCAATTGTATCGCAAGAAGGTCGTGCTAATAATATGCTTTATGTTTTAAAAGACATAAATGAACTATATTTATATAGTGCTGAAATTAAATCCGTTAGTGAGGATGCATCAAAACCTATTAGAACTTTAGCAGTTAGAATGATAAGAGAACAACCAAGTAAAACAAATCATCAATTAGTTGTAAGTGTACCACAAGTACGAAAGCCTGTACCTCTTTTTATTGTTATGAGAGCATTAGGAGTTATTTCAGATAAAGAAATAATTACAACTTGTTTACTAGATTTAGAAAAATATGAAAACTATATAGATTTTTTTATACCATCAGTACATGATGCTGGAAGTATTTTTACTCAAAAATCAGCCTTACTATACATTGCAACATTAACTAAAGGTAAAACAATAAATCATGTTATGCAAATTTTAACAGATTTTTTTTTACCTCATATCGGTGAAAGAAATTTCAAAACAAAATCTTTATATTTAGGTTATATAGTAAAAAATTTACTAGATGTACATTTAAACGTTAAATCTCCTACTGATAGAGATAGTTATAAATTTAAAAGAATTGAAGTTTCAGGTATATTATTAAAAAATTTATTTAGAGAATATTATAAAAAACAACAAGATAATATTTATTTAAAAATAGATAAAGAATATTTTTACAAACATAATCAAAGTTCATATCAAGATTTGGATTTTAAAAATTTAATTATATCTAATAAAGAAGCATTTTTTAAAGAAAGAATTATTGAAACAGGATTTCGTAAAGCATTTAAAGGTGATTGGGGCTCCGAAGCACATACAAAAAGACCTGGTGTTGTTCAAGATTTAAACCGATTATCTTTTTTTGGATTTTTATGTCAAATGCGTAAAACAAACTTACATATAGGGGCTGATGGTGCGAAGGTTGTTAAACCCCGTTTATTGCATTCTACACAATTTGGATTACTTTGTCCCATACACTCACCCGATGGAGGTAACGTTGGATTACATAAACATTTGTCAACATCTACACATATTACTAGCGGTTGCTCAGGTAGACCTTTAATTAAATATTTAAGAAATATAAAAGAAAGTGGTATCAAATTATTAGAAGAATGTTCTTATGAGTATTTATCTAATTCTACAAAAATATTTATTAATGGAAATTGGATAGGTTGCACTCATGACCCATTAAAAATTGTAACAATTATGAAATTACACAGAAGAAATAACTTAATTGATATTTATACTAGTATTCATTTTAATATAAGACAAAATGAAATAATAATTTGTTGCGATTCTGGTAGACCTATTCGTCCCATTTTTTATATTATGAATGAAGAATTAAGTTATCAAAGACCAAATATATTAGAAAAATTAACAAATGATAACATATCATGGCATGAAATTACAAGAGGTTTTAACAATAATAAAAAAGAAAATAGTTGTGATATAATAACTCCGAAACAAGTTGAAAGATTAACAGCAAATTCTAGTATAGTAGAATATATTGATACACAAGAAGCAGAAGGTATTAAATTAGCACATTCTTCATTAGATAAAGATGAATATATTAAAAATAGAATTACACATTTTGAAATACATCCTTCTTTACTGCTAAGTTTTATGGCTAATCAAACTATTTTCCCTGAAAATAATCCATATCCAAGAAATGCTTTTTCTTGTGGCCAAGCAAAACAAGGAGTTTCTTTATATCATAGTAATTATCAAATACGACTAGATAAAACATCTTATGTTTTAAACAATGGACAAATTCCATTAACAAAAAGTAGATATTTAGATTATTTAACAAATGAAGAACATCCATATGGTGAAAATGCTATTGTTGCTATTATGTGTTATTCTGGATTTAACGTTGAAGATGCCGTTATTATGAATGAAGCAGCACTTCAAAGAGGCTTATTTAGAACTACATATATGAATACATATGAAACACATGAAGAAATAGAAAAAGTGGCCGGATTCCAAATTCAAAATAAATTTATGAGTCATAAACAAAATAATATTATTGGTCTAAAACCTGGTTATAATTACGATCTTTTAGATGAAAAATCAGGATTAATAAAAGAAGAATCTCAAATCAATGAAAAAACAATTTTAATTGGACGTGCAACAAATAGTTTATCACAACCAGATACATATATTGATTCATCTATAGGACCAAAAAAAGGACAAGTTGGAATTGTAGACAAATCTTTTATGACACGTGGACAAGAAGGAAAACGAATTGCAAAAGTTAGAATTCGTGCAGAGAGAATTCCAAAAATAGGAGATAAATTTTGTTCAAGAGCAGGGCAAAAAGGAACTATAGGACTAATTTTAAGAGAACAGGATATGCCTTGTACAGCAGAGGGTATTCGACCCGATATAATAGTTAATCCACATGCTATGCCAAGTCGTATGACTATAGGTCACTTAGTAGAAACATTAATAAGTAAATCCGCTAGTATTTATGGTGCATTTGGTAACTGTACTGCATTTGAAAATAAAGGTTCAAAACATGTTGAATTTGGTAAAATGTTAACTCAATCAGGATATCATTCTTCTGGTAATGAAGTATTATATAATGGTATGACAGGTGAACAATTAGAAGCAGATATTTATTTTGGTCCTACATATTATTTACGTTTAAAACATATGCCTAAGGATAAAATTAATTATCGTGCACGTGGTCCTAGAAATGTTTTAACACGTCAGACTGTGCAAGGAAGAGCAAACAATGGTGGATTACGTATAGGAGAAATGGACAGAGATTGTTTAATTGCTCATGGTATGACCCACTTTATAAATGAATCTATGATGGTTAGAGGTGACCAATTTTATATGGCTATTTGTAATATTAGTGGTTGTATTGCAGTATATAATGAAAGCAAAAATATTTTTTTAAGTCCACATGTAGACGGACCATTAAAATTTGTAAATACAATTGATAATGATATAAATATTATGAATGTAAGTAAGTTTGGTAGAGATTTTAGTGTTATACGAGTACCATATGCTTTTAAATTATTGATGCAAGAATTAACAACTATGAATGTACAGATGAGAATAATAACAGATAAAAACGTTGATCAAGTTTTATCATTAACAGGTGGTTCATATATAGAAAAAATGTCAGGATTAAGTATTGATAAAGTAACAAAAGTTATACAAAAAACACTAAAATCAAAAATCTCTCCATCATTAGTTAAAGAAAAAACACCTACAGAAAAAGAACAAAATTCATCTGTATTACAGACTATTTCTAGAGAAGATGATATAGTAGGATATGAAGGTGTAGATACATATATGCCACAACAAGTAGATGATCATGAAGAAGGAACGTGGAATTGGATGACACAACAAATAGAAGTTAATGGAGAAGAAAGTCCTGCTTTTGCTGTTAGTCCAGAAAAAGATGATTTTGTTACTATACAAGGAGAAGGCGATACATTATTTAAAGTATTAGGTATAGATGAAGATGATGGAGAAGTCGTCGTACAAAATTTAGAAACAAGCGAATTGCTTAACCGTGAACCTAGTAAAGTAACTGTACACGTTCCTCCTGTGCAAGGATACGCAGAAAATAGTCCACCACCACTTTACGGAGAAAATAGTCCTGATTATATACCAAAAAGCCCTGATTATTCACTATATAGTCTTGAAAAATCACCAGATAGTTTTGATTGGGAAGAAGAAGCAGAATATGGTATGGATTTTTCAGGACCCCCAGCAGAGTATTATAGAGATTCTGACTCTGATTATTTTGAAAAAGGTATGCAAAAAAAATATGGAGATAATTGGAAAAGTATTGTAAGTAAAATAGATGAAAAGTATCCTAATAGAAAACAATTTGATAATAGCAGTTTATTACAAACAGTTTTTAACAGAGCAGAATTAGACAATCTTATTGATAAAGATAAACAAAAAACATTAGGAATAGATGAAGAATCTAGTGCAATGGTTGATATACTAGGAGAAGTTCCAGATGATACTGGAGAGAAAATTATTACAAAAGTTGTAGAAAAAACAAATAATAAAGGATTAGAAAAATTATCTGCAATAGAAGAAGATTCTAAGGAAGAAGAAGAAAAAGACAATTCTAATATCAAATCTGTAACTTCACAATAATTAAATTGAAAATTATATTAATAATAGATTCTATAATATTAATATAATGAGTGCGAAAACTATAAACAGTCAAACAGTATCTAAGATTTTTAAATCTAGAAAAATAATTTTAGAACAATTAAGTAAACTAGGATACGATGTATCTGATTATGATAATTTTAGTATTAATGAAATAGCAATTCTTTCTAATAACAAACAATTAGATTTACTTCTTAAAAATCCAAAGACCAATAAAAAAGTATTTGTTAAATATCATTTAGGAACAAAACTACGTAACAACCATGTTTATGATTACATTGAAGATTTATTTATAATTGATTCAAATGACGATGACGAAGATACTATTTTAACAAAAAATGATGATTTAATTATTATTACAAAAGAAAAATTAAACGATAATCTTACAAACTTTTTGAATATTTTGTATAAAAAAGATGGATATTATGTTAATGTATATGATTATCATAGATATCTGTATAATATTTTAGATAACGAATTACAGCCTGAATTTAATGTACTTTTAGACGAAGAAAAAGAAGAAATAAAAAAGAAATATAATATCTTAAATGATAAACAATTTCCAGAAATTTCCAGATTTGATCCAGTAGCTGTAATTTTTGGAATACGTCCAGGACAAGTTTTTGAGATAACACGTTCAAGTCCAACGTCTATAAAATCAAAATATTATCGAATATGTATATAAGTATGTCAATGAACGAAAATATATCTTTAGAACAACAACTAAAAAATTTAAAATATAGATGGAGTCAATCAACTAATAAGTATATTATACATTATCCAGATTATAAACTAGGATTGGATAGGTCACAATATAATAGAGCACTTGCACAAGTTAGAACAACTTATAATGATATGGCTATTTTAAAGGCTAATTTAGATGGAAACATTAAATCCAATACTTCTAATTTAGAAGAAAAAGATAAAAAAATAAAACAAATAAAATCTAAATTTGATAATGAATATACTTCATTACAAAGTAAATTAGGAGAAAATAAATCTGCATTACCATTTAAAATTCAAAAATATGATGAAAATAGTAAAAGTTATATATTTTCTAGTTTTTATACAATTTCAATATTTACAATGGCTTTTTTTATTTATAAACAAATAAATATGGAATAATGTTTTCTAAGAATATGTATATATGTTTCAACAAGGAAAAAAATTCAAAAAATATCAAAATAAATATAACAAATTAGTAAAATCTAAAAATTTAGAACATATTTCATTAGGTAAACTAAATGTTGTTAATAATTTAAAATATAAAAATTATAAAACAATAGAAGGATTTTCAGGAGAAGATAAAGTAGAAGAAATGAATGAAAAAGAATTGAAAAAATTAGAACTTTTAGAAAAAGAATTTAATAATGACATGGCAGAATATTTATCTAAATACAAAAAATATTTAGAAGAGTTACAAACTAGACAATCAAGTAGTAAAACAATATATAGAAATAAAGTTATAAAAGATACAAATGGTACATATTATTATGTAAACAGTATGGGTGTAGCCAGACAATTTACACCTGCTGCATGGACGGGAAAAGATAGTTCATGTCCTGATGCATCTACAACTGTAAGTGCACAAGAGTTTTCAGAAATAAGTTTAGGGTCTTTTATGGGTATTGGAGAAAAATGTGGTCCCGGAGGATATAATGCTTTAGATGCATCATCAGGAACTACAGCATGGGTAGATACTTTAGGATTTAAACATTTATACAATGATTTTAGAAATAAACATTCTAGTTGTCCATCACAATCTCAAAGATTAACAAGTGTACAATTTAATGCTATACCTACTGGTAAATCATTTGGACGAGATGATACATGTAATATTGTTAGTTTAGATTCGCCTTTATATGACCAACTTGTAAATTTGAATTCTAAATTAATGAATAAAGTACAAGAAATGAATACAGAAGTTGACTCACTTAAGAAAGATGATGTTGCTTTAGACAAAAATATAGTAATACAAAAACAAAAATTAATTAATCTTTATAATGAATTAAAAAAAGAAAAAGAAAAAATTAAAAAACTTAAAACAAGAAATGCTACAATAGATTCAGAAACAAATGAACTAATTTTAGATAGTAACGCAATACAATTTCATCATTTAATATGGATGGTTGTAGGTGCAACATTTGCAGCATCCGTAATTATGTATTCTAAACAAAATTAACTTTTTTATCTATATATATTAAATAAAATGGTTTTTACTCAATTACTAGAAAATATACAAAAATATTTTACCGTAGAAAAAGATGAAAATATAAAAAAAAATAGAGTTCCGTTGAACCAATTATCACAGGGGTTAACTTATCTTCAAAATAAACAAAATAAATTTAATGCATTAAGTAAAAAATCTCTTTTAATGGAACAGTTTGATACAACTAAATTAGACGATGTTAGTCAAAAAGAATTGGTTATTTTAGAAAAACTAAAAGGTGATTATAATCAAAAACTATCGGAATATAGTCAATCATATAAAACCTTTATGGAAAGTTATTATAAAGCCACAGAAGATGTAGTTACATGTAAAGCAGATTGCGATGATAGACATCGACCAGGTACAAGTTCATGGAGTTTTAGTAGGACTGCATGTAAAGCAGGATGTGATTTAAAAGGCCCTTATATTTCAGAATGTAAAGATAACTATAGAGGTTCCAGAGTTAATAGTCAAAAATGTGATACTATTACAAAAGGTAAATGTCAAAACGGTAATGTACTTTTAGGACAAGATAGCACTGTTACTAGTAACAATTATGCAGACAGTAATGATGTAACTATTAAAGATGGTTGTTGTGAGTGCGGAGGAGGTATTGGTGGTCCACCTACATCAGAAATAAATGCAAAAAAAGTAAAAAGTTGTAATGATGTAGAAACTGCGCTAGGTTATGCTAGAGGTAAAGCAAATTGGGCAGTTAATAGATGTCATCAAGCACGCGTTAATTCTTTTAATACAAATAAAAATTTATGGCAAGAATATAAAAAATTAACAGGACAAAATGAAAAACTAATTGAATTAGCCCAAAATATATTTGATAAAATTCAAAAATTAAAATCAACTGACAGTGATATTAATCAAAAAATTAAAGATGAAGAAATACATTTAAAAAATCAACTTGCTTTATATGAAAACGTTTATGCTGAAATCAAAGGATATGATAAATCTAAACAAGTAACGGTTGAAGGACAAGTTGAAGATAGTATTTTAAAAGAACAAAGTCAATCATTACACCTTTTGATTTGGTTAGGTTTAGCAATTTTAACTTTAACAATACTTATTCAAAGAATGAAAAAATAATTATATAGATAAATTATATATATAATTATGGCTAATATGTTTCAATCTAATAATATACAACAAAATACAGACGGAGGTTCATTAACTGCGGCTCAAAGAAATCAGTTTAGTGGGCAACGAGTCGGATTATTAAGTGATAAACACGAAGATACTATTAAAAATATTAAAGATTTACAAGAATTGGAAAAATATATGTTTCAAAATTTACAATCTTTAAATAAATCATCTGCTGGTTCTGTTCAAGAATCTGATATTATAAAAAAAAGAATAGAAGAATTAAGCGCTATGAGAGTTGCTTTATTTTCACAATTAAAAAATATGTATAAAGATCAACAAGTTCAAACTGCATCCAGCAGAGGCAATTTGGCCGACCAATTAACAATGACAAAAGTTATTGATAATGAATTGACAAACGCTCAAAAACAATTAGATTCTTTAGAAAAAGAATACAAAAATAAAAAACGTCTTGTTGAACTTTCAGGATATGAATATGATAGATATTCTTCTCATAAAAATATTTTAAAAATTATTGTTTATGGTATTTTAGGTGTTTTGACAATTGTTTATCTAATGTCTTTTTCATGGTTTCCTGCATCAGTTGGAATGTTATCTATTTGTATTATTATTGCTATAGTATTAATTGTTATTGGAAAACGTATGTTAACAAATTTCACACGAACAAATCTCTATTGGAATAAATTTGCTTTTGATAAAAAACTTCCACCCGACGATAGTGGCGCAGAAGGTAAAAAAAATAATTGGTTGGACCTTTTTGCCACATCTTGTGAAAATATTAGAGATACAGCAACAGATGCAGCAAACAAAGGATTAGGTATGTTGAAGAATGAAATGGATACACAATCTAGATTAAATGTTCAGCAAAATGCTCCTGAAAGTTTTACATCATATGTTGAAGAAAGTGAACCAAAAAATTCAGAAACATTTCACAACATTTTTTAATTTCTATGTATTATATATTATACAATATGAATAATATACAATTATCGTCCGCTTTACAGTCCATGCAAAAAATTCATAATCAATTTAACAATAAAATGTCTTTGAGTGCTGAACAACTAAAAGCACAAAAAATTCAAAAATTAAGAAATGAAATGATTACAGCACAAAATAAAATGCAAAATTCTCCACAAGAATATGAAAAAGCGAAAAAAGAATATTATATGGAGTCAAAAGGTTCTAATTATTATTCTAATATGGAAAGAAAAAAATACGAGAATGAAGCCAGAGGTCATGTTAATAATTGGAATAAAGATTTAGTTGGTAAAATTTACGATAGTGTTACAAATTCTATTAATTTTTATAATACTCAATCATATTACAAAAATAATGTAGATGATGTTTATAAAAATTATGACAGTGAATTATCTAATATTAAAAGAAAAATTTATGATACAGAACAAACAAAGAATGTTAATGAACGAATGGGACAATTTTATAATAATAATACAGAATTTGTATCATGGTGGAATTATTATTTAAAAATGTTTTATTATTTTTTAATTGCTTTCTCTGTTTTTATTTTTATTTATAAAAAACAATTTCGCAAAATTAAATTTTATATATTTTTCGCAACTATTCTTATGTTTCCTTATTTACTTAATAAATATTATGGTTTCATCATGAGAACATTTAGACATTTTAAATTAGATAATGTTTATTTTATTTTTGTAGTTACTATGATGTCTGCTATAAGTTTCTTAACATTTATTAGCAAATTTCCATTTAATTAACATATTGCTCTAGCAACAAAAAACATACCTACAAGGCCTAAAACAAATCCAAAATGATAATTAAACTGCATTGTTTTATATATCTTTAACCATGCATCTCTTTGTTTTTCTGTTGTTAAATATTTTGCCATATAATCTGTTTTGGGATATAAAATATAATAAAAATAATTTGTAGTAAATGAAATAGCCAACACTTGACAAATATTTGTTAATCTATTTTGCTTTGATTTTCTATTATTTAAATATAAACTTGCAACAGAAAGAACAAATCCTAGTGCAAATCCTTGAAAATATATTTTTCGTCTTTCCTGTACAATAAATTTATAACGAACTTTATTCTCATTACTTAATGTTTCTAAGTAAGGTCCATGTAGTGCTTTTTTATCAGTTAAAAAACATACAAAAATACTCGCACAAATAAAAGCCCCTGCTATAATACAATATGTTTTACACACCATATATATTGTATTATAATATTTTATTTTACTCACTAGTTGACTCATCTTCCTATCATAGTTTTCATAAATAATCTTATAACCCCACCAACCTCTCTTTCTATACTTGCCTAAATTTTTATCCAAATATTCATACAGTTCTTTTGCAGCAGGTGCTTTCTTACCATAATTTGCCTCATACCATTCTTTAAATTCTGAACGAATATCGGTCTTTTTAATTTTATCATCTCCTGAACCCTTAGAAATTTTTTCTTTCTTAAATTGTGCCCAATAATCTTCTTTTTCTTGATATGCTCGAGATGCTTCAAGAACCATTTCACAATCATTTACCTTTCCCTCTGTTTCATTACATTTTTCTATCAATAGTGCTGTAAAAACTTGAACCCAATTTTTAATTTTTATTTCAAGTTGGTCATCCTTAGGATAAATAGGTCTTTCTTCGTCATCGGCCAATCCTTGTGTTTTTTTCTGATTATATTCATTATCATCTAAAAATTCCGAACGAAAATCTACTTGACGAATTCTTCTCCACGTACCCTTATCATTACTTTTAATCTCAAATAATCTATTTGTACAACAAACCAATTCAAACTGTGGATAAAATTTAGTCATTTCTCTACTATACATTGCTCTCCCTTCCATTTCATCCCCACCAACCATTTGTTTCATAATCCCCTCATTTAAAACATCTCCGGCACTAGGTTCATCCATAGAAATAAATCGACGTCCCTTTAATTGTGCAATTTCTGGAGTTGGTCCACCTATTCCTTTTCTTTTTTGTGTTACAAGAGCAATATTCATCTTACCACTATATTGACCCAAAACTAAATTCATAAGATTTACAAATACGGATTTTCCATTTCCTCCTACACCAGTATATATATTAAATTTTTGATTTCTATTTGTCCCTATAAGACATGCGGCTGCATGTTCCCACATATACTCTCTAAGTTCTTCATTTGGAAATACTTTAAAGAAGAAGTCATCTATCTCTTCTTTAATTTTAACATGTTCCTTATTATTTTTATCAAACGGAAAATATTTTGTTTTTGTTGAAAAACTAATATAATCTTCAGCCTCTCCATCTCTGAATTTCTTATTTTCAAAATCATAAACTCCATTATCAAACCCTCACTATAATCACTATTGGCTGCCATATCTTTTTCACTACGAGCCTTTTCAACATAAAGTTTATTAATTTTTTTAGAAAGTTCACTTCTAAGACTAGTACCGCAATCATTTTCTACCCATCTATGATTCTTAAATCTATACCACTTATTGTTTTTAATACTTACGCAGCAGTATTCTCCTTTAAATAAATGTTTAGTTAGAATAGCCAAATCTGTATCTGAGCCATTTCCATCTAATGTACTTTGTACAAATCTATCAATAGAATTATTCTGAATTATATTGAACTCTTCCAAATTGTCTTGTTTTGCCCAATAATAAATAGATCTCCATGTAAAACCTTCTCCCATTTCATTTTTCCATTTATTTAACAAATCTGGTATATCATCCCAGTTAAATTTTTTAGACTTTTGTGAAAATTTAATCCACGTCCAAAATAAACTATCATGAGTATTATGTAATGCCCAACCAACATTAAGCCAATTTTTAAAAGGTTCATAATAACTTTCACCCAAACACATAGTCATTTCATGAATTTCTTTAATATGATAGTCTTTTATATCAAAATAATTCATTATTGTTTCTATTGTTTGGTCTAATTCTTTTTCATTTTTTGGAAGTTTTGTAAATGAACTGGTAGAAGAAAGAGTTAAAAGTGCGCTATTATATTGTGGTTGTTTACTTTTTTTACTCTTTTTTGTTTTCTTTTTCTTTCTATTTTCTTGAAATTTTTCAATTATTTCTTTATATTTATCTTTAACAGTATTTAATTGTGTAAAAGTTGTATTTTGAGCACTTACTACAGGTAGTAGATTTTTTATCTCTAATGTAGTAATATCAATATTTTCTTTATCGTATTCATCATCACTCAAAGTAATAGCAAATGCATATGTTAATTCATAAGGTATATAATTAGGCTTTGTACTTCCCCACATTTGCCAATTATTTCTTCCAGATGAAATACATTCATCAAATATATCGTCTACATTATTCACACAACCTAAATTTTCAAATATGTTACATTCTGTTTTTTCTTTTTTCATAACAATATCTCTCAAAACTAATTGAGAATCATGTGTCATTGAGATACCAAATACAATATGTATACCATCTTTAGTAACTTCATCTAAAGCGTTAACTTCGGGTTTTTCAAAAATAAATACAGGAAATGTAATTTCATCATTCAAGTTATACAATTCTTGTATTGAATCTAAATACATATCCAAGATATCGTTAATTTCGCCTTCAGTATGCTGTCTTTCTGTTATATCTGTCGAATATCTCATATCTATATCTACTAATAAAGGAGCAGAACCTTCTTTATTTTGTGCTTCTGTCAAATATTCCGCTTTTTTATCTACAAATACATGTTTATAATATAATTTGTAAAATTCATTTCTATCTTTAGTTGGAATAAAATATGAACCACCAAACATACCTAGACTATGGTCTCCTATTCTAGTATGAGTGAATGGTCCATTTTTTGTTCTTTTGTGTTTTTTTAAAAATGCATTTAATGATTTGCATGATTTCATGGATCTTGAATATATTATTCAAAGATTTTTTAAATCAATTTTAATAATACCCCTAAATTAAGTTTTTAAATAACAGCATACCATAAATGCTAACAAATAAATAATTAAATATATCTATTTAAAAGTTTCTAAATGTATTATACCAAATGTCTGAAAAAATTTGTATGTCAAAAAAAAACATTAGAAGATTGCAGAAAGATATAGTAGATTTATTAAAAACTCCTCTTACCGAACATGGAATATATTATTCACACGATGATAGCAATATGTTAAAGGGATATGCGATAGTAATAGGTCCATCTGATAGCATATATAGGTATGGGGCATATATTTTTGAATTTACATTTCCTACTAATTATCCTTTTTCACCTCCAAAACTTAAATATTTAACAAACGATGGTATTACACGTTTTCATCCAAATTTATACAGAAGTGGTAAAGTTTGTATTTCTATATTAAATACATGGAAAGGTGAACAGTGGACATCATGTCAAACAATACGGAGTGTATTGCTAATGCTTGTTACCCTTTTACACAATAAACCACTTCTTAACGAACCCGGAATAAAAGAAAGTAACATTTCTTTTAAACCATATAACCAAATAATTACTTATAAAAATTTAGAAATAGCATTATTAAAAAATATTACAAACGAATATATAGAAAAAAATTATAATGGAATAATTCAAACATTACTTATTTATTACAAAAAATATATTGATAGTCATAAAAAAGACATTATAGACTATATAGAAGAATTGAATAAAAAACAAAATGAACCTGTTTTATGTAAAACTAGAATTTATAACATGTCTATTAAAACTGATTATAAAAAAATAAATGATGATTTTAAAAATTATTTCAATAATAATTAAAATTGAAATAAATATAAAAATATATTATATAAATAAATATGCACTTTTGTACACAATGCGGAAACATGTATTATTTAAAACTTAATAGTACAGAAGATTCTAATGATAATTTAGTTTACTATTGTAGAAAATGTGGTTATGAAGACAATAATCTACTAGAAAATAAAAATAATCTATATGTTAGTAGAAATGAAATGAATATTAAAAGTAATTTTAAAAATATTATTAATAAATATACAAAACTAGACCCTACAATTCCTAGAATTAATACTATTGACTGTCCTAATTCAGAATGCCCATGTAATACAGATGATAGTATTGAAAAAGAAATTTTATATATAAGATATGATAATTCAAATATGAAATTTATTTATTTATGTGCACATTGTGATAAAATATGGAATATAGAATAATTAAAATTGAAAATAACTTATAAAGTAATAATATAATAATATAATATGTCAGTGGAACTTCAAGAAGTAGATATCGAACAAGAATTATCGAAAAGTGAAAATGAAGATGTACCAGAATTAAGTATTAAAACAGAACCTTTAAATTTAGATAATTTAGAAAAATCAGAAATTTCAGAAAGTGATAAAAATATGATAGCGTCATTAGTTGAGGGAAGTCCTGAAAAAAAATCTTTAGAAGAAGGTGAAGTTGATGAAACTGCTATTTCTGCCATGCCATCTCTAGAAGAAGGTGAAGTTGATGAAACTGCTATTTCTGCCATGCCATCTCTAGAAGAAGGTGAAGTTGATGAAACTGCTATTTCTGCCATGCCATCTCTAGAAGAAGGTGAAGTTGATGAAACTGGTGATAGTGATTCAGAAGAAGATAGCGATGATGATACAAATTTTATTAATTTAGAAGAAGATATAAATAAAAATATTATTAAATTTTATCATCCTGAAACAGAAAATATTAATTATAAAGAATTGTTAACTCTTACAAAGATTACAAGAAATAGAAAAGGTCATATTATAGATCCTTTTCACAAAACTATTCCTTTTATGACACAATACGAAAAAGCAAAAATATTGGGACAACGTGCCAAACAAATTAATCACGGTTCTACACCATTTGTAGATGTACCAAGCAATATAATTGATGGTCATACTATAGCATTGATGGAACTTAATCAAAAAAAAATACCTTTTATCATTAGACGACCTATGCCAAATGGATTAAGTGAATATTGGAAAGTCGGCGATTTAAAAGTTTTTATTTAATTAATTAAAAATAATTATATTTATATAAAAAATAATTATTTTTTTTATCTGTCTGGTCTTAACCTAGATTTTGCTAAGAAATTATATTCTTGTTTTCTTGATAATCGGGTATTGGTACGACTATATATATTCCTATTTGTTTGTGCTAATCTAGCATGAATAGTCTGTGTAACATTACCGTAACAATCACCTAATCCATTAGGCCAAGTTGAACCATCAGGAAATCTTGTTTCTAACCACTCTAAATCTGTTGGATAAAGTTGTCTATCTGGGTTTGGATCTGTTATTAATAATTGTTCTGCAAATAATTCTCTCATTTCTTTTGTAACGTTTACTTCTTTTAATTTTGGAGCAAATAATTTTAAATTACTAGATGTACTATTATATCTTCCAAATGGGAACCTAAATTTATAACCATAACATGTAAATATTGTTTCTGTAGTAACGGCTGGAATGTTTAAAGATAAATCAAACACTTTTGTTATATTATTTATTTTTACAGTCGATGAATAATTAAATACACCAGAAATAGTATATTGATACTTATCTCGTCGTCTAATTTCTAAGTCTATATATTCAATTCTATCTCCAATTTCCGTAATTTCATTGGATTCACTTGTATAAGTTCTAGTTACACTTTTTAAATTTGCCATATCTTGTCTAAATATTGTCCATACAATATCTCCTTGTGTTTCTTTATCATAATAATATCTAGGCCATGTAATTTTTACATAACCATTACTAGGATCTAATATTTGTTCAAGATCTTCTATCTTTATATCTGGTAATTCAACTAAATTTACTTGTATTGTCCCGGGAAAAATATGCATATTTTTTAATACTGTATTACTTGTATCATTATCACTTGCATATAATTCATAATGATAAATACCATTATATGGTTTATGATTATACAATCTTTTTTCTACGCCGGCACCATTCTCCATGATTCGACGAATACTTGAAGTACTATCTTGTTTATCTGAATTTCCTGTGTTTGAAAATACAGTAGAAATATCAAAAATATTATTGTTTTCATCTAAACCTTGATTAATATCATTTGTAGTTCCATCTATTGTATTCGCGAATGTCCCATTATAAATATTATTATTTTTATCTATAAAATTAGTATGAGTTAAATCAATTGGATTTCCAGAACCGTCTTCATTAACTAATTTTAAATAAAGAGGACTATATTGCAAAGAAGGCACGTTTACAATATTATTAAATAATACTATTGGATTACCTGATACCTGAGTTTGTATTTGATTACTTAAAATTGTTGGAATATAAGATACACTATTATTATCTTTTGCAGTATTTATTAAAAATATTTGACCTGAAAAGTAAAAATCTGTGAGTAAAATAGATGTTGCAACTTTTCGCTGGTATTCCAAAGTATTGAATAATGGATTTAAATTATTAATACTTTCTAACTCAAGAAAAGTATAATTTTTTTTCCAATAATCAGATAAAAAATTTTGTTGTTGTTTAAATTTAAAAGTATTTGTATTTCTAAAAGCAGTTTCATTAACTAGTGTATTATTATTAATTAATCCTTTTCCTAATGCAATTTTGGAATTATTATTAGTTAAATTAATTATTTGACTTAAAAATATATCCGTAATTGGTATTTCTTGTTTATTTTTTCCTAATTTATCTGAATAAACACTATTAGATAATATGGTTCCTTCCAAATTAACTGTTTTACCTGATATATATATATTTTTTCCTCGCAATTGTTCAGGTATAACAGAATTTCCTCTGATAATATCAGCATTATTAAAATATGATTTACCTGTAATAGTATCAATAACTTCATTATCCATATAAATTTTTTCTAAATTCAAATTTAATGTAAAAACATTATCAATATCTATTAAAGGATTTTGTGTAGGATTTCCATCAGTAATTTCTCCAATAATATCATTATAATCAAATATATCATTTATACCTTGAATGCTATCGCCATACGTGGAAAGGTCTGGATATAAATATATTTCAAACCTTCTATTTTTTGTTATCATCTCACTATTTACATTTTCTAATAAAAGTTTTGCACTTGTATTATAGTATTTAATATTTGTTTTTGTCGTTACATCTCTAATTCTAATTTGATATACGTATGATTGAATTGTAAATTCATTTGGATTTGTAAAAATATTGGAATACTTATATATATTATGTGTAATATTTGGCAAAAATTCTTTCCATCCTGATGCAATATCAAATAATATTATACTTTGTTCTCTTGTTGAATCAATATCTACACCAGTCCACTCTAAGGTTAATGTTTCTTGTTCACGCTCTGCCTTTCTATATGTTGTACCTTGTGGATTAGAAATACCATCCATTCCATCATAACGTTCAAATGTTACTACCGATTCATTATTTTCACCTAAATCAAAAACAAGTGAAATTTTGTCATTACTATTACCTGTCGATATAGGAATTAAAGGTCTATATCTTATTTCGAAATAATTTGCTTTATCATCATTATTTCTCATTGGCCATATTTCATTTAAATTTGATGAAAGAAAATATTCATCTACAATAACTTTTCTACCTTTGAATAAATAAAATAAATTTACAACATCTTCAAACATGTCTGGGTAATTTAATAACATTGACTCATTAAGATAATTAATTTCTGCAACCCACCCTCCAGTATCTGGAGTTTTATAAATGAATGAGAATTCATTTTCTCTTAAAAATACCACATATGAAATATCAAACCTTTGTGATTCTGGTATATTACTAACTAAATAATCACAAGCATTAGTAATTTGTGATATATTTATATTATTATACTTTGTATTTTCATTGTATGGTCCTTCTATTGGTAAGTTTTCTAAATAATTAAAATCTACATCGATGGAATTTTGCATTTCATTAAGTTCTGTTGAAAAATCACTATTATTTGGACTATGATTCCATAAAACATATTCTCCAATAATTACATACTTTTGTTCAAAATCAGGTTCCATTTCTGGTACTAAAACAATAGTGAATGTGTAAGTCCAGTATCCTCCATCATTATTTGGAAAATAAGAATACAAAATCCCATAACCATCTGGGTGACCATTATCATCAATAGTTTCGAGATAATTATGTAAATTATCAATACGATTTGAATTAATATTTAATGCATCATTACCATTATTTTTTATTTTTATAGTATAATTTTCAGGAGCAATAATACTTATAATATTACTATTATGTTCATATGTTCCATAATTTTTGGTAGTACCATCCGAATCGTAAAATATAGATGTATCAGGGGAGGGGTGAGGCACATTTTCAAAACTTGCAAATACAAAACTAGACATTCCTATTAAATTACTATCATTAACAAAGTCATAAATATATATATCTGGTGACTCTGGCTCTGGTTCTGGTTCTGGCTCTGGCTCTGGTTCTGGTTCTGGTTCTGGTTCTGGTTCTGGTTCTGGTTCTGGTTCTGGTTCTGGTTCTGGTTCTGGTTCTGGTTCTGGTTCTGGTTCTGGTTCTGGTTCTGGTTCTGGTTCTGGTTCTGGGTTCGGGTTGTGGCTCGGGCTCTGGCTCTGGTTGAGGTTCAGGCTCGGGTTCTGGCTCTGGCTCTGGTTGAGGTTCAGGCTCGGGTTCTGGCTGATTCTCAGGTATTTCTATTTCCAGTGTTATTTCCAATTCTCTTGGTACACCAATACTCCAACCTGAACCTTTATAAGTGTTTAACCCCCGAAAAGTAACTATATGACTTCCTGAGGCTGCTTCAATAAAAGTGTTCCGCGACTTTATCGTAGAAAGAGATCTACTATGATAACCACCACTAAGTACCCTCTCTGTGTTTGTACCTGTCATTCTATTATATGTATTAAAAGCAACACTTTGAATTGCGTCTTGTATATACCACCAAATTTTGGTTATATATTCGTATTTACTAAGTTGATATAAAGGACCTTCCCCCCATTTATCATTCCAATTCCATAGACCGGAAGGCAAAATAGGATACCCATGAGGGTTCCCAACAGGGTCTTCAGGTATTAATGTTGGTGCTTTTATATATCCTAACGCTCCTCCTCCACTGTTATCACTCTGAATAGAAATAATTTTATTGTCTTCTGCTCGAGGTGGTTCTGGTTCTGGTTCTGGTTCTGGTTCAGGTACAATAACTTCTACCCAAACTCTAAATGCTGAATCCCCGTAATAATCATAAGCACCACCCAAGTAACCCTTACCACTTGTATACTGGTCTGGTCCGTAATTTGTAAAGTATCCTAGAAATGAATAATCACTCCAGGTACCACTAGTTCTTGTCATCTGAATAGTATATTTCTGACCTTCTACTAAAATAATATCATCTGTTATCAAATATTCACTATAGTCCCCGTCCTGAAAATTAAAAACGCCTTGATGTAGATCGTTACCACTTATACCTTCACCTTCACGAATGATTACAGTTGATGTACCACCTTCATTATTACCATTGTTTCTAAATGCAAATTTAACAAATTTAGCATTTGTTGTTGCTGTAAAACTTTGCCACCATATAGGGTATTCAGGAATGACGGCAGGGAGGCCAGAATTAAAGGAAGGTTGGTCAACCATAAGAATTATTTCAGGTGGTTCTGGTTCTGGTTCTGGTTCTGGTTCTGGCTCTGGTTCTGGCTCTGGTTCTGGTTCTGGTTCTGGCTCTGGTTCTGGCTCTGGTTCTGGTTCTGATTCTGATGCAGGAATTATAGAAATTTCTAAATCCCAACCTCGGTTTATAACAGAACTATCACTGTAGAACCAAAATAAAACATTCCTTCCTGTTGTTTCTTCATCAATAGTTATTTCTGTACTTTTATCTATCTCTCGTATTAGATCACTTTTAGTGCTTGAATCATAAATTCTTAAAAAATCATAGTTATTTTCAGTTTGTACTGTTCCTCGAATTCTAATTCTGGTACCTTCTGGTAATTCTTCAGACAGTGTAAATAGTTGCTGTAAATCTTCAAAGTTGCCATATTCACTATCTAATCCTGTATCAGTAAATCTAACTGTTCCTGTTAATATGTGTTGGGAAAACGCGTCAGGACCTATTATTATTATTCCATCCTCAGGTTCTGGTTCAGGTTCTGGTTCTGGTTCAGGTTCTGGTTCTGGTTCTGGTTGTTGTTCTGGTTCTAGAGTACTTATACTTACAGATGTTTGTAATTGCATATTACTCATTTTAAATTTATAACCAAAAACTATTATTCTTATTTTATTTACGTTAATCCAATTAGAATCACTTTGATTACTACCATAACCTATATTATTTATCCCATTTCCATCTTGATTTAAAATATTAGCATAACCGCTATATGGCAATGGATTTTGAATAAAATCTCCGTACTGGAAGAGGGGGTCGGTATAGGGCTCGTAGTACGGGTCGTAATAGGGATTGTAGTAAGGGTCGTAAGCGGGGTCGTATTCCGGCTGACTATAGAGGTCGAAACCGACATTCATATCGCGCCCGTAGGGGTCGTTGGGGGCGCGGAGGTCGGCGTAAGGGTCGTAGTAAGGGTCGTTAGGGTCGTAGTTGGGGTCGGAGTTGGGGTCGTACCCGTAGTAGCCGTACCCGTAGGGGTCGTACCCGTAGGGGTCGTCGTACCCGTACATGGCGAGGCGTCGAACTTCAGACATGCGAGCACGCTCCTCTGCCGACCATACCTCAAACATATCCTGATAATAATCCGAATATTGATCTAAACCATCTATATTTAAACCAAGTAAACTGAAATTATTACCATCTTCTCTTGTTATTTCAACGACAGTTGGTGGAACTTCTGCCGATGTTAATATATGATTTATTGAAACTGTACCATAAAATAGTATAGCATTTCCTCCTCCTCCATATCCTGAAGGTGAATCATCCCATGAAGTTCCAAAATAAGCGGAACTCGAAGTTACTCTAAATATATATCCACTACTTCTATAGCCACTGTAATCTGTTAAATAATCAGCAGGAGAAAACCAATTATTAGGTGCAGGACCTGTTGACAAACTAACATTTGCTGGAAAAGGTGGACCATATCTAGTTACTTGTTGATCAGATGGTCCAGAAGGTGTTCTTGTTGAATCATTGAATGATGAAAACAATGATACTGATATTACAACAGTTGCTGTTGGTTCAGGCTCTGGTTCAGGCTCTGGTTCTGGTTGTGGTTCAGGCTCTGGTTCTGGCTCTGGCTCTGGCTCTGGTTCTGGTTCAAAAAAAGGTTCTGTATAATATGAATAATTTGTTTCTCTTATTAGTTCCATATTACCTTTACGTTTTCTATATCCTCCTCCTGTATTACCTCTATGTACAATTGTAGTATCAGAATATGTTACAGTAATATCATCATAAATAAAATTTTGAATATATCTAAAAGTTCCTTCACCATTTATATTACCTTGATAATTTGCACTATCATTTATTGCTAATGATTCTGTAACATTACCGGTTGAAACTAAAATTAATTTCATATGTCTAGAAGAATTTAAACTACACCAAAAAAAATCTTTTAATGTATAATAAATAAATGTTAAATCTAGAGCAGATGGTACTTGAAAAGTTTCTGTCATAGTTACATTATTTTGTTCAAATGTCTTATCTAGTATTACTTCACCATTTTGATTTTTTATTACCCATCTAGAATTATCAGTACTTGCAAAGTTATCACCTATAGCAAAAACGGTATATGATTTTCCACTAGTAACCTCAAATGTATTTACATCAGAAGTATTATTATCCCAATTATTATCATCCTGAAATATAGTTACATTGTCTACATCTCGTACTATATTAACATCTATTCCACTACCATCATAATCGTCGTATCTTTCTCTTGTATATATATATGTTTCAGAATGTGGGTCATCTGCTATAGGGAAATCTGGCTGTGAACCCTCAAAATAAATAATATTTTGGGTTACTGTTATTAAATCTTGTAATGGCGGTGGAAAATCATTATTAGTATAATATCTAGGTTTTACCATGACGTTAAAATTTAAATTTTTATATGAATTTACTTCTGAAAAAGTCATTGAACACCAATTTACAGAATAATATAAAGTTGTTTCTCCTCCTGTCGATTTAGGTACATTTTTTTTTTTAATACAATAATTAGTATTAAATTCTGTTAAATCTTTTGGACCAACAACATAACCACTAAATATATAATTATAATATTGTCCTTGTCCGGGGATAATGTCTGATTCTTCTTCTCTACTTTCAGTTAATCTAACTATTAAGTATTTTAATTCTGGTAAATAATCGTCAGATGTTTCATCAATATAAAAATTTCTTTTTTCAAGAGAATCGTCATCAAAATTAATGATAATTATATCATCATTGCTTGTTATATCTAAATCTGGATTTCTTTGGCGACCTGACCAATCCTCACCAGTTATTTGAAAGGTTCTAAATCCTGATTCTCCTATGATTGTATTTGTATTCGCATCTATAAAACTTCTGTTTTTTATTTCAATATTTGTTAATTCATTTTTATTTTTTATAATTTTTAACCAAAATCTATCTTCATCATTAGTATTATCAGGTGGAATATTTTCATTATTATTTTCTAATGTTGTGTTATCTCTTTGTAACATAAATGTAAAAACATTTGAATACATTGTACCACTCATATTATATATATTTAAATATTAAATATTCATTATTTAATATTCAAATAATTAAAAATCTATACTAAATTAAATTTTATTAAATATATTAATAATATACATTTGCATATATTGTATTATTTGGATCTGCCTCCGGCTCTGGCTCCGGCTCTGGTTCTGGTTCTGGCTGTATTTCACAATTACCTGTATAAACTAATAAATCTTCTCCTCCCATATAACCATGATAATAACAATAAACACTTGCTTTATCAAAATCTCCGTTTACTGTAACTGTGATATCTCCATAATAAAAATCTCGAAAAATACCATTTACTTGTTTATCTGATTTTTTGTTAACATCGCCTATGTATGCTATATTATCATTTAATATAGCCATTGGATGATTTATTGGTATATTTTGGAAAATATACACACCATTGTATAATCCAAATCTTATATTAGAATTATAACTAGGATAAGGAGAAGAAATAGAACCATTAAAAACATATTTGTTTACATTACTACTACTAACAACATTAATAATAGTAGGATTTGTCAAACATATAGTTTGTAAATCTGGCTCTGGCTCTGGCTCTGGCTCTGGCTCTGGCTCTAGTATTGATTCAGGCTCTGGTTCTGGTTCTGGCTCTAGTATTGATTCAGGCTCTGGTTCTGGTTCTGGTTCTGGTATTGATTCAGGCTCTGGTTCTGGCTCTGGTTGTATCTGTGATGATATATCACACTCTTGATAATAAGCACTCCTTATTGGTCGATATTGTGTATAAGCTGCTGCTATATGTTTATTTGAAACTGCACGAGAATACTTCATTTTTGATGAAATTTTTTTATTACTTAATTTTTCTAATTTTTTAGTGTATTCTTTTTTTTCTTCATCTGATATTCTAATTGTTTGAAAAATATTTTTCTTTAATCCACAATATGTGTCCACTGAATCATAATAACATAATTCTTCACTGAAATCACTATAAGAAAAAGTATCTGTTATAGTATCCTCAAATACTGTTTTTACTTTTACACATTTTAAAGCACATCCTAAACGTTTATCAATTGAAAAAAAAATATTTTCGGTGCGTAAAATTTTTTCGTTATTTAAATAAATATCATAATACACTTTTGTTGTTGAATATGTAGGTACAATTTTGTCCCAACTAAAATGTACTACTTTTCTTAAAAATTGTTGCTGTAATTTATATTTAAAATTTGTTATTACTTGTACCATTTAAATTATATTATTATTAAATAATTTATAATATAATTTAAATAAATTTTATTATTTAAAATTTCCATCTATTACCACAATTTAAACATGTAATAAATGTTGTCATTGGCTCATCACCAGACCTTGTTTGTAATTGATAATATGTACATTTGCGTTGTTTACATTTATAACATTTAAATTCATCTGTAGCAGCAGAAAGATTATCCTCTGTAAGATTTTTATCTCTTTTAATTTTTTCTTGAATTAATTTATCCCAAATCTTTCTATTCATATCTTGATGAGTCATGTTAGTTAGTTTTTTTACTTTTATTTCTTTAGTTTTAATCTTGTTAATTAAATCATTATTCGATGTTGATATATTTGGATTTAAATTAAAATATATTGTTTTTAATCTATCAATATAAATTAACACAAAATACTTATTTTCCCATTTTCTTACTACTTTTTTATTTTTTGCTTTTTTAATTGCATAATTATAAATACCTTTTTCTATATTTATTGAAATTTTTTTATTACCTATAAATTTTTCAATATTTTCTCCAACTTTTTGTCTAAATTCCTTATGATTATGAACTATCATTTCTTATATCTTACAAACTATATAATTTTAAGTCTTTTCAATTTTAACTTATCTTTTTAATAAATTATTATTCCTCATCACTATCAGACATGTAACTAGATTCACTCAATTCTGAACCTATACTGTCTAAGTCATCTTCCTCTTCTTCCTCTTCTTCCTCTTCTTCGTCTTCGTCTTCGTCTTCGTCTTCTTTCTCTTTTTCACTTTCATTACTATTTATCTCATGTATTTCTTCTTCTGGCTCGCTAGTATCATCTTCTGAATTATACTCATCTTCTTCATCGTCCGGTAAATAATCATCATCTTCTTCCTCATCATCATCAACTATAAATCCATCTTCTTTTGAATATCCTTCTTTTGTTCGATATTTTTCTGGTATAACTTCTTCTTCACTATAACTATCTTCCTCACCTAAATCTTCAAAACCTCCAAATAATTTTTCATAAATTTTTTCCCACTCATCTAATGTCAAATCAACAACATTATCATTTTTAATATCTTCTTCAGAATGTTTTACAATAATTAGATTACCAAAATATAATTGCGAATCAATTGGAGGTGGTAAATCATATGAATTTTCATTATTCGCTCTTCCACTATTTTTAGCAAAAATAGAAACATATGCATTTTTATTTTTCCATGTATTTCTTTTAAAAAAATCTTTATTATTTTTTAAATTTGCTTTTTTAAATAAATTTTCCAAAGAAAAATCTCTTAAATTTGTTTCTTTTTTGTTTTTATTTTTATCTACAATAATTATCTTCGTCATTTGTATTGATTATGACTAATCGGTTTAAATAGTTTACAAAATAATATATTAATTATGTTTCAATATTTTGTATCAGAGATAAATATCGACAAAATTACTAATAGTATTATATCAAAATTAAAAGAAAAATTTGAATTTAATGAAATAAA